ATGTTTATCAATAGTTTTCTTAAACTAAACTATATGGATTACAAAAGTTTATCCAAAAATATATCATTAGGCTACCCCAGTAATAGCAAATATGATTATAGCGAATTATCCGATTTCTATAAATATAAAATAATTAATGTAGGAGATCCATGGTCATCATCAACATACAAGTTAAATACTAAAATTCTTGAAAGAGAAGTATTACAATTTTTTGCAGATTTATGGGGTATAGAAGATTATTGGGGATATATCTCTTCAGGTTCAACAGAATCTAATACACAAGGTCTATATGTAGCACGAGAACTTCACCCTAATGCTATATTTTATACCTCTCATGATAGTCATTATTCTATATTTAAGATCGCCAGATTGCTAAAACTAAACTTATGTGAAATAAAATCACAAGATAATGGAGAGATAAATTATAACGATTTTGAAGAGAAACTTATACAAAACAAGTCATTACCTGTAATTATTAATCTAAATTTAGGTACTACAATGAAATCCGCCTTTGATGATCCATTAGAAATCTATAGAATTTTAAAGAAACATAATAAACATAATGATTACTATGCTCATGCTGATGGTGCATTAATGGGTTTTGTTTTACCATTTATACAAGAAGATATTCTGTTCAAATCACATATACATTCTATTTGCATAAGTGGACATAAATTCCTTGGTATTCCATTCCCTTGTGGTATTTTCTTAATGGAAAAGAAACTGATGTTATTGATTCAAAATAATATAGAGATTATAGGGTCTAATGATGGGACTATATCAGGTTGCAGAAACGGTCATGCTTCTATTTTCTTTAAGTATATAATTGATAAAAAGGGCTTCAAGGGATTTAAGGACGACATAAAGCAATGTTTTATCAATGCACAGTATCTTGTAAAAAAACTAAATGAAATACATGAAAAAGCAGAAGCATGGAGAAATCAAAATTCCATAACTGTTATATTTACTAAACCATCAAAAGAATTAATAGAGAAATATCAATTAGCTCCACAAGGAGATATATGTCATATAATTGCATTGCCACATGCTACTAGAGAATTATTAGATTTATTTTTAGAAGATTACAAATCTGAAATGGTTAAAAAATTTAAAAAAATTCCTGTTGAATAGTATAATATAATGTCCAACTTGATTTCTACATACGATAATGATTGGACGACAACTATCACAAATAGTAATGCTTCTTTAAGTGAATTGCAGAATACAAAAGGATGTTTTTTAGGTAATGGTAAAATTGGATTCATATCAGCTGTAGATAAGATAGGAGTACAGAAGTCTATTATTACGACTAATTTCGAGTTAAATGAGAATGGTTCATATACTAATAATATTATAGATGGATTTAATCATGCAACTATCAAATTATTTGATAATAAAATTGAACCTGAAACAGTAGCATCATGCCATTTTAATAGTCAATCATTAAATATGTTTAATGGTATTGCTACAACCAGTCTTACTTATACCAATATGGCATCAAGTAATACTGTTAATGTATCCTATGATTTATATCCAGTTCGTCATTTGCCATATTGTAGTATGCAAACAATAACTTTGACACCCAATTTTAGTAGCGGATCTAATTTAAACTTGGAATTCTATCACGAAATATCTTGTGGAACAAATATAACTGTTGATGATTATAATAATAATGTAATTTATAATGAACTTGTTAATCCTATTGCAGGTATGTATATGTTAAATGGTAAAGGTAGAATAGTAGATACTGGAAATAGTATAGCTGTAGCAAGTTGTTATTTATTTGAACAGGTAAGTAATTTTAAACTTGTAGGTTTTAATCGTTATAGACAGAATTTAAATACTTGTTTCCAGAAGATAGTGTTAGATAATTTCACAAGTGGTCAATCATTTAAGATGCATATTTTTAGTACTCAGATGTCAGATTGTGATTTCAAATTACCTGCTGAAGAAACAAAAAGAATATCTGTAAATGTTTTGAATAAGATGCAGACAGTAGATCAAATATCATTATTAAGACAAAATCATGTATCTGCTTGGTATAATATGTGGAAATCTAATATTTCTATTGATCAAAAATTAGGTATTACTACTGATGAAGCAGCTAAATTCAATCTTGTTAAGAGAACATTGAGATATAGTATGTATAATATTTGGGCGTCTGTTCGTGAAGGTATTAGAACAGAAGTAAATCCTACTTCTTTGACGGTTATTGATAATGTTGGTAATCTTTTCTGGGATGGAGATTTATGGTTTATTCCAGTATTAATAATGTTTAGACCTGATATTGCTAAAAATATTCTGGAAGCACGATATCGTATAATAGATAAAGCTATTCAACTTGCAACTGGTTATGGTTATCAAGGTAGTAAATTTCCATATATAAACGATGTTTCTGGATATATAAATAGTCCTTATTGGGATTTAAATGGACCATTACATATTTTCAATACTGCTCTTATTAGTATTAATATTTGGAATTATTACAGAGTTACACAAGATAAAGATTGGATGACAAATAAAGGTTATACAATACTTAAAAATAATGCTAATTTCTTTATTAGTAAAATAACGATTGATGAGTTAGGAGTGTATCATATAGAAGATGTGTATTCATTCCATGATAAAGTATCAACTAATAATGCTCTTACGAATTATATGATTAAAGTAGCACTTAAATATGCTCTTGAAGCATCCTACGAATTAAATATTATTCCTCGTGAAGAATGGTCTCAAGCATATTATAATATAGATTTTGTAGCATTTGACCCATATACAAAACCTGAAGGAACAGTTACTACTACAACAGGAAGTCCTATTGTATCTGGAGTAGGAACAGCTTTCACTACTGCATTAAGTGCAGGTGAGAATATAACAATTGACGGAAATTCATATACAATATTGAGTATTCAAAGTAATACTTCATTAACTCTTACTACAAATGCTGTAGCAACTGTATCTGGTACTACTACTGGTTATACAAGCACAACAGTAGTTTCAGAAAATCCAAGTGTAATTAGAAACGATACTACAGCTGCCAAAACAGATAAATATAAATTCCTTGAAATGCTTATACCAGTATTAACATATTATAATGAAACTTATTATAAGGCAAATACAAGTAGAGGTCTTGATACTATTAAAAGTAATTTAGATTTCTATAAAACAAGATTACAAACTGCTTATCAATCAAATCCTATGAATAATATGATTCTTACATGGCTTGATGGTATTTTATTAAATTATCCATCAACACCAACGAGTGGTGTATTTGATTATCCAGATAAAATGAACACTGATATTCTTAAAATTATTAGTGAAAATTCCAAAGGTGTATGGGGAAATTTCAATATGGATAATAAAGATAGTGCTTTTAATGATATATCATTAAGTTCTATGTATATTCTAATGTTATTAACAACAGTAGGAACATTAAAAATAACTGGTAGTGTATCAGAAACACATTTTTATAATGATTCTATGGGTATGAGGGCATATAATACTACTAATATGCCTAAAACTTGGAAAAATGTTAAATTAACAGGCATTGGTTTAGGTAATGAAACTTATAATATTTTAAACAATATTTACTATTCATAATGTGTCATTATAGTAAGACTACTCATCGCATAAACATTTACAACATAAAATACAAGTAACTGCAGCACAAATACTCTCACAAATTTTTATCAGCATATATACTCTATATGAATGTTTTAATTTCATTTTCATATGCCATAATATTTTCATAAATTTCGTTCATTATATATTTTTTTGCTAGTATTATACAGATGTCCATGGGAATATCTGTAAATTTTTGAAAAAGGAATATAATATATTCTGCTTTTTTATTAACATTATTTTGGATATATCGTATGTATCTATCTCTATCATGGAATGAAACAATTTTATTATCAGTTTCATTTCGAACAGCAATAGAATTAGTACGAATATGATACCAATAAATATTGTTAATAATTCCCATATTACCAAACGGTACGAATGATAGATCTCCACGCATCCAGAATTTTGCTATATTTCTTCTATGAGATCCATTTATGTCTATCATACATGCATTTTTTTTAGAATACTTTGCTACATTATATAGTCTATATAAGTCTGCAAGATAACAAATATAATTATCCATTTATGTACTTATTTATTATGAACACTAAATCCATAAATTATATTCTCAGGGCTTTCAATTTTTTTATCATCTCCACTCAATCTACATCTTAAATTTTTATAAATATTTCTCAATTTTTTAATAGTATTCCTTTCAATATTTTCTATACTATTAGAACTATTAGAACTATTAGAACTATTAGAACTATTAGAATTAATAGATTTTAATGGTGATTTAAGAGTGTTATTATCAATATCTTCATCAAGATAAAACATTAAGTCTGGATCAACACCCGCATTCGTATCGACAACAAAAACACTCGTCCTCTTTGTGACCACGAGGGCGTACAGTAATAATATTCATATAATCGCCTTGTATTTTGTTAGTCGCTTTATTAGTCATTTTATTAAAATGTCTATAATACATGTAAATATATTATTCTAATTTTCTTTAAGTAATAAAATTTTTATATATAATCTAATCTACTATATACTACTGTGTGTGCTATTTATCTAATGCATACTCCAAGTATCTTTAATCAGTCGTGGTGTTGATTTATATCGTTTTGCTATTTTTGTTATGCTTTCGTTTGTATATTCTCGCAATCCTTCAAATTCCTCAATAAACTGTTTTGCGTCACTCCTTTTATGTGCCTGCAAGATAAATCTCTGCATTATATCAGCACACGCTTGAAGGAACATTTGGAAGACCATAAGAATCTCTTGCTTCTTATTGTCTGCTTTTTCTCTTTGTTGTAGGAGGCGTTTAAAATCTTTTTCATCAATTTCTTTCATCAAATATCTAATACGCAAATCACGATTGTCATTTACTCGGTTAGTTTGATAATGAGGAATTTCAACAAATTCAATATGTTGGTGAAGGCGATGAATAATGTCTGGACGGAAATAATTACCATCTATTTCGGAGGCGAATAAGTCCTTCATTTTTGCTTGGATTGTCCTAAGTGGAGGAATTCCTCCACAAGGGATATCACCTGGTTCTCTGCGAATTTCTCCACCTCCACCAGTTCTACGAAGATATTCATAGTAGTGAGGATTGTGAATCGCACCGGTGACAATTCTTCCTGTGTTCCAACAGAAAGCAGTATGACACTCTACGCAATACATTTGACTGCAGCCACTTATCTTAAAAATCATCGAAGCACACTTAGGACAAGGTTTCGTATCCTTGGCAAGTAGTTGTGCTGTGGCAACATTATTGGGATCACAAGTATGATCAGCATCTCTGGTTTCTCCTTTAATCTCATGGCAATCTGGGCAGACCCAAACATTGCACAGACCACATTTCCATTGGGAACTCAAGAAACCACGACAATCGTTCGCTGGACAAGCACGAACAAACTGACGGACTTCTATGATAGGATTATTTGCCCTACCAAGAACCAAGTTCCTTTTAAATGCCAACAAGTTGATATTGAGATCAAGATCGTTTTTCTTTATTTGGTATTCGGTTAATTTTGTTTGGTATTCAATAATCTTCTCTGTATCTTCACCCATAGCCACATAAGGCATATTACGCTGTTCAACTGATAGTGTCTCTTTTATTGCCTGAAGTTTTCTCATTTCTGTAAAATATCCATTTGCTATAACTGTCCTTTCTACATAAGGCATAGTTTCAGGAAGCATACTTTTCTCCCTCTGGAATAGTACTTCTTCTCTATGTTTTTTGTATTCGTTATCCACGAATGTTTTTGTCATAATGCTATCTAAAAATTCTCTGTTCCATTCCCTACGACAACCCATACAATGAGCATCTTCTGTTGTACTGGTGATATAAGTCTTTTGGCATGTCGCACAAGCAGTATAATCGCAATAATTACAACCCAAAGGTTTGCGAGTACTGCGGTTCAATGTCTCGCAACAGATCTCACATATATTTGCCATATTTATGTGTATTATGTGTGTAGATAAAATGTTGAAGTGAATTATTCTTGCTCTATTTTTTCAATTTTTTTTCTCTAATAGGAAAAATATAAAATAAAAATCATTTTTCTATACGGAAAGTTCTAATTTGATAGGACAATGATCACTGCCAAAATATTGATTATGAATAGTTGAGTCAATAACTTTACTTTTAAGTTTTTTTGATACACAAGAATAGTCTATACGCCATCCTTTGTTATTTCCTCTAGAGTTTGCAAAGTTGCTAAAATAGGTGTATTGTATTTTATCAGGATAAATACTACGGAATGTATCAATCATCTCACATTCTTCAATTAATTTACCGAATTCCTTTCGTTCTTCATCTGTAAATCCTGCAGATTTGCTTTTACCTTTTGTAGAATGAATATCAATATCATTATAAGCTACATTTAGGTCTCCCATTAGAATAACAGGTTTATCTTTTTGTAGTTTATTAATCATTTTACGAAATAGAGGTTCCCATACAGTAGTTCTTTGTTCAAGACGTTCAAGTTTTTGCTTACTATTTAGAGTATAAACACTTAAAAGATAGAATTTATCAAATTCTAATGTAATAATTCTTCCTTCAGTTTGGAAATTGTGATCCAATTTATTATCTTCTAATGGTTCAAAATTATACATAATCTTTTTAGGTTCTATTTTAGATAATATAGCAACACCTGCATAACCTTTTTTAGTAGAACAACAAATATAGATATATGGATATTGTGTTTTATATCTATCAAAATCTTTTATATGTTGATCGGAACATTTAATTTCTTGTAAGCAGATAATATTAGGTGATTGTTCTGTAATAATAGAATTAATTACATTTTCATTTTCATTATTAGTAATTTTTTTCCCTTGTTTATCTTTTTGATTAACAGAGCGAATACCATTGATATTCCAACTGATAATCTTCATTTATGTAATTATAAATATATATTCTTAAATCAAATTTTTTTATCTTCTCCGTTTTCTGGTTAATTTCTTTATGATATTTATTCCTAAACTTACACCATTACCAGTAAAACCATGTTCATTCCTATTATTAGTTAGATCAAAATATATAAATTTATTTTTAAGTTTAATAGGTACAAATTCTAATTTATCTTTATTAGATTCCAATATATGTACTCTTTCTCCTACTAATTCACCAATATTTTTGGTCATATTAAGGAGACTTTCGTTTGTTGATGAAATATTTGCAATAGTATTATGTTCTGTTAATGAATACTGTGAAGAAGAAGATAGTGTTTCAAAATCTAAAATACATCTTGGATTATATTTTTCGCTAAAATGTAATGCATCTATAATAATATTGTGATCTTTACATTGAATATTATTTGTTTCATCACAATTAACAAGATTTTCAACAATAGGTATAATTCCAATTATATTAGAGTCTATATGATTACCATATTTTTCAAAATATTTAATAATACCACATATAATAGCACCACCACTTTTATCTGTTTTATTTTGAATATTATTTTTGTTTCTTGGAGATAAATCATTCGTATCAAAACATACTATTTTACCAAGTAAGCATATATTAGGTAATCTTCTATCTTTTATGTATTCAATAACTACAAATCGTGGTGCTTTATGACTTGATAATGCTACTTCTAATATAATATTTAATCCATATTGTTTCATTTGTTTTTCGCTATATATGATTACTTCTGTATTTTTTTGTTTATTGAAAAGTGCCTTGATACGACTACTTAATTTATCTGGGAATAATTTGTTTGTTGTAATATTTTCAATGTCTCTTGTAATATTTGTACACTTAATTTCATTAATAATATCCATAATCATACCCTTGTATTTCAGTTTATCTTTAAAATAAATATCAATTGTATTTTTCATAGGATCATATGAATATTTGGAAATATATTGACACAAAATATGTTTATATTCTACTCCTAAAGATGATATATCTATGCAAACATCTTCACAAGCATCATCAATAGAATGTGCAATATCTTTTATAGAACTATATACACTATTTGTATCAAAATAAAAATAAATATACTTTCCATTATGCATAGAAAGTTTAGAACCAATATCATCACTTGTTAAACCTTTTTTTGAGAATATAGTAGTAAGTTTAGATAGATCAGAGTATATGATCACATGACAACCATCTAATTTGATATTTTTGAGAGTATTACTAACAAAATAATAGTTCATTATCTATAATATCTATGAAGTTATTTTTCATGAAACAGATAAAGGTTTTATTTGTGTATAAAGATTATTCATTTTAGTCATATCATCTCGTATATCAATGTCATAATCTTGTATAACTTGTTCAAATAATGCACAGTATTCAACAACTTTACAATCTAATTTTGGTACAGTATAAAAGTCTAATAAATCATTATATATTATTTTTTTTACCATTGGATGAATAGAATAAAATAACATTTTAATATCTAAAAATCTTATTTTAATATTTAAATTATCCAGTATATCTTCTGTAATAAGTTTAAAACTATGTTCTTTATTTTCAATGTCATATGTTACAAAATAAATAGTGTCAAATGATTTACTTAGATTTTCAAATATCTTTTCCATTTCTTCATAACAATCATCATTATTAATATCATCAATTTTAAAAAATAATTGACCATCAGGATCATATAGAGATATTGATGTAGCTTCATCTACATAAGGATTTTCACTACTTTTAACAACATTATAGAATAGTATTTTAATTTTTTCATCTTTTCTTTTCCAAAATAATTTAGGGAAAAGCATTGGTCCTGCTAATGTTGCAATAAAAACGAAGGGCATATATTCGACGACTTGATATTCCATGATTTGGATATTTATCCTTATATATATCTCAAATTTCCTTATATCCTATTATAATCCGTTAAAAATTTAAATTTCCATCATTATAATAAAGAGGATTAATGTCATCACCAAATCCGTTGTCTAATTTACCTAATTTTAGTCCTGCTACACTTCTGTATCTCAATCCTGAGTTACAAGCATTTTCTAATATATTAACAATTGAAGCTGCCAGAGATTTACTTATCAATGATCCTAATGCATCTAATCAGTTTACATATAGTTGGTTCACAGCAGATGCTTGGTCTCCTAATTGGACTGTTGACTCTAATACAGGTTTTTCTAATATTACATCTTGTAATGTTACGCATTCCAATTCTCATGTAAGTTATACATGGAATACAGATACTCTTCCTACTACATTTGATAGTAGAATATTTATTGCTGATAATAAGGATGGTATGGATATTAGTAATATGAATCAAATTATCAAACAAGCAATGATTAATGATGGATACACTAAATATGATTTAGATGTATTTTCTCAGTTTGTTCCCAGTGTATATAAAGATGTAAGATTGCTTTATGATAGTAATTTTAATCTTAAACCTAATACATTTTCATATATAGATTTAAATTATAGAATTACATCTAATAATCTTGTTATAGGAGATGATGTTAAATTTATTGTAAATAATGTTAATGAAGTGTATTCCAAAGTTGTAGATATAAATTTAAATACAGAAACCTTTTCAGTTTCAAATTATTATGCAAATGATTTTGTTGAAAAAATAAATGGTGCTGATGAAGATAAATATATGTTGGTTGGTCATAAAGTGTATGATGTTGAAAGATTAGGACGAGTTAATTATGTAAGAAATAAACTTTCTACTGCTCCAATTTATGGAGATTTCAGTAATCGTTTTTATGGTCTTGATCCCGAATTTAATGTTCAACTTTATAAATTAATATATACTGATGCTCGTCTTATGACTGATGAACAATGTATTTTAGATTATACCAGTAGAAGAAATAATAATGATATTAGAATTGGTAAATCTGATGAAATTGTTAAAAGTATTGATTATGTTTATACTGAACTTCGTAATCTTCGTGTCAGTTGCAATTTAGAGAGTAAAATGAATTTCAAATTATCTGGATATATGGTTAATGGTATATCTGATAATTCTGTAAGAACTTCTCTATTTGCTTCACCAAGTAATCTTATTACTGAAAGAGCAAGTAAAGGTTATCTCGATGGTTTTAAAAATGGTACTTTTGATATGAATAATCTTGTTGTAAATAGTAATGCAACATTTTGTAATACAATAACAGCATTAAGTAGTTCATTGTTTTATGGGAAAATGACTTTATCAAATGAGATGTGGGCAACTGGTAATTTTGAGTTAATGTCAAATGTCAATATCAGTCTTGATACTAATATTGGTAAGAATTTAGCATTAAGTAATGATATGGTTATTGGACATAATGCTACAATTAGTAATGACTTCTTAGTTGTTAAAAATGCAACCATTAGCAATAATATGTTAGTAAATGGGAAATTAACTGTTAATAGTGATTGTGAAACTATTGGAATAACTATGATACATGCTGATGTATTTATGGGTTCTCATTTAAGTTTATCAAATAGTTTATCTGTATTTGGAGATACATTTTTACATCAAAATCTCAATATAGGAAGCAATGTAGCATTATCTAATGATTTAGATGTGAAAGATTATACAAGAATATGGAAAAGTCTTGATGTAGGTAGTAATGTATCTTTATCTAATGATTTAGATGTTAAGAATTATACAAGATTATGGAGAAGTTTAAATGTAGGAAGTAATGTTTCTTTATCAAATGACTTATTTGTAGGTAGACATGTTGAAATAGGAAGTAATTTGGCATTATCTAATGAATTAGATGTTAATGGAGATACAAGATTATGGAAGGATGTTAATATTGGAGAAAATCTAGCATTATCTAATGATTTAGATGTTAAAGATTATACACGATTATATAGAAGTCTTAATGTAGGAAGTAATGTTTCTTTATCTAATGACTTATTTGTAGGTAGACATGTTGAAATAGGAAGTAATTTGGCATTATCAAATGAATTAGATGTTCTTGGAGACACAAGATTGTGGAAGAATGTTAATATTGGACAAAATCTAGCATTATCTAATGACTTAGATGTTAAGGATTATACAAGAATATATAGAAGTCTTAATATAGGTAGTAATGTATCTTTATCTAATGACTTATTTGTAGGCAGACATGTTGAAATAGGGAGTAATATGGCATTATCAAATGAATTAGATGTTCATGGAGATACAAGATTGTGGAAGAATGTTGATATTGGACAAAATCTAGCATTATCTAATGATTTAGATGTTAAAGATTATACAAGAATATGGCGAAGTCTTGATGTAGCAAGTAATGTTTCTTTATCTAATGATTTAGATGTTAAAAATTATACAAGATTACATAGAAGTCTTAATGTAGGTAGTAATGTTTCTTTATCTAATGATTTATTTGTAGGAAGACATGTTGAAATAGGAAGTAATCTGGCATTATCTAATGAATTAGATACTTATGGGAATACACGGTTATGGAAGGATGTTAATATTGGACAAAATCTGGCATTATCTAATGATTTAGATGTTAAAGATTATACAAGAATATGGCGAAGTCTTAATGTAGGTAGTAATATTGCTTTATCTAATGATTTAGATACTTATGGAAATACAAGATTACATCAAAATTTAGAAGTTGGTTGTAATATTTCTTTATCTAATGACTTATATGTTGGAAGATATTTAAATATTGGTGATGATGTAACATTATCAAATAATCTTACTGTATGTGGTAATACATATTTAAAACGGAATCTATATATTTCTTGTAATGTTGCTTTATCTAATGATTTAGATGTTAAAGATTATACAAGAATATGGTTAAGTCTTGATGTAGGTAGTAATATTTCTCTTTCAAATGACTTATTTGTAGGTAGACATGTTGAAATAGGAAGTAATCTGGCATTATCGAATGATTTAAGTGTTCTTGGAAATACTTTCATATATGGAAATACTAAAATATGGCAAAATCTTAATATAGGAAGTAATGTTGCATTATCTAATGATTTAGATGTTAAAGATTATACGAGAATATGGAAAAGTCTTGATGTAGGAAGTAATGTATCTTTATCTAATGATTTAGATGTTAATAATTATACAAGATTATGGCGAAGTCTTAATGTAGGAAGTAATATTTCTTTATCAAATGACTTATTTGTAGGTAGACATGTTGAAATAGGAAGTAATTTGGCATTATCAAATGAATTAGATGTTAATGGAGATACAAGATTATGGAAGGATGTTAATATAGGACAAAATCTTGCTTTATCAAACGATTTAGACGTTAAAGATTATACAAGATTATGGCGAAGTCTTGATGTAGGAAGTAATGTATCTTTATCTAATGATTTAGATGTTAAAGATTATACTAGGTTATGGAGAAGTCTTAATGTAGGTAGTAATATATCTTTATCAAATGACTTATTTGTAGGTAGACATGTTAAAATTGGAAGTAATTTGGCATTATCAAATGAATTAGATGTTCTTGGAGACACAAGATTGTGGAAGAATGTTAATATTGGACAAAATCTGGCATTATCTAATGATTTAGATGTTTTTGGAAATACGAGAATATGGCAAAGTCTTAATGTAGGAAGTAATATTTCTTTATCTAATGATTTAGATACTTATGGAAATACAAGATTATATCAACATTTAGAAGTTGGTTCTAATATTACACTTTCAAACGATTTATATGTTGGAAGATATACACAACTAGGAGAGAGCAATAGTGCTTCGTCAAATATAATATTAGATGTATGGGGAGCAACTGTATTACGAGAAAAATTACATGTAGGTGATGATGTACAACTTTATAATAACCTATATGTTAAAAAAGATACATTATTATTACAAAGTTTAGGAGTTAGAAGTAATGTATCTTTATCCAATGATTTATATGTAGGTTGTAATGTTAGTATAGGAGGTAGTGTTGGATTATCAAATGATATAGATATTTTTGGAGATGCAAGGTTATGGCAAAATTTAGAAATAGGTAGTAATTTAGGACTTTCAAATGATTTAGATGTTCTTGGAAATACTAGATTGTATAATGATTTAAATATAGGTCATAATATAACAGTTTCAAATAATATTTTAATAGATAGAAATTTACATGTAAATGGTGATGTATTCTTATCAAACAGTATAATGATGCAGGATTCAATTTATTTATCTAATAATATTTATGTTAATAGTAATGCACATGTATATGGTGATATAATTGGATATTGTAATTTAGAAACATTTGGAACTTTCACTGCATTAAGTGATATTATTGGAGCTTGTAATTTATATTTAACTGGTATTGCTACTTTTGAGAATGACATTGATATTCTTGGTAATGTATCTCTAAGTAATAATTTAGATGTATTAGGAACTATGACTATTGGTACAGATAGTAGTTATGGTAGTCTTGTAGTTGATGTTAAAGGTGGTGTAAGATCAGATGATTATTTATTGACATCAGATGTTAGAGTTAAAAAGAACATTGAAAATCTTAGTAGAGATGATTGTTGGAGTTTTATAAATAGATTACCATTAATTTCATATAATCTCCAGTATGATAAATTACAACATAAAAAAAGATATGGTTTCCGTGCTCATGAAGTTGAAATTTTAGATACGAATGTTGTATGTGATGTAGTAGATTTCATACCTAATATTATGGCATATACAAATGTAGACAATTGTATTTTTGAAATTGAAGATACTGAATTTAAGACTGGTGATGTATTAAAAATAATCACAAAGGGTAAAGCAAGTATTGTAAATGTATTATCAGTTACAAATAAAGATAATATATTTACAGTAAAAATAGATACATCAAAATTAGATGGACAAAATGTATTAATTTATGGGAAACAGATAAATGATTTCAAGACTATTGATTATGGTCAATTAGTTACATTATCTATTGGTGCTATGCAGGTAATGATGGAACAGATTTCAGATCTAAAAAATCAACTTCAAAAACTACAGAGTGTATAATCTAATATTCATCGTATTCTTGAGCTATAATTCTTTCATCAATAAGGTCTTTTGTTTTAGGATCATGTTGTCTTAGTAAATCATTAAATGGTTTATATTTAGTTTTCATATTATCCATGTTTGTTATTATTGTAGAATTATCAATAGATAATTGTTTCTTATTGATTATTTCAGGTGGTCTATCATAAGTTTCATCATCATCAGCGCTATTAGATGTAACTCGTGAATTAGTTGCTATAGCTTTACCCTTAGCATCAGCATTTTCTTTATACATGTGATATGAGTTTCTTATAGATAGTACATTAGTATATATGAGATACATAAAGTATGATACAATAATAACAAATAATCCTAATAATAACCATCTATGAGCTAATCGTTTACCAATTTTTTTTAAATTTATACTTGATACAGATGAATTTCCAGTTAATCCTGCTGCATTTCCTTTCATTGGACAATTCTTTACAATTCCTGACATTGCTTATAGTTATTAGAGAAAAAATAATATTTGTAAAATATAATAGTATGTCTTACCTGAAGTCATCATTGTTTTATCTTAAAGACATCAATGATTTTTTAGATGAAAAACACAATCAATACGGTAATTTCTCTAAATATATTGATGATGGTCTTCATAATGATCCGAAGGAAATTTTACCATTTTTAGAAAGAGTTATAATGAATCAACATCATTATCAATTAAATAAAGAAAAATTCATTGCGGATGCCAATAGTAATAAATCTTTATATAATACATTATTTGGATTACTTATAGCTTTTGATATAGTTATATTGTTATATATAATTTGGATGTTTTATAGGAGTGTAAAGGGATCTAAAAGCACATTTGGTTCTAAGAATAGTTTAGAGAAAGGAATGATTTGTATAGGATATATAATACCTTTTATAGCTATAAATTTAATATTTGTTTTAGGAATAAAGACTTGTCGTAATAGAGTACATGATTTTGAAGGTAGAATGACAAAATCATTACCAATAGAGGATAATTTTATTGATTTTGATAAACCAGAGGGTGTTGCTATGTATTATGCTCTTAAAAGAAACTTTATAGAACCGATGGAAAGTAAAAATAGAAAAGCTATTAAAGCAAGATTTAATAATTATATTGTAAAAACAAAGGGAACAACCATTATAAAATATCCAACTTTATCAGATATTTTTGAAGATCCATCTCAAAAGAGTGTATCACCTGCAGATAAGAAATTTACTACAATTCAAAGAGAATGGCTTACACTTATTCAAAGTTGTAAACATATATTAACGACTAAATTTGAAGAAGATGTAAAAGATAAAGGTGGTATGGTAATAGGACAAAAGTCTAAATATGATGTTATTGATAAGCAAATTATTTATTCTAGTAATGTATCATTATTAAAAGAACTAAAAGCACAAGGAGAGATATTAAAAGATATGGTTAGTAATACTGCATCCACAGAATTAGCACTTAAAAAGGAGGATATTAATAATATTGTTGATTATGAAATTGTACCACTTTTCAATATTGGTTCTTCTATAAATGAATTAAGAAATGCTAGGTTAGGAAAGGATAAAGAAGCAAGTGAACTAATTACATTATTAGAACCAGCAACTATAGTATCAAGTAATATAGAATGTATGTTAAATTGTGAAATAAATGATGCTTGTTTAGTATCAGCATATAATATTCCAAGTAAGAAATGTTCCCTTTATAAAAATAAAATGAAGACTGGTGATGTACTAAGTTTAAGTAATGAAGATATTATTTATGCAAAGGGTGATCAAAAAGATGTGAAAGTATTTTTAGTTGGAGGGGAAACAACAACAGACCATACACGTCCTATATTTGATTCTGATGGTACAGATCTTTGTAAAACAGATTGTCTTAAATCTGATAATTGTGTTAAAATTGCTGGTGTAGATCCAAATTTAGGTGGAACTGCATGTAAAAAATTATCATCATCTGATGCTCCTATTTCTATTGATATTATCAAACCAGAATGTGGAAAAGATAGTGCTAAAGAATGCTTTTGGTATAAAGAGGATATGTCAAAAATAAGTACTGTACAAGATCTAAATTATATACTTGAAAAGAGTAAAAAATTAATATCAGATAAATTAGTTTTAGTTATTCAGAAATATAAGTATGAATTTAATCTTATGGATAATGCTGATTTAATTAAAGAGAGATTAACTGCTAAAATAGGTTTTGATATATATAATAAAGCTTCTGATAAAATAAATGAAATTTTAGATTATTCACAAACACAAGCAGATAGAAATAAAAAACTTATGAAATCTACTCCTACCCCAATTTATATATCAGAATCTCTATTTATAGAAAATGTAAATAAAATGACATATAAAGATTTAGGTTCACTTTATTATTCTATTGATACACTCACTTTGGTTACTGAAGATCTAAATAATATGATCCAACAAAATATTGCTGAAAATTTATCAGCTGAAAATAATATATTCCTTGAAAAAGATAGACAAGTAGAATTAAATAAAATAATAATAGGTCATATTGCTTTCATAGGAATAGTAGGATATATTTATTATGCATTGAATTATTTCAATGTAAAAGATAGATCTTTTATTGTTAAACATCCAACTAAAAATAAGTTTACTGAAGAAAGTTTATATGCAACTATAAATAACTTTGTCCCAATAGCATTTAGAGTAATTATTCCATTAGCATTAGTACTTATGGTTATTATTATGATCGTAAGTTGGAATATTAAAGTAGAAGGTATAAATGCATATAATAGAGAGGTATTAGAAAAGAATGGTGGTAATCTTGTGCAATCTATTAAAGATCTTAAGAAGTTAATTGAAGACTTACAAAATGTTATTAGGTATTCTGATAAGAAGTATTCATTAGATACGAAAGTAAGTGAAATGGATTTACCAGTTGATAAAGAGAAAGAAATATATAATCAGATAATTGTCACTGTGGATCTACTTACTAAATGTAATCTATTAACAGATGGTTCTGATGTTGCTTTACCATTCCCATGGACAGATGTTTCATTCAATATTATTACTATTTGTATATGTCTAATGGTATTAAGTTTCGTATTCTATGAATTAGATCCTGTTGGTAAGTTTAATGATATTAGGAAATACAATATAATGTATAGAAAGATTAATGCTGGTATTCCAACTGATATAATGGATTTAGACTGTGATGATGATACAAGTGAAACAGGTGCTATATTAAAAATATTAGCATTAATAATATTCATAATATTATTAATTACATTCTGTAATAAATTGATGACTTCATCAAGTCAGTATGTAATGGGATTATATAATAGTAAATATTATGAGCAAGGAAGATGTGCTTCTTAAGACCATAAGTATAAAATAATAAAAATTTGAAACATATTTAGAGATTATTTTTATAATATATTCATAAAATGAGTATTGTAACTATTGAAGGAAATATTGGAAGTGGTAAATCTACACTACTATCTATGTGTGAAAATAGTAATAAAATTAATAATGTTTTAAATCTTAAAAAGGCATATATTGTAATTTTTGAAAAGGTTGATGATTGGACATCTATGACTGATATGTCCGGTTTAAGTATTTTTGATTTGTTTTATCATAATAAGAAGAGGTATTCGTATGTTTTTCAGACATATGTTTTATTTTCAAGAGTATCTCATTTAATGGAAACAATTAAAAATAATCCAGATAAAATTATTATATGTGAAAGAAGTCTTATGACTGACTTTGAAATATTTGCTAAAACATTATATGAATCAGATGATATTACAGAGATAGAATGGAATGTTTATGTTAAATGGCATAAAATGGTAAGAGATTTATTTGATATTCCTGTTATAGGGCAAATATATTTACGAACTTCTCCTGAAAATTGTGTTAAGAGAATTGAATTACGTAATAGAAAGAGTGAGAATCTTATAGAAATGTCTTATATACAAACTCTTCATAAGAAACATGAAGAATGGTTAATGGATTGTTCAAGAATAACATATCCAACACTTGTTATAGATGGTAATCAAGACTTATTCGATAATAATATATTACTTAAAGAACTTAAAATAATAGAAAATTTTATAAATAGTAGGATTTAATTTTTGCGATTGAGTACTTATTTAAAAACCGTTTTAAATAGTAATATAATGTGGTGCTGTTTTAGACCCAAAGTAGTTGAAAATGGAAATATTAAAAATTTTTCAAAAGAAGAAAGAGAAAACCATATACCAACAGCCGGTGGTTTTCATAATGATATAGTCTATTATAAGTTTTTAAATGCTGATACATATGAATTAGATATAGTAAAAATACAGGTTTGGATATTTGATAAAAACCAAATTTGTGTTCATGCAAGTGATAATGAATATAAAGCAGATTTTTATGTAGGAAAAAATCTATCAGATGTTATATTAAAAGAAGATGTATTAGATACTTTTAAAGATATTCATACACTTGCCTTAAGTAGTATAGAAAGTAAAAGAACAGTTATGATTAATAATACACTTGCATATATAGAAGGTAGAACACTTTATTATAATGAAGACATAAATGATGTATATGGTAGTATGTTAGTTTTTATTCCATATAAAAATGTTGTACCTACACAAAATAGATCTGGTGGTGGAAGTGGAACTTATGTTCTTAAAGGAAATACACTTAGCGAATCTGTAAATACTCCACCTAAAGCTGCATCTTTAGATAGTCCATTTTATGAAAGACAACAATTACAATCTCAAAATAATAATGTACAAAAAACAAGAAGTCAATTATCAAATGGTGAATCATCAAGAGGTGCTCACGAAGCATATAAAACACATCCTCCTATTAAACGAACTATGTCTGATAGTAAATTACATCATTTAGATGAAGACAAGAAAGAAACAAAAAATAAAGACATGGAATTTGAAAAAAAGAAAGCTGATCTAATAAGTAAATTACAAGAGTTAATAGATAATAAATAAATTTAATTTACTGTATATTTTGTAGGTGTTCTATATATTTTTGTTTTATTTCGATTAATTCATTAGTTCGTTCCATAAAATACTCAAAGAAGTCTATACATAGATTATATTTTTTACTAGTATCATTGTCATTAAAATCATTTGTAAATGAATTCCAATATTTATTATGAATATCTTCAAGTGCTTCACTATCAATTTCGTTTAGAAGATTCTTTAGATATTCACATTTTCTAAGCCAATATTGTTCATCAGTACTATTCAAATCATGTAATTGTTTTATATATTCAATATCAAATACTTCATCAAGGTTTATTAGGATTTCTGGTGTTTTAGGTACAAGGAAATTAATATTTTTTTTCATCTCATCAAATACTTTTAATAATTTATCAATATTAGGAAAGTTTTCTTTAATATCATCCCAAAATGCTTTCTTTAGTGTAATATGGACTGATTTTACAATATCTTGGTCTAGTACAACAGGTATATAACTATAGAAGTAATCTAATTCATCAATTTCCATCATTCTTTTTAGTAAAGTTCTTTGTTTTCTATCTTTTTTCCTGATAAAACTGTCTTTTTCTATTTCTGTAAAATTTTGTTCATTTAATTTGAAAATTAATTCAAATTCCCAATATAACTGCGTCATCTCTTGTAATAGAAGTTTAGCATCTTCTTTTTTCCATTCTATGTATGCAATTTCATATTTGCATATCTTTTTTGATAAATCTATAAATTTAATTTGGTATAGAGAACTTGTTGGTTCTTTATATTTATCAATGTCACGAATAGAATATATAATTTCTTTTGAAATGTTCTTCATTATATCTGCAAATTCAAAGAAAGCAAATAGATATGTCAGAAGTAGATCACGACTTTTAATTGTAATAATTACATTCCCTTCTTTTTCACACTTATCAATTATATCTTGATAGGAGTTTATTACTTGTTTATTAAGCAAAAATTGTGTCTTAAAGTCTTCTAAATCAAACTGTTTATTTTCAAGTAATATAAGCATACCATCCATTTTTATTATAATAAAATAATTCTTAAATAGTTTTTCAAATTTTTTATTATGCAGAATGTCTTCTCCAAGGAAAAGCAGTGTCAATTTTACATAAATTTATTAGAACTGGAAATATATCATAAGTATAATCTGAATCTCTTTTAAATGGACATAAATAATATATATTATCTTTTGTGGTTACAAGCATAAATATCCAAGTTTCTTTATGGAAACTATCTTGATATCCTCTTCGTAATTGATGTTTGATAAGAACTTTAAACATAAATATTTTTTTATCTAATATTATATTTCTATGAATCCAATACCATTTAAAACTTCTCCATTCATCATTTTCAAACATAAAATCTAATTTATCAAATTTTAATAAACCTAAAAATTCCATTTCATCAAAAAACTTCTTATTTACTGGAGAACCATCTATTATATTTAATCGTTTAATAGGATAAGTATTTATATTTGCCCAATATACATTTTTTTGTTGTATAGATGACATTATATAATATATTACAGTATCTTTATATTTTTGTTGCTATTATAATGTATAATATTTGAAAATTTTGTTTCTATATCTTCATTTCTTTTAGTAGAATTGAATAAATATATCGCTTCTAATTTTGGTAATTCTACAAGTTCATCGGGTAAATCTTCAAAATCATTTTCATATAACCAAATATTTTTAAGACCTATCATATTCTCTATATTGGATGGTATTTTAGTTAATTTATTCTCATGTAATGCAAATTTATATATTTTTTCTAAATTAAATACTTCATCTGGTATATATTCTAATTCATTATGAAATAATGAAACAACTAATAAATTTTTACACTTTGCAAAAGATCTAGGAATAGTTTTGAGTTTATTATTATGTAAAGACAGTCTTTCCAGTCTTGTAAAATTACCAAAATATTTAGGTAATTCTATAATATTATTATAATGAAGTGATAAATATACCAAATTAGTTAGATTACATAATTCATTTGGTATTATTGATATTTTATTTGAATGTAAAGATAGATGTTCAAGATGTATAAGTTCTCCTATATATGATGGTATTATTTCTATTTCATTACAATGAAGTTCTAATAATTTTAAATTATGTAATTGTCTAATTTCTTCACTAATTTCCGTTAATTTACAATCATTAACATATAATTTAACTAGATTTTGGCATTGATTAATAGATTTAAGCGAATATAATGGATTATCAAATATATAGAGATCAGTAAGTTCATGAGGTAAATTTGGTATTTTTTCAAATCTATTATTATTTATCCATAAATATTTCATTTTTTTAAGTAATGCAATGCTATAAGGAAATTCAGTAAGATAATTATTTGATAACCATATACTTTCTAATTCATATAATCTACCAATACCACTTGGTAATTTTTCTATTTCACAAGAATCTAAATATAATTCTGTTAAATTATTATTTTCATTAAAACTTAATCTTCTACCAACATTAAATGATGATGAATTACTTTTAGTTTCTGTACCAGAATTTCTTAATGAATTTATAATTCTAAATGTTTCTTTTATATTTGTATTTGTATTATCTATAACTGGTACTTGAATTATATCTGTATCTACGAATTCATACGAAACTTCTTCTTCTTCTTTTGTATGAATATCTTTTCTATTAAATTCTACTGATTTTATACAATTGCATCTTAAGATATTTAAAATACATTCCATTAGAAATAAAATATAAAAAAAATTGAAATTATTAATCATATAAAGCTTATTTATATATAATTATCAAGAAAGACAATGAATTGTAATCTTGTAGTAGCAATAACTAAAAATTATGCTATTCAATATGGAGGCAGACTTCCTTGGGAAAATAAAGATTATTGTACATATTTTGAAAATCTTGTCCAAGGAGGTATAATTGTTATGGGTCGTACTACATTTGAAAGTTTACCTCTTTTAAAGCGTCCGTTTCCCAATTGTATTAATGTTGTTTTATCAAATGAATATCCTAAATATAAACAATTAGAAAATGAACAATTAATTTTTACAAATATATATGGTATATACAATACTATTTTACCAAATAATCCTGATAAAACTATTTGGGTTATTGGAGGATTTACAGTATATTCTTCACTATTTAATCAATGTCAAAATGTCTATATGACAATGCTTGATAAAAATGCAAAAACTACAGATATGAGATTTGTAGATATTTTCCCTGATTTTGAATTGATTAAATATAGTGAAAAATGGTGGGATCAAGAAGAACAATGTGATTATCGATTTCTTCAATATAAAAGAAACTTTGATTCACCAAATAAAACACACGAAAGACAATATCTTCTCCTATTAAGAGATATTCTAGGACATGGAAATAATCGTGATGATCGTACTGGTGTAGGAACTATTGGTGTATTTGGGCGTCATTTAAGATATGATGTTAGTAATTATCTTCCAATATTAACTACTAAATTTGTACCTATTAGGATTATTATTGAAGAGTTACTATGGTTTTTACGAGGAGATACAGATAATAAGATTCTTCAAGAAAAAAATGTTCATATTTGGGATGGAAATACATCTCGTGAATTTCTTGATAAAAGAGGATTAACTAATTATGAAACTGGAGATGCTGGTCCTATTTATGGTATTCAATGGAGACATTTTAATGCCGAATATAAGGGTTGTCATGCAGATTATACTGGTCAAGGATTTGATCAAATAGAATATATCGTTAATGAACTTAAAACTAATCCTTTTAGTAGGAGAATATATATGTCAGCATGGAATCCAAGTTTTATGGATCAGATGTGTTTACCACCTTGTCATGTTGGTGCACAATTCTATGCTGAAAAAGGTGATGATGGAAATATGTATTTAAGTCTACAATTCTATCAAAGATCACAAGATGTATTCTTGGCTGCAAATTTCAATCTTGTATCATATACAATTCTATTATATATAATCGCTAAAAAAGTAAATATGTATCCTAAAGAAGTTATTCATGTTATTGGTGATGCACATATCTATAAAAACCATATTGATCAATGTAATATTCAATTAGGGAGAAATCCACTACCACAACCTATTCTTGAAGTCAATAAGTCAGTTATTGATAAAGACTGGAAAGATATTACCATAGATGATTTTGACCTTATTGGATATCATTATCATCCAACTATTAAAGCGGAAATGGCAGTTTAGTAAAGATATTATAATCTCCAATTATTACAATATAGATGGGTGATTTAACAGGAGAAGCAGCTAAACGCTTCAAAAAAGCACTTTATATTTTAATAGGATTACTTGTTATTTTTATTATAACAATAATTGTATTACAAGTAGTATTAAGAAAAATACCTAAGGGAGATCGTGATGATGATGGTCTTATTGAATCTAATAAAAAGAGACTTATTATTAGTAAATGTGTATTTATACTGACATGTTTTGTTTTAGGTATAATATTTTTAATTATATCAATGTATATCGGTAAATCTACTGTATTAAAAGGAAAAAATGGTTCTAAAACAGATACAAAGCAAGATTGGACTTCTTCATTATGGAATACAGTTGCTAAAATGGGTGCTACAATTGTAATATTTTTATCATTAAAACTTGCTACATTTATCACTAAAAGTATAATTAAAACCCAAGCAGAGAAAGAATTCAAAAAGACTGATAATTATAAATTTATGATATTATTTGTAATTATATGGATAATATGTTTATTATTATGTAGTTTAGGTGCTGTATTTGCATATAGTTACTATTTGAATAGAAATAATACATTAGATTGGCCTATAATGAAATATATTCAAACAGCATATTCTACATTTATCAGTAACTTTGATCCAAATAGTATTATACTATTTATAGGATTTGGAATACTTATATTATTCAATTTCATATTAATGATATACTATATTGAAACTAAAGAAGGAGATAATATTGTGGCAGATAAAGCAAGTGATAAAATTGATGAAAATGCTGATAATGAAGGTGAAGATGAAATGGAAGAAGAAATGGATGGTAATGGTATAGGTTTCATATATAATTTAATAGATATGATTGGTCAATTAGATATTGTAATTTCATTACTTATTATATGGATAATAGATTGTTTACGATAAGAAATATTACAAACATAAATAGTGTTACAACAAACTGTGTAATTAAAAATAGTCTTAAATTAGTATTTCTATTCTTTTTTTGTTTCATTTTTTGTGGAGGTGCTACTGTAGAAGCAAATATTATAGATACTAATATACTTACTACCAATAATTTTGCTATAAATAATAGTCCTTTTTTATAACTTATAAAAGAGAACATCATATCCCATAAATCTTTTATTGTTATTTCATTTTTACTTTTTACAGCATATTCATCTGATAAACCGAATAGAATATCTGATGCATTTCCAGATTTAGTAATATCACTCATTTTCTTGAAAATACTTGAATCAAATTTAATTATATTTAATATCAATAACTTGAAGATAAATAATACAATGAATGAAAGTATCATGTATAATAGTGTCCATAAGTATATAGCAATTGTTATATTTATAAAATACAATATATGATTTGTCCAATTATCATTACCTTCTTCATCCTCATATTCTGGATATGTTATTGCTATTCTATCATAATCTATCATCATATTGATAATATTATAAAGTATGTAACCACCAATTGCAGCTAGACTACATCCTCTTTTAAATTCTATATCTTTAATTATTAATTCTCCTCCCATAATATCAAGTATAGCTTATAGAATATGAACAAAATATTTTTCATTTTGTCAACCATGTTATATTAGATGATAAACTATAATTGCTTAGTAAATTTTTAATATTAGCAAATATAGTATTGAATTCTATGGTATTTTTGTTATTGATAGAATCTAATCGTTTTTTTATCTTTAATTCGATTTTTTCAATTGAATTATTCATAATTACTATATATGAGCATTTCTTAAATATAGATCATGAATGTCATTATTGGGGAAATTGATGTTAAAAGAATTAAAATTAAAAAACCCTTAAACCTTGGCAATAAAAGAATATTTAATTTATATTATTTATCAGATGATGGAAAGACTGAAAATAGATTTATAATTCAATCACCTGAACTAATTATCCCTTATGGAATAATTAAAACACCAGATATAGATGAAATACAATTTGATACATGTAATGATAAATTTATAGAAAATATAGAGTATATAAGGGATTATATTATTACAAAAATTAATAAATATGATAATAATATTTTAGATTCTAAAATACATATAGACAAGGTTATTAATAAAGATTTTGGAAAAGTTTTAAGATTTAAAATTAAAAATATATCTGATATAAATATTTACAATGATGAAGGTACTATAATAGACTATGATAATTTGAAATCAGAGAGAAAAATAAATATAATAATTGAATTAAAATGGTTTTCTATTTATGACGCCTTTTTTGGTTTAGAATATTCTGTTTTACAAATAAAAATACAAATGCCATATAGTCAAAGTTTGTTTATTCAAGAAAATACTGAACAGGAAACTAATAATATTTTTGAAAAATACGAGAAAATGTTAAAACTTAGAATACCTTTAGGTGCTGTAGAATCTAAAATGAAATTAGATGCTATTCCTGCTGATGATATTGAAACTTTTTTAAATAAAATATCAAAATCAGAAGAAAAAAAAGAAGAAGAAACTAAATTAAAAGCACCTATTAGTTCTGTTTCATTTCTTAGTCAAATCTCAGGAGGTAATTTTAAATTAAAATCAGTTGCTCATAATCAAGATAATTCTGAACAAATTAAACAACGTGTTCTTGATAAAATGTCAAAATATTTAAATATGAATTCAAAACCACCATCTCTTGATGATATATTATGTGCTAAAGCTAATTTGAGAAAAATATAATCATATTGTAAATAATGGGAGGTTTATTTATTGAATATAATGATCAAAATGTTTTCAATATTGAAATATTTATTAAAGCTGGGTCTGTATATGAAACTAATGGAGAATCTGGATTAGCACATCTTTTAGAACATATGATGTTTAAAAGTAAAAAAAATATTAATGTTGAAGAGTTATTAATACAATTGAATTCTCTGGGTGGAGAATTCAATGCTATAACAAGCAAAGATTATACATGTTTTTTTATTAAAACAATTGAAGATAATTGGAAAAAAAGTACGGATTTGATTAAAAAGATAGTATTTGAACCTATTTTTAAAACAAATGAATTACAAAGTGAAAAAAAAGTAGTTATTGAAGAGTTTTTACAATATGAAGATGATATAAAAGATAATGTTTTTGAATTAGCATATAATTCTTTTTTACATCCTAAAAATCCATATGGTGCTTCTATAAAAGGTAATCTTAAAAATATTAAAACAGTTGATCATACTTCTTTATATAAATATTATGATAAACATTATACTAAATGTATGATATATGTCAATTGTAGTAAAGCATTATCTAAACAAATTAAACCTTATATTATAAAACTTTTTAGTAATAAATTAAGTAAAATATCTGTAGAGTTACAATATACAAATTTATTAACAAATAATAAATATTTACCTGTTATTAAAGTTATTCATGAAAAAAAGGAACAGAATGCTAATATTATTATGTTTAAAGGTTTTGAATATAAAGATAAAAGAACTATAATATTAGAATTTATATGGGATGTTTTAGCAGGAAGTTTAAATTCATTATTAATGATGGAAATGAGAGAAAAAAGAGGACTTGTATATGGTCTATCAGCATTTAATGATGCTTTTGGACAAATTGGTATTTCAGGTTTATATTTTACTTCTTCAACAACAGATATAGATAAAGCCTTATTATATATTTTAAAAATACTTAAAAGAATTACTGAAAAAGGATTAAGTCAAAATATTTTAACATATAGTAAAGCCAGTTATATTAATAAATTACAATATGAATTAACAGACTTAAAATTTGCAACACAACGATCTATGTTACGACATTATTATGGTTGTAAATGGGGTGAAAAATTTGTTTTATCAAAATTACGAAAAATAACTAATGAAGATATTATGTCTATATGTAAAACTGTATTTGATTTCAAAAAAATGTGTATAATAACTGCTGGTGATTATAAATCTCCTAAAGATTTAGAAATAAAAATAAGAAAGATGTGTGAAAATATATAATTAAACTAGATATTAAATTATTTGGACACTAGATAGACATAAGCATATTTTTAACTTCAAGAAGTTTTACAATATCGATTGGAGGAAGATTTGGTGATGTTTCCCATAAATACATTTTTAGATATGTTGGTATAGAGAATTTTTCTGGGTAATAATGAGTACATCCTAAAGATATATCACTCATTATACTACGAAGTTTCGGTTTCACTAATTCTTTTGATGCTGGAGGAAGTACTAATAGTAATTGTAAATCTGTATCATATTTAATTTTGGGATAATTTTTATAGATTGAATCTCTAATAAATTCTTCAGTATTCTGGAGATTAATTAGAATGAAATTATATAAATCCATTAGCGATGGAGAATAATTATATTTATAATACCAATCACGAGAAATACATTGATTAAAATAATAATTCATTGTCCATTCAATTCCTTCAAGATAATTTTGACAAATATCATTAATATCTTGAATTTCTGTTACATTAAATAGATAATGATAATAATTAAGACGCCAACCTGATTTATGAGGGTTTATTTTACGAGGAAACTTATTATATGTAGGATAATTATCTAATTCAGAAGAAATACGTTCACTTGGAGTTTTTTTACCAATAAATGGAGGTGATGATCGTGAATAATAATTATCTTCAGCTTCACACATACATTCATCTTCAATATTTTTTAGATGTTCAAGAAGTTTTAATAGGAACAAATAATTTAATTTATATGTATATGAACCATCTTCTTTTTGAACATATACAATAAGAGTTTGTTGAGTTTGTTCTTTTACTTTCCTATATGTATTTACAAGCATATCTATACCATTAAATTTAATTTTTAAGAAAGATAGTGGAGGTAGAAAATCATTACCTAACATAAAACATAAGACAACATAATCCCAAACAATATTTTCATCATATTTATCATTTGCCAATCTTTCTGATTCTGTAGAAGCATCAACATCACTACATTCTACTGAAATATATTTTCTTAATAGTGGAATATTTAGTAGTAGAAATGGTTTAGGAACTTTCATTTCAAAATGTACTGGTTCTCTTAGAAGATAAATATTATTTCTACTAGACAAAAGGCTAAGCATAATAAGATCTGCATCAAGACCATAAATTACATCTGCATCTTTTTGGACATCTGTCGCTTTAATATAATCTAAAATTTTTGCTTCACCTTCTCCTTGTTCATCACTATCACTTAAAATTACTTTGAAACTGAATTTCTTTTCATCATCAAAATATTTGTGTAACTCACTATGCAGAAATGCCATAAAAGTTGTTCCTGGTGTAATTGAACTCCTATCCCAATCTACATATGTTACATTTGTTTCTTTTTGTTTAGAACGAATAATCGTATCTTTCCAACTTGATACAAAGCGTCTTTTACGCTGTTGTACCATTTTAGAATAAGGACAAATACCATCTATTGCTAAAAATAGAAGATCTGTTGGAGGAAGATAATTTATAATTTTAATAACATAATCAATTGTATGATGAACAATATCTCTTTCAATCATTTCTTTAGGCATGTTTTGATTCATATTGAATATGTTATTAGCAGCAAGATGAATTATACAATTAAAATCAAGAAATAGTCTTGAACAAGAAGGTTTATTTGAATCTATTACAGTAGGATATTTCCTTGTAATAGCTCTAAAATATTGTGGGACACCCATAATAATATATATAATAAAACTATTCTTATATCATTTCATATTTTTATTTTTCAGAATATCAGAATAATAAAAGATACTTTCGTATCTAATATATATTTTTTGGGTTTTGTAGTTTTATAATTTTTTTGGATTTTTTGTTTTTTCCTATTTATTTTTATGCCGCCATCTTCTCCTTCAACTCCACCTTGAGATCCTTAAGTGCCTGTGTCATTTCAGCAATCTTCTTCTTCAACTCATCAACCTCGGGATTCTTAGACTTCCTTGTCTTCTTCACCTTCTTAATCTCTGTGGAAACTTCTGTCTTCTCATCAGAAGAATCTTCCACAGTCTTGGAAACCTCAAACTCCTTCTCATCCGAAGAATCATCAACAATCACACGCTCAATATCATCGTCAGATGAGTCTTCAACGCTGAATGCCACCTTCTTCTCCTTCTTGGGTTTCTTCTCCTTCTTCTCCTTCTTAACTTCCTCCTCACCATCATCCTTCTTCACCTTCAGCGTCTTCTTGGTAATGCCAGATTTGGTCAATCCAAACTCGGACAGAAACTCTTCCAGAGACAGAATCTTCACACCTGCCTCCCGTGCCTCCTCAATCTTCTTGCTTCCCTTCTTTGTCTCCTTAACAACAAGATGAGTTGTTGTCTTGGAAAGAGCAGTAACAACCTTGCCATTCAGCTTGGTTGCAACCTGCTCGCTCAAATCAGCATCACGGAAACCAGAGAACAGCACAACCATATCGGTAGATGCCATTATGATTTTGTGAATAAGAGTGAGTGAGTGTGAGTGTAAGTAAGTGTGAGTGTGTTTGCTTTGGTTTGATATGATTGGAAACTTTATATATTTCCTTCAATTTTTTTTTTTCGTAAGGCAAATTTCTAAAAATTTTTTCAAATAATACCTAAATGTTGCTTGATTATATATAATTCATTTTCAAGATTTTCTATTTTATCTTGTAAAACTGCTTTTTCACTTTCATGTATCTGTTTTAATTCCTTAATAGCACCTATTAATACAGGGAATAATCTTTCATATTTAATAGTTTTGAAACTATCTCCATTCATTTCTACTTCTTTAATTGCTTCAGGAATAACTTCTTCTACTTCTTGTGCAATAAGACCAATATCATGTTGTCCTCTATACATCTCATTTTGAATATCATTTTTCCAATCAAATTCTACAGGTCTTAATTGTAATGTTTTATCAAGATTTCCGTTAAGATCTAATATATTTTCTTTAAACTTGCGATCAGATATAGAACCAAAAGCAGCTATATCACCTACACATGTTAATGCTCCTGCAGTTGTAAAACTCATTTTATCTACTGCTCCAGTTGACCAACGAATATCTGTGCTACTTATTGGTTTATATAATAACCACCTAGACGCTGTATCAAAGAATTCGATAGATTGTTGTTGTGCTACATCTCCTTGAATACGGAGACTAGTTGCAGCACCAGTATTATAAACATGTAATTTTGTTGATGGTGCTAATGTACCAATACCAACATTAAGATTTGAAATAGATAATGCTGTTGAACCGACTACTCCAAATACACCAGCAGTACTAGTATCTCTTATACTGAAAACACTATTTGAATTATATATACTATAATGTTTTGCAGTAATACCATACATTTTAATTTCATAATCTGAAATACCAATCTTAAAATTTGTAGTAGATCCAAACTGTCCTATACCAAAGACATCTAATTTAGTTGCTGGTGTGGTTGTACCAATTCCGACATTACCTCCATATTGACAATATAATGTTGGTGATACTAATGAATTATCACGACCAATAGCGATATTACTTCCTTCAATTCCCATATTATACATTACTCCTCCAGCTCTACTCTGTATATATGAAGCATCTTGTCCTGTATTTGTAGAATATCGCATATATAATCCTTTACTTGTCATAGCATTCCAATTTGCTGAATTAGCACCAATATATACATCATTGTTCACACTTAAGTTTGCTAGTGGAGTAGCAATACCTACACCAACATTACCAGCATTTGTAATAGTCATTAAAATAGTTGAACCTCCTCCATTAAAGAAATTATGTCCTCCTGCACCATCTAATGAACCAGCTCTATAACACAATGCACCAGTATTTCCTTGTACAATACCACCATCAACTGTTGCATTTGTACTTCTAAATCTTAATCCACCATTACCCCAACCATTATCTGTTGCTAAAGTTAATTGACCATTAACATCTAATTTTGATACTGCAGTTGTTGTGCCAATACCTACATTACCAGTTGCAGTTATTATCATTCTTTGTGTATTACCTGTTCCAAATACAATTGGATAATTACACATTGTTACAAGTGATAAAGAACCACGATTCCAATCATTCCATCCTAATCCATCTATACCTATATAATTAAATGATGTACCATTTATGAAACTTATAAATCCTGAATCAGAAGCACTTGTTGTCTCAACTCTTTGTAACTCATAATCACCTGTTCCTTTTAGATGTAATTTAGCAGCATAATTAGATGTTCCAATACCCACATTACTTCCTGTATAAGTACCTAGATTAGCTTGTGTCCAAAAACTTGGAAGAGGCGATAAAGGAGCACCATTTACAAATATATTACTTGCATTAAAAGAACCTGCAACATCTAATAAATAATCTGGATTAGATTTACCGATTCCTACACCTATAGTAGTAATAGACATCATTTGTTTAGTACCTATATCTGTTTGTGCTGCTTGACCAATTTGCCATGTATAGAAATCTATTGCATTATCAATATTATTTGTTAAACTATGACGAGTTTTAATAGCGTGTTTAAATGTATCATTACCAGCATAACTAAATAATATTTGATTAGTTGAATTTCCAGTAGCATTTCCATTACGGACTACAATTGAACCACTATTAACATCTAATTTTTGTGAAGGACTTGACGTTCCTATACCTACATTATTTACAAATTGTGTAACTCCTGTGAAATTATGACCTCCACTTCTATAATATATATTATGTGTTGCTGTTGGTCTTCCTGTAGTATCATATCCATTACTATCAGTACAAGTTATATAATGAGTACTATTTACAAATTGTAATACTGATGTAGTATTTGTAGCACCTGTACTATTAAAATAGAATACAGTGGGTGTAGCACTAGCACCTCCTTGTAATCTCATAGAAGTTGAATTAATATCAAGAGCATAACCAGGACTTGCTGTTCTAATTCCTACATTACCAGCACTATTAATTCGCATATACTCGGTTGGAGCACTTGAACCAGTACACAATACAACGCTTCCTGTGCCAGCTGTATGAACAATTACATCATTACCATCTGTTGCAGTTGATATTTTAGCACCACGAGCTATTCCATGATTCGTATTTCCTAATACAAGACGTCCAAATGTACTATCACTTTGTCCTACTCTAATAATAGCAGCATTAGATGTATTAATTACATCAATTGGATATATAGGAGCAGTTGTTCCAATACCAATATTGCCAGCACTTGACATACAGAGTGCTCCATTATTCAAATTCATTCCAGATGATAAATTCATTACTAAATCTTGAGTACTTGTAGGTGTTCTTAATAAGAAACTATTTCTATCAGAACTAGTTTTAATATATGAAGTTATAACATTACTTTCTTCTATTTCAAAACCAGCACCTATAGCACTTAATGCTGTACCACCTTTATTTAATGTTATTAATCTATCAGATACTTGTAATTCAGTTGTTTGTACAAAGTTAGTATTTCCAATTATATTAACAGTATCACCTGCAGCACCAATATTAATTATTGTACTTGCTGTAGAAGTTCCTATATTAACAATTTGACTATTTGAACCACAAGCAATATTTACGGAAGTTGTTGCTGAATCACAACCAATATTAATATTACAAGAACTTGTAGAAATATTAGAAGTATATAAAGTTGGACTTATATTTGAACTAAAATATGATGTTGTAGGTACATGTAGAGAATATAAAGGATTTGTAATACCAATACCAACATTACCTGTAGAACCCTTTATTCTCATCCATTCTGTATTACCCATCATAGATGAGAATACTATATCAGCTTTGCTGTCATTACTTAATTGAGCACCACTTTGAATATAATTTCCTGTGTTTGTATTAATCATTTTAATTACGCCACGACCACCTAAACCACCACCATCTAATAAGAAACTTGGTGAAGTTATACCATTATACATGTGGAAGAGTGCTTGTGGAGCTGCAATACCAAATCCAATATTATTAGCCCACATAGAAATATTATTAGTATTTACACGAAAACTACTTAATACGTTTGATCCAGCACCGAAAGCAAAACTATTACTACCAAAACTACGGAATATTATATCACCTTTGAGAACATCTGTGAAATAATAAGCATCACCTGGTGCTTGCTCTATTGTACCAGAAATAGTCATTTTTATTATAATCGTATAAAAAAACTTTAATACAATCAATACATTAGATAAACAATTATATCACAATAGAATAAAAATGATTTCAGTATATCATGTACTTTTCTCTTCAGGAGTTATTTTAGGATTAATTTCATTATTCATGAGAACTGTGAATTATGTAGACCCAACTACTTATAATGATACTATTATTATGATTGCTACAATTACAAGTGTATTATTATTATTAGTATCAACTATAGCACTTAAATTATCCTATGGATAAATAATAAATTTCTACACTCAAAATAAAAGCATGAATATTAAAAATATGACTATTGTTCCGCAAACTAAAGTTGCAGCTATAGGATATTTCTTTCTATTTGCAGCATCTGTAATTGTACTTACAACAATTAATACTGGATTTAGAAATAAATTTTTATTAAATATTATTGTATTAGCAATTTCAATTCCTATAGCATTATATGGTATTAATTGTTCTGTTGTTGGTAAATGTGAAACCTATGCATGGATATATGGATATCTAATATTCTCTTATGGATTATTAGTAGCTTTACTATTACTATTTTCCTTATTAACCACTAAAGCCACAAAATAATCTCTACTAAAATAAAATGGTTAAATTATCTGCACCCGCATATATGACTTTAATTGCAGCTTTGATTATGGCAGTAGTTATTCTATTACCAACAAGTATTAGAATTTATGATCCGGATACTGATTCTGTAAATGTAGTTGAATATAATCTTAAGAAGAGACTTGTTATGCTACTATTCCTAAGTTTACCTATGGCAATTCATATATACTCTGTTAATTGTTTAACAGTCGGTTCATGTAATCTATTTGCATGGTTTGTAGCATCCCTTATTGTATTATGGGTTATAGCATTTGTAATTATAGCTTTTATTGGCTAGTAAGTATAAAAATAAAAAATTGAAAGTTTTTATTTAAAAACTAAAATGAAAATAGATAATATACGGAAATGGTTATTATAGACCCCAAAAAACCCGTAATGATGATTGATACATCATATTTCATATTCTACAGATACTTTGCAGTCTTTAATTGGTATAAAATGTCTCAAAAGACAGTTCTGGATGTACCAACAATAATAACTAATACACAGTTCATGGAGAAGTTTATTAAGTTATTTGAAGAAAATCTAGAGAAACTTAGGAAAAAACATAATGTTCCTTATGAAAACATAATCTTTGCTAAAGATTGTATGCGTGATCATATTTGGAGACATCAACATTATGAATACTATAAGAAAACACGTGATGAAAGACTTACAACATTTAATGGTGATATTTTCAAATATTGTTATAGTACTATATTACCTGATCTTGAAAATAAGTTAAAAATTCAATCTTGTGAACACAATTGTTCAGAAGCTGATGATATTATTGCTGTTTTTACAAGACATATTCGAGATAAATATGAAGATACAAAAATTATAATTGTTACTAATGATAATGATTATCTACAACTTATTGATAGTAATACACTACTTGTTAATATGAAAAGTCTTGATCTAAAAACAAGACTTTCACAAGAACCACTTATTTATCTTAAAATGAAGATTATTATGGGTGATAAATCTGATAATATTCCAAGTGTATTTCCCAAATGTGGAGAAAAGAAAGCTCAACAATATGCTGAAGATGATAATCTATTAGAAGAACGATTTATTAAAAATCCTGAATTTAGAGAACGCTATGAACTTAATAAACTACTTATTGATACAAGATGTGTTCCAGATACTATTCAAACTGAAATCCTTGAACTATTACAATTTGTCCCAGAAGAACTAGTAGAAGTAGCAGAAACAGAAGAAGCAGAAGAAGAAGTAGAAACTCTATAATGACCATTTCTGATTATTACCATCATGACAAGGCCATATCATTAGTTTATTTCCATTAGTATAATTCCCATTAGGTATATCCAAACACATATTTGGATCCTTTTGTGATCTTAATCTTTTCTTATTGTCATATATCCATTTCATATTTGGACCATCATGACAATCATATTGAATTATACCTGTGCCTGCATTTGTATTTCCATATAGTAAATCTAAACATTTACCACTATTTTGACTTATAAGACGCATCTTATCATCTAATCTCCATTTTTGATTCGCTCCACCCCAATTATCCCATAAATGTACTTTAGCAAAATTATCTTTTGATATACCTTCTACATCTACACATTTATTTGTAGGTTTACCATCACTTCCTATAGCTTTAATTATATTATTTTGAGGATTAAATGTAGTTATATCTTTTACTTCATTTAATTTCCCGGTTAAATTATCTATAGTTTGTTTTTGTTCTCCTATTGTTCCTACTAATTTATCATTTGTTCCTGTTAATACAGTTATTTTATTTGCTAAATTAGGAGCTTCTGCCCGCATTCGTCCAAGTTCTGCAGATGTATCAGATAAGGAATTTGTAAGTGTAGTATTAGCATCTGTTAAATTATAATTTATTGATATTTCTTTATTAAGTTCTGAAGTCACTTTTTGTAAATCTGGATCTTTTGAATTTAAATAACTTGCATAATCTATTATATCATTTGCAGTTGCATCTTCCTTGAAATTTATATAACAAACTGGAACTTCGGTTTTCTCTGTTAAATAAGGATCTACATATGTACCTTCTTCAATACTATCAACTACATTTGAAAATTTAGTATCATATAAATTCGTATTAGGTATACATTCTTTATCTCCTACTATTGTATCTATTTTTTTAATATAACATTGATTTTTATCTTCTTTTACTCCTATAATACGGAAATTTTGAGCAACTGGCATATTTTTTAAATCACCACCTAAAGCTCTTTCAATAGGTTTACAACTTATTCTTTCTGTTTCTATTAAAACTTGTGCTGTTTCATCTGTAAATATTGAAAATCTTTCTCTTATCTTGTGTAAAACGATGATATATCCTATTATTAAGAATATTATCAGAAATATTATTCTTGAATATTTCATTATTACTATTAATATACCATAATACTTTTTGATTTAAGGAAAACAATAATTAAAAATTTGAAAACTATTTAAAAATATGACAAGATATATTTATTTAATGACCTCAAGAAAGGTCGTTGTGGATAATTTAAATGATCTAATGACCGATTACCGAATAGAAAACGATGATAATATCTGGAATCTATTTAATTCATTTGATAGTGAAAAACCAACTGAAGTTAAAGAGAAACCAATTATTATTGAAACTGCACATATAGACACTTGTTTCCATTGTAATTCAAAACATCTAATACTTGATGAAGGTAATTATGTATGTCTTGATTGCGGTACACTTTTTGAACGCTTTATTGATACTGCCGCTGAATGGAGATATTATGGACATGAAGATAGTAAAATGAGTGATCCTACCAGATGCGGTTTGCCTACTAATGATCTTTTACCTGACTCTTCTTTAGGTACTATTATTGGTAATAAAAATGGTGAATGTTATGAAATGAGAATACTACGCAAATATCAAATGTGGAATTCTATGACATACAAAGAAAGAACTCTTTATAATATATTTGATACTCTTACTATTAATGCTGTTAATAGTGGTATTCCTAGTACAATTATTGATGAAGCTAAAAATCTATATAAAAAACTTAGTGAACTTAAATTATCTCGTGGTGATAATCGTGCAGGATTAATTGCTAGTAGTATCTATATGTCTTGTAAAACTCATAATGTCCCTAGAAGTGCTAAAGAAATAGCAGACATATTTAATCTTAAAACCACTGTTATGAATAAAGGTTGTAAGAAATTCCAAGAAATCCTTAAACTTGAACTCGCTTCTAGTAATGCTAGTGATTTTATACTACGATTCTGCTCTAAACTAAATCTTGATAGAGAAATTAAAGATATATCTCTTTATGTAGTTAATAAAGCAGATGAACTTAATATAACTTCAGAATCATCACCAGTATCATTAGCCGCTGGAGCAATTTATCTTGTATGTATTATATCTAAAACAGAGGTTATTAAAAAGGAAATGGCCGCTGCTACTAATGTTTCTATGGTCACTATTAGTAAATGCTATAAGAAACTGTTCAATTATAGAAAATATATTTTACCAGATGAAGTACTCGAAAAGTATAATATAAATTAATTTATCACCATATTCTTATATCGTTTTATTTTTTATTATATTTAAGAAAATTTGAAATTAAATATTACATACATAAAGAAGATGAAGAACTATATGGATATTATTAATTCTATTAGGTATGATGATAATAAAACAATTGTAGGATTAGGTGGATATGGTACTGTTTATACAACCCCAACTATGTCATCATATTGCTTAAAGATCAGTAATAAAAAAGGCGATTCATGTAGAAAATGGAGTGATGAATATTCCAAAATAGAATCACTTATTTCAAAGATTAAGTCATCTAAACGAGATATTATAACGCCTACTTGCGAAATACTTCAACCATTATCATATAGAGAAGATGGAATGGAATGCTTTATGCTTACTAAAAGAGTTATGAGACCAGATAAGAATAACTCTCCAACTATACAAGCACAATTTGGCGTATCTTCGTGTAATCTTGTACATAAAGGGCGAGGACAATTTATTGGACTTAAAGAAATACGATATATTTTCAATAATAATATAAGTAAAAATACAAATACACTACAAGAAATCGTAAGTGATTTAGGAATATTAATGGGTAATATACATTTCTATGGTAAAAATGATGCATTTGATATAGAATTATGGTTAGGAACTATTCATTCTGGTAATGACCCCAAAATTAAACTATTCTTATCTGATTTTGATCTGAGCGAACCTATTGAAACTTATGACAAAGAAACAATAAAAAGAATGGTTTGGAGTCTCGAAACAGTTCCATATTTTCCAATAGCATCTGCAAATAAAGTTTTATTTGATATATTTGCAAAGTCATATAAGAATGTTGCTAGTAAACTAGGTCTTGGAAATATTGCAGATGAAGTTATAAAATTATATGAAGAATAATAAAAATTTGAAATATTTACATAAAGACAACTTACTATATTAAACATAATGACACCCAAAGTTATTGCTATTTGTGGTCGTAAAAGAGTAGGAAAAGACCTATTATCTAACTATCTATGTGATACTTATGGTTATACAAATATGAAATTCGCTGATCCTATGAAAAAGGCACTTAAGGAATTATTTGGATTTACTGAGAAACAAATAGAAATAGATAAGGAAATTGTAGATTCATTCTGGGGAATTTCACCAAGACAAGCAATGCAATTCTTTGGCTGTAATGTTATTCAACATGAATTTCAAAAACTAATACCTGATATTGGCAGAAACTTCTTTGTTAAAAGTCTTGTAAATAAAATTGTTAATCATAAAGATAAAGTTATTATTTCAGACTTAAGATTTATACACGAATACCAAGGTATTAAAGAGGCATTTCCTGATATTATTGTCATTAAATTATTGAGACCTAATATAGATAATAATGATTCACATATATCAGAAACAGAATTAGATAGTATTCAAGGAGATTATACAATAATCAATGAAGGTACTGAACAAGAATTATTTAATAAAGTTATAAAATTACTAACTAATTAAGTCTTATATTAGTTTTATTTTTTTAATTAAATAATAATAAAAAATATGAAATGATTTAAAAATAAAATATTATTATTATTAAGAAAGAATGCGAGTAATCAAAAGAAACGGTGATTTCGAAGATGTCTCATTTGATAAGGTACTTAATCGTCTAAAGATACTCTCAAAAGACATAAATGTTGATATTTTTGAAATTGCTCAAAAAGTATGTAGTCGTATTTTTGATGGAGTTAAAACATCTGAACTTGATGAACTCGCTGCTCAACTTTGTAGTAGTATGCTAATTGACCATCCTGATTATGGAAAACTAGCTGCTCGTATTATTGTTTCTAATCATCATAAAAATACTTCACCAAGTTTTAGTGAGACCATCCATACTCTATATAATAATAAAGATGCTTCTGGTTCTAAATATCCTCTCGTAAGTGATGAACTTTATGAGATTGTAAGAAAGAATAAAGGAAAACTAAACTCATACATAGACTATACAAGAGATTATGAATTTGATTATTTTGGATTCAAAACACTTGAACGCTCTTATCTAATGAAAGTTAAAGGTAAAATTGTTGAACGCCCTCAACATCTATGGATGAGAGTTGCTCTTGGAATTCATGGCACTGATTTTAAAGATGCTCTACATACTTATGATATGATGAGTCGTAAATACTTTACTCATGCTACTCCTACACTATTTAATAGTGGTACAATTAGACCACAAATGTCTAGTTGTTTTTTGGTTGCTATGAAAGATGATAGTATTACTGGAATTTTCGATACACTAAAAGATGTAGCACTTATTAGTAAATTCTCAGGTGGAATTGGTATTCATATCCATCAAGTTAGAGCTAAAGGTAGTCTTATTCGTGCTACTAATGGAACATCTACAGGTCTTATTCCAATGCTACGTGTATTTAATAATGTTGCAAGATATGTTGATCAAGGTTCAAAACGACTTGGTAGTATTGCCATTTATATTGAACCTTGGCATGCTGATGTAGAAAGTTTCCTAGAACTTCGTAAAAATCATGGAAATGAAGAAGACAGATGTCGTGATCTATTTCCAGCTCTATGGGTTCCTGATCTATTTATGGAACGTGTAAAAGCTAATGGTAAATGGAGTCTTATGTGTCCAGATGTTTCAAAAGGTTTAAGTGATGTATATGGAGAAGAATTTAACGAACTATACGAACAATATGAAAGTGAAGGTAAGTTTGTAAGACAAATTAATGCTCAAGATCTTTGGTTTAAAATCCTTGAAGCACAAATTGAACAAGGAACTCCTTATATTCTTTATAAGGATGCTGTTAATCGTAAAACAAATCAGAAAAATCTAGGTACAGTTAAGTCTTCTAATCTATGTTGTGAAGTAACTCTTTATACTTCTCCAGAAGAAACTGGTGTATGTAATCTTGCTTCTATTTGTCTTCCTACATATATAAATACCGTTGATAATGTATCAACTTATGACTTTGAAAAACTACACGAAGTATCTAAAGTAATTACTAAAAATCTTAATAAAGTAATTGATAGAAACTTCTATCCAATTGAAAATGCTCGTCGATCTAATCTGAAACATCGTCCTATTGGTATTGGAGTTCAAGGTCTTGCAGATACATTTGTACTACTCCAACTTCCATTTGAAAGTGATGCATCTAAGGAACTAAATAGACGTATTTTTGAAACAATTTATCATGGTGCTCTAGAAGCATCTATGGAAATCTCAAAGAAACGTCATGAACTTGTTATGAGTGCTAGAAAAAATGGTGAAGATCCTCAATCTGATAAATATAATGACTATCTAAAACTTAATGAGTATGAAATGGATGTAATTAATACAGATCATCCAGGTGCTTATACAAGTTTCGAAGGAAGTCCTGCTTCAGAAGGTATTCTACAATTTGATCTATGGGGTATTCAAGCAAGTAATAGATATGATTGGTTTGAACTTAAAGATAATATTATGAAATATGGTATTCGTAATAGTCTTCTATTATCTCCTATGCCTACTGCAAGTACATCACAGATTATGGGTTTCAATGAAAGTTTTGAACCATTTACAAGTAATATTTTCCAAAGAAAAACTCTTAGTGGTGAATTCATCATTGCTAATAAGTATCTAATTAAAGAATTAATTGATAGAAAGATTTGGAATAAAGATATGAAAGAACAGATCATTATCAATGATGGTAGTATTCAAAATATTAAAGAAATTCCAAAACATCTTAAAGAACTATATAAGACTACTTGGGAAATTAAACAAAAAAATGTTATTGATATGTCTGCAGATAGAGGTGCTTATATTTGTCAAACACAAAGTCTAAATATTTTCATGGATGATCCTGATTTTAAAAAGTTGTCAAGTATGCACTTCTATGGATGGAGTAAAGGAGTTAAAACAAGTAGTTATTATCTTAGAACTCGTCCTCGTGCTAAAACACAACAATTCACAATTGATCCTAAAATAGCTAAACTAAATGAAATACAAAAATTAACAGTATGTGAAGAAGAAGTATGTTTATCTTGTGGAGCGTAATCTAAAATTGTATATGTTTAAATATTGCTCTTTCTATACTATGTTCTCTACTTTTCTCTCTTTTTTTTAGTGCTTTTTGTAATGGTGTTTGTACATTTCTTACAAGAGCCCAATTTATATCTTTGAAAAATGGATGCAATTTTATTTCTTCAGCACCATTTTTACTACCAAGTCGTTTCTTAGAATTTTTAATTAATAATCTCTCTATTAAATCTCTAAAACTATTACTTATTGCTGGTATAATTGGAAACTCGAGTTCGGTTGTAGTTATATTTTTAAATGTCTCTGATCGTGTTTTTCCTTTAAATGGAGTTTTACCATAATATAATTCAAATAATAATACACCAAATGACCACCAATCAACAGTTGAATTATATCCATCTCCTTTTATTATATCGGGAGCAACATATTCTTCTGTTCCAACAAATGAATTTGTACGTTTATTAATGGGTTCTAAATGATAAATTACTTTATCACCATTTGGATTATGTGCATGATAAAAAGTATTATCTATACTCCTTCTTAATTCGTCACTCCTTCTTGCTTCTCCATTTTCATAATATATTTCATCATCTCTATGCAATATTTCTACAGTAGGATTACATACTGTGGTATAACTTAAATCAAAATCCGTTAATAATATATTACCTTTTTTATCAATAAGAATATTTTCAGGTTTTATATCTCTATAGATAAATCCATGAAGATGAAGATATTGTAAACCTATTAATATTTGAGATGCAAAGAATTTACACTGTTTCTCACTAAATCTTTTATTTGATTGTAAAGACATTAATTCATATAGTTGTCCATTATTACAATATTCCATTATAAAATGAATATGTGTATCTGTCTGTACTGTGCAATATAATGAAGCTACAAATGGATGATCTGTACTAGATAGAACTTTTTCTTCTGTAATTACTCTCTGAACCTTATTACGTTCTCTCATTTCCCATTTATCTAATGATTTCATTGCTACTTGAAAATTACTACCTTCAATTCTTACTAATGTAACTATACCAACATCACCATTTCCTATTTGTTTTATTTTTTTAAAATGTGAAAATTTTATACTACCATCTTTTTCTTCAAGTTTTTTCAGATAATTAATAATTTCATCATTCGCTTTATGAGGTTTTATATGTATTTTTTCGCTATTAAATTTGTCAAAAGGTGTTATTGCCCATTCTTTACCTCTTAAAGCTGTATTAATATCTATATTATCTATATCATGACTTACATCAATATATGATTTTATATCTACATGAATTGCAACATAAAATTCAACTTTATTTTCAGAATTTTTAATAGGTACTAATGTTAACATATCAAGAAATTCTTTATTATTTTTTGTAATTTGTGTAATATTCAATGAAAATTCTTGATGTTGATTAATCGTATTATATATCCTTTCTAATAAATATTTTTCTTCTGGTAAATACTTCATAAACATAAGTTCTTTACCAATTACTTCTTCACGAGAATATCCTGTTAAATCTAAAAATGAATCTGAAGCAAATATAATTGGAAATCCATCTAGGTTAGGATTACATACAACAAAATTCTGTTTTATACGTTCTACTGTTGTTGCTAAATCAAGTGCATTTCGGGTTTTATGGGTTTTTCTAAGATAATTGTTTTCTATCCCTTGAACATTATTAATTACATCATTTACAACTTCTTCTGCTAATGTCTTTCTAAGTCTATCTGTATATTTTATTAAAGATATATCTTCGTGTTTTGAAATATTCTCAATTTTATGAGTTACATCTATTTGAATTCCAACATATTTAGACACTTTTCCATCTTCTCGTTTTATTGGATTAAGAGTTAATAAATTCCAAAATCTTGATCCATCCTTTTTATAATTTATAAAACAAACACTTACATTTTCTCCTTTTTGTATTGCATTTCTTACTTTGGCAATATCTTTTTGATTAGTTTCTACACCTTGTAGAAATCTACAATTATGTCCTATAACCTCTTCTTTACTATATCCTGTGAGTTGATAAAAATTCTCACTTGCAAATAAAATTGGACAATCTGGTAATGTTGTATCTGCTATTACAAATGTATGATTAAGTAAAGATAAATCGTTTTCAAAATCTTTGATATGTTTTATACTCTCTATATCTAAATTCATTTCTAAATTTTATAAAGATATTCTTATATACAAAATTAAATTTATTTCCTTAAATGGCAAAATACCTATTTAAATAAAAAAATTTGAAATGATTTAAAAACAATTTTTAACTAATATACACTATATTAAATAATGAAGTTTTCAAGTATGTTTACGATTTTTACAAGTGCTCTAATGCTCTCAAGTATTGCATTTTCAGGAGTAGCAAATGCTCAAGGGGGATCATATACAATTGGAACTAGTGCTACGGCAACAAATCAAATTACGGATATTAATGATCTTGCAAATGTATTTCAAGTATTTAAGAATGCTCTTGTAATCCTACAAACTGGAGGTACTCTTAATATTGAAGCTGGTACTTATGTATTCAGTGATTCTCTAAATTTCCCTGCTAATGCTACGATTGTTATTAAAGGTGCAGGTAAAGGACTTACTATCCTAAAACTTGCTGATGCTGCACCAATGGCATCCGGAAAAATTGGTCTTCTACATGCTGAAAATGCTAATACTCTTACTATTCAAGATCTTACTCTTGATGGTAATAGTGCTATGCAAACAGCTGCTCTACTTAAAGAAACTCGTACTGGTTTCTATTGTACCGGTTGTTCTACGGTTGTAGTTAAAAATGTTGATTCTATGGGATGGCGTGGAAATGGTTTTATGTTCCAACCAAAACTTACATCTCCATCTAATGTAATTACAATTAGTAATTCATCAGCAATTGGTAATGATTTTGATGGATTTGGTTTTAAAACTACCAATACAATTGATATTAGCAATACAGTATCATCTGGAAATGGTGGTGATGGTTTCTCATTTACAACTTGTACTGGTGTTACTCTACATAAAATCAATACTACATCAAATCATCGCCACGGAATTTATGCTGATCAACAGACAAAGACACTTGCAATTAGCAGTTATGTTAGTGAATCTGATGGTCACGGTACTGATCCTGTATCCAATGTAGCACTAAATGGTTGCGGTGTATTCCTAAAGGGTGCTGTTAGTGCTCCAATTGATACTGTTACTATTACCGAAGCTACAATTAATAATTCTAATATGACTGCTGTTCTCGCTCAAGTTGTAAATGCTCTCACTATTTCAAAAAGTAACCTTACTGGTAGTGTATTCTGTCTTAAGGTAAGTTATACAAGTGGAACAGTTACAAATATTAACTGTAATGCTCCTAAGGGTATTCCTCCACCTGATCCTACAAGTCCTTCATTTACAACTTCAGGTGTAATCTTCTCCCCGGTTGGTTCATCTTATGTTGCTCCTCCTGCTATGAATCTACTTGTTCGTCCTTCTGATCCAACTGGAACAGTTCCTCCTGACAATTCAACTACAGGTAGTCCTCCTCCTACAGATCCTAACGCATCTCCTCCAGTATCACCACCAACAAGTGGTGCTGGTTCTATTGGAATGAATATTGGTACTATGATTGTAGTGGGTGTAATGGCTATGAAAGCTATTATGTAGAAATTTATGTTTGTTTAGTTTTGTTTAAGTAATTTATTTTGTTTCCTTATTTATAAAAAAAATTTGATTTTATAAATGATTTAAAAATTATATCATATATTATTACATACCTTATCAAGATGACAACAAACACTGATGAAATCTTGCTTACAGAAGAACCCAATCGTCTTACTATATTTCCCATTAAACATATTGAAATTTGGGATCAATACAAAAAAGCACTCAGTTCATTTTGGACTGTAGAAGAAATTGACTTAGCAAAAGACACTGATGACTGGGTTAAATTGTCTGATAATGAAAGGTATTTTATCACACATGTTCTGGCATTTTTCAGTTCAAGTGATACAATTGTTAATATTAATCTTGGTGAACGATTCCTTCGGGAAATTAAACCTCTTGAAGCAAAATACTTTTATAACTTCCAGATGTCAATAGAAAATGTACATAGCGAAATGTATGCACTCCTAATTGATACTCTTATTAAAGAACCACAAGAAAAACATGAAGCTCTTAATGCAATTCAATATATCCCTTGTGTTAAAAAGAAAGCGGATTGGTGTTTCCAGTATATTGAAGATACAGAATCAACATTTGCACAAAGACTAATTGCCTTTGCAATTGTTGAAGGTGTATTCTTCAGTGGATCATTCTGTAGTATCTTCTGGCTTAAAGAAAGAAGTCTTATGCCCGGATTAGCTTTCTCAAATGAACTTATTAGTCGTGATGAAGGTATGCATGTTGAATTTGCTGTACTATTATACTCCATGATTAGCAATAGAGTATCACAAGAAACTGTTCATCAAATGATGAAAGACGCAGTAGAATTAGAAACAGAATTTATTGTTGATAGTATCCCTTGTTCTATGCTTGGTATGAATTCTGACCTAATGTCAACTTATATTAAATTTGTAGCTGATAGACTACTTACTCAACTTGATTATGAAAAAATATGGAATACTCATAATCCATTCCCATTTATGGAAAGAATTTCTATTGAAACTAAATCAAATTTCTTTGAAAGCAGAGTATCGCAATATAGTAAGGCTAATGTAGGCACTAAACAAGACCATAAAGAACTCCGTGAATTTACTCTTGATGCTGACTTTTAGATATTATATTGTATATTATTTTTATATTTGGATTAATAAAATGAGTAATCCTAGAACTCAAAACTCTACTCAAACTAAAACTAACATAAATTGGAATGATATACCTGCTCCTGCCAGAAATAGTATCGTTTCTAAATTAAATACACAATCCGCTCTATCTCTCCGTACTGCTTCAAAAAATGCTAAAGAACGAGTTAATATACAAAAAAATATTCCTATTAAATTAGTTGTTAAAACAATTCAGGAAAGTAATATAGTAAATTTTAAAAAATTCTTTAAAAGTTTCCTTTCTAATGGTGGTGATATAAACAGCTTATATGAAAATGAAACTCTATTATATATTGCAATTTGTGCAATAGAACCTATTAGATATCCACCAACATATATCTATCCTACACATGGGCGATCACTTAAAAATGCTGTTGATATATTGAAAATTTTACTAGCAAATGGTGCTGATGTTAATAAAAAAGATTTAAATGGAAATACAATTATTAACCTAGATACTCGTCTAGTTTTTGATACTGAAGAGAAAATTAATATTGAGGAGCAAACATTTATTACTAAATATCCATTCTTAGAATTCTTATTGGAAAAAGGTTTAAATATAGATAATAAAAATAATAAGGGAGAAACTGCTTTTATTAGATATTGTATCGTTTCAGGTGAACGTAATGATTGGAATTTAGATGAATATAAATTAGAAAAAGCTAAAATTTTAGCTAATAATGGTGCTGATGTAAATTTAAGAGATAATAATAATAAAACTGGATTAAATTATATTTCGAAAGAATTACTTACAGAAGATTTTAATGATAATTATAGCAATAGTGATAAACAATATATCAAAAATTTCATATATTTCATTATAAATGAAAAAGGCGGTAGAAAAGAAGATATTGATCCTAAAGTATTTACACTAATAGAATCTGAAGAATATATTGTAGAAAATAGTCAAAATAATGATTATGATGGTGACTATGAACACTATAGAGACCGTATTGATTATGGACCTAAAAAAACTATTGACTATAATGAACCTGTAAAACAAGATGGAGGAAAACCTAAACATACATATAAAGGTCGTAAATATATAATAAGAACTGGTAGTCGTGGTGGTAAATATATTCTTGTTAATAAAACAAAGATCTATATATGAAATAAAATATGAAGATTTATATATATCTATAAGTAAAATGGCAGATAAATATGAAAAATTACTTGCTATAGTTGATAAAATAAATCTAATTGCATCTAAAAAAATATATAATCTTACAAAAGATGAACTATTTAATAATTTGAAATCAATTACAACTAAAATTGAAGAACCTACGGAAATTGTTGAACCATTGAATACTATCGATAATATTGATGATTTCTATATTCATTATGTAGAAGTACCTATTGAAATTAAACCAGAAGATTATGATAGTATTCCAACAAAAATTCTTAAAGGAAATCAAGTTGATGGTGAAATAAATATTATATTCGAAAAGATTAAAACATATAATATAGATACTATTAAAGGTATTGAAAATCCTCAAGAAAAACAAAATAAACTTAGAGAGTTATTATCTGACTTAAAAATATTATTTAGTTATGCAAATTTAAAAAACAGAAGAGATGAAATTATAAAGATACGTAGTATGCTTACTAGAACTAATAAAGTAGAAATATTTCCACAAGATCAAATTACATCCCCTAAAATTAAAGCTAATTTTAATTATCTAACTGGAGGAGCACCCTATTCTGATTCTAATACATTTAATATACTTAAAACTAAGTTACAAGATATTACTACACAATTTAAATTTGATAAAGACTATATTGATTTAATTGATTATTCTTGTAAATTAATTGAAGGTATGACAATTATGAATGTACATCTAGATTCGCCAAATTCTACACAATAAAAAATCTTTAAGAAATATAAAAGATAATGTTTGAATATTTTTTAGACTACTTTAAACGGAGTTTTATTATTAATAAAATAAAATCCCTTCCATTTAAAAGTTTGATTATTTATGATGAAAATAATGAAATTGTAAAATTATCTAATATTGAAGATCCTATAAAAATTTTTATTAAAAATAAAGAATTTTATAGATTAGTTGCTGATAAAGGTGAATTAGGATTCGGTATAGCTTATACAAAAGGTTATTGGGAAACTAATAATCTTCCTGATTTATGTTATTTACTTTGTTCTCATATGAATCTATTTGATAAAGAACTTAATAGTCTATATGCTCCTCGTAAAATTACAATGACTCATCATAAAGAACCTAATGATGATAAAAGATATGTTATGCATCATTATGATATTAGTAATGATTTCTATGAAAAAATATTAGATAAACGATTTATGTCTTATTCTACTGGATTGTTTTTATCTCCTCATGATACTGTCGAAAAAGCTATCCAGAATAAATTTGATTATATTATTGAAAATATTAATATTCAGAAAAAAGATAATGTATTAGATATTGGTTCAGGTTGGGGATATACTGCAAAATATATAAAACATACTACTCATTGTAAAAGTATAACCGGTATTACTATTAGTCATGAACAATTCTCATATTGTAAAGAAAAAAATATTTTAGATATTGAAAATAATATTACTTTTCTTGAAATTGATTATAGAAATCATATAAAAAAAGAATACTATGATAAAATTTATAGTATAGAAATGATTGAACATGTTGGAAGAGATAATCTGAAAACTTATTTTGAAACTATATCTAAAAATTTAAAATTAGGTGGTCTTGCATGTATTTTATCAAGTGTATTAACATACGAAAAAGATAATAAAGGTATTGATCAACAAAATCAATTTATATTAAATGAAATTTATCCGGGTGGTTCAATCCCTAAAATAAGTTTTGTTATGGCTACTTTAAATGATTGTAAAACTTTAAGACTTAAAAAATTAGAATTATTTGATGGTAGTCATTATTATAAAGTATTTCGATTTTGGTTAGATAATCTTGAAAAATCCAATATTTCACAAGAATATGAAACTGAACTATTTAGAGCATTTCAATATTTCTTCTCTTCTGTAAGTGGACTACAGAAATCTAATGCTTTAGCTTCCGCTTTCTTTATACTGGAAAAAGTTGAAGTCCCTTTATGATGTGATGTATATTGAAAAATACTATTGATTGTACTGAATTTATTATTAGTGTATATGTTAAACCACTGAAATAATTTAGATTTTTATAATTTAATTTTTTATTAGAAATATTACAAATCATTCTTGTCTGTAATACATCTAATGGTTGAGTTAATATTGATGATATTAACCCTGTAAATATACCTACTAGGAAAGGATTGCATGGATACATTTTCCCAAAAAAATCATATAGAAAAAATTTTAAAGCTGTTTGTGGTACATCATCTACTATATAAGGAATAAAACTTCTATAAAATCCCATTAAACCATAATTTTTATACAAAAAAATTACTGCTGATTTTGATGATGGGAAATCTCCATTTTGTAATAGTTTTGTTATGGCTTTTCCGGGAACTTTTAAACAACAACTACATAATGTAGAAATCATTGAAGCTGGTATTAATGGTAAATGATGTACTAAATTTGAAAATACAATGAAATATACTGAAGCATTCATACAACATACAACTATTCCAGGTCCCCAACCTTGAAACAAATTTATACCCTTCGTTTCTGTATCTGTTTGTATTAAAGTCTTATAAGTATCCAAAGGATATGTTGTAGAAAATGCTGTCATACTTCCTATTAATGCCGGTCCTAATGAATAACCACATTTTACATTTATAACTCTTGTTCTCGACTGCTTTATGCAATATGTTTTGTGCTTAGAATTATGCGAATATAATCTTGTATGGCTTTGTAAATATGTCGCCAACATGTTCTTTCCAGACAAAATAATATCGAATAATCTTTATATAGAACATTTTTAATTATGTGTAATACTCAGTTAAATAGTGCGATATTTGCCTTAAGTGGTTTCGGATCTGCTTATTTTTTACATACTCACAATTATTCCTTCTGGAATTACTTAATTATATTATTTTATTCTGGAATGGAAACTCTTCAATTCGTTCAACATTTTGTATTAGATAAATGTGATAATTCTATTAATATTTATAGTACACATATAGCATGGGTTTATGTATGGTTACAACCATTAGTTTTTAATATATATCTATTGAAAACTACAAACAAAAATAAAAGAATTATTATCTATAATATTATTTTATCTGTTTTTGCTTTTATTTTAGCTATGGATAGACATTTCTTCTTTATATGGCATACTGGATTACCAAGATTAGATGAAGTATCTTCGGGAAATATTACTTGTACTATATCAGGTGATAAACATCTTAAATGGATGTTTTATTTACAAACTAATAATGGATTTGAAGTCAATTATATTTGGTATTTTTTACTTAATTGTCTTCCTGCATTCTGGGCATATGGATTTTTAACTGGATTAATGCATAATATCATTTATTTATCAGGAATGTTTATTGGATTAAATCATTGTAATGGAAATATAGAAGAAACTATCGCTTATTGGTGCTTCATTAGTATTCCATATTTACTTATACAAGTCGGAAGTGTAATAGTAAAAGATTATATTATAAATACTTATTTGTAATCATATAATTAGATAATTAATGTTTTGTTCATTATTTAGATATTTTTCAAATAAAAAAAGAAAAAATACACTAAAAGAATTATTAATTGAAATAGATAATTTTAGGAAATCAGATACTGATATGCCTAATATTGTTATTTTTGATTATATCCTATCTAAATTAATTCTATTTACAAATAGCAATATTGGATTTATTTCCAAATTAGATAAAGATACAAATGATAAAGATATTTGTATTTGTATAGCTGTAACAAATATAGCTTGGAATCAAGAAACACTTGATTTATTTATTAGACATATGCAAGGAGATCCAATGTTTTTTAATAGATTTGGATATTTGAATACTTATTCTATATGTGAAAATAAACCGATTATTGTAAATAATATACAAGAAGAAATCGAAACTAAAAGACCACTGTTATGCCCATATAAACATCCTAAACTTAAACGATTTATGAGTTTACCTATAACTGATAATAATAATATACCAATTGGTAATATTGCATTTGCTAATAAAATTGAACCTTATAAAAATGAAGATATTATTTGTCTTAAATTAGCTACAGACTATTTAAGACATTTATTATTAGATAAAAAACTATGCCCACCATATATTGAAATTATTGAAACCTTTGAAAAAAATAAACATTTAGGTCATATTATAGAAGATAAAGAAGAAGAGAAAGAAGATATAGATTAATTACTTTCCTGTACTACCAAATCCTTGATCTCCTCGCTTACTAAACGGCAACTCTTCTACTTCAACTGTCATTGGAAGTTCAACCCTTTCTACAATAAGTTGAGCAATACGATCACCTACTTCAATATTAACCTCTTTATCTGACATATTGAATAATAGAACCCTAATTGCATCAGTCCAATCACTATCAATTACTCCAGCACCTACCATTAATCCTTGTTTAACTGATAATCCAGAACGAGGTGCTACTCTACCATAAGTCATCGGTGGAAGATAAATACCAATCCCAGTATTAATTAGAATTCTTGATCCTGCTGCAATACTCTTCTTTTCAATACTATGTAGATCATATCCAACTGAACCTTCGGTTTGTCTCTTTGGAACTTGAGCATCAGGATGAAACTTCTTAATTGCCATTACTGTCGCCATGATTTATTAGTGAATCATATAAAGAATATATTCTTCAATTTTTTATTTTAGAGACTTATAATGAATTATTCATTTCACTAAATTCTCGTAATAAACGATCACGGCATAATTTATATTTTGGATTACTTATACTATTTCTCCAAGATCGTTGGATTAATATACATGCAAAAAACTTACGCTTAAGATAATGCGTACCAATATATTGAGATTCAAATCTAAATGAAAGAGACTCTGCCATATTCTTTACATATCTATTATAGTTATATCTTCTAGAAACTATATCCTCAAATATACATATTGAATCTATAGAAACAAAAACAGAATTCTCAATTATATTCTTATATATTTCAATATCTCTCCTTTCAAAAAACATACGTAAACGATTACTAAAATCTCCATATAACCAACTATATATCTTTAAAGATCTAAAACGAATTATATCTCGTAATGTAATATTGTAATCTGGATATATATTAAATTCTTCCCTAAAATTTTTAATTTCTTCTATTGTTTTACTTTCATCTTCTTTTATTGAAAGTATTTCTATTAAATTTTCAATTATATTACTTTTAATTTCTATATTCCACCAAGAATAAAACTGTTTGAGTGCATTTGAATATGATGGTATGCCATAAGTATCCATATTACCTCGCATGTACAAATAAAAAATACCCATATATTACTCTATATGGAGAACAAAGTATTTCCATAATTCTTACTTAATTCTGATGCTATATCCATTGATAATCCCTTATATACTAACATTGGAGTAACCTGTGATACTTTTATATTTATTGCATTATCAATATAATCTGCATAATTTTTAAGTGGAAAACTATGTGTTGAACCATCCCATTTATTTATAATTATCATATCAGAATCTAAATATTTATTTAGAACAGATAGGATTACATTATCAAAACTTAATGGTCTTTCCAATATACACCACATTATATTTGTTACTTTTACCACATAATCAAATAAACCTGAATTTTCATTAAGTTCATATTTTATTGTTTTGTTATTATCTTTAATAATTATTGAAATTATTTCATCATTCCATTTTTCATAGAGATCATAGATTGCATGTGCTCTCAATAATGAACTATTTTTCATTTTAAGTTAAATTTTATATATTTAGATTTCTTCATATTTTATTCATATATAGTATATCTATGGTAAATGACTTCGCTTATTCTTAAAAGATTTCCATGCTTTTTGATAAAAGATAATCATAATGAATACATATCTATAAACCTAAAGGTACATAAAAAACCATATTTGTTGAGTTTTATTAATGAATCTGATGTTTATCAAGTTAAAGATATGATTTGTCCTTGTAGAAAATCAATCTATAAACATTATAATTCCCTTGAAATTGTAAATATAAAAAAAAGAAATATTAAAATGAGACCAAATTTGAATTACGATGTTGAAGAATTAAATTTTAATGAGATTTTAGATTTATCATTAAATAATAATTTTGGAATTGCTCTGGCATATAATCGGTATGCTGATGATAATGAAAAATATATCTTTTTTTCGAAAGTCTTCGAACCTGAAACTAATACTAATGATCTTATTGTCCAATTGAAATATCTTAATATATTTCATGGGGAAGAATAGGAATAAATATGCTCATCTGAAAATTATGAAACCTTTACCTGAATTACCTAATGACTGCATCGAATATATTTTTAGTAAAACTACTATATGTACAAAAGCTATATGCTCTATTACTAATAAATATTATAGACTATTGATTGGCGATATTCGTCCTATTAGAGTTATACATCAAATGTATTTTTTAGATCTACTTACAATATTATGTTCATGTAGCAAATATTCATTTTTTAATCTACGAATCAATTCATCAGATTATCATATCATTATATCAGATGAAAATAATTATAGTCTGCTTTTTCAAGTAATAAAAAAAGGATATTATCAAAAAATACTTACTCGCTATTATCAAAAAATTCATATCGTCAAAAATCTACAAAATTTATTTAATAGGGATACTGTTCTTAAAGGTAGTGATAGTAAATCAAAATATTTATTCGAAAATATATTCGAAAATATATATGGTATTTGTTTATCATCTGGGAAAAAGACACCACAAATATTCTTTGAATGGAAACACTACATAAAAAATAATCGAATACTTAAAGCTAATAGTATTTAGACTTTAAGACATTTTTTACAGAATTTTATTATTTGACAACTATCAGATATATTCTCATGATGATCTCTACGTTTATGTTTTATTTTTGCTTTCTCTTCTTCAGCTTTTTCACTGTAGAATACTTCTTCAACACTATTTAATGCACTCTCAATATAACCTTGATGAAATGCAAATGTTTCACCACATATACTAACCTTATTTTCACCTATTTTAAAACCCTTTAAATCTTTACATGCAACATATGGATTTATATCGGGATTCCAAGAATGTATTCCTGATTCAAATGGAGGAAGAGACCAATCACGAATTCCATAATGAACTATATCCGTATCAAAATTATTTGTATCTGGAAATACACGATTTAATATATTTACTATTTGTTGTTTTAAATCATTATTCTGATTCACCTCGGGATATACTTGATATGCTTGTGTTATATTATAATAATTCCAATAATTTATTGTGGGATAATCACCATATAACATTACCTCACCATAACCAGTTTCCTCTACATAATTATATCGTATTTCACGACAAGGTATATATACACTATTTATATATCTAACATTTTCTTCATTATTCTTCCATGAAGGATTTTTAACTATGGCAAATATCTTAAATAATTTAATTTCTCTTATAGAATGTGTAAGGTCAGTTATAAAACTAGGCAAACCCTTGATTTTTTGGATTCCAGACTTATTTAGACATAGAAATAATCTTTTTGTATATACATAAATCTTAAGTCCTAATGTATTTAAAAATGTTAATCTTAATTTTGTATCTATACTTTCAATATTAACTAATGTATGTTGTGTATATATATTTGTATTAGATTTAACCAATCGCTCTATGTTTTTAACTAATTCTCCCATACCACCATCTATCGTATATAATTTGACTTCATCTTTTACTGATAAAATATTTAATAAATAACATATATGTGATAAACCATTTAAATTATATTCTATCATATTGTAAAATGTTGAATTATTTTTTATATATGTTAATGCCTCTTGAGACAGAAATAAACATAATAAATCCCACATACCATATTTCCATAATGGTTTACCTCTAAATTTACCACAAATTTTCAAATATGTCATATTTAATTTCCTTGATTCATCTAATATATGATTCGTCTCAAAATCCCATTGATCACCCAATATTTTTTTTATAGCATATTCAAGTAAAGGAAACATTGGATTTTTATTATCTTTAATTGATCTATTATATAACTTTGTCTCTTCTTTTGTAAAATTCTCTAAATTTGGTATTATTCTTACACTTTTAGTCTCATCTACTTCTACATATTTTATATCTAATGTTTTTAATAATTTCAACAAATTTGTGTGTCCAGGAATCATAAACCGAGATGCACCATAGTCTAAAATAAATTTCATATATTTATCTGTCAATAATCTACCACCTAATCTATTAGTTGTTTCAAATAATGCCTTACTCTCATATTCTTTTAGTTTTAGACATGTATACAATCCAGATATTCCTCCACCAACTACAATATAATCATATTCCATTATTGTTTTGTTCATATATTATTTTTGTAATTCAAATTCATTTATCTAAACAATTCGATATTTTGTAACATATCACACATTCCTTCACTATCTAAATCTATTAGTTTACATATCATTCCATTATTATTTATTAATATATCCTTATATCTCCATTTCTCTTTGTGTAATTTCTTATATATCGTATTTGTTAAATCAGTCTTTTGGTAAACACCATTATCAATATACTTTACAAATGGTTTTTCGTCCTTTTGTAGATAAATCTCAAAATTATTATCGGCAAATATTTTTTCACATACGCTTGAAAACGAGCGTAAAAAAGTAGAATTTAATTGTAATTGTTGGATTTTTGATAGTAAGATTGTTCGCATATATTAATATATTGAGATATTTCTAATTATATCTAATTATATCTGAATATATTAATAATGGTTCTACAAAGCTCTGGAGGTATTACTTTCTCACAAATTAGAAACGAACTAAAAGGCAGTGGTTCATCTGGAGGAATTAGTATGAGTCAACTATATGATAATAATAGTAATTATTTAGCTTGTGGATTAGGACTACCTAACTCTGGTACTGGTATTAGTTTCAGTAGTATGTATTCTAAACAAAAAACCATGTTGTCTGGATTAAATTTTAAAACATTTAGTCAAGGTTATTTTGCTGATGATGTTGGATGGACTACTGTTCGTCAATATACTGCTATAGGTTTAGTAACGGATTTTACTAATATATCTAATGCTACAAATGCTAATTATTATGTTAATTATGCTGGTGCTTATACTGCTGAATGGTTTGGATACTTCCGTGCTAATGTTACTGGTACATGGACTTTTACTGTTAATTCAGATGATGCAAGTTATTTATGGGTCGGTTCTGTTGCTCTTAATGGATGGACCACTGGTAATACTATTGCCAAATCACCTTCTACCCATCCTAATGGATCTGAAGTTGCTGGTACTATCTCTTTAACAAGTGGTAGTTATTATCCTATTCGTATGCAATATGGAAATGGTTCTGGTAATTCTGATTGTCAATTTACTATGACACCTCCATCTGGTACTAAAACTACTAATTGGGCAGGTTATGTATTTAGTAGTTTAGGTGGAAATGCTTCATATCCCGCTGAAAATGCTAAAATAATTAAAGATTTATATACTACTAATGCTCTAAATGGAACTTATTATGTTAATTGTGCCGGTGTTGGAACAAAAACATATTGTCTAATGGATCCTAAGTATGACGGAGGTGGTTGGATGATGATTATGAAAGCTACAAGAGGTACTACTTTCCCTTATAGTTCTACATATTGGACAGCTGTTAATACTCTTAATCCAACGGATACTACTCTTAACGATGCTGATGCCAAGTTTGATACATTTAATAATATTAATGTTAAAGATTTATTAGCTATATTCCCCGATGCTGGATATACTGGAGGTGGTATTACTTCCCCTGATACTGGTTATTGGACTTGGTTAGTTAATAATTGCTATTCAAGTGGAACAAAAACGACACCATTAACTATATTTGGAACTTATTCTGTTATTAGTACAACACCATTAAGTAATCCAAATTATAGTGCTAATATATGGTCAACTGAAGGTGGATATCAAGCATTTCTCATAAATGCTAATGCTGGTTTTAATACTCCTATTAGATGGGGTTTCTTATGGAATAATGAATTTGATTGGGGAAGTATTGATGTCGGTGGAGGAATTGGTATGAATAGTACTCAAGGTAGTTATAGTGCTGGTGATTTTATTGGTTGTTGTCAAACTTCTACTGGTCTTAATAGAAGTATGAGAGCCATGGTATTTGCAAGATAAATCTTCTATAATTATAATAACATGCCATATAGAGAAAACTCAAATTGGGGACAACATTTATGGGCCTTTATACACACTATTACTATTATTGATTTCGAAGATAATCAACGATTTACTACTGAAATTATTGAAAACTTAAAAGGTATTTCTAAAGTTATTCCTTGTAAACATTGTGTGGAATTATATGAAACGCACTTGAAATTACTTGATAATATTGATACTACTCAATCTATGATATTATTTGAATGGAGTGTAGATTTACATAATGAAGTTAATATTAAAGTTGGAAAACCTATTATAACATATAGAAAAGCTTTAGAACTATGGTGTAGAACGATATGACGGAAATGTGTTTATATCGCAATTAGGCTCATTATCTATATCTGTATGTATACAACGAACTTCAAGATATTGTAATATATTTAGAGTTTTCCTTTTACTCATTTTGAGAAAACACCGTTTCTTACCATTATGATTTACTATAACATTTCGTGATTTCCATTTATGTCTCCTTAAGTTATTAAAATTTTCTATTGTTAATTCTGTTTCAATATATCTACCATTTTCTTTATGTATCAATAACGGTTCTTTATCACTTTGAATACTTATTGTATAGTGTGTTTTACTGAATAATTTTTCAAATATATTTCGGAAGAATCGTTTTATACATTTACATATATTGCACATATACATTATTCGGATTTATTATTATTCTATATGTAAATACTACTAAATCTGATAATAATATCATTATTGATATTACTACTATTTAAGACTAAAATATATATCTATAATATATGCATTCATCAATTCTATATAAAAGTCCTATTGCAAATAAGACAGTAATACCTATAAAAACAATGACCAATAGAAAAACTTTACAACCTCCACGTGCTCTTAGTCTTACTAATATTGTAGTGGGTAGTATTGCTATAGGAATATTTACAAATATGACGAACTCAGTATACATTGAATATGAACGCACACAATTGGAAAAATATCAACAGGAGCTTATAAAAAGAATAAATGCAGAAGTTGAGGAATCAAAGAAAAAAGAAAAAAGAAGAAAGAAGAAAGAAGACGAAGATAAATAATACTTAAGAATAAAGCTGTAATCTAAAATATATATATTATGGAACTTCCACCGACTCTATTCAAAATTATATAATATGATATATGACTTATATCCATTACTAATTCATAATAAAATTTTCTAATGGTCTAATAAAATGCCACAAGTAGGAACTTCAACAACACAAACAACCCAATCAAGGGTTCGTAATAATTCAAAAATATCTGATAAAGAAGTCTTTCATGTATGTGTGAATAAAACTATTTATGCTATTGCAGATCTTGGTAAATGGGTTTTTGACGAAGGTAAAGATAAATGGCCACATGATAATTCTCAAATTGATCTTGACGGATTAGATGCAATTTATCTTAAATATGTTGATTACAAAAAGAAACTACAAAAAAAAACTAATCAAACACAAGAACCTATTAAATATGATCCAAAACATTTTACTACAATTAGAAATAATCAATATCCACCTCCTCAACAACGAATATTACCAGCATGGTTCTATCCTGATCATAGAGCCAGTGGTGCTTTCGACAATCTTGCTGTAACTCTTGACGGTGGAAAACAAGTCCAAACTAAACAAACTCAAACTTCTAATGCACAAATTCGTCAAACTTTTAATTACAATACAGAAGACCAATTAGACGATTGGGAAATATTTACTGTTTGCCCTGATACTACTATTTATTCTATTAAAGAATTAGGTGAACAAGTATTTGGAGAAAATGGTAAAGATACTTGGGAACATAATGGTAAAAAAATCTCCAAGTTAGATTTAGAAAGAATATATAGAGCTTACGAAGAATATAAAAAATCTATTGGTGATACTACACCTATTCCTAAAAATGTATCCAAAGTTGTGTCAAATGCTTCTTCTTCCTCAAGTTCAAGCAGTTCTACACAAAGTTCTGGATTATGGTCAGCATGGCCTTCATGGTTTAGTCCACAAGAAACTAGAGCTATTAATGAATATGAAGCTCAACATTTCGTATATAGTGGTGGTGCTAAGAAAACTAGAAAATATAAGAAGAAAGGAGGTGGTAAAGAATTCCCTGTATCTAATAAAGAACTCCAAAACGCATATAGAAATATTCATAAAGAAGTTGTTTCTCGCCAAGTTATTGCTAAAGAAGATTTAGAAACAGTTCAAGAACTAAATGACAAAACAAAAGAGAGTTGGCCGATAAAACAGCGTATTGAAAATAGTAAAACAACACCTGCAGGCGGTGCTAAATCTACTAAGTTATATAAGGGTCGTAAATATGTTGTAAGAACAGGTAGTCGTGGAGGTAAATATATTCTCGTGAAAGGAACTAAAGTGTATCTTTAGATCTCGGATAAATAACATATAATTCTGGATCTATATCTTTTTCGAAATAGGGATATAACATTGTTTCATAATGAATTTTTGACGGTAAATTTTTATCATAAATAGACCAATTATCTCTCCAATGAGGTTTATCCCATTTTGTCTTAAACCAAGTATTTGATACTTCATGATATTTTTGACTATTTATATGATCTTCATTCGGTAATCCACCACGACTTGCAACGATAAATTGTCCATTATTTACATTAGAAAACTTATTATAAAGTCTTCCATGACCTGGATCCATTATACAACAATTATCTGGAATACCTATGAAATTCCTTATGAAATAATCTGCCTCTTGGTGACCTATATTACAAAATCTTTCGTCATATAATCCTATCCTTTTTATTCCTTCTTTTGTAAATATTTGGAATTCGTCTCCTCTTCCACAAGCTAAATAATATATCTCTGGATTTAAACTTACAACGGAATTATACCAACTATTTGACAATATCACGTCTGCTTGTATGGCAACAACACGATCACAATCAGGATTACTTAAATCCTTAAATCCATTTACTATAGCTTCATTCCAATTACGAGATAAATGACCAGTAGAAAAATCTGGTCTTGTCATATTGTTTAATACTTTAATATTCTTATTATTGTATTCTTCTGGAAGAACTAAAATATCATAATTATTTATGATAAAAGTATTGACATTCTCATTGTTTCCAATTGAATTGAGACATTGATATAATCTATCTGTCTCTTTATAACGAACTATAAACAGGGCAATCTTCATATTTTCAGTATTTACTATTTAGACCCTTGAAGATTTAAAACGCCGATTATCGGCAAAAAAAAACAAAGGGGAGCTAAATTTAGGGTTATGACACCGACGCAGCGTCATTGAGGGGTCGTAATGACCTTGAGAGATATTCGGGTCTTTGACGACCTGCTATGGCTTCGTGGATTATCTTATACATGTTCAAGGAAGCGTTCATATCTCTATTCCACAGTCGCTTGCAAGTTTGGCACTCCAAAAGACCATGACGAATAATTCTATTATCTTTGAAAGGACGAGGGTTAGTGCAGTATCTAAAGGTATTACAATTACCTTCACAACCACTACACTTACAACTTGTCCTAAACTCATTTACCAAAAACACCTTATAACCATGTTTGCGTAATAGGGTTCTAAAACCCTTGCCTTTAACAGGTTCATTATACTTTCGGTGATTTTCTTGTTCAAAATCTCCAATACCAATTATAGTATCTATTGGTTTTCCAAATAACTTTTCAAATCGTTGAAGCATTCTTGCTTCTGTTTTTTGTCGCAACATATAACTTCCAAGTTTTAGTTTGCGGTATAATGTATCTTCGTAGAAAGTAGATATAGTCTTATTAACAGCATTCTTTTTACCAATATAAGTCTTAAACCTATTGAAGTCTAATGTTTTACTGTTGCATTGACTTAACTCTGTTTCCCATTCAATAATAGTTTTCCCTTCTATTATAGTTTTCTTTTTGTCTAATAGTATGTTTCTATACTTCTTTGCTTTTGTTTCCTTTCGTCGCATGTTTTGAGTATATCTAAACTTCTTATTGAAATGCATATCAAGTCCATTTACACAATAGATTAAGTCGCTTAAGTTAGGGTCAATCGCAACTATATTTTTACCTTGTAAGGGTGCATAGTCTTCTATTTTGTCAATATATACTTCTTCTTTTACTTTGTGTTTTGGTTGATTAGTAAATCGCTTTCCTTTCAAGTCTTTTCTTACTAACAATATACTACAACCTACTCCGTCAGTCTCTATCATGTGCGTGAATTGATAATCAAATTTCTCTTCAGCATGAAAATACTTCTTAATGTTAGTCTTAAAAAACATGTTCCATATTTCACCTTGCTTTGCTTTCAAGTTTCCTTTTGTTAGATAATATCCTTTCTTTTCAGTCATTAAGATATGACAGATTGTAGTTGTATCAAAAGGAACATATTTCGGTATAACTTCTCTCCTTAACGGAAAAACGCTATTGATAAATGAACCTGTTTTCTCAATTGATTTAGTCATATACACCATAGAAGGCAAATAGTCTTGCGGTGATACTACCAAGTCATAATGGACGCTGTCTTTTTCAAACTGTTTATCTGGTAGAGCAAGTTTTTTCATGGCGTCAATCCAATCATGATAGATTGGAAGTGAAGTTTTACTATTAGTAGTGTCAAGCAAGTCATTTTTTACTTTCTTTAGGTTTGCTACAAGTAGGCCAATCAGTTGTGCTTTGTGTGCACTTGTTCTATTAGATTTCTTGATAATCTGTATTAACTCTTTCTTTCTCCAACTAACATTAATGAAACGATTAATATAATTAATAAACTGTTGCTCAATATTGTTTTCGTAGATTGTTATAATTGTAATTGCTAAATAATCCAAGATAGTATTCATGTGTTTATAGGACAGTTCTTCGTCTTTCAAATGTTCATAATGGACTTTATAGAATTCCTTAAGTTTTGCTTTGGTTGCTATTGTTTCTTTGCTTGGTTTTTTTCCTTGTGTTGGTTCTTTACAAAGCACTTTCATAAAGCACTTTACTAATGGTTTATCAACAGTAGGAATAGGGATATTATTGTCATTACAATAAATAAAGTATAATTTCATGAATTGCAGTGTATGAATAACAATCTTATTAGCACTTATAACAACGGTGCTTAATTTTTGAATGACTATATTGTCTCTAACAATAGTCTTCAATCCAACTTTAATTGCTTTGTGAGTAGGTCTTTTATCAATAGTCTCTTCTGGCAGTTTGTCTGGTGGAACTTTCGGTTCTACCATAACTACTTTATCTCTATACTATAATTATAAACTACAAACGCACCTTATCCTTAAGTGATTTTCTTTTTGAAAATATATTTAATTGTCCTTATACCCTTTCTTCCACCTCCAATCCTATAGTCGCTACTTTCCATTATATAAAGTTTGTTGGTAATGCATCTAATTATACTTAAGTGTGGCCTTTTAAGATTATAAGGGTCAAAGACACCTCTTATATGTCCAAAGGTAAAAAACAGTCTTAAGTCAGGAATAAGTCCCATTATTTTATCTATTTTAACCTTATCATTATCCAACTCATATAGGGTGATACTATTCTCTTCGTCCAAGTCAAGTATATCTATTATTTTTTCAATTAAATCGTCTTGTTGAGTAGGGTATAATTCGGCTTTCTTCCTCATTTTACTTAACAATAAGTTTTATTCTTAAGCACTTTTAACTCTCCTTATAAGTTTTAGGTGGTCTCAATAGTGTAGAAGGTTTCTTTGCTGCTGTTCGTAAGTCATTTCTCCTATATGCATACTGGAAGTAGTGAAGATAATGTTCTGGTTTAACTTTTGCTATTGCTGTTGCAATACTTCCTCTAACTTCTGGTATAGTAAGAGTTTTATCTTTTTTCATGTAATGTTTCAACTGACTAAACCAGTTTTCAATAGGGTTTGTTCTTGGAGTATAAGGAACACAATAGACTAATTCGTTTCCTGAATTTTCAATAGTATTTCTAACTAAATAACTACGGTGAGCAGGTGCATTATCTAATACAATAAGATATTTCTTCCTGTTTCTAACTATCGTCTCTAAAAATTCAATAAGTCTTTCAGTTGTCATGCCTCCTTTGTCATAAAAAGTATAACTAATTAAACCCTTTGAACTAATAGCACCTACTAAAGTATGCTTTTGGAATACCTTATTATCGGTGGTTTTCAAGATACACCGCTTACCTAATTTACACCTACTATATTCTAACGACATAAAGAAGGCTATACTGGTTTCGTCAATACATATAATTTTGTCCAAGTCATACTTATCAACTACCTTAAAAAACTTATCCATTTCAGTTTTGAATTCAATAGGTTTCTTATATCTTTCAGTAGGAAAGTGCTTTCTTCTGGTTCTCTTTCTTGTAAGATTAGTGTCTCTAATGACTTCTCCTAAATGTTGAGGCGTAACAGAGTAATCGCTAAACTTATCTTCTAACTGCTTTGAAAGTTCGTCCATAGTTAGTTGTTCATTTGCTTTCAATAGTTTCAAAGCATAATCAACATGTTTCTTCTTCATTTTGTATGCAACAGGTGGTCTATTATGTCTCTTAATTTCTTCCTCTTCTTCATAGCGGTCAATCCACCTCTTCAAACTCCTTTCACTACACTTGAATATATTACAAGTATTAGCATAGGAACTTTTGTTCTCTAAATGATACATAACAGCCGATAATTTCAAATCTTCGTGCTTATGCTTCATTTATAATATAAAAATAAAATTCCAAAACCGGCGTTTTAAATCTTCAAGGGTCTAAACATAAATTATAATGCTTAAACATATTTCTTTTTGATATTATAAATGGAACAAAATAATTCTTCAAAACTTACTATTAAAAATCTTAAAGAAGTCATTGATACTGCTATTAAACCTATTGAAAATAGATTAGATAATATCGAAAATAAAAGACTACAAAATAATTCAAATTCTTCAAAACTTACTATGAAAAATATTAAAGAAGTTGTTGATACTTCTATACAAAATGCTATTAAACCTATTGAAAATAGATTAGATAATATCGAAAATAGATTAGATAATATCGAAAATAAACGACTACAAAATAATTCTAATTCTTCAAAAATTACTATGAAAAATATTAAAGAAGTAATAGATACTGCTCTTAAACCTATTGAAAATAGATTGACTAATGTTGAAAATAAACTAAATAACTTTGTTACAGAAGTAAATGGATATATTAAAAGAGAATCTGATATATTTGAATTAATTTCTTGTGATTGTTATGAGAAATATTTAAGCGACGATCATATTAAATATAAGAAACTAAATATTAGAAATATTTATAATATGAAAGATAAAGACCCTGTAACTGACTTTGATGGTGTATTTTTAATTAATTATTTGCCACCAGAAGTTACTAAGAATACTAATTCGATTAAACAATTTAGAAATACTCAATTAGTAATTATTGAAGCAAAACATGGAATAGATAAGAATAAAATTGATAATAAATTGAAACAACTTGATAAAATATATGAAGTATTTGAAAATCATAATAAAGTTCTCATAAATCCAAAACTTCTAAATAATGCTAATAGTAATTTTAAAAAACTTATTGAAAATGAAGACTTTTTACTTGCAAGTAGATATATTAATCCATTTACTGTTATTTGGTATATTGCAACTGATGATTGGACTTCAAGTTTAGAAGGATATATACAAGCTATTACAAATGGAACTCTTGTTCCTAAAAAGAATAGTAGTGAAGAACAAGCACAAATAGAAAGAAATGAAGGAGAAAAATTATATTATAAACTTTGTTATGAAATTCTACTTATTCATGAAGGAGGATTATGTTTAAGTATTTCTGATAAACAAAGAACTATTATTAATCATTATAATAATATTATCAAAGATAAAGTTGTTGAACAAGAAGAGTTTATTGAAAAAATTAAACAATTTGATATTAATGAATTATATAATGCTAAAATAATAGCAAAATATTTTATTAAATTAGACATTAATACTATCAAATTTAATACTAATTCTAATATTAGATATAGAAGTCTATTTGAATATATTAAAGACTTTAAATTATTAATGGATACACTTAATAATTATATTACTGATTATAATGAGTTATATGATAGTTTTGTTAAATTAACTAATCATTTAGGTATTATAAAAAATAATAAAGTGTATTCGTCTGATAATATTAAGCATATTACAAATACAAACAGTCATATTAATTGGGCGAATGCTACATAAAATTTTTAGATATATTTTTCTTTGCGGCAAAATAAAAATTTGAAACTTATTTAAGAATTGATTACTTATAAGCATTATGGAAGGCACGAAGTATCAAGAACTATGCGATAAATATAAACAATATGGCTGTGAACTTATTACTGTAAGATTAAATTATCTAAATATTTTATAAAATGGATATTGGTGAAAAATATGGATTTGGTATAGTTAAAAAAGGAATACGATTATGGACTTCTCAAGATGATAAATGGACACAGTTTCCTAACCATGAGATTTTTTTTCATTTAGATAAGAAATTAACATGTTCAATGATTAGCGAATACTGTTATACAACTATATTAAAAGAAGATTGTCCTTGTTTCTCTCCTATATATTTTCCTAATAATCATGATTTACGAACAGAAACATTCTTACAAAATATATATGAAGATATATTTAATAAAAAATGGAATTTTGATGAAAATGTTGAATTTAAGAGATCACCATTATACAGATCTGAACTTATTTCACACCTAAAAACAAAAGGATTTGGAGCTTGGTTGATTCCTGTTAGTCATTCTATTTTTGAAATGGAAATATGTATATTTGAACCTAATAAATATCTTGAAAACTTTGGAATATCTAATGATAATAATGATATATATAATAATTGTTCTCAAAAAATTATGTGTTTTCCGGGAGAACTATCTCATTTTAAGAAAAAGACATTTTTAAAATTAAGAAAAAAACAAATTGAAAATACAATTAAAACAAATATAGAAAATGGTTGCATATGAACTCCATATGATCATTTAGTTACTTAAATATCTGTGATAATCTTGTATATACTTTATGAGTAGTATATTTGACTATCTTTAATGAATTATCAATATAATATATCAAATATCCTGTGTCATAACTTTGATTTTCTCTTATATGACCTAATGTATCTATGTTCATTATTAGTGTAATTCCTACATGTGATAATGTGGAATACATACTACGAATATCAGTTTCCTTTGTCCACATTTCCATATCATATTTCTCTACTAATACTACCATTTTTCCATATTTACAATCCTTATCTCTTCTTCGTTCTCTACAAACTTCAATAATTTTATGTTTATCTTCTGGATATACTAATATTGGAATATCATTTTTCTTACAATATTTATTCAATTTCTTCTTAAATTGTTCGTATGAATTATTATTGTTTACAAATAAACTAATAGACATATTATAAAGAATATTTTGTTTATTATTAAATCTTATATAAGATTTATATTTATTTATTATATAATGGATATAGATAAACAAAGTAGATTACAACGGTTCTTAAGTATTATTGATACTATCCATGATTTTTGTAATACGAATAGAAATATAACAAATAGCAAGGATAAACTCACACGAGAACTTCTTAAAGATAGAGTTTTACAATCTTTAAATTTACAATTTTCATATGCTTTAGAAGCAGAAAGAATTTTTATAGATAATGCACAATTACATGACCAAATGTTAATTATTCAAAGAGAAATATATTGTACTGCTGACGGACCAAACTTACCTAATAATTTAGAAGAAAAAACTATTACAATCATAAAAGATATATTTAAAGCTCATAATAAAGACTATTACAATGAAGGTGAATATTTTAAAATATTAAGTATACCTAAAAATATGTCAAGTGAAGAATTAAATAATAAACTAAAAGATATTTGTGGTTGTAATTATGTTAAATATGTTTTGGATAAAAATAGAGCTAAATCACATTTATTCTGTGTAAATCCATTTAATATTAAGATTATAAATACAACACAATCTAATCCATTATATAAAAAAGTTATACAAAGAAGTATTTATAAAGGTTTATTTTATGACTTTGAAAATCAAAAAAATAAAATATCTATTAAAACAGGAACTCATTCGGTATTGAATTATTTTACTACAAATACACAAAATAATACTATATCCGGTAAAGAAGATTGTTTACATTTAGATATTGTTGATTATTCTTTAGAAAAAACTAGTAATGAATTATTCACTTTTGACAAATTAGGAGTTAAAAAATTTAATAATAAATTTAGATTATATCATACAATTGGTAATCTAGTTGATAGTCCTATTTTGTTTGAAAATAATAAAAAAACAGATTTTAAAGGATTGACTTTATTCTTGAAAAGCCTACAGAATATCGTAAAAAAATTTAATAAAGATAAAGAATTTTATAAAGACGATATTACTAATATTGAACAATTGGAAACTAATGCACTTGAAACTATATCTGACGTATTTCGTATCAGGTATAAAGAATTTACATATAAAACTCCTATGAATAAAGATAAAATTATATATTTACCTAAATTAGACTTTATGTATGCTATATATGACCTCAAACGGTCTATGGATTATTTACCAGTTAAAGCATGTAGAAATATAAATAAACAATTTGAAAAAGATAGTATTAAATATTTTTATATTACTTCTGATAGATTGGCACTTATGTATGCACTCATTCAAGAGTGTCCTTGTATATATATTGAATATAATTCAACAAACGATAATATAATTAATAACTTTCATATTTATAATTATAAATCTAATATTACTGGTGGAGCATTACATGATAATACTTTAATTCATAAAGTCACTCTGTTTAAAGAAGATTGTAATATAACTATTGAACAAAAAAAACAAAAAGAATATAATGAAAAAATTCCTTTAACAGATATACTGGACTTTAATAATCCTATTGATAGTTTTGAACAGTTTCTAATTGGATATAAGGAATTATCTGGTAGGAATTACATTACTTATTTTTGGTATGTTGTGTATCGTTTTATGTTTTTCTTTATGGAATAGATACTTATCAAAATTTTATTACTACGGAAAATAAAAATTTGAAACTTATTTAAGAATTCATTACTTACTATATTAAGACTATGGAAGGCACGAAGTATCAAGAACTATGCGATAAATATAAGCTATATGGCTGTGAACTTATTACTACTAAACAAGAGATTGACGAGTTGTTGGAAAACTCCAACAAAAGCGTATATTACCAAAAACTACACTTCATGTCCAAGTGTGGTCACGAAAGCGACGGATACTTGATTAATTTGATTGGAAAAGGAACAGGTGTCAATTGTAGGAAGTGTGCACGTGCGATTATGACGCAGAAACAGAAGGAAAATCGTAAAGAAGGAAAACAGTCTGGATTGGAGTTAGAATATGAGGGTTTCAAGTATATAAGAGAAATAATCAATAAGGACTTTGAAGTAGTAAAAACAAACGAAGGTTGCATTGCTGACTTTATCGTAAGACCAATTGGTAGTAATGAAGACGAATGGTTAATGATACAGTTGAAAACTACTCGCAAACCGTCGTTTGGACTATATTGTTTTAGAACACATGGAAATGATTATAGCAACTGTGTTATGGTAATGATATGTTTAGACGATAAAAAGACTTGGATATTAGACGGAAAATTAACTGTAGGACTTAAAACTAATCTAAATATTGGAATAGGAAACTCAAAGTATAACGAGTTCATGGTCAATAACAACTCTATTGATATTCTCAATAAGTTCTATGAAAGTAAAGACCTATTTGAAAGAGAAGTATGTATATATCCACAATCTCCGTGTCAGCAACAAGAACAAGATTACAGAAGAATAATAGGAAATGAATTATCCTTCTTAAACTACACCTATCCTGAAGAAGAAGGTCTCAAACATGATTTCCTGATTAATGATAAGAAAGTTCAAGAGAAGGTGTGTTCTATTACAACTAAAAAGAATGGAAATAAATTCTATTTAGCTGCTTTGTATAACAATAATGGCAAGATTGACGGAATAAGACAATTTAAGTCATATAAGAAAGGAGAAAATGACTTCTATTGGATATGGATAAAAGGAGAACGCTGTTTCTATGTAATACCAGAGAAACCTCTATTAGATAATGGAAAAATTGACGACGGGAGTAGTGATAATCCTATTAATCGTGTGTATTTAGGACTTAAATGGAAAAGTGATACTGAATGGTATAGTGAGTATAAGTTTGACTTGGACAACTTAAACGCAGAAAAATTAAAGGAAATATTTGAATAAAAGGAGTTCTGCTCGAGGACGGTTTTGATCCGCCGACCTTGTGTTTTCATAGGAAGTCTTATTGTATTATATTTATTATACAAAAATCAAGACTAACCAAATAAGACACATATTCTACCAACTGAATTACCCGAGCAGGACTACAAACAAAAATAATAGTAAATATGGTATGGTAGGAAATCTAGGATTTGAACCTAGGTCGCTGGCTCACATATTATTGGAATGTGTTAATGAACCAACACATGTTAATATTCCAACTAATCATAAGACCAGAATGTTGAACCAGACTACACTAATTTCCCCATACTACTAATAAAAATGAAACCCCACAAAAACAAACACTTCTTATATAATTCTTATTACTTCCCAATATTTTCCCAATTGTCTAAAGGAATCAACAAGACTTGCAATTAAGTTTGCACACCGTCTAAACAATTCTATATATTCCTCAATGATTTCCAAATACATATATGTTTATACATTTTTTTATTTTCTTAATTTCACATAAATATATACCTATTTATATTCTTATATAGTTTTCAAATACTTTTATTAAATCATTTTTCTTAAGCCTTCCCAAGACTACAAATATAAACCTCTCATACCTCGCCCTTCACAAACTAATATTTTTATTTAGCCTTATATCATTTTCAATTATGATTAAATGTTAATCTCTTTAAGTGAATTTATTTATGAACCATTTAGTTTCCATATAAACCCTGCTAATAAGGATTATTATTCATTTCTGGGTTATTATTCGTTTCTCGGTTATTATTTATTTCTGGGTTATTATTCATTTCTTGGTTATTATTCATTTCTCGGTTATTATTCGTTCCTGGGTTATTATTCGTTTCATTGCCTTCATTTACTTCATTGCCTTCTTTATCTCCTTTACAACCTTTACCACATATAAAACCTCCCAAACAACTACATAGAACTCTACAACATTTTAATGAAATATTACAAGGGCAACAACAGAACGTTCTCATTTTATAGCCAACTCTATTACCAAAATCTTCTAATTTATGAGTAGTCATAGTAACTTATATATATAAGAACATATTTCCTTATATAATCTATAATATGGATTATAATAGATTTTTGGATCACTATTTTGAAGATATTACTGGACAAAATTGGACTATGGAAAAACTTATAGCATTATCAGACTTAGTTAATGATAAATCACCACGACACTCTATCATTAACGCTTGTATCCGCATTAATGGCGGATTTTCCTCTAATGAATTTCCCTTCATTATGTCTTTCCTAAAACGAGAAAACTTCCCTTCATTATACGAACCATTACGAGAATATCTACACAATTTCCTATTTAGAGCCAAAGAACAACAACGAGCTAAACATTTACCCTCTTTATCCCTTAATTTTCTTGCTCGTAAATATTTGGAACATTATAGATTATTGGACATGTTTGAACCTATGTTTCCCTGCACTCGTTCTACTCGTTCTATGGATAGTATGGAAGAACACTTTAGACTATATAACTTACAATTTTAGAAAATTTTTAGATTTTTTATTCTTATGAAAAAATCTCCTAACAAATTAATACATGTCTCAATCAGGGTATATAAGTGATAATGAGGACATTGATAGTATTTCAAGTGATAATATATATCAAGCTCAAATAACGGTTCTTCATGACGAGGTTGAAGAACTAACGAAGTCTAACGAAAATAATTTAAAAGAAATAGAAAAACTCAAACAAACTTTACAAAGTAAAGAAGAGATTATTACTCGGACAATTAAGGATAAAGATGCAGAAATGTTGAAACTTGTAGACGTCTTTAAAGCAAACGACGATACACTTCAAAAAAAACTAACTGATACTGAAAAAGAATTATCTACATTTAAATTTTCACATAAAGCATTACACGATAGTATTGGTAATCATGAAGTTTCTAATAAAAACCTAAAAGATACTATTAATAAACACGAAGAAACACATAAAGAACTTAAAGATACGATTAATAAACATGAAAATTCACAAAGAGACCTTATAGCAGATTTAGGAAAACATAAAAGAACTAATGCAGAATTACAACAGAAATATAATGAATTAAGTGATTCTAATCTTAAAACTGAAAGACTACATAAACAACAGATTGCAGAGAAAGAACAAGCTGAACTTCGTCTTCAAAATCTTATTCGTCAAAAAGAAGCTGAACTTGATAGTAATCAATCAAATCTACAAAAGAAAGATACACAAATAAAGTCTTTGACTGAAAAACTTTCTTACGCTGGATTTGATTCTACTATTGCTGATAAAATTAAAAAAGCAAAAGAAGAATTAAAAGAAAAGGACGAAGAATTAAAAGAAAGAGACGAAGAAATAAAAGAATTATTTGAAGAACTTGAAACTAAAGAAGAAGCTTATCAAAATGTATCTGGTATGATAAAACAATATGAAGAAGGTTTAACAAAACTATCCAAAGTAATTGAAGATAAAGATAAGAAAATTGCAGAATTAAGTGATAAACGAGAACTAGCTTTTAATCCTGATACACAAAGAGATTTAGACGCATTACAAATGAACTTTAATAAACTTAATAAAGACCATACTGTATTAAATATTGACCATAAAACATTACAAGAAAATCATGATAGAATTAAAAATGATTTATCTGGACATGTAAATAATTTCAAGAATATTATAGAAGTAATGAAGACAGAACAGCAACAAAAAGAAGATGCAATAACCCAATTAGAAAATAAACTGAAATCTAATGAAGATATTGTATCTAATATGAATGAAAAAGTTAAACATATAGATACTCTTGAAAAAGAAATTCATAAACATAGAAATGCTGTATTCTATAGAGATCTTGAAAAAGAAATTACTATTCTAAAAGTAAAACTTCAAAATAAAGACAAAGAACTTGTTGTATTAAAGAATTCACCTTATATTAGACATTTAGAAGGATCAGTTAATACATTAGAAAAGAAACTTGAAAGTCTCACTAAAGAATTAGAATTATCTAAAAATACTATTAAAGAACCTGAACCAATTGTAAATCCAAGAAGGAGAAGAGTTGTTACAAACTAACTTTTTTTGATATAGAGTGTAAAATTTAAAAATTTGAAAAGAACAAGGATTAACTATTTAACTATGGTTATAAAATGTATCTTATTACGAATATCACGAATATTGGGAAATGGATATTATTTATTTTTGAATCAATTATATTCTTGATAATACCAAGTTATATAGCTATTCCATATTCTCTAAATTTTATGATAGATCCTAATATCCTTGTTATAGCAGACCTTAACAAAAAAGAGCGTTCATATTTAAAATCTCATATTATCCGAAATGGATTTGCAAGTATATGTTTATTGTTTGGATATGTATTTGGTTGTTTGGGACAATTTAGTCCTAAAGAAGTATTCAATTATGACGATATTGTATCAAATATAATAAATAAAAGATTAAGAAAACAATCAAAAAAAATTAATAAAAGACTAAGAAAAGAATCAAAAATATTATCAAATAAAATAGAAGAGTTAAAATCACAACTTATTATTAAAGGATTTCATGAAGAGTGTATTATAGAATGGATAGAGAATCATGGCGAATGTCCAATATGTAAATTTGATAAATTTGAAGATTGTTTAGAATAGTTTATTTTTTGACTTTGGGTTTTGTAGTTTTTTTAACTTTAGGTTTAGGTTTAGTAGCTGGTTTTGCTTTAGGTTTAGTAGTGGGTTTTGCTTTGGGTTTAGGTTTAGGTTTTGCTTTACCTCCTGCTGATGATGATTGTGCATTAGAATTAGTATTAGCAGAAGATGAAGAAGAAGATGATTGTGCAGGTGCAGCAGCAGGTGCAGCAGCAGGAGCAGCAGCAGGTGCTGGTGCAGGCACCGGTGCTGGAACTCTTACAACTGGTTTTGGTAGTGGTTCTCCAATACTAAATATGTCTCTAAATGCGATGAAAGCGACATCATAATTGACATTGGCTTCACCACATAAATAATCGACTATAATATCTATGCTACTCGATGTTTTTTGAATATGTTTAATGATCGTAGCATATGCTACTAATCCTACTGTTGCTGTTGTAAACATAGTTTTAACTAACTTAATTATATCCATCTTTTGAGCTGACTGTCTCAGGAAATCTTCTATTCCATTATTTGTCCCTTTTAATATATCACAATAAGCATTTTGTAAAACACTTCGTCTTAAATATGCCCATGGTAAAGAACTAAAACAATTAGATTTATCTAATTCTATGTAATAATATACAACATATATCAAACCTGCCATGCTCATTATAAGAGATAATTTAATACTTGTTCTAACAGTAGCAGTAACTATAGTACCTCCTTTATATCCCTTTTTTTTACCACCTGTAGTAACTTTTTTACTACATTCGGAATCTGCTTTTTTAAATAGTTCTTCAACAGTTAAATTTTTAATACTTGAATTACCTTTGAAATCCTTTTCATCTAATATGCTTGAAACAGGTTTTTTCATTAAATCATCTATTTCTTTATCTAATAAAGGAAATACCTCTTTTGGACATTGTTTGCTATTACCATTATTTTTACTATTATTCATCTCTTTTATTTTAGACTACAAAAAAAATAGTAATCAATTGGAATGAAAAATTCTCTAATGATATAAATAAATGGTAATCAATTTAGTATCAATTCTTATAATTGTATTAGTTGTCCTTCTTATGTTTGGTATTATATTAAATTCCGTAAATAATGGAAAATTACAGACTTATTATAATAATCCTCATATGATTCCTGTTCAACATAATATGCAGCATGATATTCAATTACACGAACCAAATCATAGAGAACATGAACACAGAGAACACGAACATAGAGAACACCATGCATACAAGCATAGCACACCTACTTTATGTGAAGCACCTCTTAATAAAACACCTGAACATGTTATAGTGCCTTCATTACATTATAATGAAACTCCTGGATTTATTGATTTCCCTTCGTCTTGCCAACCTTACCCTAAACATAATCTGCAGTTAGCTACAACAAGAACAGGTCTAGGAGAACCCGCTTATGCACATTATGCATACAAGCATAGCACACCTACTTTATGTGAAGCAACTCTTAATAAAGCACCTAAACATGTTGTAGCACCTTCATTACCTTACAATGAAAATCCCGGATTTATTGATTTCCCTTCGTCTTGCCAACCTTACCCTAAACCTAATCCTGAATTAGCTACAAGAGGAACTGGTGTAGGAGAACCCGCTTATGAAGATATTAATGAATTCCCAGCACCATACAAAAATGATAAGAAATGTTGTGGTAGAGGAGATAAACACTTCTTTAGTGTAAGTCCTAATGACGAATATAGTGAAAATAATGTCGCTATTGATTATAAAATAAATGCACCTCCTATTAACGGTTTAGTATGTCATAGACCCAGTGGAGTAGGAGAACCTGCTAATGAGAAGGAAAATGAATTCCCAGCACCTTACAAACAAGTTTATACTTCTCATGCTAAATGTTCATAATTGCTTCTAAATAAATCTCCAAATAAGTTATAATATGAAATGCGTTGCTCAAATTAGTAATGGGAAAGTTCTAACCAATAGAGGATATTATAAGGATATTAGTAGAATTAGAAAAGGAGAATTTGTATTGAATATGTATGGAAAACCTGTTTCTGTTAAAAATGTAATAAAACGAAATGGAACTGATTTAACAGCATTACACCATTGTTGGTGGCATGATACTGTTATTATGTCAAAAAAACAAGAATTATTAATGTGGAACAAAGACACTAAAGATACTTCATGGTGTCCAATAGGATTAATGAGCGAAATTGACGAACTCCATAAATATTTTACTATGCCTTCGCAAGTAGAATTCGATAATAATGACACATTTACAAATACAAACTTATCTCCGTCATATAGATTAGGTTATTTATTTGGTATTTATCTAAATATTGGATATACAAAAGACTCACAAACAGTTGGATTTGATTTATCAAAAACAAAACCATTTATGAGCAAGATTATTCACGAATATCTTAAAAATTTATTTAATATTACACCTACATTCACTAATGAACGAGTAATAGAATGTAATCACTGCAATTTATTTGATATATTTATAGAATTTCGTGGATCATATCATAGTTATTTACCTGAAAAATACTGGTGTAAAGAAAAAGACTTCTTAAAAGGACTGTGTAATGGTATAGAAATATCTAAACATGAATTTGAAAGAAAAATTTATCCTAATGAAGTTAGTTATTGGGCTGCATTGGAATCTGGAGATTTTATAAATCTAATTGAAAATAAAATTTTATCCCGTCATAAACACCATATCATCGGCGATATTCAATATGTTATTGATTGTATTATGGATGCCCCATTATACTCTTTAGATGTTGATTGTCCTACTAAATCTTATATTGTAAGTAATATGATTATCAAACACAGTTAATCCCACTTATACCTAAATGGAATTAAGTCCTTTATCCAAGTTTCAGCATTATGTTCATTATGTTCTATTGCTGGATTAACATTACTAAACCATGCTCCACTTCGTAATGGTCTTTCATTAAAAGGCAAACCTCTTTCAACTACTTTTTTCTCTTTAACAATACGATTACGGAAAAATTCTATTATTATTGTGGAAGGAATTGCTACAAAAATTCCCAATAAACCAGCAGTTAATATAATATATTTTTTTGAACTTTCATTAGAAATTATATTAGTTGATATGAAATTTAGCGACGATACAACTAATACTAAACATGGTGTTAATATTCTAATTGTCATTTCAGCAGTTTGATAATTAGTTATAGTTGGATTTATAGAATTCATAATTACTTTAAAGTATTAAATATTCCCTAAATAGTTTTCTACACAGGTTCAATAGTGGATTTTACTCCATTTAACCGGATTCTTTCACAATTATCTTCTGCAACTTCTTGTGGGCATACACGCAATAATGATATTCCTTTTTTATTTACTTCATATACTTTGTTTTGAGCTTCTTCAATTGTCATGTCCTTAATTACTCCAGCAATTATTTTTACTACATAAATATCTGTTTGGTGTTTTTCTTTATGTAGTAGCAATTTATAACTTGGAGGTGGTCTCGTTTTTGTTTTTGGTGATACTAATCTAATCATAGGTTTGGTTATTGTCATATCAGACGACATTTTTATTATATCTCTTAACAAAATTTTTATATACTTTTCAAAATTGTTTAATTATATGTGTATTTTTCTTATGTCAATAAAATGGCAAACGATATTGCTCATGAAATAGTCAATAGAGCTATTGATATGTGCACAAATTGTTGCCTAAATGTAACTATTAGACTTTGTCTGGAAAGTGGTAATATGTTAGAAGGAAATCAAGAACTTGATAAGACTAAAACGTATACTTATTTTAGAAAAGTGCCATTTGAAGTAGACCCAAATATAGGTTCATTTGTGTTTTCAATTACGACTGATAAGAAAATCATATATGAAAATTTTACTTTTATTGATTTCGAAGAATCATTAAAAATGCTTCTTTATCAATATATCTTACATGCATCCTATATACAAGATATTACAACTTACGATATAATAATAATTGATATTAACGATGTTAATAATAATAAAAATATAAGTTTCTGTTTTCCAATTACATTATCAGAAATTCCTTTAAGTGAATTACATACGATTACTACTGAAGTTATAGAGAAAATAACGGAACCAATTACAATTGTCTATGGTGGTTGGAGACAAGTTAGAGAAAAATTATAAAATTTTTATCTTATATGAATAAAATCAATATGAAATTTATTGCTCACCGTGGAAATACTATTGGAAAATTAGCAAGTGCCGAAAATCAACCGTACTATATAGATGGAGCTCTTCGTGATGGTTTTGATGTTGAACTTGATTTATGGATTGTAAATGATGAGCTATTTCTTGGACATGATAATCCTGATACTAAAATAGATAAGGAATTCTTAATAGAAAGAAAAGATAATATATGGTGCCATGGTAAGAATTTAGAAGCATTAGATTTCCTTGTAAAAGAGAATTTTAATTGTTTTTTCCATGATAAAGACGACTATACCCTAACTTCAAAAGGTATTATTTGGGCTTATCCTGGTCAAAAAATTAATAAAAATAGTGTATGTGTTATGCCTGAATCATGTGATCATGATATTTATACTCCTGAAAATTTGAAAAATTGTTATGGTATATGTTCAGATATTATAGAAGTCTATAGAGAAAACTATAGTGAACCATAGTCTTCTAAAAATTCCAATAGTAAAGTTACTACTTCATCAGATAATACATTTTCGTTTAGTATTCTTCTAATTCTGTTACGAAGGTTAATTCTCAACTCTGCCGAAAGTGGTTTCCTATAGAAATAATCAATGTCTAACATTTCATCTACAATTGTAGGACTAATTATTTTACCTGCAAATTTAGGAAACTTATTGTTAAATCCGATGAGATGTTCTTGATCAACAATTTTAGTATCAATTTCATCTAATTTATCAAATCGAGACATATCATATTTATTAGCACGAGCATAGACTTTTCGTGGTCTTACTAATGATGATGTAATAGCACCGACACCAATAAATCCGGCTTGTCTAAGTATTCTTACTCTTGTATAGCACATTTTATTATATATGAGTAGAAAATCCTTATATCTTTTTCTTACGGAATATATAATTATCATAAATGGAGTGTATATTTATTGATTTAAACAATAATTTCATTGAAACCATGAAGAAAATATGTGATGAATCACAACATGATTTATCATTTATTACATGTAAATGTGGAGATGTTAAAAAAGAACCTATAGAAAATACTGTTTTTGTTTCTCCAGCAAACGAAATTGGTTTTATGGATGGTGGAATAGACCGAGTATATAATGAAGAGATGTTTCCCAAAATTGAACATCTTGTTAAAACTAAAATTAAAACGGTTGATATTAAGACTACATTAGGTAGATATTGTTTACCAGTTGGTTCAGCAATTATAACAACAGCTATTCCTGAAACTCATACATATTTAATAACTGCACCAACTATGTTTCTTCCTCATGATGTATCTGGAACTAATAATGCTTATAATGCATTTATGGCTTGTTTATGTGTATTAAAAAAATTTAATAATGATAATATTCATAGATTAGTTTCTCCTGGACTTTGTTTAGGATGGGGAAAAATGAAACCTCATGTTGCTGCAGAACAAATTATTAATGCTATAGTTGACTTTAAAAACATGAGAAATATACCACATCAAATTAAATTATTTGATGACAAAAATGCATATATTACAGAAGATAAACATGATGAACAACCTAATTATTATGATAATTTAGAAATAAAAGAGATTGAAATCTCTGATATTATTTATAAACATTAAATAAAATGAAAATAAATATTATATTTCTAATTGTATTGCTACTTTGTGTATTTGGATTAGCATTTCAAATAGTTCCAAAATATACTATTGTTAATTTAGAAGGTTTTCAATCAGATACACAAACTGAAGAACAAAATTTATATGTTGATGTTTCTACTGATGATTATGATATTAAACCATTTAATTATACATCAGAAGAAGTTAAAAAAGATGTAGCAGATTGTTTTCAACGTGAATGGGGTGATACTGGTGTAACTTATACTCCTGAATTTATAATTGAAACATGGAAATATCCTGATGCTCTATATATTGTTACAGATAAAGACGGTAATTTTATTGGTTCTGCTGGTATAGATAGAAAATACTTCTTCCCATTTATAAGTCATATATATGTTAAAAAAGAACATCGTAAGCATGGATATGGAGAAAAACTATTTGAAGTTGTTTTACAACACGGTAAAAAAGTTGGATATAAAACTGTTAATGGTTGGTGTCAAGATGAATTAGTAGATTATTATGAAAATCTTGGATGTAAAAGAGAGAAATCAACAATACTTCTTAAACCATTAGTTGGATTTAATCTAATGTCTCGAGAAGTGTAAATAATATTTTCAAAGATATAGTATATGATTAATTCTCAAAGTAAATTTAATGATTTTGTTGAAAGGAAACCATATAATACTGTCGGTGATAAACTAATTGACTTTTCTACGGTTGGTTCTCATAAATATCCAATTATAAATACAACCATTTTTGTTTCTCCTATGCAAATATTTTGTGAAAATAATTATGATGATTATATTTGTGAAATAATGGATTTCTCTCAAGGAAATATAGAAATTATTTTTGAACATGGTAAATACTTGTTCTCCAAACCATTAAATATTAATCATAATAATATTATATTAACTTCAAGTTGTAAAAATACTACTGAAAAAGTGTCTTTTGTTTTTAATTGTGCTTCATATCCCCTTTTAAATATATCAGCAAATAAATGGTTTACTAATAAATACCCACTAACAAATATATCTAATACTTATGTTCCTGTTGGATCACGAAAAATAAGAATTCCAAATTCTTATCCACTCAAAGTAAATGATACAATTAGAATTGTCAGAAAATGTAATAATGAATGGATTTCAACTATTGGAATGAATCATATATATCAATATTCTCCTAATAAAACACAAACGAAAATAGTTCAATGGATTCCATTTAATCTTGAATATGATAGGCGTATTTTAAATATATTTGAAACTTCATTTTATAAAGAACTTTTATTAGACGAGGATATACCATGTGCAATAGATTATAAATGGGGTGGAGGACAAGTATATAAATATGATAATTCACGAATATATTCAATTACAATTAGTAATATTGATTTTCAATATATTTCAAATAAAGATAATTCGCCAAATATTATTACAATTGATAATGCTGAACATATAATTTTAGATACTATAACTTGTAATAAAACTCAAGAAATTAATAATTTTATATCTATTGGCACAGGAACAAAGAATATTACTCTTAATAAATGTATATGTAATACTGAAAGTTCAAATGCTTTTAAAATTGCAGGACAATTACATTTAATTCGTAATTGTGAAAGTAAATCTATTAGTGATAATCCTATTATTATTGAATCATATACTTGTGGTCCAAATGTAATTTATAAATTTATGTCAAAGAGGAATATTAATAAAAATAGTATAATTTCGTATGGTAAATGGTCTGTAGGATGTTTATATGATTCTTGTAATTGTCCTATTTCTATATGTAATAAAAATGGTTGGAATTTGGCAAATAGTACTGTTTGGAATTGTCGTAATAATGATATAAGTTTATGTTCAAGTCCTCCAACTACACATAATTTTGGAATTGGAATTATTCGAAATAAGTCTCATTCAAGATTTTCGGAAGATACTAATGAGTATAGTTCTGAAAATCATGTTCAACCTAAATCAATATATTCTAAACAATTTCAAGACTTGCGAATGAAAAAAAAAAATTGAAATAATTATATAAAGATTTATAAGTATATTAAACATAAGAAAGTGATATAATGATTACTCTACTTATTATCGCATCTCTTATTGGAATTGGAACTATTAATTGTCTTGATGTATCTGTTGGATTGATTGATTGTCCAACATGTACAAACTATTATCAAGTTATTACTGCAGATGCTCTTCCTGTATTACAGAAAGCTGCTAATGCTGTAGGTACTGCTGGTGGAGGAACTATGACAATTCTTCCAGGAACTTATACTCTTTGTAAATATATTGATTTCTCATCAAATACTAATGTAATTGGTGCAGGAATTGATATAACTACTTTTAAACTAGTGGATTTTGCAGCTCCTTGGAGAGTTGGAACTTCTTCTAAAGCTGGTTTCTTCCGTTCATCTTATCAAAAAGTGAAATCTTGTCATGATCTATCATTTATTGGATTTACACTTGATGGTAATAAAGCTAATCAAAATATAGATCCTGATAGTGAATATGGTCGTTATGGAATGTTCACAGAAGGATGTACAAATGTTCTAATGGATACAATTCGTGTTAAAAATTTTCAAGGTTATGGATTTGATCCTCACGGTTGGAAAACTGGCGGAGTATATGGAAAAAATCTAACTATTAAAAATTGTATTTCAAATGATAATAATTGGGATGGTTTTACACTTGACCAAACTGATACTATAATATTCACAAATAATTTAGCAGCTAATAATGGTCGTCATGGAGTTAATGTTGTAACTGGTTCTTTCAATGTTATTCTATCTGATACAAAAACAATTAATAATGGTTATTCTGATCCACACGGTGGCACTGGTTGTGGAATTATGATTCAAAATAATCAACTATTTGGTACTAATAATGTAGTTGCTAAAAACTCAGTATTAACTGGTGATAAAAAAGGAGGTATTTGTACTGACGATGTTTATGATATTAATATGGATTCAAATATAATTACAACACCTACATATTGTGTTCTTCTAACAAATTCTAATGGAATTACTATTAATAATAATAATTGTAATTCAGTTAAAAAGATATTTATTAACAATGTAAATAGTACAGGTATTACTGATACAAATAATGTCCTTTCTTGGGTTGTTCCTCCTTCTCCACCGCCGGTTCCTGTTCCTGATCCTACTTGTTCTAATGGAATTAAAGCAGGTAAATATTGTTGTCTAGCATCCTGTGGAAGTTGTGGTGGTGTCAATTGTGGTATTCGTATTGGAAAATCAGCGGGATGTTGTACTGGTAGTATTCAAACATCTGGAAAACTTTGTTCTGTATATTCTTCACCCTGTATTATTGGTTAAATAATTTAGATCTTATATTTATTTTTATTTATATTGCAAGTCAAAAAAAAAATTTGAAATGATTATTTAAATATAACATACACTATAAACTATTTTCAAGACTATGAAAACGATTATTCTCTTTATCGCTCTGTGTCTTGTTAGTGTTAATGGACTTAATGTAATTGTTGGACTAACTGATTGTCCAACATGTATTAATTATTATAAAGTTATTCATGAAGATTCTCAACCAGTTCTACAAAAAGCTGCCAAAGATGTTTATTCTAGTGGAGGAGGTACAATTACAATCCAAGCAGGAACATATATTCTCTATAAACAAGTTGAATTCTTTTCCAATACAAAGATTATTGGTAGTGGAATTGATAAAACTATTTTCAAACTGATTGATCATGCTGCACCATGGAAAGTAGGTTCATCAGTTAAGTCTGGTCTATTCCGTACAGCATATCAAACATATAATTCGTGTATTAATATCTCATTTATTGGATTTACACTTGACGGCAATAAAGCTAATCAAAATACAGATCCAGATAGTGAATATGGTCGTTATGGAATGTTTAATGAGGCTTGTACAAATATCCTTATGGATAGTGTACATATTCAAAATTTTCAAGGTTATGGATTTGATCCTCATGGATGGAAAAGTAGTAATATGTATGGAAAAAATCTAACTATTAAAAATTGTGTATCAAATGACAATAACTGGGACGGATTTACTCTTGATCAGACTGATACAATCACATTCACAAATAATGTAGCAACTAATAATGGTCGTCATGGAGTTAATGTTGTAACTGGTTCTTTCAATGTTCTTATCTCTGGTGTTAAGACTAATCATAATGGATATTATGATCCTCATAATGGCACTGGTTGTGGTGTTATGGTTCAAAATAATATGCTATTTGGTACTAATAATGCTATTGTTGAAAAATCAACACTTATTAATGATAAAAAAGGAGGTATTTGTACTGATGATGTTTATAATATTAAAATGAATACTAATACTATCACAAATCCTGAAAAATGTATCGTTCTAAAAGATTCTCGTCAAATTACAATTACAAATAACTATTGTACTTCAACTAAAAAGGTATTTATTTCAAATGTTAATAGCAATACCATTACAGAAAGTAGTAATACTCTTTCTTGGGTAAATCCTATTACTCCTGATCCAACTTGTGCACTTGGTGTTAAATCAGGTAAATATTGTTGTCTATCATCGTGTGGAACTTGTGGAGGAACTGGTTGTGGTCTTCGTATTGGAAAATCTGCTGGATGCTGTACTTCAAATATTCTAAACTCTGGGAAATTATGTTCTACATACTCTGCTCCTTGTCTTATCGCATAGATTTAGATAAATTTTATAGATTTTATAGATTTTATTATTTTTCTTCATAATAAAAAAATTTGAAATTTATATTTTTACTTAAAGATACTTTACGATACATAATATAGTGAATAGAATCAGAATGAAATTTCTTATCCTATTTACGATTGCATCTCTTATTGGTACTATTAATTGTTTTGATGTTACAGTTGGACTTGGTAATTGTCCTTCGTGTCTAAATTATTATAAAGTTAATGGTGCTGATTCTCAACCTACTCTCCAAAAAGCTGCAAATGATGTTCGTGTTAGAGGAGGTGGAAGTATTAAAATTCTAACAGGAACATATATTCTCTTTAAACAAGTTGAGTTCTTCTCAAATACACGGATTATTGGTGCAGGTATGGATAAAACTATTTTCAAATTAAAAGACTATGCTTCTCCATGGAAAACTGGTTCAAATGCAAATAGTGGTCTATTCCGTAGTACATATCAATCATTTAAGTCCTGTCATGATATTACATTCTCTGGATTTACACTTGATGGAAATAAGGCAAGACAAAATAAAGATGCTAATAGTAAATATGGTCGCTATGGAATCTTTACAGAAGCATGCACTAATATTGTAATGAATTCTATGCGTATTCAAAACTTTCAAGGATATGGATTTGATCCTCACGGATGGAAAAATGGTAATCTCTATGGAAAAAATCTAAAGATTACTAACTCTATTTCAAATAATAATGATTGGGATGGTTTTACACTTGATCAAACAAATGGTATTACATTTGTTAATAATCAGGCAATTAATAATGGTCGTCATGGAGTTAATGTTGTAACTGGATCACGAAATGTTGTTATTTCAGGTATTAAAACAACTCATAATGGATACTACTATTATACTGGTTCAGGTGGTTGTGGTATTACTGTTCAAAACAATATGAATTATGGAACTAATAATGTGGTTATTCAAAATTCAATTCTATCTGGTGACCAGAAAGGTGGTATTTGTACTGATGGTGTTTATAATATTAAAATGATTTCTAATAAAATCTATACACCAGATGCTTGTTTCAAATTGACAAGTTCTCATGGTATTACAGTAACAAAAAACTATTGTAGTTCTAATAGTAGAAAGTTTATTCAAAATAAGTCTAGTTATGGTATAGTTCAATATGGTAATACTCAATCTTGGTAAGACATTCTAGGTAATCTTTTAGTTTTTTTGTTGCAATTGTATCTTGGAAATTACTATATTTACAATTATGAATTGTATCATATGAAGAATCGTATCTATCAAGTGGGCATTTATGTGGATTTTTGGGAATAAATGGTGGTTTAAGATTTACTTTGGATTGACTAGAAATAATTTTCGTTTTAGAAGATTGTGTGGTAATTCTCTGTAGAGTGAGCATTATTTCTATATAGATATATAGTGTATGAATTATTAATTTCAATTTTTTTTATTATATATGCATATATTATAAGAATGGAGTTTTTTGCAAAAAACGGAAGTATTTATCAAAATAATAATAAAGTAACACTTAAAGGTGCTAATTTCTTTGGTCTTGAAACAGAAGTATATGCACTTCATGGTTTATGGAGTGTATCTCTTGCCAGTATTCTTGATTTCCTTAAAAATAATAAATTTAATGCTATTCGAGTACCATTATCTGTCGAATTAGCATTAGGATTAGATACAATTAAATGTAAGTCAATTAATACAACTGCTAATCCCGATATGGTTGGTTGGACTGCAGGTAGATTATTAGATAGACTTGTGGATGAATGTACTAAAAGAGGTATATTAGTTATGCCTGACATGCATCGTTTTGTTGGAACAGGATTTATTACGGAATTATGGTATGATGGTTCTAATCCAGAAAGTAAAGTTATTGATGCATGGAAAATTGTTGCTAAAAGATATATTAATAAACCTAATGTTTTCGCTGTTGATCTTAAAAATGAACCTCATGGTGCTGCAAGATGGGCTGAAGGTTCTTCATTAACTAATTGGGATGCTGCTGCTACTCGTATTGGAAATGCCATCCTTACTGTTAATCCTAAATTACTTATATTTGTTGAAGGTGTTGATACTTTCAAAGGAGCCGGTGGATGGTGGGGTGGTAATTTAAGAGGAGTTAAAACTAATCCTATTACTCTCAAAGTAGCTAACAAGATTGTATACTCTCCTCATGTATATGGTCCATCTGTAGCACAACAATCATATTTTAGTGATGCTACATTCCCTAAAAATATGACTGCTATTTGGGATGCCGATTTTGGATATCTCAAACAAACTAAAACAGGTACTATTATGATTGGAGAATGGGGTGGTTGGATGAAACCCGAAAATAAAGATGATGTATGGCAAAATGCATTAGCAGACTATATAATTAAAAATGATATTGACTTCTTCTATTGGTCAGTCAATCCAAATTCAGGAGATACAGGTGGATTATTAGGAGATGATTGGAAAACTCCTGTTGCAAAGAAAATCGCTTTACTTGCTAGAGCAAGACCCAATCCTACTGTATTTAACTTTTCAGGAACACCAACTCCAACACCCGTTCCCACACCTACTCCACCACCAGCACCTAAACCAACTCCACCACCAGCACCTAAACCTACTCCACCACCAGCACCTAAACCAACACCTACTCCTACACCTGTTACAGGTAAATTAACATTAACACTTAAAACTAGTAATTCATGGCAAGAAGGAGGACAAACAATTATTCAATATGATGTACTTGTTAAAAATACTTCTACAAGTACAATTAAAAATGCAACCATTAAAATTGCTAGTCATAAAATTAGAAGTTTATGGAATTTACAAGGTGATATAAATCAATCTAACTTTACTTTCCCATCATGGTTACCAAATGGATTATTACCCAATGAACAGTTTAGTTATGGATTTATATCTGAAGGTTCAGCAACTTCTTCTATTCTATAGATTTTCTAAAATATCATTTAAGACTATTTTCTTTGTTATTATTATTATAACCTAAATGGCTAATAATAAAACTCGCTTTACTGCCCTTTATAATAAAATTCATGATCCTAAAAATGGTTACTTCTCTAAGGAAGGAATTCCATATCATTCTGTAGAAAAATTAATGGTTGAAGCACCTGATCACGGTCACCAGACAACTAGCGAAGCACTCAGTTACTATGTTTGGAATGAAGCTGTTAATGGAAAAATTACAGGTAATTGGACTGGATTACAAAAAGCATGGGATGCTGTTGAAAAACTTATACCTCAACAAGTAGAACAACCCAGTAATGATGGTTACAATCCATCTAAACCGGCTACTTATGCTGCAGAATATAATAAAATAGAACAATACCCATCTAAACTTGATACGAGTGTTCCCGTGGGTTCTGACCCAATTGGAAATGAACTTAAACAAAAACATGGTTCTCAAGTTTATGCTATGCATTGGATGAAAGATTGTGATAATTTTTACAAATTTGAAACTGGAGATAAATCTGTATTTATTAATACTTTTCAAAGAGGAGAACATGAAAGTTGTTGGAAAACTATTCCACAACCTTCTATTGAAAAGTTTCAAGCAGGAGGAAAAAATGGTTACCTTGATATATTTGCTGTAGACCCATCTGGTAGTTATTCAAAACAATATAAATATACAATTGCACCTGATGCTGATGCCCGTTTAATTCAAGCTGTATATTGGGCTAAAAAATGGGCTGACCAAAAAGGGGGTTCTACCGTTGTTAATACGATAGTTGCAAAAGCTGCTAAAATGGGTGACTGGTTAAGATATTGTATGTTTGATAAATACTTTAAGAAAATTGGTTGTCAAAGTAAAACATCTGAAGGAGCATTAGGTTATGATTCAGCACATTATCTCCTATCATGGTACTATGCTTTTGGAGGTCCTATTACACCACAAGGTTGGGGATGGAAAATCGGTTGTTCACATTCACATTTTGGATACCAAAACCCTTTTGCTGCATGGATTTTAGCAACACAAAAGTCTTTTACTAATAACATGTGTCCTAATGCACCAAGAGATTGGAATAAAAGTCTTCTTAGACAAATACAATTATATAGTTGGTTACAATCAGCTGAAGGTGGAATTGCTGGCGGAGTAACAAATAGTTTAAATGGAGATTATCAAAAATATCCTGTTAATTTACCTACATTCTTTAATATGATATATACTGAACAACCTGTATATATTGAACCTCCAAGTAATGGTTGGTTCGGTTTCCAAACTTGGTCTATGGAAAGAGTAGCACAATATTATTATGAAACTAAAGATGCTAAAGTATTACCTCTATTAAAAAAATGGGCAACTTGGGCTAATACTAATATTAAATGGACACCAACCGTATCAATACCAGCAAGTTTAACTTGGACAGGTGCTCCAGATACAAGTTTCAGTGGAACTGGTATTCCTGTAGCAAATAAAAATCTACATGTAAAAATTGCAACTTGGAATCAAGATATTGGTATTATTGCTTCTCTTGTAAGATGTTTCCTTTATATTGGATATGCAAATAATGATAAAGTATTAATTACTTCTGCTAATAAACTAATCGAGTCAATTGTTCCATTTGCTGATACAATTGGTTATAGTACTCCTGAACCAAGACCAGATTATATTAATAAAGCAACAACAAATTATATTACTGGTTTTAATACTCCTGTTTATGTTCCACCAACTTTTAAAGGAAAAATGCCTAATGGTGATATTATTGACAGCAAATCTACATTTATATCTTTAAGATCTGCATATAAACTTGATCCAGATTATAAAAAGATTGAAGATGCATATAAAACAGGAACTCCTCCCGTATTTCATTATCATCGCTTCTGGGGACAATCTGAAATATTATTAACATTTGGATTAAGTGTTATACTTCAAGAACAATCTGTTACACCAACTCCTGTACCTACACCAACTCCTACACCAACTCCTAAGCCACCAACTCCTACACCAACACCAACTCCTAAACCTCCTACACCAACACCAACTCCTAAACCACCAACACCCACTAATAATCTTTCATTTATATCTAAAGTAACTAATTCATGGCAAGAAGGTGGTAAAGCTATTACACAATACGATGTTGTAGTGCATAATGATTCAAAAAATATAATAAAAAATGCAACTATTAAAATTGTTAGTCCTAAAATTCGTAGTTTATGGAATCTACAAGGAGATATAACACAACAAAAATTCACATTCCCAACTTGGTTACCTAATGGATTACAACCCAATGAACAATTTACTTTCGGTTTTATTTCAGAAGATACTGCCACAATATCTATTTTATAGATTTCGTTGACTTCTTGTAATTTGAAAATAAAATGCTTCTTTTAGATCAGATGGACATTGGGCTTCTAATGAAATCAAAAAGTAAAATAGTGCTGTATATGCTGATTTTGTGAAATTCTCTCTTACTTTAGGTAAATATGCTAATTGATGCAACCAAACTAAATCTGAAAAATCTACTATATATGGGGTTCTAGCAACAGTTTTAATATTATTTTTTATTATTTGTGTATTTAAATTATGATATACAATATTTACAAATTTATTTAATTTATTTATACGAGTTCCTATTGATATATTATCATCTTGAGAATATGCTATATTTAAACCTATAACAAATATCTGATTTATTTGTAACGGTCTCGGTTCTGGTAAAAATAAATCTGCTATTATTAAATCCTGCATCTCTACTATCTGTAGTGTCTGTATAATTCCTCTCATATTATATACTCGCATTCTTACATAAACATAATCTCCAACAGAAATAATAAAAGGTAAAATAATAAAAGATATTAACCAATTATTCATTTTTTATTATAGAGCGTTTTTTCATAATACTCTTGAACGAAAACCTATAGAACATCTTTGGCATGTTCAAGAAAGAAGTCATCGGTATTATATATTATCCTATCATCTCCTGCAAATCTACAACATATATTTTCTGCTAGATACAATAGTGATAATGCTGGCTCTTTATAGATTTTCTTATATGTATCAATTAGATCCTCTACAGAAGACGATTTATTATTAGATAAACTTATTATCTTCCTTCTAAATGAATTTACTATTTCATCTGGTAATTGTATACAACTCTCAAAATCTATTATTGATATATGTCCAGTCTGTTTATCATATATTACATTCACATCTGTTAAATCATTGTGCGAAAACCCCAATACCCAAAGTGTCTCTATTGTCTTTTCAAGTCCATTCATTATATTATGTTTATCATAATGATTGAATATCTTATGAAAGAACCCTAGATGTTGATGAAGTGTATGTCCTATAGCATATTCAGAAACCATAATAAATTGCCATTTCTTTCCAGTCCAAACAGGACTACAAAGCATCGGTTTTGATACAATATTACTCCCTCGATAATCTCTCCATACACTCTTATATACCCTATCCTTCATTATCATTTCTTTAAGTGCTGTGTAAGCAAAACGATATGAAGGCAAATCTACTATCTTTAAAAGATAAGTATTTTGTCCTCTACTCTGATGAAATACCCTATGTAATTCAGGTGTTTTATATATATCATTACTAATACGATAATAGTGTATTTTAACTGTGTCAAGTAGTTTATCAAACTGACTTGTTGAAAGATGATAAGTATTCACAGATACTTTTCTGTAATTATTTATTTTGAAAAATGAATTTACTCCGACCCTTGAAGTAGGAGGAGATAGATTGGCATCTAAATTAAATTTGAATTTGGGATCTAGGTTAAAAGGAACAGCATGCTTCATATATTTTGTACTGTTATAGTCCATATAATTCACAATCTGACTGTTGTCCTCCTCATATATATTTCCACGAGTCATCTCTACATTCTTTGTTATATATTCACATAAATGTATAAGTACTTTTCATACACCTATTTATATTTCATATTTTTTTAAATACTTAAAGAGATTTCTAAAAATTTCCTTAAATAGTCAAAAATGAAAGCATTCAAGATTATTTATGTCTTATTATTATAATAAATGTCTTTCAATAAAGATTGTTTAAGAAAAACTGAAAATTGGTCTCACTTATCAAAAGAACATAAATTTGATAAGACCACTTTTATACCAAAACAGTTCTTACAAGATATGAAAAATAATTCGCCTAAATTAGTTATGCTTATGAAAAATATTCAAAAGTTAGATGAAGAAGACTTAAAAGAACATGGTAAGACATTCAAACATTTCATATTCTCTGAATTGAAACATGGTGTTGGTGTTAAAGTAATCGCATCCGCTTTTTTAGCATCAGGTTTTAAATTCGGATGTAGTAGAAATTTAAGTCTATTACCTGATAAAATACTTCTTCAAAATAAAGGTAATAATTTCCTATTATTATCATCAACACCTGTATTTAGTAATGATCTAAGTGCTAAAAACAAAAAAGAAATACTTTCTAAATATAATCAGAGACCTGAAAATAGTCATGGAGAATTAGCACGATTTATATTACTCGATGCTGGTTTTAAAGAAGGTATTGATTTATTTGATGTCAAATATGTACATATATTTGAACCTCAAACTTCTAATGCTGATCTTAAACAAGCTATTGGTCGTGCTACACGACTTTGTGGTCAAAGAGGATTAGAATTTCATCCTAAATATGGTTGGCCACTAGAAACTTTCATTTATACTATTGAATTACCTAATGATATGAAATCTAAATATGATGTCAATACTCTTTATGATCTTTATCTTAAAAATGCCGGCATTGACCTAAGTAAATTTGTATTCACTAATGATCTTGAAAAATATACTATTATAGGTGCTGTTGATTACGAATTAACTAAAAATGTTCACCAATTTATTACTGAAGATGAAAATTATAATACTACTTGGTTATTTAAAGGTGGTGCTATAACTTCAACAATTGTAGATTGTAGTGGTAAATGTGGTGCAAGACCTACTAAAGATGTTCCTATTAGTCTTCCATTATTCTTATGCGTTCTACTTATATATGGCAAACCATTCCCTAAATTCAGTAAAATTAATAGACCTCGTAAATATTTATGTAAATTATTAAGAGAAGACCAAGACTTCTGTACACTTGCCAAAAAAGCTAAAGAAGATCCTGTAGAATTTGTTAAGAAATATTCTGTTCAAATCAATAATGCATTTGATAAAAATTTAGAATATAATTTTACTCAATCAAATCGTGCAAGTTTAAGAAACTTTGTTTATAGTATTATACCAAGACCTAAACATTTTAAAGAAAGTGTCCGTAAACCTTCATTAGAAAAAGAAATAGAAGAAGAGAAGGAAGAAGAGGAAGAAGAAGAGGAGGAAGAAGAACAAAATAATACTGTACAAAGTAAAGAACCTACTCCAATTATCCAAAATATTAAACAAGATTATAAAGAACCAAGAACCTCTATTTATAAATCACCTGTTAAAACTCCAGTTAGAAAATATAAATCACCACTTATTCCCTTAGGAGAAACTCCTACTAAAACTTCATTAAATATTATTAGAACTCCTTCAAAACCTAAAACACACTCTTATAAATCTATTGCACTTGGAGAAAGTCCAACTGAACTCAGAGTTAAAACACCAAGTCCTGTTGAAACGCCAATAAAAACTAAAAGTTCAACTAAAACACCTAAATCTGTGAAATCTACAAAGTCAACTAAGAAACCTACTTATAGTCCTCCTAAATCTGCTATAATATCTGATAGTCCTACTAAAACACCTGCTAAATCTATTATACCTGTTAGTGATGATTATGTAGCAGAAGAAGTAAAAATTAAACCACTTGATAAGAAATTGACTTTCTTAGAAATGAAAAATTATATTCTTGATAACTTTATTCAATTTATGTGGCCCAAAGTAACTATGGAAAATATGTGTGTACCCAAAGGTGGTTCTGAAATTGTTACATTCACACCAACTCAAGATTTCATTAGTCACTTCTTTACTCCACAATCACCATACAAAGGTATGCTATTATGGCATTCTGTGGGTTCAGGAAAAACATGTACTGCAATAGCAACTGCAACAAGAACATTTGAAAAACAAGGTTATACTATTCTATGGGTAACTCGTACAACACTTAAATCTGATGTTTGGAAAAATATGTTTGACTGGGTTTGTAGTTTAGTTATACAAGATAAAATGAAAGCTGGTGTTAAAATACCAACTGACCAAAATGAACGTATGAGATTAGTTTCAAAAGCATGGAGAATTAGACCTATGTCATATAAACAGTTTAGTAATCTTGTTAGTGCTAAAAATGAATTATATACTGAACTCGTAAAAACTAATGGTAAAGATGATCCATTAAGAAAAACTCTATTAATTATTGATGAAGCACATAAACTATACGGTGGAGATGATCTATCTGGTAATGAACGCCCTGATATGAATAAATTACATAAATCTATTATGCATTCATACTCTTACTCAAAACAAGACTCTGTTAAAGTATTATTAATGACTGCTACTCCTATCACAAATGAACCTTTTGAACTTATTAAACTAGTTAATTTATGTAAGGAACAAAATGAACAATTACCTACTACTCGTGATGAATTCTATAAAGAATTTGATGTAGGAAGCACAGGTAAATTTAGTAATAAAGGCTCTCTTAAATACTTTAATGCTATTACTGGAAATATTAGTTATTTATCACGAGAAAATGATGCACGTCAATTCGCTAAACCTATTATTACTGAAGTTAAAGTTCCTTTATCTACTTCTGAATTTAGTAAGTCTGGACTTGACAAAATTAAAGAAGATAATTTACAAAAAATACAAAATGAAAAAGATATATTAGATCAGAAACAAGAAGACCTTAAAGCATATAAGAAAGATATTGCTGATCTTAAAAAGAGTATGATCGCTAATTGTGTAGGTGCTGATAAACGCAATTGTTTAGCAAGAGTACAAAATGAAATTCATCAACTTGATAATAAGATTGCTGAAAAGAAAAATTCTATTAAGAAACACGAAGATATTATTAAAATTATGAATAAGAACTTAAAGGCTGAATATAGAAAGGCTGTAAATCTCGCCAAAGAAGATTCATCACAACAAGGTATATTAGAAAACAAATGTTTTAGAAAGAAATAGAAACTTTTGTTTTGTTTTTTATTTTTTGAAAATTATTTAAGGATAAATATATATATAAATATATAATTATATAAATATGGTTTGTATCGCTATTGATTTAGGCACGACAAATTGTTGCACTGCTATCTGGAGAAATGATAGAACAGAAATTATAAGTAATTCTCAAGGTAATAGAACGACGCCATCATATGTCGCATTTACCGATACAGAAAGATTAGTTGGAGAAGCCGCTCGTAATCAAGCTGCCGCTAATCCTACTAATTCTATTTTTGATGTTAAAAGATTAATTGGAAGAAAGTTTAGTGATCCAATTGTACAAGCTGATATGAAATTATGGCCATTTAAAGTTACTGCTGATGAAAATGATAAACCACAGATTAATGTAGAGTATTTAGGTAAAACACATAAGTTTTATCCTGAACAAATCTCTGCTATGGTTCTTGAACATCTTAAGAAAACTGCTGAAGATTACTTAGGTGAGAAAGTTACTGCAGCAATTATTACTTGTCCCGCCTATTTCAATGACTCTCAAAGACAAGCTACGAAAGATGCAGGAGCTATTGCAGGTATGGAAGTTCTCCGTATTATTAATGAACCTACTTCTGCTGCTTTAGCTTATGGACTTGATAAAGGACAAGATGATAAAGAACATAATGTTCTGATATTTGATTGTGGTGGTGGAACTCATGATGTTAGTATTCTCAATATTGATGGAGGTATTATTGAAGTCATTGCAACAGCAGGTGATTGTCATCTTGGTGGTTCTGATCTTGATTCGGCTCTTGTTGAATTCTTTGTAAATGAATTTAAACGAAAACATAAAAAAGATATTACCAAGAACCCTCGATCTCTTAAACGCCTACTGAACCAATGTGAAACTATTAAGAAAACTCTTTCATCTTCCACAACTACCACATTAGAAATTGATAGTCTTTTTGAGGGAATTGATTTCATGTCTAGTATTACTAGAGCAAGATTTGAAGAACTATGTAACAGTTTCTTTAATAAAACAATGGAACCAGTTGAGAAAGTACTAAGAGATGCCAAACTTGATAAATCTCAAATTGATGAAATTGTTCTCGTCGGTGGTAGTACAAGAATTCCAAGAATCCAAATACTCCTTTCAAATTACTTTAATGGTAAAGAACTAAATAAAAGTGTTAATCCTGATGAAGTAGTTGCTGCAGGTGCAGCTATTCAAGCAGCAATCTTAACTGGACAGGACAAGAGTGATAAAACTAAAGAAGTACTACTTCTTGATGTATCTTCTCTAAGTCTTGGTATTGAAACAGCAGGTGGCATTATGACTAAACTTATTGAGCGTAATACTACTATCCCTACAAAGAAAAGTCAAGTCTTCTCAACTTATAGTGATAATCAACCTGCAGTATCAATTCAGGTATTTGAAGGTGAACGCCAATTTACAAAAGATAATCATATGTTAGGTCAATTTGAATTAACTGGAATTCCACCTATGCCTCGTGGACAACCTCAAATTGAAGTGTCTTTTGAAGTTGATGCTAATGGAATTTTATCTGTAGCTGCTGTTGAAAAATCAACCGGAAATAAAAAGAATATTACTATTACTAATGATAAGGGTCGCCATACAAAAGATGATATTGAAAGAATGGTGAAGGATGCTGAGAGATTCAAAGAAGAAGATAAGAAAAATGCAGATAGAATTGAAGCTAAAAACTCTCTTGAATCTTATCTATTTAATCTTAAAAATACTATTGTAGATGGTAAAGATGTTAAACTTTCACAAGATAAAAAGGACAAAGTTAAAGATCTAGTTGATGATGGTATTAAATGGTTAGATTCTAATCAAGCTGCAAGTAAAGAAGAATATGATTCACATAGAGAAGATATTGAAAAAGAAGTAAATCCTATTATGTCCGAAATGTATCAAGGAATGGGATCTCCTTCTCCTGATGGTAAGATGCCTCAAGCAACACCATCTAGTGAACCTATCGTAGAAGAAGTTGATTAAGCGCCAACACCTAATCCAACACCTGCTGCAGCATTTGTATTAGAATTCAAATTATTCATAGAAATACCGACATTAGAACTTACTGAATTTACTAATAATGGTTGATAACCTATTCTTAAATGAAGATCTGGACTTTTCAATAGACTTAACATATAATCTAATTCTTGTTTATCTACTTCATTTGTTATATTTAAAGACTTAAACATATGTTGTATTGATAGAATTCTTGCCTTCTCTATTCTCATTATTGATTGAGAACCTGCTATATCAATTGACGCTACAGCACTCGCTTGTGATATTTGTCTTGTTAAAGTAGCATTATTATTCATATTATTTACTTGTGTTTCGGTTTCCTTTCGTATATCAGCAGCCTGATTTATATAGAGTTGTTTAGCATTTACCTCATTTTGTATTGCCGTCTCTAATTGTTTATTAGCAACTATAGATGGAATTCTTAATCCTGTTATATACAATAACGGAATATCTACATATATACTTTTCTCAACATCTAATTTAACTGAATTTAACATCGCTAATTCTACTCCTTCCAATTCTTGAAAATATTGTAATGTTGTGAAATTTACTGCTTGATTTTTTATTGAAGACAATATCCTACTCTCTACTACTGTCTCATATCGTAAATTAAATTCTCTCTGTAATTTTGGCAAGTTTTCTCGCTGAATAAAATATAATATCACTATATCTAAATTTGTCTCTAATTTATCTGATGTTACTACACTTACATTCGTCTTCACTACTACATGACTATCCGCTTGATATATTTGAAATACCTTATCTGGTCCTAACGCATATCTTCCACCAGCACCATATATATTATCATAACTTACTTGACCTGTATTTCGTCCCTTCTCTAATCCATATTCATAATATTCAATCGTAGAAAAACTTAAAGGAACTAATATAAGTACCAATAAAGCACATATAGATATTATAACACAACTCCATATAATTATTAATTTTCTTCTTCTACCCTTCCTATCAGGTATTACAGAATTCGCATAATTTGCAGAATTATACATTAATATTTCTTATAAAAATAGATTTAAGTACTTTTCATATATTACTTACATAACTTATATAAGTCTAATGGTAAAAAACAGTTGCATTGTTGCTCTCCTTATATTTACTGTTCTTTCTGTACTAGCAATGACTATTATGTTAATTGCAGCATCTGTTAAAAGACTTGATGCTAATGAAACTGCTATTATGTATGATACTGTGAAAAAAGAATTTGTTGACGTAAAAGGTCCTGGACTTTACAATGGACCACCCTTTTTTAGTTGGATTATCTTTACCGCCGTTTTTAAACAAGTCGATCTTGCACTTACATGTGTTACTCGTGATGGATTACCCGTAAATCTTCAAGTTTCCTTTCAATATGTTCCATTACCTGAAGCACTTAAGGAAATAGCTTTGAAATATAGAGATCAAGACAAATATGATACGATTGTATCTTATTCATCTCAAGCTGCTATTCAAGTCGCTTGTACCTCATTCGATATATCGGATTATCAGAACAGTCGCCCTATAATTCAAACAAAAATAGAAGAACAAATAGTAAAAAACCTAAAATATCTTAAAGCTGATGCTATAGCAGCACAGTTAGTAAATGTTGAAGTCCCGAATGATTGGAACTTGGCTGTATCAGATAAACAAAAACAACAACAAGATATTGTTCTCGCTTCTAATGAACGAAATCAATCATTATATCAAGCACAACTTAATATGTCTCTCGCTATTCAAGATGCTCTAATTACTAATCAAACCGCTATGGCTAATATAACTGCTATTCAAAATATAGCAGAACAAAACTCTACTGCTGTAATTCAACAATACTCTACTCTCGAACAAATCTTCATTAGTATGATGGTTAATTATCAATTGGATTTTGCTGGTCTCGTTGGTTTCCTTAAAAATCAAGTCGTTAGACTTACTCCAAGTACTGATATTGTCATGGCAAATTAATAACATCCTAGTAATCTATAATCAGCAAAATACGAATATACTGGTGGTGCATTTATTGGTAGTGTTCCTCCCCAACCAAATCTACCACCTACATCTGTCCATAAAGTAATTGCTGGCATCATTTTTTTCTGTGGAATATAAGTTGTCATACTTCTAATATACTTATTATCAATATACCATGTAATCCTATTTGGTTGCCAATCAACACAATAATTATGATAAGCATTAGAAATACTAAATGTATTCCCCATAATACTCTTTAACTGGGAACTTTCGAATTTAGTAGGACTACGCTCTTTACCAGAAATAAATTGATTACTCCATAAACAACCTCCTCCATTACACGGTTTGCCATTTATAAATTCATAATCTATTTCATCTTGATTAGCACCATTAAAAGCACTTGTCATATAAAAGGCACTAATCGCACCTTTAACACCACTTATTTTCATACGCATACAAGAAATTCCAAATTTACTTGTATCCCAAGAAACTAAAGTAGCACCACTTTGATACTGCATTCTTACTTCAATAGAATTAGAATTAAAATATTTTATTTTATCCCATCCATATTGAACTGACCAATTATTAAGTTGTTTATTTGGAATATTACAATGATTACTATTATACACATAAAAGAATTGATAATTACCTGTGCAACTTCTCTTGGTTGTATAAGAAGGCACATCAACACCACAGAAACAATATCCTGATTTTAGTGCTAATAAAGGCATCCTATTTGCTACACATTTAGCTTTACATCTTGTCCAATCTAATTTAACACCATTTTTCAACCAATTAATTCCACTCCCACTATAACATCCAATAGATACGAAAGCAGATGCCCTTGCAACATAAAGAAGTAAGATTACTAAATATTTCATCTCTTCTGTATTATTAATTAAAAATTATCTTTAAATCTTTTCAATTTTTTATATATATTTTTTTGATCCCTTAACAAGTATATATTTACCACCACGAGAACCCAGACGAATAATATATTTATGACCATTATATAATTTTGTTGCTTTACCAGCCGTTAGATTTTAATTACTCAAATATCATCAAATTACTAGGTTGTCACTAAGCTTCCTTCTCTACAAGTGTTCTACCACCGTCTTACTAATTGTAGGTCCGCATAAGTGGCAAGATAGCCTTTTCTCCACGTGAGTAAAATTGCAGGAGCTAACTCTCCTATTAAAGTTGCTTAACCTAATGAACGAAGTAATATGTTTTGTCCTCCGTTGAGATCACGTTCTGCTTTGTAACCACAAGAACATCTATAGATACGTTCATTACTACAAGTATTAAAAATACCACAATTACTACAAGTTTTTGTAGTATAGGCTTCCGATACTGTAAGCAATAAAGTACCATGTTCTAAACACTTTGTCTTAAGTTGTTCATAAGCAGTACAATGACCTAAATTAAGCATCTGTCTAACAGTCTTGGTTCTCAACTGTCTTCTTTCTTTCAATGTCATGTCTTTAGTCGCAAGTTTTGGATACAATACTAAAGATGAACTTTTTGCAACAATATTATTTACTTGATGATGAAGTTCTTTCTTAAGGTTGTAAATTCTTTTCCTTAAAAGAATACATTTTTTGTTAATTTGTCTATATGCTTTTCCTTTTAAATTAGATCGCTCGGAATATAAATCATCAAGTTTCTCTAATAAAGATAGTATTGCATCATCACATCCTTTTCCTATTATGACAGCTTCACCTTTAGGATCGTATCCTGATAAATAAACTTTAGAGCCTGGATCATAACTTCTTATACTTGTATGTGTCTTTGGTATTTTTTTAGTTGTTTTTTCAATCACTAGAAGTAAATAATATTCTCCAAATTGATTCTTTTGTATTCTAGGATCACAAGATGGTTTCTCACCAACTATAAGTTTATGAAGTTGTTTTTTCCTTGCATATTTCACATCTCCTAAAACTCTGGGAAAAATTGAAAGTTTGTCTCCATTTTTCGAAACATTGTTCTTTTCAATACCAAGAGACCAACCATTAAGCAGTTCCTTTTTCTTTGATTTAAACTGCAAGTCGAAACCTGAAATATTTCCTCTTCTTCTATTAGTAAAGCAAGCTTTAAGATTCTTTGTTGCTTCTTTTACAGCAGATAATCTAATTGTCTTTGGTGTATCAAGTAGCCATTGTTTATTATTAAAGAAATTATTTTTTCCTTTTGAACTTTTAGATGTTACAAATCTATTTCGTAGTCTCATCCAGTTTCTACAATTATTTTTAGGATTATTGATACATGCTATGGTTTTATTATAGGTATATCTTGAAGCATTACTCCAATTGTTTAGTATCTCCTTTTGTTTGTAAGTCGGATATATCCTCAATTTCATTGTTTTCTTTATTTTTTTGGGTTGTTTTGTATCTTCTACTTCCATTCCATTTACAACAGTAAATTTGAATAATGGAGAGCAAGTCTTTTCCAAGTTCTTCGGTTGGTGTTTGATTTTGGTCATCGAGAACCATGATTTCTGTTCCGTACTCACTACATATCCATTCGATGAGGTCGAATCCAAACCTTGCCAGTCTATCTTTGGAAGCCACGATAATTGATTGTACTTTTCCTTTTTTAACGGATTCCAAAATTTTGATAAGCCCTCTTCTTTTGAAATTGATCCCGGATGCAATATCGTATATTGATATGTAATTGGAGTTTTCGGTTTTTCCATTGTTTTCTTTGGTTTCAAATTTTTCTTTGAGATATTCTTGTTGTCTTTCGAGATCGTCTTTTTGTTTATGACTTGAGACTCTGGTATAGAAGATAATTTCGTTTTTATAGTTTTCTTGTCTGCTGAAATCTCCTTGACTTTCTTCTTTGTCTTGGATAATTTTGGAGACATTAATAACTCTATGTCCTGATGGCAATCTTTTAGATTCAATTTTTCCACTGTTTGTCCATCTTCTGATTGTAGAATGAGAGACTCCGAGAGCTCTTGTTGCTTCTCCGATTCTAACAAATCGTTGATCTTCATTCATAATATTGTATTAGAAATTATCTTTAAGTAATTTAACAATAATTTAAATTAATTAATAAAATGAATAATTTTGAATATAAGGAATTTAACTGCAATTAACCTTTTTAGTCTTTGTGTTTGAATTATATAATTTATGAGACAATATACTTGTTACATTTCGAATTTCGGTAGGTTTATTATTATTCATATTATATATTGCATAGTAAATAAAAATTATCTTTAAGTTTTTAGTAAAATCTATGAATCTAATCTTCACGATTGTTCATAGCATAAAAAGCGTCTTTTTCAATTATAGGTAATTCTAATGTGTAAGATTTTCCAAATGGTTTTGCTTCTTGTTTAGGTTTGATTTCTTGTTTTTCATAAATATTATGATGTCTTTCATTATGTCTCTTAGTTATTTCTTCATATTCTTTTCTATATTTTAATGTCTTGAAAATAGGACCATGACTAATCATACGATAATATAATGGTACAATAATAGTAGGTGATACGATTGCTTTAAGAACGGATACTTGACTCATCATTTTTGTTGATTTTTAATATATATGCATATATTTTATTTGGGTTTATATAATATTTTAAATTTTTATGTAATAATTAGTATTTAAGGAATGTGCTTCTAATATATAGTATAAACCTATGAGAACTCAACAATTTAGCTTATTACTTTTATTATTGCCATTTGTATCTGCATACAAAACAATTACTCTTAACGAGACCAATAGTGTGGTCATTCGTGGTTCTATTACTGATAAAGTAGCTGATGATTTTATTAATGCGCTTATTATGGATGAACCCAATTTTGTTTATATCTATTCTAATGGTGGTTCTGTTATGGCTGGAAACAGAATTGTAATGCAATTACTTGAGAGAGATATTACTTGTATCGCTGAAAGGGCATATAGTATGGCTTTTGTTATTTTACAAGCATGTAAGTATAGATATATTATACCTACGGCTACTGCTATGCAACATCAGCAATCCATGGGTAATTTACGAGGTGATTTATATGCTATTACGGGTTATATTGAAATGGTTCATTCTATTGAAAATTATCTTACTAAACTCCAAGCAACAAGAATTGGTATGGATGAGGATAAATTTAGAACATTAAGTTCTGTGGAATGGTGGATGTTTGGAGATAAAATACTTGAGAATGGTGTCGCTGACGAAATGGTGCATATACAATGCACACCAGAATTAGCAGAAAAACAAATCGTTAAAGTAACGGATAATTTCTTTGGAACTTATACAGAAACTTATAGTGCTTGTCCATTATTACTTAAACCTATTGAACAAGAATTCAAAGATACTTTCTTCAAGATCAATATCACCGATTTATTTGATTCATATATGAAAGAATACACAGTATAAAATATCTTAACATATATTATAAAAATATGTCTGAACTGAACAAACTTGATGGTGGCAAAAAGAGAGTGAAAAAAGGACGCAAAGTGAAGAGAGGAGGTAAATTTGAACCTTGCAACGATGATACTGAATGCGTTGAAACTGAATATTGTCAATCTCTTGAATCTAGTTTAGATTCTACTGGAGAATGTAGAGCTCGTGGTGGCAGTTCTGGTGGTGCTAAAACCAAAAAGTATAATGGTCGTGATTATGTAGTACGCACTGGCTCTCGTGGTGGTAAATATATTACCGTCAAAGGTCGCAAAGTTTATGTTTAATTATATTGGAATTTTAATTTTATACTAATTTTTATACTCTTTTCAAAAAAAATTTGAAAGTTTCATTTGTGATTATGTAATCATATTAAAATGTTGTACGAGTGTCCTCGTTGTCATTATTCAAGTGAGAATAGGTGTCATTATGTTAAACACCTCAACAAAAAGAAACCTTGTCCAACTACCTTTAGTAATCAATCTATTGAAGAATTAATTGGAGAATTAAAAGTATATAATAAAATATACAAATGTGAATATTGTGATAAATCGTTCTCTTTTCAAACGGGTCTTTCAAGACATATTACAGAAGTACATCCAAATATAATTACATCGGTCGGGAAAAATACTATTAAATTCGTAGGAGAAGATACTAATAAATTGATAGAACAAGTTAAACTCACAGAACAAGAAGTTATTGAAATTGACCCTTCTAAACAACCGCTTCTTGACTTTGCTATAGATTACAAAGCAAAGAAAAATAAGCATATTGAAGAATCTGTTACTAAATGGAATGAAGAGATTGTAAAAGAATTGTTCAAAACATACATGAAAGAATGTATGGATAAGTTCTATCAAGAAAATAATCGTAGGAGAGAATATGTTAAAGTACATACTCTTGTAAATCATACTTGTTTAACACCTAATTGTACTACACAAGCAACTAATCAAAAGTATAGAGGATATTGTTGTTATTGCTTTGTTCATCAATTCCCAGATGAACCTATTACTCGTAATTGGAAAGTTAAAGAGAAACATGTTAATGATTTTATTGTAGAACAGTATCCAGACAGAGACTTTACTTATAATAGGAGTATTAAAGGCGGTTGTAGTCGCAAAATACCTGATTGGTTCTTTGAATGTCTAACACATTCTATTATAGTCGAGAATGACGAAAACCAACATACAAACTACTCTTGTGAAAATAAAAGGAATATGGAGTTGTTCCAAGATTTAGGTAATAGACCTATCGTGTTCATACGATTTAATCCAGATAGTTATATTGACGAAGAAGATAATGAAGTTCCATCAAGTTTCAAATATCACGAAAAGCTTGGAGTACCAATTATAAGAGACAAAGAAGAATGGAATAGTCGCCTACATAAACTCAAGGAAACTCTTGATTTCCATTTAACTAATATTCCTCAAAAAGAAGTTTCTATTGTCAATTTGTTTTATGATAAAAATCTTTGACTTATATACTGGATAAGTCTTATATTTATTTTTAGTTAGAAAAGTTCTTTTTATTAAAATATAGTCTCAAAAAATTTTATTTTTGACAAAATTTAAAACAGATTAGTTTTATACGAATTATTTTGAGACCATAATTAGTACTAATTATTTAAATTAGTAGTTAATTTATGAGACTGTAAAATAATTAAATTCGTTTTTATTTAATCTCAAAAAATTGTCAAAAATTTAGAGACATTTTCAAAAAATTTTGGAAATATTTTTTCGTGATTTTTTGGAAATTTTAATTTCATTACTGAAAACAGTCTTTAATTTGAAAAAGTCGTTTTTTCTTATTTTTAGAATTTGAATATGTCAAAAAAAGTACCCCTCCAAGAGAAATCCTAGAAAACCTTCGGCCTACCCCCACAAACTTACAATTAGCATATTTACTATTTATAGGGTAGTGTGAATATTTTACATACAAATCAGTATATATTATTAGTCTTAATTGAAAAATCCAAGTTTGTCAGTCTTATAAGTCTCTATAAATAGTAAATATGCTAATTGTAAGTTTGTGGGGGTAGGCCGAAATTCAAAAGTCTACAACTCTTAAAACGATTTTTCATATTTCCTCAAAAACCTTTGAATTTTTGAAAGTCGCCAACTTTTTTCCGATTCTCATGGTTCTTTAAAACAGGCCCTTTTTTAGGGGTCTTTTCCCTAAAGTCCCTCAACAATTTCGGTTTTGTAGAATACTTTCCATAGCACCCCCTTTTTACAGTCTATCTCTGAAAGTCAATTTTATACTTTTGATTTCTATGATTTTTCTAAATTTATCTATATTTCTATAGACTTTTTCATGAACCACTAAAAGTATCATGAATAGTATTAGATACTATAAGATATAATACATTACTGTAAAGACACTGAATTTTTCAAAGTATTCCAGAAAAACCTGAATCCTATAGGAGTTTATGAACCACCCTAAATTGACCCCAATATCACATTTAAGAATAAAAACGATTTAAGAAATTCTCTATATAAGATATATAATGTTGTACGAATGCCCTCGTTGTCACTATTCAAGTGAAAATAGATGTAATTATATTAAACATCTCAATAAGAAAAAAGAATGCCCTACTATATTTAGTGATAAATCTATTGAAGAATTAATTGGAAAACTCAAAGTATACGAAAAAACACATACATGCAATCAATGTGATAAATCGTTCTGTCATGCATCAAGTCTCTCAAGACACATGAAAGAAGCACATATAACCGTTATTAATAATACTACAAATAACACTACAGATAGTTCAAATCATCATAATGACAACAGTATAGACAACAGCACCCACATTGACAATAGCGTCACGAATAATATACACAATACATACAATATAACCATTCAAGTTAATCCCTTTGGAAGTGAAAATTTAGACCATTTAACACCTGAATTCTTAACAAAATGTCTCAAAGATGCATTAGGTAATGGAATACCAGATTTAATTGCAAATATTCACTTAAACAAGGATGTCCCTGAAAATCACAATATTACCCATAAAAGTTCAAAATGGCCCGCCGAAGTGAATGTGTTTATCAAAGAAGGAGACAAAGAACCCGAATGGACTGTAAGGAAAACGAATGATATAATTGGTAGAACCGTAAAGAATTCTGCCAATCTCTTACAAAAACATATATTTGATGAATATGATAAATTAGATAATCCAACTAAAGATGATGATGAATTACGATTTGAAAGAATAGAAAGGATTTTAAAAGCTAAAGATGCCGATAGGAGAGCATTTGGTCCTATTCGTGATAAAGCTGCTCTCAAATTTAAACTGGATAAACAAGGACTTGTCTAATATTAGTCTATATGTAATTTTTTAAACCCATATAAGAATATTTTGATATAGTAATATATGCGAACTATAAAAAAACGTGCAGTAAAAACAAATTTAGCACTCCAATTATTATCTGGAACTATCAAAATTAATATATTTAAACTCCTAATAAAATCACTTTTAATATTATCTTTTCCTATTAAATTCATATTAGACCTTGTATTTAGTGATAGACTACTTCATATATATGCCGTTATATCAATCTTGTTTCTCATAAGAAGTCATGCTTCTAAAATAACAGTATTATATAAGATATTTGATAAACGATATAGAACTCTGTGGTTATTGAGGAGACAAATATCAAAATCCATAACAGCAGAAGAATGGAAACAATTAGCCATGGAATATGAAGTTAAGAATAAGGAGTTTTTTGGACCATTAAGGTGGTTAAATATAAATAATATATATGACAAAGAACTACTAAATAAAAAATTAGAACAATTGAACAAAAATAGAACTAATGGGAATATATTTGATTTTATGAATACTTTACGCCTTGACTTAACTAGGAATTTTGGGAATATAGCTAAAAATAAATTACATGAACATTTCCTTTTTATGCCAAACACAATATTAAAGTATGTTGAAGAAGTTAAACATCAATTAGATACTGTTCTCCAATCTAAAGAAATAAATATAAAGGAAAAAATAACATTCTTTAGAGAAACAAGACATAGTTATGGTAGAACTGCACTACTTTTAAGTGGTGGTGCAAGTTTAGGTTCATTTCATATGGGTGTAGTTAAAGCCCTATTTGACCATGGATTACTTCCACGAATAATTGCAGGGAGTAGTGTAGGTTCAATTGTAGCAGCTATTATTTCTGTAAGGACAGATGAAGAACTTATTGAAACATATAAACATTTGGATAAAGTAGATTTGAGTTTTTTTAGCGAACATAAGACAATAGAATTAGTAAGAAATTTTATAGAAAGAGGTTATGCACATGATGATAAATTTATGATAGATAAACTACGATTAGTGTTAGGAGATTATACTTTTCATGAAGCCTATGAAAGGACAGGTCGAATTTTAAATGTATCAGTTTGTCCAGTAGAGACAAATGAACCAGCGAGGGTTCTTAATTATTTAACATCTCCCAATGTACTTATATGGAGTGCTGTTGCTGCATCATCAGCATTTCCGGGACTGTTTCCATCGCAAAATATATATACGAAGAGTTGTCATGGTGATTTATCATATATTCCCAAAGAGGAAATTATAGATACATATGGGAGGAAATGGCAAGATGGTTCTATTGAATTAGATTTACCAGTAACTACATTAACCGAAATGTTTAATTGTAATTATTATATAGTATCTCAATGTAATCCTCATTTAATATCAATATTAAATATAAAAAAATTCGTTAGTTCTAATGTAGGTCAAATAATAGAGGCAGAATTTAAGACGAGATGTCAACAATTACAATGGATATTGCCTAAATTTATACCAACAAGATGGTTAAAATTCTTTACACAAAGATGGGAAGGTGATGTAACGATAGTATTACCTATAACTTTCTTTGATCCAAGAAAAATAATTACTAATCCAGATGTAAAAGAGATACTTTCATCAGTAAAGGTGGGAGAAAATAAAACATGGGAAAATTTATGGGCTATAGAATGTAATTGTGCTATTGAAATATATTTAGATAAAATAGTAAAAGACTTGTGTGGTGGTAAAATATCTTGGGGTTCTAGTAGTAATACACATTTGGATAAAATTATTGAAAGATATAATAAACACGGTTCACATGAATCAAGTGATATACTTTTTGATATACCGTTAGACTGCTGTACAGGACATTTAAGTAAAACACCATCAGCAACCGATTTAGTTGAATATAATCAAATGTCGTTAGATTTTATAGACCCATAAGTCTAAAATAATATTTATTTTACTTATTATAGTATAATAATGACTATATATAAAAAATTATGTAAATTTTTTTGTATAGAAACTGATACTAAATCTAATTATAATTATATAAAACGGACAAGTAATCAATTTTGTGTAGTTGAAATACCTAATAGTGCAAAAAAACTAACACAAGAGTTAGAATATGATAAAATAACATTACATTTATGTGATAAAGATTTTAAAATTTTTCATGCCACAAATGATATAACAAATAATATTAGTGGAGAAGAAAGTATAGGTAAATTTGTTCGTGATATATATTCGAAAGATTTATCAGAATATTTATTCAATCTACATAAATTAGCTCAAAAAGAAAGAAAATCTAATTTTATTAATCTTGTAATTAATAATCGTCTTGTATTCTTATCAGTTAGACCATTAATATTTTATGATGATACTATACTTGGATCTTCAGGGTATATTATTCCATACAAGATATAAGTTATATTTAATGAAAAATTTCTCTTTTAGATAGTAATAATGAAACTAGATGATATTTGTAAATTTTTTAGTTGCTGTAGAAAATCACCTGTTATTAGACAACAATATTTATTTAGAACCACAAATGAATTTATACAAGTAGAAATCCCAGCTGGCACTAATAAAACTGTTAATGATTTAGATGTTGATAATATGTCAGTATGGGTTGCAGATAGAGATTTTAGATTAATACATGCTACAAATGACATGGTAAATAACTTAAAAGAGCATCAATATCTTGGGAAACTAGTTAAGGATGTTGATCCTCAAGATTTTGCAAATTACTTACTTGAATATCATAAACTTGCCCAAGAAGGAATTGAAACAAAAATGAATTTAGTTATGAATGGATTTCTTGTATATGTAAAATTGAGACCATTACGATTTATTAATGAAGAAATATTAGGTTCAGTCTTGTATATTATACCGTATAAATTATAATATAAATTAAATTTCTCAATTACGAGTAATAATGAATGTGATTTTAGATTATTTAAGATATAGAATCTGTAGAAAAAAACCCAATCAATATATTTATCAAATAAATAATTTATTTGGAGAAGTTCGTATTCCATCTGGTACAACTAAAACTATCAAAGATTTAGATATTGATAAAATGTCAGTATGGATATGTGATAGAAATTTTAAACTCATACATGCAACAAATGATAATCACAATGATTTAAGAGAAAATCAATATCTTGGAAAATATATATATGATGTCACACCGAAAGATTTAGCAGATTATTTATATAAATTGCATAAATTAGCACAAGAAGGAACTGAAAGTAAAGTAAATGTAGTATTAAATGAATATCTTGTATATATCAAAGTATTACCTTTAAAATTTATTGATGAAGAAATATTTGCTTCTGCAGTTTATATTGTACCATATAAATAAAAAACAAATAAAAAACAAATAAAAAATTTGAAATATAATATATTATTTTTATAATCATTATAACTGTATAAGTTATGCAAACTATAGAAACATTAACAAAGATTAGGAATTCTAAAATTACGAATAATTCAGTTGTTCATTTTCCAATTAAAAGAATTAATCATGTCAAACAATCTTATGATAATACCAAAAAGATAAAAGAGTATATCAGTAATAATGATTTTAGGCATATTTATTTGAATTTAACTAATTTTGTAGTAGATGAATTACCACATATTCATAATATTACTGAAATTATTGAGATAGCAATTAATGAAAATATTATAATGAGTATTGAACTTCCAAATGATAAATGTCTTGGAGGAAGGTGTAATCCTGAATTAGATAAAATTGTACTTAGGAAATATAATAAGAATAAGGTTAATGTATTCAAAGTTTATCATCTAAATGATAAGAATTCGCTATATATGTATAATATTTTATCGAATGATATTAAGACTATTCCCCGAAATCAAGGAGTTCATCTTAAAATGGATAATATTTATATAGATACATTTGGTAAAACTAAATTTGTACAATGTTGTTCTCTTGCTTTATCAAATTGTTATGATCATCGAAAGAATACAGAAGTAATTATTGAAGTAAATAGTAGAGAATGTCTACATAGTATTGCTTCATATCTTTGTTTTTATGGAATGGATATGTATTACAAAGTCAAACTTATTCAATCTCCATTGTATACGATTAGTAATAATATGATGGGATTTCATGTTCTTGATGCTATTCCATTGAATAATAATTGGTTAAATTATTTTAGTGAAATGGTTATTGAAAAAGATGTACATTAGAGACAAATTTATATCTTGATAAAAGTAAAATGAGTGAAAATATCACACAAGAAAAAATAGTAATTCCGACTGAACCTGTTAAACATTTTGATGATAGAAGTATTACTGTTCCGGCCTTTGATGCTGATATAATTGATCAACCAAGTGGAGAATTATTAATAGATGATAATGGTGTTCCATTGCCTATTAACATGCCTTCTAAGAATACAGGTATATGTGTAATATCATAGATTATTTTGTTTTCTTATAATTTTCAGCTAATCTAAGGAATTTGATAGGATTATCTATATGAGGTGCTAATTTATGTGCTACGATTTCATCAGGTAAATTCCACCATTTAACTTCAATATATCTTTTAACAATATCTTCATCAAATCTATATCTAACGGGTTTAGCGGGATTACCTGCAACAATAGAATAAGGTTCAACATCCTTAGTAACAACTGAATTACCAGCTATAACTGCACCATCCCCTATATTGACACCAGCATAGATATATGCTTCATCTCCAATCCACACATCATTTCCCACAGTAGGAATTGATTTTTTAAGTTCATTTGAAGGAGCTCTTGGGGAAATAAATAATTCACTAAAAGGATATGTTGAAGCAAACGATGGATTATGATTTGCGTCAATAATAAAATAGCACTTACCAATACTGCAATATTTACCTACAGAGATAGTTCTTGGTCCTCTATAACAACGAACTTCGGCATCTGCAGATGCTAATGAAAAATCACCTAATTTTAAAGTACCATTCACACGAGGGAATAGTCTAACTTGATCCATATCATTCAACCTTGTCTTATATACACGGATAAACTTGGGGAATTGTAGCATGATACTATATGTATATTTATTTTTATAAGATTATTTAAAGTGCCAATTAAGCATATTTAAATACCATGAACTTGATCTTCTCATTGAAGTAGTGCTTAAATTGCTTAGTGTTGTAATTTCTGGTGCTCTTTGAATATTTATATTACTAGGAGTGGGTTCTCTTATAACAACCTTTTCATGAGTATTACTACTGCTAATAACACTAATCGGATGGTTATAGAGTAATTCCATATTACCACCTTGATTACAAAATAATAGTTTAGAAAAATTTGATAAATCCTTTGCTCCCATTATTATGTATATAAGATTTTTCTTATATGAGTTTTTAATTTTTAAATCATATAAGGCTTTAACCATATTATATTGAAAATGAAATTGTCGTTCCCTATTTTATTTTTATTGTTTGCCATAAACACGACTGGATTAATTGTATCAGCAGTATTTTTCTCACGAGCATATAATGATTTACATGGTGCATTAGATGCGTTAAGATTACAACTTGCAATTAATCTATATTCAAAGACAATAAGTTTAATAATATTTATATTGTTTCCAATAGCATTTTTATATTTGATACTTTGTATTCTAATAAGATTTAAAAAGAAATATATATTTATTGCAACCGCTAATGTATTAGGTTGGATAATTCTACTATTTTTACTAGCATATACTTCTATGATAAGTGTCTGGACAGTTGCTACATATATAGCAGATAAAGGTAGTGCAGAAGTTATAGATACAGTTCAACCATTTTGGGATAAACTAACTGGATTTTATAATAAAACTGTTGATCTTGTTAATAATATTCCAAATGTATCTACAGGAGCAAATGGAACAAATATAAATACTCCAATTGGAAATATAAATATTGGGAATGTATTAGGAAATATACCAATTCCCCCAATTGGTAATACAAATATTGGAAATATTACAGAAGATATTATAGCGAGACTTAAAGGAAGTATAAATGGTACTTGTCCAATTATATGTTTAGATTTGAATGGGCAATCATGGCTTGAACCTGGAAATAATTGTATTTGTAATTTGACAAGATTAGAGACAGCACAAGGATATTTCCATTCTTGTTGGTATAACTTTGGTGTAACTATTATTGGTTGTGTTATAATGTTTATTGGTTTATCATGGTTACTTATGTATTCATCATCATGTTTCACAAAGAGTAAACTGAAACAGAGAACTTTACTCGTAAGCTAAATATAGTAATAAAAATTTATATATATTTTTTGTATTTGTTTATAATAATAAACAGTCTAAATGTCCGCATTAAAGAAACTTAAAACAATAGTTGTTAAGAACCAAAATTTATCTTCACAATTTTATGAAAAATTAATTGAAACACCTACTATAACAAAGGTAATGAAATCAAAAATAAAAGCATTTTATAATGACAAAGCAAATTCACGAGATATATTATTGAAAAGTTTAGATAAAATATATAATAAGAAAGGAGGAACAATACAAGATATAGATGGAATAGGTGAATATAATACTGATAAAGGATTAGGTAGTGGTGCATTTGCTACATCATATCAATTAACTTCTTCCCCAGATAAAGTAATAAAGATATTCAAACCACAAAAATTTGATACAATAAATACCATTATAAGTAATATTAACGAATTCCAAGATTTCATATATAATAGATATGATTATATGCAAGATAAAACTACATTTCTTCCATTAGATAGTAATATAAAACCCAATGCATCCAAATTTTTCTATTTGACAAAGTATTGTGATGGAAGTTTAATAACGATTCTTCAAAAAAGTGATGGTGAATACTATGATAATTTTGAAAATTCATTTAATTTACTAAAAGAGATATATGAAAAGAAGTGTCCATTTGTTCATGAGGATATTAAATTAGAAAATATTCTATATAAAGGACATAAAGTATTCTTGCATGATTTAGATGGTATTTTAGTATATGATCCAGAAACTTTATTACATGTAAATAAAGAACAGAATCCATTTGAGAGACAAGTTTTCACAACACCTTTTACAACAAGTCCATTTATATTATGGTATCGTCTTGTTTTAGCAGATGAAATAGAGGATATGTCAGATTTACTTGACAAATTAACCGAAAATCTTCCTTTTACGGAAGGAATGTGGAATTGTTCTTTAAATAAATTAGATCCAATGTTCATAGTACAGATTAGAAATCAAGTCCAATCACTTTATAGTATGTCATTTAAGGACTATATTAAGTCAAGTTTAGAGAGAATAGGAACTAATCAAGATAAAATGAAAAAATGGATAGTTTCCAATCTTGCTTTATGTGATATATATTCATACTATATGAGTATATTGTATTACCTTCCAAAATATAATAATCCTTTCATAAGGAATCTTAAGAATGATATATTTGCTTTTATGAAAGATGAAATTGAAAAAATTTTTTCTCAATTAGGAGGAAAGAAAAAAAATATGAAAGGGTCTGGGAATAAACAAACACAAACAAAACAATCACAAGCACAACAAAGGCAAAGTCAAACACAAGTTAAACTTCCTCCACTACGTCGTGATTGGTCTATTGGAACACAAGTAACCAATACTAGTAAAAAAACAATGTCTCCTATGGATAAAGTTATAATTCAGTATGGTCGTGAAGTTGATAATAATGGAAAGAAATATAAGACAGTCACCATTACACAAGGTGATGATATTACAAAATATAAGTTGATTGATGGTAAATTTATTGATGAAGTAGGAAATAAGATTGATTTTGATGATGATGGGAATATCGTATATGTTTAAATAAGTCTTTTATAGAAATAAAATATTAAAATATTTTATTATTATTTCAAATGTTTAATGTTCTAAATTCAATTCATGGAACGATATTCACAAAAATCTGAAAAATTATCTATAAAATCCCCTATCAATTTCCTTTTTGGTTAGCATGTTTGAAGTCATTTTATATATTATTTTCAAAACTGTTAGGAATTTAATATAATTATCTTCTTTAGCATGATAATATGCACTACGCATTCTTGGAACAACATGATTAGCAACAATATCAGGTTGTGCTATTAGTATTTTAATAGCATCATAAGTTTCTTCGTTCATATTTTCAAGTAATAAGTCAGTAAATAACATTCCAGGTGAAACAAGATGTAAATCTACAGGGAATTGTCTCCATTCTTCTTGTAATGTTTTTGTTAATTGTAATATAGCTGCTTTAGTAGCACCATAAAGAGCATAATTAGGAGTTGAAGAACCATTACTTCCTGCGCCTGTAAAATTGAATATAGCTCCACCTTCAGGTTGTTCATTCATAATATCAAAAGCATATCTGCAACATAGGGCAGTACCTAATAAATTAGTTTGAATAATGCTTTCAATCTTTTTATAATCATGATCTATCATTGAAGTAAAACCTCCAGATTGTCCTGCACAACATAAGAACATATCTATTTCTCCATCAAAAGCATCTAAAATTCTATCAAAAAGTCGTGGATATACTGCTTTATTAGCTATATCTGCTGGATATCCATACAAATTATCATGTTTAAGTACCATTTCAGCAATATCTTTTTTATCTCTTGAAATGATAAAAACTTTATCTCCATGTTCTAAAAAGTCTTCTGTCATAGCTTTTCCAAGACCACGACTTGAACCTGTAATACAGACTTTCAATTGTTTTTTTTCTAATCGTAATTTCCTTAAGTCATGCTCTAAATACATTCTTGGTGATCTCTTAAATAAATTATTCATTTATACATATAAGCATAAAATAGTTTAAGATATATAACAATATGTTATTATCGAAAGTTGTTCCAAAAGGTCTTCATCAACAAAGATATGTTGAATTATTAAAAGGTGAAAAACCTTATGTTGTAATAGGATTTGGTGCTGCAGGTAGTGGAAAGACTATGTTAGCAACTCATATCGGTGTAAAGAAACTAAAAAATGGAGATATAAGAAAACTGGTTATTACGAGACCTACTGTTAGTGTAGGACAAGATCTCGGTTTTTTACCTGGAACTTTAAATGAGAAAATGACACCATGGTTAAGACCTATATATGATATATTAGAACATCATTATCCAAAATCAAAAATAGATAAAATGATTTCAGATGATATTATTGAATTATCATCTATTGCACATATGAGAGGTAGAACTTTTGAAGATTCATTTGTTATATGTGATGAAGCACAAAATTGTACAATTCCGCAAACACTAATGATGCTCACAAGAATCGGTAATAATAGTAAAATGGTTATTACAGGAGATCCTACACAACACGATCAACCATCAAATACTATAAATGGACTTGAAGATTTGGTTTCTAGATTGGATAAAACAGAATATGATGAAGAACTTGTAGCAAAAGTAGAATTTGATGAGACTGATGTTATAAGACATCCTGTAATTCCATTTATCTTGGATTTGTATAAGTAAAATCACATAAAGAATAATTGTATAATATATTTAATGTCTCTTGATGATTTTAAAAAGTTGGAAACTGGTCATTATGTTTTATATGCTATAGATGTGCATTTCAGATATAATAGTACTGGTACATCACATAAGGGAGTCGTCATAGTAGATAATGAAGACTTTGCAAATAAATGTGTAAATACTATGAAAAATTATTATAAACAATTTGATACATGTAATGGCATAACATATTATATATCATATAGTAAAGTTATAGCTGTATTTGATGGAACAATTTTTCATGGACTAGATGGCAGAAAATATAGGATGTCTCATTTTGAAGAATCTAAAAACTATTTTACAAAAGATGCTTCGGATGAAGCGATTATAAAGTACTTTTGTAGTAATAAAAAAATACAATTGAGACATTGGTTCATTCGATATTTTGTAGTATGTTTATTATGTGGTTGTTGTTGGGGATGTATGAAAGATGTAATTATATCAGATTAATTCTTATACACGCACAAAAAATTTATCTTTGAATTCTTGTGCAATCTTTGAATATTCTTTATTTTTGTCTTGGTCTCTACCAATTGTTCTTTTATAGAAAAATGTGTATTCATTAGGTTTCTTGCTTACAAAATCATGATATAATGCATCCCATATTTTATCCCATTTACCATCTTTTTTATAATTAGACATTTTAATAATATAATTGCTTGTACTCAAGTATGGTTTTGTCATTGCTTTTGGATAAAAGAAACCCATAGTGTATATAATTGGAATCATAAGATATGAATATGCATCTATACTTACAACTTCCATAAACCATCTATATATTTCATCAGGATGAACTTCGCATAAAATAAATAAATTTAGAAATATCATTAATCTGACAATATGATGAGAATATCCATAATCCATCGCTTTTTTCACTTCATTATCAAATGGTAAAATTCCAGTTTCTCCTTTATACCATATTGAAATATCTTTGAATTTATTTTTATTATTAGGTAAATTAGATTTTACTATATCATTGTATCTAAATATATAAAGACTAGACTCAAATAAATTCCAACCTACTATTTGTCTAATATAACCTTCTAGACTTGCAATAGGTATTTCTTTTTTATTTTTATCATAATATTGAATTGTTTTATTTACAATATCTTTGCTTGATATTAATCCTATATTAAACATTGGACTAATAACAGAATGATACATAAACACATCTTTTTGCATAATAGCGTCTTGATATTGACCAAAATTTTTTAGAGATTTTGTAAGAAATCTATTTAATAGTTTATATGAATCTGCAGATGTAATTGGATAAGACTTTACATTATTACAGTTTCCATAATGATCCTTGAAGTATTTATCTGTATATAGGATTGCTTCATTGTAATATTTATCAAGATTAGTATTATTTTTATAATTATATGCATTAGGTTCTTTTTCAGGTGGTGGATTACGATTATATTTATCTAAATTTTTAGTATTCTCTAATATATTAAGTTTCTTTTTGGCAAATTCATAGAAACTAGCATGTCGTGCTGATTTTGCATGTTTATCATAATATTCTTTAAGTACATCTTTACTAAGTATAAGTTGTGGAGAATCTATTATATTCAATTTAAATTCACTTAGTATTTTATTTAGTTTTCTTGATAAATCATTATCTATTGGGTCAAAGAATGATATTATATTAGATTTATTTTTACCAATAAAACTATATGATTTTAATGCATCTTCATATGTAATATATGAAATATGTATATTATTTTTTGATAAAGTATTATAATAATATTTCATACATGCACGCATATATGCTATTTTAATTTTATTTGGACGAAATGGTTTGTAAATAGGATCATAAAAATATATAGGTTCTTCTATCAAATATACATTAGTATAATTTTTTAAATGTTTATAGTCTTCATATAGTTGATTAGGGAATATAAGAAATATGTCATTAGACATATCTTTTATTTGTGTATAGAATTTTTCTTGAATATAAATCATATAAAGATTTATTACTTATTCAATAAAGAATAAAATACCAAATAATGAATATTGAAATTCCACATGAAATAATTATGCCTCGTGAAAATGATACAAATGAACCAATTGGTCATGAACATTTTTCACATCGTACTCAATTTTTAAGAGCGATGGTACTTGCTTTAAGTGATGGTGTTGTAAGTACTTCTGCAATTTTAATTTCTCTATTTGATAATGTAAATAATAACATATATATATTAACAGGAGTAGCATCAATCGTTGCAGGAGCAAGTAGTATGTTTTGTAGTGAATATGTATCTATTTCATCACAACGAGATGCAGAGAAACTTGATATACTTAAGGAAACTCTTGAACAAGAGAAAAGTCCTGAAGCAAGAATACAAGAATTAGAGCAATTAACAGATATATATGTAAAAAAAGGATTAGATTATGAACTTGCTAAAACAGTTGCTATTAAATTAACGGAACATGATGTTATAGCTACACATTGTCTTGATGAACATGGAATCGATATAAATTCTCCAGATGGATGTGGTTCTGGATTAGCTAATCCTATTCAAGCAGGAATTGTAAGTTTTATAAGTTTTCTTATTGGTGGAGCTGTACCATTTTTAACTTCTGCATTTATCACTAATTCTAAAACAAAAATAATTGTATTAATTACTTCATCTGGAATATCATTATTAATTTTTGGAGGAATAAGTGCTTATGTAGGTGTCGGAAATGATATTATAAATATTACGAAAGGAATGCTTCGTATGATCATTTTAGGTAGTGCTGCATTAGCGATAAATTATGGAATTGGAAAAGCAATAGGAACTTCAACCCTATAGATTACCCTAAAATTTCTTTAAATATCGTATAATTATCTCGTGAAGTTGTTTCTGTTTTTGTATCATCAGCACACTTAAGGACAGCAAACACGATTTCCTTAAATACCCCATCAAATTCAGTAATAATTTCCTTAAATAGTCTTGCTGTATGTTTAGCAGCACCTTTAAATGCTCCACACCCAAGTGCTCCTAATACAAGACTATCATGACTATTTCGATAAGCTACTTGTAATATATGTCTAATTTTAAGTTTCATTATATCAATATCTTGTGATTTATAACGGGCATCTGGTTTACGCTGATCTATATCATCAAACTCTAATCGTGGATATGGTATTCCTGTACAAGCTATTAAAGATAATCCTTCTGGTATATCAATGAGTTTCCAATCATTCATTTCTGATTCCTTAAATACTAAAACATTTGGAGAATAAATAGCTTCATTAAATTCAATTGGATATAATTCATTAGTTTGTAAGAGTGTTCTATTATAGTTTGTTCTGCGAAATATAGATTCTTCTTGTGCACATGAACCCAAATCAACACAACCACCACTCATAAAAGGATCAGCGAGATTTAATACTAATGGATTTAATCCCTTACTTTTCAATGATAATCCACAGTCTAATGTATCAATATTTTCTACTGATACAATTGTTTCATCATATTTCTTTTTATATTCAACATTTTCAACATAAACATATTTTATTGATTTAGGTGGAATTGGTAATCTCATAGCATATTTTTTAGTATCTTCCCAACATAGAATTCTATCATAAAATGGTTTCTGTCTTGATTCCATTGCTATTAAATATATATCCTAAAATTTACTAAGTCCTTAAACGATGAACGACGAAGAAAAATAGTATGACTATGAAAAAACCTTTTATCACACGAATTGAATGGGAAAACATATACACATCTGATAAAGTTTGTTTTTGTAAGTCCGTTAAATTTAGTGATAATGGCATATTTCTATCTATAATTCTTGCATTAATTCCTTAAATTCCCTTAAAAGTCGATTTTTACATACTTGAGAATTAGGATTATAATATTTTTCATCACGCCACCAACGTTGTATCTTTATCGCATATTTATCAAAATCAAAACGATGAAGTATTATAGGTTCAATCCAATTATATCTTCTATGAGCAATTACAAATTCCATCGTTAATGAAGGATTTCTAGATAATTGATAATTATTCCAATTAATAGTATATAAAGTTTTACTAACAAAATCCCATGGTATATCTTCACGTTTTGATAAAAATAACCATTTCCATTCTTTATGACATAGTTTTTTAATAATATTCCATTCTACATTATATTGATTACTTATGTGTGACCAATCCCATTCAAAATCAGGAAAACTATCAATTAATTCCCATTTTGTATAATAATGAATACTACTACTATAAAATAACTTCATAATTTTTCCATTTTTTATTTTATATAAGTTATAGACATGAATAATTGGATCTAAATCAATAAGTAAATTTATAGTTTTAGTTCCCATTAATTATATAGTTTCCATCAATTCCTTAAATTCTCGCAAAAGTCGGTTTTTACATACTTGAGAATAAGGATTATAATATTTTTCATCACGCCACCAACGTTGTATTCTAATAGCTTGTATAAGTGGTCTAAAACGAATATTTATTATATCAATATTCCAAGGATAATGTTTATGGTCAAGTATAAAATTACTATCAATATTTCCATATTTAGATATAATATTCCAATTCCAATCCCAATCATTATGCTTATATGCATACTCTGGATCTAAAGAAGGATTTCTAGATAATATATTCCAATTCCAATTTAGTTCTAAATTATTTTCAATAATTTTCCATGGAATATCCGCTTTCTTTGATATAATAAATGTATTCCAATTTTTATTAATTGTTTCTTCAAATACGCACCAATCAAATGGTTCAATACGACTTAAATATTCGAAATTCCAATCTTCATCAGGATAATTTTTTACTAAATTCCATTTTTTGTCTAAATTATTAGATTTCCAGTAAGTAAATATTTTTGTAATATCCCAGAATTTTATTGTATTTCCCACTACATCAAAATCAATATCTTTACGAGCAATAAGATTTTTATAATCCCAATTTTTAGTTGGATATTTTTCAATTAATTTCCAATTAATATCATTTCTTTTTGATAAATATATAAAATCCCAGTTTTTATCAGGGTAATCTTCTACTAAACTAAAATCAAATTCTCGTCTTACTACTAAATCATCTAAATCCCAATCTTGATCCATACTATTTCTAATTATATCGAAATTGACATAACAAGTTGCCCGTTTATAATTTGTATAATAACTGGAGCATTCACTAAGTACATCAAACGGTACAAATCTAGTAGTAAAATCCCAATTATGTCGAGGATTATCTTTTATCATTTTTATAGTTATACTTTTATTTGCCGATAAAGCTTTCCAATTCCAACTCTTATTCGGATATTTTACAACTATACTAAAATCTATATCGGTTCTTTGTGATAAATAATCAAAATCCCATGTTTTGTCAATATGAATATCTAGAAACCACCAGCAAAATTCTGTTATTTTAGATAATTTGTAGAAATCCCATGGTTGATCAAGATTATTACGAATAATATCCCATATATTATTATAATTAGTATTTATGATTGGAAATGTAGGAGTATATGAACCAAATTTTACATTTTCATAATCTAATAAATAATTTTTATAATCCATTTCTATTTGCAATTCTCTGAAAACCCTTATATTCTTATAATTTACCAAATATTAACTTATTAATAGTTGTATTTACACAGAATATTCTATGCATAATTATTGCTATTAAGAACAGTCCTAATATAGTTAAATATATATTCCATTTAAAATGCTTACTTAAGAAATAGGCAGCTAATAGTGTTAGTGCTAAATCAATAATAGCAATCCCAAATAGTTTAAAGGAATGAACACCTTTACTAGGTTCTCCAAAAATATTACGATATTTACAAAGCATTTATATATAAGGATAATTTTTATAAGTATATATAATTTCTCTAAAAATGAACAATAATAATAGTAATGCTGTAACTGTATCAACAACAAGTTCTAATAATTTTTGGTATAACAATAGTTTATTTGTTGCACAATTTATATTCTCTATATTTGGAGTAGCATTTTCAGCAGGAATGTTAATATCTGGTGCAGATACAAATGTATATTTACCAGTATTAACAGCAATTACATTTATGTGGGTTCCAAGTCCTATAAATCATAAAGTTCCAGATTTAGTTTTACCTTCAGGTATTCCCCAATTAAGAGAATTAATTCAACGGAATGGTGGTTTAGATGATATCAATAATTTAGCTAATCTTAGTGCATAAATTATATGTATAAATAATAAATAATCATTATGAATAGTATGTATATTAATGGAAAAGTTGAAGAAGGTTGGAAGAAATTATCTGATAATATAATTGAAGAAAGTGATAAGTATCCACGTGTTAAAAAGATAAAAGATGAATATGCTAAATATACAAAAGAAATAACTATGATTATTATAGTATCTTGTGCACTATTTGCAGGATATTTATCTTGGGAATGTAGTTCTTTCAAGGGAAGTAATATATTATCAAGAATATTTAAAGTATGTATAGCAATGTTATTAAATGTATTCTATATTATATATTATTACTTAACTAAGTCTGATATATGTTTTATAATGAAAAGATTAGATGAGATAGATGTTACTAAATCTAAGAGAAAATAGAATATCTCATTATAGAGTAAGTATATGGGATGCATCTTTTCATGTTTTGGCGATATATGTAATAGTATTATAGGAGGAGTACAAAGTTGTGGTAATGGGATATGTAATGGTGTAAGGTCTTGCATCGTAGGTCCTTGTAATGCTGTTGGCAATTGTTTAAGTTGCCGAAGAAGTCATCGAGGCGGTATGGGTGGAGGCGGTATGGGTGGAGGTGGAATGGGTGGAGGTGGAATGGGTGGAGGTGGAATGGGTGGAGGTGGAATGGGTGGAGGCGGGGGTGGTTGCTTTGGTCGTAGAAGAGGAATGGGTGGGGGAGGTGGATTGTTTGGTCGTAGAAGATACTAATCTAACTTAGCATTGGAATTCCATTCATTTTTCTTGAAATCATTGGGAGACCAACCCTGAACACCTTGTGGTGCTATTGGATCCCATTTAAGATTAAGATTAAGATTTTGAGTAGTATCAAAATAGGGATGTCTCGGTCCTACAAGTAATCCATCATTGCGAGTATTAGATAAACTGAAACTGGGAGCATCATCATTCTGAATTCTTAACGGTTTGTTGTTTTCATTATTCATTATAGAATATATTCCTATAAAATATTTAGGCAACAACCGCTTTTTCTTTCTTTTTTGTTTTCCTAGGTTTTTTAGTTTTTCCACCAGATATTTTATTAGTAGGAGCAGATGGTAATGCAGCAACAAAATAGTTTGAACTATATTTGGGATCAGTTTTTGTAAAGTATTTATCTATTGCCATAAGTTGAGTTGTTCTTTTAGCATCTATTCGTGGTTTAATTTTATCCACTTTTTGTTTCATTTCATTCGTATATTTTTCTAACATAACATACAACATATTGTATTCGTCTTTTTTAGCAGGTGATACATTGATTTCTTCCTTTATAGTTACAAGATAATCAATAATATCAGAAACACATTTTTCATGATCCAAGTAACTAAATAGGAATTTTTTTTCCTTATCAGGAGTCCATATAAGTTTTTTAGTTGAATTATCATAAAATTGCCATAATTTATTTAGACTATCACGGCAATCACGTATACGAGTACTCATAGTTTAATATATATGATGAAAATAATAAAATTATTTTTGTTTTTTCTGTATTTTATAATTTTTTTGTATTTTTGGGATTATAAATCTAAGTCTACATCTCTTCCCTTGACCACTGTTCAATCATACGGTTCATCAGATATTTTCCATAAGGATGATGGATATTCCACGCAACATCCTTACGCACCTTCCATCCCCTATATGCTGTCTGTATTTTTGTTGCTGCATTGGTTTGTCGTTTGTAAATGAAAGGACGCTGAATGATCTCTGCCGAGATATTCCGCATCTTGGTTATAGCATTTTCTAAGACATCTGTCAGGAAGTTCTTCTCGTCGTAGTCTCCAATTGAATATTTAATCTCAATCTTATTCCAGTTAGTCTCGTATTGTGGTCCATATTTGTAGTCGTGATTCACCTGAAATCCTACCATAGCAACTTCACTCACGATGAACTCAGCAAGTTTTGCCGATGGTTTAACATCAATCCACATATGGGCTTCTTCCTCGTGATACACTGTAACACCAAGGTGTTCCCAAAGACTCTCATAGATGAGTTTCTTTGCCTCAAGCACCTTGTATTTTTCCGACTCACTTTCTGGTTCACAGTTTTCAATCTCTACAAAGATCGGAGTGAGGTCGTGTTCCATCACATAGATGGAATCATCCACAGGATACTTTGTACGCATCGGGATTGTCTCATTCCACAGGTCAATCAGAGACTGAGCCTTCTTTGATGTGCTCGTGAAAGTAATCTCCATTCTTATCTCACAAAAGATAGAACAGAGATTTGAATGGAGTATTCAAAAAGTGCTCGGAAAATGATAGGAAATTTTAGTGCGATTAACTTTGGAATATGTTGCCCATACAAAACGATATAATTAATCTTTTTCCAATTATTTTCAAATTTTTTTTTTCGATGGGGGAAATCAAAAAAAAAATTGACGGATATAGTAAAATTTAGCAACCACTATGCATCAATATGCGTTTAACTATAATTTCATTTCTGCTTGCCTTGAATGCCATGGGTACTTATGGTATTATTGACACTTCACGAAGTCTTCCACCATATGGACTCTGTAAAAAGATTGCACCAGAGATAATTAAGAAAAGTCATTGGTGTAAGAAGGGAAGGATTTACGGAGCTCCTCGCAAATCTACATACAAATATGGACGACAAACAGTCTTCTCTGGACCAGTCGGGAAGAATAAAGGATGGTGTGGAAAAATATTGGAAGGTAGTAATGATTTTGCTGCTGTTGCTATTAGTACTAAATATATGAATTTACATGGTAATTCTCCATATTCTCAATATTGTGGTAAATGTGTGTGTATTCGTGTTGTTGGACACGATGAGACTTCTAATAAATATCCTCCAGCTTCTGCTAAGAAATATCATGGAACTGTCATTAAAGGAGTTGTTCGAGATATGTGTTCTGAATGCGATGATGATCATATTGACATCCTTGCAGATAGACCGTATACGCAAGCTCCGATTGACAAATGGAATCCCCTTGCTAAAAAATATAATGCTAAACCCGGAATACGAAAAATTCCTTCTAATATTGTTTATGGGGTTGGTGTATGGAAATCCGAATGGAACTTTGTCCCCTGTAATACGAACTGTGCTACCTATTTCAAGTAAACTTGCTAAACTATGGGGAATTGGGAAATTATATGAATGAATTCTTGTGTATCTGTGTGCACAAGAAGAGAAGAAGAATAAACCATTGAAACTATTTCGAACACTTGGTCAGTATGTAAGATTTGTCAAGGAAGATTATAAGAATAAAGAAACTATTTCGAACACGAACACTTGGTCAGTTTGGTAAAGTAAGTAAGAATTGCAAACGAAGATTAAAAAAATAAAAATTTTATTAATCATATAAGAATTTTTTAGTAATATGTAATATAGAGAATACTATGACTTTTACATTAAGAACTCGTGAATATGAATATTTATATATGAATGATGATGGTAAATTATCATGTACATTTAAATATCCTAATAAAAATGGATATTTTACTAAAGAAGAACGAGTAATTAGACATACAAATGATACTACTTATATACTTAAATCAGATAGTTATGAACAACTATATCCAACAGTTCGTTCTTGGACAATTGAACTTATAGAATTTGATGATAAATATTATTTGCGTATTCCTTATCCGATTTTACCTTATAGTAATAGTAGTAATACAGAAAGTAATTATAATATAGATTATGCATATATAAGTATAAATAGTATTGGAAAAATAGAATTATTATTAGAACCTGTTGAATTTATCTGTGAATTTGTGAAAAAAGAAAGACTATTATAATTTTCTTGGTTTTCTTAATTTTTTACCACCATCTTTAGGAAGAGATGAAATAAATTCGTTAAGATATGTTTCTATTTCCTTTTTAACGTCACTTGCTATTAATTTCGATGCATTATTTGTCTTTGATAATGTAATATATTCTATTTCAACAGAATCTATATCATTAAGATAATTAGCATACATATCTGCAAAATTATCTAATACAATATTTTTAGTCATTATAGCATATTCTTCATCTTCTTCAATAGTCATAAATTGTGCTGCATGAAAACCTTGTTGAAATATCATTGATGATAATTTTTTTAGTGATAAAATACCTTCTTCAGCATTATTAGTGCTATTATTAGAATTACTCCAATCGTCGGCATCATATATAACAGTTAATTTTATAGCATTATTTAATGGTTTACTTCTAAAAACTACTTTAAGAGTTTTTATATCAAGAAGTTCTTTGTAAGTTTTACTATTATTATTATTATTATTTTTGGTTGTATTATTATTATTTTTGATAGTGTTTTTTGAATAATTTTTATTAATAATATTTGAAAAATATTCTAATAAAGATTTCATAAATTTTGTTTTATTTTCTAATTTTGTCTTTGCATGTTGTATATTATTACCTAGACTTTTTGCTGTTTTTTTTAGACATTCTAAATCATTTTCTTTAAGTTTTCTAAAAATCATTGCACGAACTTCTTTGTTTATCGTAGTCAAATAATCTATAGGTGGTTGTTGCCCTTGATTATTCATTTTACTATTAGTTTAGAAAATGATAGGATAAATCTTTGAAACTCTTCTTATATTTCCATATACTTTCATTATTTTGAATTACTTCAAAAATAGGTTGTCCATCTAATAAATGATTTTTATAGAGCCAATTTAGACTATTTAGTTTTTCTTCAAGACATAACATTGAAATCATATGTGATGTTATATCTGGTTCTATTTTAGTTAATAAATATTTAAGAGTATTAATATGATATGAAAATAAACAATCTTTAAATGTCGCTTGTATATCTTCTTCTTCTATATCTGGTTTAAGTCTGAAAACTAATTTAACTAATTTTACATTATCAGTTGTGGTCGATGCTTTAAGAGATAATGATATTAATGAAGCACCATTATCTATAAGATACATAACCGTTTTAATAGAACCACTTAATTGTGCCATATATAGAGGCCAACCATCTTCATAATTAATATCAGCACCATATTGATGAAGAAGTTTTACCATATTAAGATTACCTTGAAGGCAAGCTTTTGAAAATCCAAAAGAATGACTATTTCCAATATTATTTTTATTATTTTTTAATATAGATTCTACAATTTCTATTTGTCCTCTATCAATAGCTTCTAATAGGAATGTTTCATTTTTATTAAGACAATTAGCAAATTCTTCAGTAGTATGACAACCTATAAGTGAACAATATGTTGTATTTTCAGGAATACTATTATAAATAATATTAAATATTTGTAATGCTAAATCTCTTCTTCGTATAGTTAGTTGAATAATTTCTTCAACAAAATGAGGATCATCAAATTGCACTTTGTTTATATTTGTGAGACATTGTTTCAACAAATTAATATATCCTAATTTTATTGAAAGTATTAATAATAATTTCCATTGATGTTGGTGTAGAGGGTATTTAAGATTTCTAATAAAATAAAGTATTTTTTCCTGAGGATTTTCATGTTTATATTTTTTAATTATTCTTGATATATTCTTAAATATATCATCTGGTAAAGATGCAATAATCATTAAAGAATTAGTTTTCCATATATCATACCATGATTTACATACAAAACTAATATTTTGAAGGGATTTAATATCTAAATTTTGAAATATTACTAATAGATTATCATTAGGAAGAATAGACATATATACATGTATATCATATATGAATATTAGAAAAATTAGAAAATAAGAAAATAAAAATAAGAATATTAGAAATTAAATTCGTTATATATAATATAAAATGACTGAAGTGACATCATTTAATTATCCTTTTGTTCTGCCACAAATTAAAATGGTTGCAGGTTTTGATGAGTGGTGTATTAGCAATCTACCCAAAGAGTATGGATATCAAGGTAATACGGGAGACCCAAGTACAACAACTTTTACATTATTTTTAAGTAAAGAATTAACAACACAAGAATTAGCAGACTTAACAACTCTATTACAGAATCATAATGATCCTGCTTATTGGACAACATTAGCTAAAGTTGAATCAACTAATTTGCATGTTGATTTAACAAATTCAACTATAACAATTCCATTAAGTACTTTTATATTTTGTCCCAATGATATGGATAATGCAAAATTAGATAGTTTAAAGATTTTAGTCCAATATCATACACCTCAATTAGAATCTTTTCTAAATTTTGATACAGAATCAGTAAATACAATTACACTTGAACTATATTGTTTAACACGTAATCTATTACTATTAACAAAGACAGTTGGTATTAATGATATATTAACTGATTGGAAAACACGAGCTAATAATTCTGAAACAGGTGCGTTTGATAAATGGAAAACTCTACAATTATATAATCTTCACAGTGTAATAACTAGTTTTGATTGTATTTGGCAATTTAGATTATCAGTTAGTAATCCATTAGTATATGTAGCACTTACAAGTCTTGAAAGAATTTTCTATGAATTCCATACTAATTAGAATGCATATAATACTAAGAAGCAACTATGAATTTTAACAGAACATGTTGATGAACTTCCTTTTACTTGTATTTCTAATACAGATAAGGTTGGAGGCATAAGTTCTTGATCTAATTGAATTTCATTTGCTACAATTGATTTATTTGAAAATGTTTGAGAACCAACAATAGTATTTGTTGCAACATCACATACTCTAACAGAATAAGTATCTGTATCTGCAGAAGATGTAGTTGTCATTGAAGAATTAACGATTAGTTTATCAATAGTATCTATATATCGTCCTCTAAACATAAATTCGCTTACTACTACCCAAACAGTATTTTGAACAAAATAGATAATAGTATTCAAATGTTGATATTTATAACTACCTTGTTTATTATAGCTATCTTGATCAAAATTTGTAATGAGAGTTTCTATATTCTGAATATCATTTTGTGAAATTTCTGTAGAGAAATGTAGTTTTATTACATTATCTTCAGAACTTGTATTTGTAAAATTTGAAAAACCACTTTTAAGGAGTAGATCGCCTATTATATGTAAACAACTCGTATCACCATTATATGTATAAACAGACATTTTTACTTATTATATATATTTTAGATTTTTATACTATCTATGCAATCCTATATATAGTTATAGCTGCATTTCTTATAGTAATCGTTGCTGCTGAAGCTCCACGACGAAATTGTAATAAAATTGTATGCGACCCTGCTGTATATGTATCAAAACTAGTTATACATGTTGCTTCATATACAGCCGTTATTCCTAAATAATGTGTATTATAAGCTATTGATGTACCATCGAGTGTAAGATTAACTTCAGCAATACGTAATGCTGTTCCAGATGCAACTTCACAATAAGCTCTCGTCATATAAGTTCCTGCTTCAAATGTTTGTGTTTGTGTTACTCTTGTTTGGTATACAGTTGTAGTATTTGTTGTACTTGCAGGTACAGTAGTATGGAAATAGTATCTTCCGATTACAACAGGAATACCATTTACTATAAGATTATTATTAACAACATTCATATTATCAGTTGTAATATTACTTGATACAGCATTTGAGAATGTTGGATACAAGATTGTTGCATTGGATAGAGTTGCATTACTTCCTGTAATCAAAGAATCAACAGTTAAATTAGTTGTATGTATATCTAAACTTGTAAGATTACTGGTTACGGTATTAGAGAATGTTGGATATAATATTGTAGCATTTGATAATGAAGCATTGCTTCCTGTTAATAATGAACTAATCGTAGCATTAGTAGTCGTTAAACCTAAACTTGTAAGATTACATGTTGTTGTATTTGAGAATGTTGGATACAATATTGTAGCATTGGAAAGACTTGCATTAGAACCTGTTAATAACGAACTAATAGTAGCATTAGTAGTTGTTAAACCTAAACTTGTGAGATTACTAGTTACGGTATTAGAGAATGTTGGATATAATATTGTAGCATTTGATAATGTTGCATTGCTTCCTGTAATTAATGAATTAACAGTTAAATTATTTGCTATAGCGTTAGTGAATGTAGGATATAAGATAGTAGCATTTGAAAGATTTGCATTACTACCTGTTAATAAGGAACTAATAGTAGCATTAGTGGTGGTTAAACCTGTACTTGTAGCATTTGTGAATGTAGGATACAAGATTGTAGCATTGGAAAGTGAAGCATTAGAACCTGTTAATAAGGAACTAATAGTAGCATTTGTAGTTGTTAAACCTGTTGATGTAGCATTAGTGAATGTTGGATACAATATTGTAGCATTAGAAAGAGTTGCATTGCTTCCAGTGATTAATGAATTAACAGTTAAATTGTTTGCTATTGCATTAGTGAATGTTGGATACAAGATAGTAGCATTGGAAAGACTGGCATTAGAACCTGTTAATAAGGAACTAATAGTAGCATTCGTAGTGGTTAAACCTGTACTTGTAGCATTTGTGAATGTAGGATACAATATTGTAGCATTTGATAATGTTGCATTACTTCCTGTAATTAATGAATTAACAGTTAAGTTATTTGTTATTGCATTAGTGAATGTTGGATATAATATTGTAGCATTAGAGAGAGTTGCATTACTTCCTGTTATAAGACTATAAACAGTAAGATTACTTGCACTAATATTTGAAGCTGTAATATTAGAAGTACTAATAAGAGTTTCAGTAGCATTTACAAAATTAACAGTATTCACAGTTAGATTAGAGAAATTTGCATTGCTTCCTATAAATGTTGTGCTGGTAATGCTACTTGCAGCAACATTTGAGAATGTTGGATATAAGATTGTGGCATTAGATAGAGTTGCATTACTTCCTGTAATTAATGAATTAACTGTTAAGTTGTTTGCTACAGCATTAGTGAATGTTGGATACAAGATTGTAGCATTGGAAAGACTGGCATTAGAACCTGTTAATAAGGAACTAATAGTAGCATTAGTAGTTGTTAAACCAGTACTTATCGCATTTGTGAATGTTGGATATAATATTGTAGCATTGGATAGATTGGCATTAGAACCTGTTAATAAGGAACTAATCGTAGCATTCGTAGTGGTTAAACCTGTACTTGTAGCATTTGTGAATGTAGGATACAATATTGTAGCATTGGAAAGACTGGCATTAGAACCTGTTAATAATGAACTAATAGTAGCATTAGTAGTTGTTAAACCAGTACTTATCGCATTTGTGAATGTTGGATACAAGATTGTAGCATTGGAAAGATTGGCATTAGAACCTGTTAATAAGGAACTAATAGTGGCATTCGTAGTGGTTAAACCTAAACTGGTTAGATTGCTTGTTGCTGCATTTGAGAAAGTTGGATACAATATTGTAGCATTGGAAAGACTGGCATTAGAACCTGTTAATAAGGAACTAATAGTAGCATTAGTAGTGGTTAAACCTGTACTTGTAGCATTTGTGAATGTAGGATACAATATTGTAGCATTGGATAATGAAGCATTAGAGCCAGTTAATAAGGAACTAATCGTAGCATTTGTAGTGGTTAAACCTGTACTTGTAGCATTTGTGAATGTAGGGTACAATATTGTAGCATTGGAAAGAGTTGCATTACTACCTGTTATTAATGAATTAACTGTTAAATTGTTTGCTACAGCATTAGTAAATGTTGGGTACAATATTGTAGCATTGGATAGTGAAGCATTAGAACCTGTTAATAAGGAACTAATAGTGGCATTAGTAGTGGTTAAACCTAAACTTGTAAGATTACTAGTTGCTGTATTTGAGAAAGTAGGATATAAGATTATAGCATTTGAAAATGTAGCATTACTACCGGTTAATAAGGAACTTACAGTTTCATTAATAGTAGTATTATTACTTGTTGATATATTTGAGAAGGTAGCATATTTGATAGTTGAATTTGATAATGTTATATTGCTTCCTGTGATTAGCGAATTAACTGTCAAGTTATTTGTTACAGCGTTAGTGAATGTAGGATACAATATTGTAGCATTTGAAAGATTTGCATTACTACCTGTTAATAAGGAACTAATAGTAGCATTAGTGGTGATTAAACCTGTACTTGTAGCATTTGTGAATGTAGGATACAAGATTGTAGCATTGGAAAGTGAAGCATTAGAACCTGTTAATAAGGAACTAATAGTAGCATTTGTAGTTGTTAAACCTGTTGATGTAGCATTAGTGAATGTTGGATACAATATTGTAGCATTAGAAAGAGTTGCATTGCTTCCAGTGATTAATGAATTAACAGTTAAATTGTTTGCTACTGCATTAGTGAATGTTGGATACAAGATTGTAGCATTAGATAACGAAGCATTAGAACCTGTTAATAAGGAACTAATAGTAGCATTCGTAGTGGTTAAACCTGTACTAGTAGCGTTTGTAAATGTAGGATACAATATTGTAGCATTAGAGAGAGTTGCATTGCTTCCAGTTATAAGACTATAAACAATAAGATTACTGGTACTAATATTTGAAGCTGTAATATTAGAAGTACTAATAAGAGTCTCTGTTGAATTTACAAAATTAACAGTATTCACCGTTAGATTAGAGAAGTTAGCATTACTTCCTATAAATGCAGTGCTTGTGATGCTACTTGCAGTAACATTTGAGAATGTTGGATATAATATTGTTGCATTAGAAAGAGTAGCATTACTTCCTGTGATTAACGAATTAACTGTTAAATTGTTTGCTATAGCATTAGTGAATGTTGGATACAATATTGTTGCATTGGATAGTGAAGCATTAGAACCTGTTAATAAAGAACTAATCGTAGCATTAGTAGTGGTTAAACCTAAACTTGTAATATTACTTGTTGCAGTGTTTGAGAATGTAGGATACAATATTGTTGCATTGGAAAGATTGGCATTAGAACCTGTTAATAATGAACTAATAGTAGCATTTGTAGTTGTTAAACCTAAACTTGTAATATTACTTGTTGCTGTATTTGAGAATGTGGGGTACAATATTGTAGCATTTGATAAGGTTGCATTACTTCCTGTGATTAACGAATTGACCGTCAAGTTATTAGTTACAGCATTTGTGAATGTAGGATATAATATTGTAGCATTGGATAGATTGGCATTAGAACCTGTTAATAAGGAACTAATAGTGGCATTGGTAGTTGTTAAACCTAAACTTGTAATATTACTTGTTGCAGTGTTTGAGAATGTAGGATATAATATTGTTGCATTGGAAAGATTGGCATTAGAACCTGTTAATAAAGAACTAATAGTAGCATTAGTAGTCGTTAAACCAGTTGTAGTAGCATTGGTAAATGTAGGATACAATATTGTAGCATTTGAAAGAGTAGCATTAGAACCTGTAATTAATGAATTAATAGTTGCTGTATTAGCTATAATATTGGAAGTAGTTATATTAGAAGTACTAACTGTGGTTTGTGTTGAAGTTGTAAAATTAACAGTATTAACTGTGAGGTTAGAAAAGTTTGCATTACTTCCTATAAAAGTGCTACTTGTTATACTACTTGCTGCAACATTTGAGAATGTTGGATATAATATAGTTGCATTGGATAGAGTAGCATTGCTTCCTGTAATTAATGAATTAACTGTCAAATTATTTGCTACTGCATTTGTGAATGTAGGATACAATATTGTTGCATTGGACAGATTGGCATTAGAACCTGTTAATAAGGAACTAATAGTAGCATTAGTAGTTGTTAAACCTAAACTTGTAAGATTACATGTTGCTGTATTTGAGAATGTAGGATACAATATTTTAGCATTTGATAATGAAGCATTGGAACCTGTTAATAAAGAACTAATCGTAGCATTAGTAGTGGTTAAACCTAAACTTGTAATATTACTTGTTGATGTGTTTGAGAATGTAGGATACAATATTGTAGCATTTGAAAGATTTGCATTACTTCCTGTGATTAGTGAATTAACTGTCAAATTGTTTGCTATAGCATTTGTGAATGTAGGATATAATATAGTGGCATTAGAAAGAGTGGCATTAGAACCTGTTAATAGGGAATTAATTGTAGCATTAGTAGTAGTTAGACCTAAACTTGTAATATTACTTGTTGCTGTATTTGAGAATGTAGGATATAGAACTGTAATATTTGAGAATGATGCATTACTACCTACTAACGATCCTAAAACAGTTTCTGTATTAGTTATAATATTAGACGCTGTAATATTTGAAGTATTAATTATTGTTTCAGTTGCATTAATGAAATCTACTGTGCTAACTGTTAAATTAGAAAAATTTGCATTACTTCCATGAATTGTTACTGATGTCAAATTACTTGTATCTATATTACTTGTTGCTATTGAACCAGTTAAATATAAATCTCTGAAACTTCTATCAATACTACCTATATCATATGAAGCATCGTGATTAGGAATTATATCACTAAAAGAAACATTACACATATTCATTCCAGTTATATACATGGATTGAACTGATGATTGGGGAATACCAACAACTGTCATAGTATTTAAATCAACTTGATGTGAAGTATCATTAGGACATTTTGTAGGAGTTTGTTCATTCCATGTATAAACAAAATTACTTTCAGTTTCGCAATAAAATCTGTATTTTTTGACAGACATCTTATTTTTTGGTAAGAATTTAATTTATGATTAGACATATTTTAGGCATATTCATATATAATTATTACACCAGAAGATCCTGAACCTCCATTTTGACTATTTGAAGTTAAATTATTTGCACCACCACCACCACCTGCACCATAACCTTCTGCTGATGAACCAGATGAAGTTAAATAGAATCCTTCTCCTCCTCTTCCATAATGTGAATTTCCACCAGCACCACTTTTTAATATTGATGTATTTCCTATACCACATTCTCCATTTTCACCATATACAGTCATAATACCATTAGAAGAACTACCACCTTCTCCAAATGTATAATATCCAGATGATGCAGCATATATTCCACCTAATCCTCCCATTCCCATATATGTAGTTCCATTTATAATTAATGAAGTATTCCCACCATTCCCACCATTACCACCATTAGAAGTACCAGCTGTTCCTAATGATCCAATAGAATATGTATATGGACCAACACCAAGATTATTAATAAAAGCAAGACATAAACCACCAGCACCTCCGCCACTACCGGCTGAATATTCATCTGCACAACAACCACCTCCACCACCTCCACCACCTATTATATGAGCAACTATTTTAGTAGTTTCATTAGTAGGAGTGTATGATGAACCAGATGTCAAAACACGTAAATCAAGGAGTGTTCCTGGCATATGAGTTGCAAGACATAGATCTTTGAATCTTAAATTTGAACTACCTAAAGATTGAAATGCATCAGTTTGAGGTATAATATTTCCAGCAATAGAGATATTCGATAAATTTAGAGTTTCAGTTGTTATAGTGGGAGTTATTATAGAATTTGATGCAGTTATAGTATTAAGAACATCAAGATTTCCATTTCCAGATAATTCCATTAAAACTGAAGAATCAAAATTCCATGTAAAGTTTTGATTTGATTCTTGTATGGTTTGATTTTGAGTATCTCCATAAAAACCAGTGAAATACGTATTACTATTATCATAATTACTAGACCATTGTTTGTCATGATAAATATATTTAACCATGTGTTTACTATTGAATTCTACAAAGAAAATTATAATATCATTATAATAAAATAAAAGAATGCCTAGAACTATAAATAAATATAGGTGTTTATGTATTACCGAGAATACAAGTGTTTATACTTGGGGAGAAGTAGCACCTACAGTTTGTCCTAATAATAATACTCATTCTATAGATAATTCTACTGTAACAATTGTAGATTCTGTTAATGATAATTCAGTTACTATCTTACAAGATAAGGGTTTAACAGGTGGTAATTTCCGTTGTGAAACATGTAAAGCAGTAGTTAAACCAAATTCAACAGAATCATTTGATTTCTCTTGGCCATTTGATATGTCTGTTGCCACTGTACATTTTGTAACTAATGCACAACATATAGGTGATGAAATAACATCAATTATTGCACCAAATACAATTGTTGGATATATAACACAGGATGCAAGTATTGGAAATACACTTATACATGTTAGTCCTACAGTAATTCAATTTCTTAATATTGGATATCTTATTAAATTATTTGATGGTATAAATGTTTCGTCATTGGGTTATGTAGTAGCAAAAGATCCAGTTAATTATACTATAACTACAACAATTGGAAGTACGAATGATTTCTCAGCATCATTTCCTACATATGTAATGATAGAGATTAGTAATATACATAGTTTTGAAATAGGTGATCCTAATAAATATGATATAGGTCAATCTGTTATAGGAAGTGGTCTTATACCTGCAAATACAGTTATGAGATTACAATATAAAAATAAATCAAAAACTGATGCTAAAGCTTTTATCTTTTATTTCGAATACTTCTATTAGTCTTCTGCATAAGTAAAAGAACAAGATATATCAGTTGTTCCAGTTATAGTTTTTGCAACTATTGATAATGTAGAATTGTGTTCTATAAATAATTCAATATTTTCTAAGTCAATACTTAAGTTTTCACTCGAAGTAAGACCACTTGAATATTTAACTTGTCCTTGAGTTACTGTTAAAGAATCATAATCAACTTCTGCTACAGATACATCTCCATCAACATCTGTAAAGTTCTCATTATTATCAAGAACTCCATATCTAATAATATATATTTCAACAAAGTTAGTTCCAAAGTTACTAATACTTAAAATCTTTGGAACAATATTTTTCATATTGAATTTATTATGCCAAATATATTTACTTCTAATTGTAAATATATGTGTCATAGAATCTGTTATACCTAATTTAGTTTTTGTTAGTGATGATAAAACTCCTAAATGATGTATTTTCCCTTGAACAAATCCGGCACAACATGGTGATTTAATTGTAACAGCAGTATCATTTGTTTTATTTTTACTTGTTAAAACAAATTCTAATGTAGGATTTGATAGATTTGTAACAGTAAAATTGTTAGCGTGTTTAATTCTATGTACTGGAATAATTTTAGTTGTTGTCGAGTCTTCTACACCAAATTCTAAGTAACCAAATCCTAAATATTGGAATTTAATATAATATATATTTCCTTTACTAGGATCTATTAATGTACTACTTGGATTATAAATACTTCCACTACCATCTAATACATCTATATTCCAAGAAGATTGTGGAATATGTTGAGTAATATTTAAACCTGCTTGATTTTGAACAATTGTTGCTTCTCCTGAAGTTGGAAAAGTTATACTGAATTCTCCTGTAACTAATATTGCTTGTAAACATCCTACATAAACAGTTGAACCAACAGCTGACATTATCCATCCAGGAGGACTTGATGTTGTATAATTATATTTTGAAATTTCTGCAGCTGTATAAGCAGTATCTGCACCATCAGTAACAGGAACACTAAAAGAAACTCCTCCTAATACAATAATTACATTTTGAGTATCACTTGATTTTGTTGTTATAGTTATAGTATGTAATTGTCTTTTATTAAGATTAGTATAAAATATACCAAATGTAGTATTTTTATATCCAAATAATAATCCTGATTCTGTATTTCCAAATCCAATAAATTGATCATTACCTTCTTTAGGAGTATCAAATATAGCTGTAAATAGAGCCATAGAACCTTGTCCAGGTCTATATCTTAATGCTTTTCTAGATCTAATAAGAGCTATACTATTTGTTTCGGCTGCTGTTGTACATAATGCCATTCCATCTAATTGTGTCACAGTACCATTATTTTGTTGATATATCTTAAATGAATTAGGATCTATTGAATATATGAAATCGTGTTGTAATATAGGAGTATTAGGAGAAATTAATAATTCACCAAATGCAGTTATAGGGCCAGTTATAGTAGTTTCTAACTGTCCATTAGGAGTAGCATTTACAGGAACATATGTTCTGTTTTGTAATCTACCATTAATAATAGAACGTGTAACTTGGCAATCAACTGAATCATTAATTATTGATGCTATATTTGTACCAATTTCTTTATTACGATAATGATTATATATTGTTTGTATCTTTAAATTACTTTTTGAACCATTATTTTTATATATAACTTTAAAATATCTTGTTGTAACTGTTATTTGATTACTAGAACCTGTGTCAAAAACTGTAATCTTCTTAATAAAATCACTTGCTATAGCATCTGTACTAAAGTGAAGTTCTAGTCCATCTTCAGCAGATTTATTATCACAAGCAACAAATATAGTGATAGTTGCATAATTACTTACATCTTCCCATTGTCCATGAAAAATTGACTCTGGATATAATGGAATTTCTGTTGAATTTACTATAGAGATTTTTCTAAAAGCATTTACTATAACATCATACATAGGATTAGGATAATTAGTTATAAGAGTTTGTAGAGTTGTTTGTTGTTCAGTTGTAAGTTCATCATCAGTATAAACTGTTATATCTAATGGATCATTATATTGTTCTTGAGCATCATCACAAATACAAGTAACAGATTTTACAGCAGACATATTAGATTGTAAATATGTGTATAATTGTTGAATATCATTAAGGGTTCTTGTAAAGACATAGGTAAATACCATAGTGATTTATATGATTATAAGAAAAATAATCTATATGATAATCCTAATATACCTAATAAAAAATATGATAGTAATATAATATTGAATTAATAAAATGGGTGCAGGATCAAGTAATCTAAACAAATCTATGAAGAATGTATTCTCATCTGAACTTGAAAAAATAAATGATATAGTAAGTAAAGTAATTACAAAAGACGATAAGTTTATAGATACTAATTATAATTTCTTATTTGAAGAGACTTGTTCAAAATATACTGTTATTTGGGAGAAACAACTTGGAAAACACTTAAAAGTTGATTTAGATAATCTATCAGGTTCTATCTATTTAGTCGAAAAAAAAGATAATATTACAAATACACCTGATAATGTAGATATTTCAAAACAAGATCTTTGTAATAAAATTTCAAAACATTATATTAAAATTTTATATATATTTAGTTTAATTAAAACTGTTTATGATTTAGAACATGCAGGAGATGATAGTATAGCAGGAATAATGCAAAGAAATGTTAAAATAATTGGAGAAAGAGATGATATAATGGAATTAAATTATTGTTCTGTCCCACATAAAGATTATGATATTCAACCATCTGATAAAATCAATTTTGATTATTTACAGGGTTTTAAATTATTTGTAGAACACTTCCTAACTCCAATAGAAAGATATGCATTTTTAGAACAATTTAAAGCAATCTTTGCAAGACAACCAAGACATAAAGTAATAGATGCTATATGTCAAGATTCATTAGTTCCATTAGATGCTTATGAGAAATTGTATTCCAAAAAGTTTGAAAAAACAGATAAGAAGTTAACATGTGATGCAAAACATCATAGTGTTAAAAAAGAAAGGAAAACGGTTGATCTAATGTTTGAAGTAGTAGCAGATAATCCGATTTTACATACACAATTCTGTTTTAGTCATAAGAAACTTGTTATACCTTTAAATAATAAAGATAAAGAAACAAGAGAAGTTGTAAAATTATATGAGGATATGCATAAGAACTATGTTAGTAATGTTGATAATATATTAAAAATATTATATAAAATAGTAGATAGAGAAAGTGAGGATAAATATGTACTTAAAAATATTTCAAGTGATGATTTAGAATCAATCATAAAAGAAGTTAAACAGAATATTGTATTATTTTATATGCAGTCTATTGTAGATTATCAGGTATTATTAGATGGTGCTAAAAGTATTCCAAATATAAAAGTATAAATTTATATTTCTAATAGTTTAATTTATTTTTCAATTTTGTTTCGCTTATTTGAATAAACAAAATACTCTCTATAGAATAGAATAAAGTCTAGAAAGATGATGGTAAGTAAGTCTGGATTTATTATAAATGAGATTTATATCGAACTTAAAAGAGCTATGCAGAGTCATGATTATGAAAGAGTTTGTTATTGGTCTGCAGAATTAGTATGTAGTAGTCAAATAAAACAATTAGTATCTTGGATTATTAGTCTATGTTGTACTGAATATGTGAATACTAATTGTTTTATCTCTGCATTTGTTATTTCGAAATGTAACTATATTATTCAAGAAAAATATAAATGGAAATCAAATGAAGTAAGAGAGGCATTATGTGAAATAGTTTTATTTATTTCACAAGAAGAACCTGCAACATCAACTTTTTATAAACATGGTGCAAGTTATAAAACATTTATAAACTCTTTATATTTTAAGAAAAATAAAGAATTTCGTGAATTAAAAGATAATTTAGGATATATACCACATAATGAAGTGTATATACTCATTAATTATTTATATGAATTTATGTTGATAAATGATATTAAAAGTGTATTTAGAATTCTATATCATATTGTCCAAATGAACGGAATAGAAGAATGTGAAACATTAGATATAGTGCGTAATATAAAAAAGAATAAAACAGATCCAGTATGGGTTTTATGGTCAGTTTTATTTATTTTTACAAAACGTCCACCTTGTGATCCAATAGTTCAAAAGTATATTGAGAGTTCATTTAATATATTTTCCATTGAATATACCAAGAAAATTAGAAATGAAAGAATGAATATACTATTTATATGTTATTTATTATGTGTTAAAAGGAAATCAGTTACTTATGTAGATACATATCCATCTTGGATTTCAACTAATGCTAAACAAGTACATGTAATATATGATGATATACTGCGAAAGGAGAATAAAGAGAAGGAAGCAAAAGCATTACAATCTAAAATAGCTAAAGAAAATGAAAAGACAAAGAAGGGAGGGGAAATTAAAGAGAAAAAAATAGCAGTTAAGAAAGATAAAAATGGAACACTTACTCAGGAAGAGAAAAAGGAATTAAACGAAAAGATGAGATGGTTTTTTTGTCTTACATATAAAGATCCTAATAGAATTAATGCACAGAAGTATAAAGAAACTATATTACAAGAGCAACCTTATAAGATGTTTGATGTAGAATATGATGACTATTCAAGTGATATGCCACGACAAAAAGGGGCATTAAGATTGGAAAAATTATAATCATATATAATAATAATAGGTAAATGAATACTCTTGATGTAAGAAAAGTAAGTTTTTCTTCAAAATCTATATTTGGCGAAGGTTTTGCTACTGGTCAAAAAAAAGCTGTTAATGTTTTAGGTACTATATTAGAAAGTAATATATTGAAATTAGATGGAAGTATAGCTTTAGAAGATATACCTAAATGGAAAAAATATGAAATTTGGAGTTATATTTATTATTTATGGCATTACAATAGAACACATATTCAGGTGTTTTCGGATATGACACATCAGCGAGGTAAAAAGGCAGAAGCATCAGCAAAGACATTTTTAACAGGTATGTATAGTGTAATGGATAAAAATAATGTAAATGCTAATGCAGGATTACCAAGTATTTTTACAAAAGAAAGACTTATAGTGACTGTAAATAAAATTATTAAAGATAATAAGGATATTTCAATTCCTATTTTACAAAGATTATATAAGAAATTATTAAATTCTGGTGATATTCCAGGATTAAGTCAAGTTAAACGAAATGTAAATGTTAAAATACCAAATAATAGTAAATCAAATATCCAAGTTAAAGTAGATAAAATACAGGTTAAAACAGATGGTAATTATATAGCAAAAGTAGGTAATGATCCTAATTCAGATATTAAAGTAGCATTTGGAATTAACTTAATACCTAAAGATCAATATTCTTATAATGTAACTAATAAATATCCTTCCAATACAACTGATAGATATAAAAAGGAACAAAATAGATTGGAATTACAAAGATTAGAAGATATTAGATTAGAACAAATAAGATTGGAACAACAAAGAATAGAACAACAGAGATTAGAAAGACAAAGATTAGACCAACAAAGACTTGAAGAATTACGAAGACAATAGGAAAAAATTTATGTAAAAATATAACTATAAATAGTATAATGGATGTATGTTGTATCTGTTTAGAAGATGTAGATAATAAATATATTTATAGTTGTAAACAATGTACTGCAGTTCTACATACAGATTGCTTTGTAAGTTATTTTAATTATAATTATAAAAGATATGCAAATGTTCTGTGTCCTATATGTAAAATTATTATAGTAAAAGTGAATAATCCTATAAATATATATATATCAAATAGGATAAATATATTTTATCAAGTATTATTATTTGTTTTCACTATGACAATAATTATGAATATAATGTTTTATCAAAATATTATATTTTATCCACATCCACATACAAATGCAAATGATAGTATACTAAGAGTTAAATTTATGTAAATATAGTTACCATTGAACTAAATGTTTTATCTAATCCTTTGATAACTCTTATTCGTATTTTTTTATTTATAGGTTTATATGATACTTTTTTCATATTTATTAGCGCATTATGATCTTCTGGGCAAATATTAATATATTTTTTATATTTTTCATGGACATAAATACATTTATGATATTTATCCATAAATATTGAATGAGCAAGGAAATTTTGAGAAAATTTATTAATTACTAATTTGTCATCAAGATCAGGTAATTCTAATATATGTGTTTTAAGACTTTTCTTATTGTATATATTCCATCTTGGTAACAGAGATATAATACTTTCACCATATAAATCACCTTTGGTATAATAATGAGTATAATTAAAACCAGATAATTTAAATTTAGGATTAAAGAATGCTGGACATGATAAACAATTACAATATATATTTTTATAACCTATTTTTGATAAATAATGACTTACAATGATACTACAAGCAGCACCTAAACTATGACCATGTATATAAAGATTATAGTTAGTAAAATCTTCTTTATTAGGATGTTTATTTAAAGTTGATAATATCATACTATACACTATATTAGCATGATTTACAACTCCTGGATGAATATTATCATATAAATTATCTAATTCATCTGGTAATGCAACATTACTTATATTAGTAGGTAATAATCGTTTCTTCTTATTATTTAATTGTGCTATAGATACAAGATCTCTTAAACGAAAAGTACCACGAATTCCTATAATAATTTTTTTCCATTCCTTTTTAATAACTATGACTATATATGGAGAATTTCTAAAATATTTACATGTTGTTAATTCGTATGGGCATTGTTTCTTGTCTGAAAATAAATAAGTATGAGCACTATTATATCTTTGATATGCCATTTGACACCAAAAATATGTATTACGAAGAATTTGGTTTGGATGAATATTTCTATAGAATAAAATTTCTGGACTAGATTGAAGCTCTTCTCTTAAGTCTCTTAAACTTTTAAGGGAATCTAAAGGTAAACAATCCATTATTATATTTATTACATAAATTTAATCCCAAGAGTCTAAAGAATAGATGTAGTAGTATGATATACGGTTGAAAATATATCATGAACACATATACAATTAAGAGGTGTTGTGCTTTTATATTTCCAGAATGTTGGTAGTACTAAAATATTGCCTACTTTAAGTTTAATATAAACACATTCATAATCTTCTGAATTTTTAAATTTAGGATTAACAATTTCAATTTCACAAGGAGTATTAGATGAGATAAATAAATATCTTGATTTATTTTCTATAAGTTTCTCTTGTGGAATATAGTCGTGATTATATTTATGACTATACATATATTTCATAGATGAATTTATAATTTGTTCTGGAGTATCTGCTTCTGCTGATATACCATTATATATAATTATAGGGTTTTTTTCATATAGAATATCTGGTGTAAGTTTAGATGGATTAACTTGTACAATTTCATAATAATCTTGATATTTCAAATTAAAACGAATGTATAGCACAGCTACTAAAACTAATAAAATTATTAATAATTTATTCATGTTTGTTTATTATTATTATTGTATGTACAAAAACGAATACCAAGATAAACATATAATAAAATTTTTGAAAACTACTTAAAGACATTTTGTATATATATATTTACACAATGGAAGTCTCTAACACGCCCCCACAAGTAGAAATTGTCGTAGATACAAATGAAGAAGCCTCTAATGGTAATTCAATGGATAACAACCCAACTGATACATCTGTTAATACTGACGAGCATATGGACGTAATGCACGAAGTAAAAGATGGCGACACTGTGGGTGAATATATTGGTCAATGTAAGTGGTTTAACAACTCTTATGGTTATGGATTCATCACAATTTGGGATGGTCCAGAGAAAGGAACTGATATCTTTGTCCACCACAGTGGTATTAAACCACTAAATTCTATGTATAAAACTCTTAAGAAGGGTGAATATGTCATGTTTGATGTTTATTCAGGAAACAAGGGTAAACAAGCTATTAATGTACGAGGAATCTGCAACGGTCCTCTACTATGTGATCATATTCAAATCAAGAAAACACCTATGACTGGAGTAGTTGGTGCCACAGGTACTGTACCATCTTCTTATCATGATCCAAATAGTGTTCAACAGCAAGGTGGACCACCTACAGCTTGGAACACCGTATCTTATAAGAAAAAACTACCACCGGTTTTTCCAGGTGTAAAGCGTCGTCGTAATGGTACACATACAGAAAATCAACAAGACCCTCAAGATCCCCAAGATACAGAAATGCCTGTTGATGCACAAGTAGAAGAACCTCAAGATGTAGAAGCACCTGTAGAAGTAGAAGAACTACCAGATCTTATCTAAAAATAATATAATAAATTGTTTCAACTAATCTCTAATGTTTCACCTAAATTATTATTTTTTAATTATATTGTAATCCGTGCGATTAAGATTACAATAGAATTTCTACAGGTCTAAATATATATATAAATGACAACTGTACCTGAAATAAGAGAAGAGACTTTAACAGTTTTCAAAGATACTATGCTTAAGAAGATAGATAATATGGATACGAAAATGCTTAACTACTGGGTTAATTCTATTAGTAGTAAAAATAAAAATATGGATGATTTCAAACAATTCCTATTAAAAAGTCAAGATTATAATAATATTGTTCGTAATACATTCTTTGATATATTCTATGACAAACTTAGTGATAAAAATTATCAAGAATTATTTAATGAATTCCAATCAAAATATAATGGAGTTCAGGTGCATGAAAGTGATATAATTAATTTCATTTCTAATTCTAAAACATTTATTGACAAATATACACATATAATTATAGATATGTATGAATTAATTAATAGTCAACAACCATCATCTGATGAAGTTCAGTTATATTTATATAAATTTCAATCTAAACCACAATATAATATTGATGACTTAAAAGATGATATAACTAATAATAATACCGAAGAAACAACATTAGATGATGATGGTTTACAAGATGGAGATTTTACTGAAGAAGAACAAAAAGAAATTATTTCATTATGGAAAGATAAAACATTATTCTTAGAATTTTATAGAAATATTAAAAAAGATACTAATGTAGTTCAAAGTGAAAAACCTAGAGATACAGAAGTATCATATAATAACACAGTATTAGATATTGTTAAATGCTTTGAAACTGTATATAATCGTAATATGAATGTAAGAGAATACCTTTTATATATTCAAGAATTATCTGGTCTAAAAGCAGGAGTACTATTATCAAAAATAGAAGATTTTAAGAAACACCATTTAGATGTATTTATCGAAGTAAGAGATATTGTATCAAGATATTTAAATGAAACATTAGGAGAAGATGAGTTTATTAGTAAATACTTATGTGATATAGATAATGAAGGATTCTTAGATGAACTTAAATATAATATTATTAATTCAGAGGAATATGAAACAAAGATGAGTGAAAGATTATCAGTTCTCTATAAGAACTTATATGATGAATGCCTAATTGATGCTGATATCAAATATGTATTTGAAAAAGTTAAGAAGGATAATTGTGATATATTAAATGAAGATCTTAATAACTATTTAGTTGAATTTAAGAATGAAACAGATCAAATTACTGAACGTATACTCAAAATATACCTTGACACTTATGAAAGAGAACCTGATATTTATGAGATTGCTAAATATCTGGAATTATATAGAAAGAATTCAAAAGACGAATTATATACATTAGAAGAAATTGATGAACAAGTAGAGAAAGAATTACAAGATTCTCTGGAATATCACGATGTTATTAAATCTAAAATTAAAAAGATTTATACAAGTATTAAAAATACTAATATTTTACCAAGTATCATCTATAATATACTTGAAAAAATTATTCATCCTAATAATACCAATAATAGAGGTATGAAAGATATTGATAGTCATATAGAACAACTTGTTCAAGACTTATAGACTATCTAAGAGTTATAGAGGAACATTAGTATTATTATTACTGCTATTATTATCATACAGATTAACTTTATTATTTTTCTGAGAACACCATCTACATCAAGATCATCTTCTTGACCATCTTCTCCCTTGATGTCATCATATTTATAACAGAAATCTTCTTTTGGATTTCCATAACAGTATATTTGTTTACATAGTCCTTTTAGTTTTGCTCTATCTTTTTCATTAGGTAATTTCACATATTCAGAATTAGCACAAATTGTTTTTATTAGATAATCATATTCGTCATTTGATTTTGAACATTTCTGTAAGAAGTCTTGTCGTTTTATAAAGTAGTTTTGAACTTCTAATTCTTTTAATTCCTTTGTTTTAGTATAGAAATTTAGACTTGGTTTAAACTCTCCCATTGAATATGGATTGGAAAGTTTTAGACCTTTATAAATTCTGAAAACTTGTGCTTGAGGACAATAACTTGGTTGAACTGAATCTGTTCTGGTACATACTAAACCTGCAGGTGAAAATCGTTCTGCACATGGACTTTGACAGAATAATGCTCTTGTATAAATATTATCATTTATGATATTGGCACGAGTATACCAAACTTCCGGTGAATTTTCACATCTCATAGATGTAGATATTATACTTTGTGTTGTAAATCCTCCTAATATTAAATCAAGAACCCATAAAATACTTGAAACTATAGCAAATCCAATGAATAGTAGGATATAGAAGTATGACATTACAGCAAGTAGAACCATTTTGAAGATGAAGAAGTATAAACCATATATAATCCAGACAAATGGTGGAATAGTTAGTATAGTATATATGATAATCAATACAAGACCTATTGCTATACCAATTACCATCTTGATGATGAATAATAGCATCTCAAATGGTTTTGTCACTAATTCTGCAATCTTAACGGCAACCTTCAGAATATTCAAGAAGAACTGTCCAATAGACATTAGTCCTTTCAAGAAACCGAAATGTTCCACAACATCTTCCTTCTCTTCTTCTTCTTCTTCTTCTTCTTTCTTATCTTTATCTTGTGACTCTGTAAAATCTTCTTTAGGTTTCTGTTTAGATGTTTTAACTCCAGCAAGTGTTGTTGGTAGATTTGCTAATAGTGTTCCTATACCTAACCATGCTTTCTCAAATTCACTATAACTCCTTTTGAGAGATTTAGAACTAAATAGGTCTTTCCATTTATTAACGATATTTTTGAATATCAATTCTATTACATAGGGTTTTATTAGAATAATTAAGAAATTGAAGAAACTAAAACGCCTACTATTATGTAAATCTTTTATAGTATCAAAGTAATTATGAAGATATAAATTAGTTACACTTATTCCTATACACATATCAATAAATTGTTGAGTAAATGATTGGAACACATCATAAGATTTACTTAGTTCTTTCGATTTTTTGATATATGATGATGCTATTTTACGAGCATTTCCATCTGTATGAGAATGAATATTTCCATCTGTATAATCTTTTTCAGATATAGATGATAAGAAAAGAACTCTTTGTATTGTTGGTAAGTTTTTATCAACACATTCTTTTACTTCTTTTCTTACTCCATCTATTTCCTTTATTAGATCACTTAAAAATTGATCTCCTGTTTTACCTTTTTCAGCAAATCCTTCTATTTCATTACTATAAAACCATTTATCCATTGAAGAACCCATAATATCATAATATTTGAAGTAAGTATCAAATTTCTTCTTTATTACTTTCTGATCTTGTCCAAGAAATGTGATTGTTTTAGGACATTTTAACATATCAATTAAATTTCCACTATCAGTTGTGAATGCCGATTTAGTAGCATTTAGCGAATATACAAGTTTTCTGGTTTCATTCATATCATTATGGAATGTATCCATAAAATCATCTAATCTTTCAGAGTGACCAATACCAAATCCACGAAGTCTTACTACTCTTGCAATTATATATATTAAAACAATTATAGCAACACATACTAAAATTATTGCTAATGATAATAGAAGACCTTTTATACCATTAATACCAGCATTTAATCCTTTCAATATTCGTCCTACATCGCCTAATTTTGAGGCAGAGCCAACCAGACCTCCCATAGCTTTTGTTCCGATTGCTCCGAATGCAGTTTCTAAATTAATTGACTTTGGTTTTATGGGGTTTGTTACGCCTTTAGATGCTTTACCTTTACTAAGTAATGCAGATGCTGTACTTGTACCTTTTTTGATTACATCTTTAAAAGAAGATAATTTTGGAAATCCTCCTTTATTTAGTGAAATATCAGGTTGTTCCATTTACCACTATATATTAATATAATCATTAGGTATTTTTGAAAATATTCGTACATTTAGATAAACCAGAATGATTATTTTGTGATACTACTATAATAGAAAATGAAGGTACAAAATTCATTTATTATATTATTTGTTGTATTTTGGGTTACGATTGTTCTATTTAGACTTATAATGACTATGGATTCAACTTCTTCTAATACTAATAAAGAAGGTTCTTGTCAAAATGATAAAGTATGTATGAGTAAAGGAGAATATCAAGAATTATTACAAAGTCGTGCAGGTGTTTTACCACCTGATAATAATTATCCTGCTACATTAGTACCCAAAACATTTACTCGTGAAAGAGACATGCGTGTATTACATGATGAATTGTATCCTGCTCTTAATAGATCTGATAGAGGTTCTTATGAAGGTGTATTACAAAAAACTGCAGAACGTCAAATTAATGTTCCTACAAGATACTATAATGATTCATATAGACTTATCGGTTATATGACTAATGAAGATGATGAAATTAAAAATTGGAAAGTATTTGGTAAACAAACTGATAGAAATAAAGGAGAATTCTATGCTATTCCTGCTAATCGTAATTATGATATGAAAGTACAATTAACAGATAGTATAACAGTTGGAGAAAAACTAAGAGATTTAGATACTATGCCAAGTGAACTAAAATTCAAGACACCGTTATTAAGTGATACTCCTTATGTATTTAGTGAATTACCTAAAGGACAACTAAGAGATGAATTAGATATTTAGATAATAAAAAATTTGAATCGATTTACAACGGTCTAAAGACAACTTAAATATACTATAAATAAAGATGGAACGCCAAGATACAATATATTTGAACAAATTTCCTATGCCTCAATATCTTGGATCTAAAACAAAGTATATACAACATATTATTGAATCAATACCTAAAGATGTTAATAGTATATTAGATGCATTTTCAGGTTCAGGGATAGTATCATTTGAATTTAAGAAAAATAACTATCAAGTAATAACAAACGATATTTTAAGTTATAACTCTATTATAGGTAAAGCACTTATAGAAAATAATATTATAAAATTGAATGAAACAGATATAGATATGTTATTTACTAATAATCCTAACAAAGAAGATTTTATTGAAAGAGAATTTACCGATCTCTTTTATACAAAAGATGAATGTATTTTCTTGGATAATCTCCATGCAAATATTTTAAAACTTGATAATGAATATAAGAAAGCAATTGCCTTTGCATCTATTGGTAGGACTTTAATCCGTAAAATTTTATTTGCATATTTTTGTCATACACGAGCATTAGCATATAGGAAAGATGAGAAACATTGGAAACGCAATTCTGTAATAAATGCTGATATGAAAACTCTTTATAAAAAATATATATATGAGTATAACGATGCTATTTTTGATAATCATAAATCAAATATTAGTCTAAATTCTAATATATTAGATTCTGTATCAAATCAACAAGTTGATTTAGTATATATGGATCCGCCATATGGCGGTACACATGCAGATTATGGAAGTTATTATCATTTTTTAGAGACATATATTAATTATTGGAAAGATGAAACATTATATAATACTACAAAACAACCTAAAGATAAACTTGTAAAGAGTAAATTTGCAACGAAAGATATTGTATTAGCATTTAAAGAATTATTTGAAAAATGCAAACATATTAAATATTGGATGATTTCATATAATTCAAATGCTACTCCAAGTAAAGAAGTATTTATTGAAATGATTAAAAAATATAAATCAAATATAGAAATCAAAGAAATTACACTTTCAAGTAATAATGGTGGTATGGGATTACGAAAAAATTCAAAAGAATATCTATTTATTTGCTATTAAATTTTTATTCTTCTTCTGATGAAGATAAAGTTAGAACACCAAATTCTCTCATTAATCTATTTTTACATATAGCAAATGCTGGATTACTAATTGATTGTCTCCATGCTTTTTGGATTTTTACTGCTGATCTTTCTTTTTTTAGACTAAATGGTTTAAGATCATTTAGATTAGGTTTAAGATAATCAGGATAGTGTGCAAAAACACTTGGAATTTTATTAGCATATGCCTCTATATCGGGTGTGTCAGCGTATCCATGTTTATTATTGATAAACCAATTTTTTATTGAATCATTTATATTATAGCATTGTGGAAATCCTGTATTACCAACGAGAAATACGTCTGATGCTCCATAAGCAACTAATTGTAGTAATGCTCCTGAAATACCTAATGTCACAATTGGTATTTTTTCGTGAAGTGTATTATCCATTATAATAGATTACTAATATATATATTTTCAATTTTTATTCTTAAATAAATTTAAATTTAATAAATAATAAATAATAATCTATAAATGGAATGGTTGAGAAATCTATTTAGTAATACAAAAAAGATTGATAGAAATATTAATAAATATATTAATAAATTTGGAGAAATATATATACATACAAACCCTATTAAAACAGCAAATAATTTAGATATGGATAAAATATCAATGCATATATGTGATACAGAATATAAAATAATTCATGCTTCTTGTGATTCAGTATATGATTTTGGTGAATTTATGGGAAAACATATATATGAAATTGAACCGAATGATATTGCAATGTATATCCATAGTTTACATAAAATTGCGCAAGAAACTAAACAAGGTAATATTCTTCATTTACTAATGAATGAAAAACTGATATTTGTATCTGTAAGACCACTATTATTATATAATAATAATATATTTGGTTCAGTTGGTATAATTATACCATACAAAAGTATCTAAATATATATTATAATGAAAATATTCCAATGTTTTGCTAAAAAAGAAAGGGGTGAACTCGAAATTAAAAATTACTTGAATAAAACAAACAATATATTTGAAGAAGTTATAATTCCAATTAGTATAAATAAAGATGTAAAAAATTTAGATTATGATAAATTATCAATTCATATATGTGATAAAAACTTCAAAATTATTCATGCTTCTGATGATAAAATAAATAATTTAAAAAAAGAAGAATATTTATGGAAAAATATAAATGATATTTATCCAGGTGATTTTTCTGACTATCTATATACATTACATAAAGATTGTCAAGAAAATGATAGAGAATTCTTGATAAATTTAGTAATAAATCATTATCTTGTATTTCTATCTATTAGACCTATGAAGTTTAATGAAACAATAATGATAGGTTCTGTGGGATTGTATATACCATATATTATCTAAAATTTCCTACGGCTTAAACGTAATGTGTCTTGCCTTTGACGACGATATACTTACCTCCACGAGCACCTGTGCGAATAACGTAGCTTCTTCCTTTGAATGTCGTGTGAGTTTTCCCCCCCGTCTGCGATGCTGCTTGAGGAGTGGATACAGCACATGCGTTGAGTTTGCCTTGCTCTATCTTTGATCTTACGTAGTTTTGGAAGTCGTCGAATTTATCGAATTTTTGATCGTCCACTGTGACTTCGACGAGTGCTTCTGCAGATTTTTGGTCGAGGTAAGCATTTGACACGAGCGCACCAGTGTCATTTTTCTTGGAGAAAGTGAGAGCTGGGTACCTGAAAGAAGTAAGAACCGATATGCTGTTGCTCCTGTCCTCCAAGGACAGTTGCACAGAATTGTTCGTGTAGTTTTTCACTTGGTTGAAATCGGATTCCTGACCTCTTTGTAACGACAAGATTTTCACATAGAGCTTAAAAGTTGTCATTGATTGTTTATTATATTAATGCAGATATTTAAACATGAAATATCTGATATAATAAAAAAATTTGAAATGTTTTATTATGTATTTCAAGCATATAAATAAGCATATAAGTTACTATGGCAACCACATTTGAAGACGCTATGTGTTTTGAAGATCTTGTTAATTGTAACCTAATGTTTCTTCGTGGAGAATTAGACGAAACTCCTCTACATCTTAGCCCTCTAATGGAAGAAAGTAAATTAATCGTAAGTGATTTGATTAACTTGTGTAAAGATCACGATGTACTTACAACTACATCACAACCAGCAATTACTGATAAAGACGGTAAAATGCGACAAAGAGGATATATTACAGGTTGTTTCCAATCAAATAATCCCAAAGGTTTTGTGAAGCGACTTGCACTACATACAGATTTGGAATATTATGTAGTTAAAGGAAATAAGAAGTATATGAATATTTCAACTGATAGTGATAATAGGTGGCATTTTACACAGAAAAAAGAAGGTAGTAAATGGAAAACTTGTACGGGATTATGGATGGATAGTCTTGTAAAGGACTTTGATGCTGAATATGATTTCTATGATACTGACTATTATAATCTATTGGATGATAATGTAGTATTATTTTGTGTATGTGATCCTCGTTTTGGATTACCTGCAAATAACTGTTGTTCTAAACTTATTGATGCTATGAATTACTAATCTCGTATACGACGTTGATTGTGTAATACAAAATAGCAACTTGTAGGTTTATTATTAATTGTAATGGTGATTGGATTGAGTATTTTATAATCACCAAATAGACAATCAATATGAAAATCTAATCTACTGAGTTCTTCGTCTGTCAGTTTTTCCATAGTTGTTCCTATCAATTCAATTAACATTTTTGTGTTTTCTTTTTCTATTTGAAGATCTAAAATAATATCATTAAAGCGAATTTTTCGTAATAGATTAGTTGAATAGTTGGCGTATTCAATTCGTAAATCTTTATCTTCTGATGTGTCTTTCATATACTTTCGTAAGTAATTTAGCCAGTTATAGGGGTCTTTTGACATAATATTCCATTCTCCTTCTAATTCTTCCATTTGTTCTTCTGTAAATTTATTAGTAATTAATTGGTGTTCAGTATAAAATCCGACATCATATTGGTTTTTATGTATGAAAGCATGTGGTCTAATTACACTTTGTTTTTGACAGGAAATAGTCATATTTCGTCGTTGTGGTTGTGGACTAATTCTATATATGTGTCTTGGAGATAGACTTAACATTTTAGTATAATACTTGTATAATACTTAAATAAGAAAAAATATAAAATAGGAAAATATATAATATTTCTAATCTTCTACTGTATTTTTTAGACTAATTCCAACGAAACCCATGTGACTTTGAGTTACATGTTGTTTTATTAATTCTGGATTTTGTTGATGTAATGTATTATAGAATTCTATTCTTTTGAAGTTTAGAACATATTTATCTTTAATAAATTCATTGAAAGCATCTAATAAATCAACATTTTTAGCACGATGTACATATCCTTTTAGACATTGTTCTTCTACGAATACTTTAACAATATTATCAAGAGACGGGGTTGATGCCAATTTAATACCTGTAAAAGCATGTGTTTTTCTATTTATAGCCCATTTTTTTATATTAATTCCATTATAATTTTCAAATAATTGAGCACGAAAGTTCTGTGGTGAAAAACCGTTCTTTTTAATTACATCAAAACCCTTGGTAATAGCATATTTTTCAAAAGCATTATATAGTAGTTTTGTATCTTCTAAATAAGTTTTTCCTAATACACATTTATTATCAATGAAATCTTTAATTAATTTTTGAATTAAAGTTAATTGTTTCTCTTTAAGTCTAATATTGAACCAAGTCATATATGTATGGTATGTCCAATTACAAGCTTTATATGTCATTTTAAGTTCATCTGTTAAATAATTATTAAATTCTTTTTCACAAATTAGGGGATAAATACTTGATATATTATTATGGCAATCTGTATATGCTTTATATAAATCTTTAATTGTTATACGATATTTATTAGTAGGTATATCTTGTCCAATTTCACAATGTTTATCAATAAATTCTTTGATAGGATGTATTTTTTCTTCATTTATTTCTTGTTCTTTTTTAATTTTTTTTTTAGCAACTTCTAATTGTAGTTCCAGTTGTCTTGTTTTTTCTTTTTCTAATTCTAATTCTAATTCTTTTTCTAATTCTCTTTCTTCATCAATTCTATTTTTCTTGGCAACTTCTAATTGTAATTCAAGTTGTTTTGTTTTTTCTTTTTCTAATTCTAATTCTTTTTCTTTTTCAATATCAATATCATTGAATATTTCACAAGTAATATTTATATCATATTTATCACATACTGACTTTGCTTTTGTGAAATACTTTGATAATTTATCAATTTCACTATGATATAAATGAATTCTCTTTTTAAGAGAAGGGAAATCTTGGGAATATGAAAGTATTTGCCCTATTGCACTTTTATAGTTTTCTGCATATTTGACTTCAATAATTTCATGATTAGTCATAATATCAATAAATCCATGAGTGGATTCTACTTCAATTATTCCATTTAGAGCTCTTGATAGATTATCACGGACAACTTGTTCTACTTCATTACTATATGATGGTTTTATATTTTCAATTGATATATTCCATTCTGTTTTGATCGGAAGAATTTCTTTCTTTGCTTTTTCTATCCAAATAGATACTTTAGCACCAAATTCAGCACTACACCAAGAAGCTAAATTCGTAGCAATCGTTGAATGTACCCATGTTCCTGGACTTGCTGTACCTCCTCCCTTTTTAGAAGATAATATTTGTTCTTGTTTGCAGTTTAAGATAATACAAAGTTCTCTTATAAAATCTTTTGTACTTTTATTTTCATAATAATTACCCCAAAATTTTCCAGCACTTTTACACATTTTAGTAGCATTTATAAAACCAGTTGATAGATCTATTTCTGTAATAATATCTTCATTAGTATCTCCTTTGAGTGAATATATATTTTGTGAATCTGACATTGTCATATATGATTTATATTATTTACCCTTAAATAACTTTATTGGTGTGAAAATAATTAAAATTAGATATATATAGAACTACTTAAAAGAATTATATCGGTATAAATATCTTCTTAAATAGTTTTAGGTTTATAAACTGTTTCATATTTTTTTTAGTGCTTAAGTTCTCATAATTTTATAATATGTATTATTAATAGTAATTAGCAATGGCGTATGCTTTCCAAACGTCAAGTCAAACGGCAAAGAATGGTCTGCTAAATCAGTCGTCTGCAGATCAGTTCGGCATAGATGTCTACACACGTGCCAATGGTTCAACCTTTGTAGGCTATTCTACCCCTCGTTCCCTTTCAGGTCAAAGTAATACCGTGATAGGCTTCGAATGTGGACTTTATGCCACATCTGGGAACAATTTAGTCATTTTAGGCGTCCATGCCGGCATGAGCAACAGAGCCAGCGATAACATATTTATTGGGAACAGAAGTGGAGAGAATAATCAAATAGGAACGAACCTCATCTACATAGGCTCAGATTCAGGGCGTTTTACAGATTCAATCTTTGGAAGTTTCAATAGTGTGTTTTTGGGTCACCAGTCTGGATACCAAAATACAGGTTATGAGAATGTGTTTATAGGGCATCGTAATAATTATAGTCCGACATATACAATAAATAATACAAGTTTAGGAAATTACAATTATACGAATGGTAGTAATACGGTTTGTGTGGGTTGGTCAAATTTCACACGAGGAGATCGTGGTATAACAATAGGTACTTGTCTTAATGATAATAGCAGTAATAATGTGATAATGGGACATAACATAAATAACTATGGTAAGAATTGTGTGATTATCAAATCAGATCATCCAGGTATTTATGAAAATCGTGTAAATAACTTTATTAATATTCAAAATGTTATTGTGGCTAGTAATAATGCTGCAGGTAAATATGTACTAACATTTCAAAGTGATCTTATTAATCTTGTAACTCCTGGTGGTAATACTGTGACTCTCGGTGGTGAAAATAATATTGTGAAAGCAACCTACTACAGTATCCAAGCAAGTAATTTTGATATTATGGCTGATACAAAGTTTTTCCAAAATACTACCTTTAATGCCACTGTGAATATGAATAGTAATTTATTCGTTAATGGAATTTCCACATTTAATGGACCTGTTATGTTTACAAGTCCTCAACTAACATTTACAAGCAAAATGAACCTACTATCTAATGTAGATATTAAAGGTGATTTACAAGTATTTGCACAGTCTTATTTCAAAGACCAACTGAACGTTATGAGTACTATGGTTGTAAGTGGTCAATCTACATTCTGTAATCAAGTATTAGCAAATCATGATCTTATCGTAAAAGATAATCTTTATGTGGTAAATGGTAGAGGAACATTCTGTAATGAATTGGCCGTAAAAGGTAGAGCATCTTTTGATGGTGTAATATCAGCATGTAATGATGCTACATTCGGTCGTAATGTAGAAATAGATGGTAATTTAGCATTATATGGCAATCAAACACTTAACTCTAATCTAAATGTAATTGGTCGTGTTGATATTGGAAGCAATTTTCATGTTTTTGGTAAAACAACATTAGAAAATAGTCTTTATGTTAATGATGATGCATTCTTCCAAAAAAATGTTAATATTGATAGTAATCTTATAGTTGATGGAGATACAAGATTATTAGGTAATCTTAATGTAACTGGAACAGGAACATTTACAGATTTAAAAATTCTTAATAGTCTATTCTCTATTCCAAATAATATTGAAGTAGCTGGTACGGCATTATTCAAAAATAACCTTACAACAAACGGTACTGCAACATTTCAAAACTTTAGTTATTTCAATGCAACATCAACTTTCAATTCAAATGCAATATTTAATGCACCAGTAACTAATAATGCACCTGTAACTCATAACGAAACTGTTAGAATAAATTCAAATCTAACTTGTGTCGCTAATACCTATTTAAGTAATTTAACTGCAACAGGACCTACTAACTTAAACGATGTGACTATTAATGGAAAATTCACACTAAATACACCATGGCAAATGAGTAACGATGTTTACATATATGGACGCACATTCCAATATGGTAGTGTTTATATGTATAATACTGGTACTGTATATAACGACTTTGATGTAAAATCAAATCTATATGCTAATGGGAAATTTATAGCTAATGGTGACTCTGTATTTAATAATACTGCACTATTTAATAATGCCTCTGTATTCAATAGTAATGTGAGTTTCTGTAATACCTTATATTCACAAGGTTCATTTATACAAACTGGTATTACAACCCTATCAAATACAGTCTATTCTTATGGTACATTAGAACAAAAAGGATATGCTGTATTATCCAATAACGTAGATGTATATGGAAATGCTAAATTCTATGGAGAAGTCAGTCTTCCAAGTCTTCAAGCAAGTAATCTTAATATTAAAACTCTTAATGTTACAGAAAGTACTGTATTAGATGGAACAACATTCGTTAAAGGTTCATATATAGCTAATGCTCCATCAACATTCTGTAATAATACTAAATTTGTCGGTCCAAGTGAATTTGATAATACTGTTGATATGAAAAGTACTGTTACAATACAAGATCTATCTGTTACTAATGATTTATTAGTAGGAGGTTTATTAACTTTTAAAGATATTGTAAGTATATGGGATACAACTAATATATACGCTGATCTATTTGTTAATAGTAATGTATTTATAAAAGGACAACTTTATGCTGAAGGAATTAGTACATTCTGTAATGATGTTCATTTCTTACAACCCACATCATTTAATGAAGTAACCGATTTCTATAATACAGTAGATTTTCATAGTAATATAAATATACAAAATGCTACATTCTCTAATGCAGTATTTAATAATGCTATTGTAAATAGTAATTTAGGTGTAAGAGGTAATTTCTTTGCATCAGGAGATAGTGTATTCCGTGGAGGTGTTGTTACATTCTCAAATAACACCAACTTTATGGAAACAAATAGTTTCTTCGGAGAATGCTATTACTTTAATGAAGTTAGCTTTAATTGTAATGTCAATATGACTTTTATAGGTAGTTCAAATGCATCTTTTGATAATGTAAAGATTAATAACAGTCTTGATGTAAAAGGATATTCATTATTTAATGGAGACAAAACTACCTTCTCTAACGATGTTGCTGTAGGTGGTTTATTAAAAACTTATGGAATATCCGATTTCTATAATATTACAAATTTTCATAGCAATGTAAATATTATAGATGTATCAGCATCTAATTCTACTTTCAATAATACAACTATTAATAGTAATTTGAATGTTAGAGGATATTCATTATTTAATGGAGATAAGACTACATTTTCAAATAATGTAGAAGTAGGAGGTTTACTAGCAACTTATGGAGTATCTGATTTCTATAATATAACAAATTTCCATAGCAATGTAAATATTATAAATGTATCAGCATCAAATTCAACCTTTAATGATACAACTATTAATAGTAATTTAAATGTAAGAGGATATTCATTATTTAATGGAGATAAGACTACATTTTCCAATAATGTAGAAGTAGGTGGTTTATTAACAACTTATGGAGTATCCGATTTCTATAATGTATTAAATGTTCATAGTAATGCCACTATTAATAATGCTGCAATATCAGTTCTATCAGCATCTAATTCTACTTTCAATGATACTACAATAAATAGCAATTTAAGTATTTTAGGATATACAGTAGTGAGAGGAGATACACTCTTTAATGGAAATAAATCAACATTTTCAAACTTGGTTGAGATAGGTGGTGATTTAATGGTTTTAGGTAAAACTAACTTTGATAATACTGTTAATTTCAGTAGTAATATAAATATATCAAATTTATCAGCATCCAATTCTACTTTTAATAATATAACGATCAACAGTAATTTCAATGTAAGAGGATATTCATTATTTAATGGAGATAAGACTATATTTTCAAATAATGTAGAAGTAGGAGGTTTATTAGCAACTTATGGAGTATCCGATTTCTATAATGTGTTAAATGTTCATAGTAATGCCACTATTAATAATGCTGCAATATCAGTTCTATCAGCATCTAATTCTACTTTCAATAATACTACTATAAATAGTAATTTAAGTATTTTAGGCTATACTGTAGTGAGAGGAGACACACTCTTTAATGGAAACAAATCGACCTTTTCAAATTCGGTTGCTATAGGTGGTGATTTAGTGGTTTTAGGTACAACTGATTTTAATAATACTGTCAATTTCAGTAGTAATATTAATATATCAGATTTAGCTGCATCTAATGCTCATTTCAATAATACGACTATAAATAGTAATTTAACTATTTTAGGATATACCGTAGTAAGAGGAGATACGCTATTCAATGGAAACAAATCATCATTTTCAAATAGCGTTGATATAGGTGGTGCATTAACAATTTTAGGTAATACTAATTTCTATAATACAGCTAATTTTAGTAGTAATATTAATGTAGCAAATGCAACCTTTTCAAATGCTGTATTTCAAAATATTGTTGTGAATAGTAATTTAGGTGTAAGAGGAGATTTCTTTGCATCAGGTGATAGTGTGTTCCGTGGAGGTGTTGTAACATTTTCAAATAATACAAATTTTATGGAAACGAATACTTTATATGGAAAAACCGATTTCTTTAATGATGTTACTTTTAACTGCAATGTTAATCTAAATTTTGTAAGAAGTTCTAATTCAACTTTCGATACTGCAATTATTAATAGTAATTTAACTGTAAGAGGTTATTCATTATTTAATGGAGATAAGACTACATTTTCAAATATTGTTGAAATAGGTGGTTTATTAGGGATTTATGGAGAGACTGATTTCTATAATACAACTAATTTTCATAGCAATATAAACATAATTGCTCTATCAGCATCAAATGCAACCTTTAATAATGCTAATATAAATAGTAATTTAAGTATATTAGGATATACTGTAGTAAGAGGTGATACACTATTTAATGGTAATAAATCAACATTTTCAAATAATGTTGATATAGGTGGTCAATTATCTATTTTTGGTTCAACTGATGTATATAATAGAATAGATTTTCATAGTAATGTTGGTTTACAAGGATTAAATGCTTCAAATATATCAACTGATTTCCTTACAGTTAGAAGCAATCTGAATATTATTGGTGATATAACTTGTACAGGTAATAGTGTATTTAAGGGAACAACAACATTTTGTAATGAGGTAATTTCAACATCAACATATGAACAATATGGAGAAACAGATTTCTATGGTACTGTGAGATTTGATAGTAATCTAATAGCTAATTCAGCAGCTGTATTTAATGGTACTGCTACATTTGAAAATAATGTTGATATATGGGGTAAAATTGGAGTTTACAATGATTTAAATATTAATAGTAATTTAAGTGTTTTAGGACACCTTCAAGTAGATAAAAGTGTTGTTATTTTGGGTTCAACAACTTTAAGTAATAATCTGTTTGTTTTAGGGAATAGCACATTTACAGGAAGAGTAGCATTTAGTAATCAAACAGAATTTATAGATATTGTTACCTTTGATAATCATGTCATTGCTGATAGTTTAGAAGTAATTCATAATACAGATATTTTAGGAACATTACTTGTAAATGGAGAAACAACTATTACTAATAAACTTAATGTCAATAGTAATGTGAATATTTTAGGAAGTGTAGGAATTGATAGAAATCTTGTTGTTTCAGGTGATACAACGCTTTCAAATGGATTATTACAAATAGGTTCAAGTGTATTCTCTGGAAAAGTAAATTTCAGTAATACAACTGAATTTATAGGAAATGCTACTTTTGATAATCAATTAACTACTAATAGACTTGAAGTATTAAGTAATACTGTATTTGATGGTGCAGTTTCAGTATTAGGTGTAAGTACATTTAATAATACTCTTAATGCAAATAGTAATTTAGGAGTATTAGGAGACTTATATGTTAGTAAAGATTTGATTGTAAATGGTCAGGTTACTTATTGTAATTTTGTGATTATGCAAGGTTCAGCATTAGAATTAGGGGATACAACATTTGTAGGAAGAACAACATTCTGTAATACAGCAAGATTTGTTGATAATGTTCAATTTGATAGTAATGTGATAATAAATAATCTTGAAGTAGGAAGAACTGCAAAATTTGATAGTAGTGTTGATATATGGGGTAGAACTGGTATTCATGCTGATTTAACAGTTGATAGTAATATAAGTGTTATTGGTAATGTTAATATAGATAAGACGCTTGTTGTTACAGGTGCAGTTACATATTCAAATAGTTTCCTTCAAAAAGGCGATTCTGTATTTGTTGGTAGAGTTAATTTTAGTAATACTACAGAGTTTATTGGAAATGCAGTATTTGATAATGATGTAATAGTGGATACACTAGAAGTTATTAACAGAACTTATTTACATAGTAATGTTGATATAGCAGGAAAAACAAGTATTCACTCAGATGTAAGTATTGATAGTAATTTAAATATTTTAGGTAATACTCAAATAGATAAGACTTTAACAGTTTCTGGGTTAGTAACATTTAGTAATAATTTATTAGAATTGGGAACAAGTGTATTTGTTGGACGTGCTAATTTCAGTAATAAAACTGAATTCGCTGATACAGCATTATTTACAAGTAGTGTTATTGCTAATTCATTACAAGTTATAGAGAATAGTGAATTTGATTCATCGGTTTCTATTAGAAGTAATTTAAGTGTATTAGGTAATATAAATTTACAAAGGGATTTATATATAAACGGTGTTTGTACGTTTTGCAATAATATTATATCTACAACTTCAGCAGCATTTTATGGAGATACACAATTCTTAAGTAGATCATACTTTTATAACCAAGCGACATTTACTTGTAATGTTTCATTAACGAATTCATTAGCAGTATCTGGTATTACTACACTTTATAATAATGTTGATATTTGGGATACAACAGATATACATGCAGATTTATATGTAGGAAGTAATCTATATGTTTCAAGAGATGTATTTATAAGTGGTGCACAAGTTGTCCAAGGTGTATCAACTTTATGTAACTCTTTAAATGTAGGTGGTATTAGTTCATTCTTGAATACTGTAAACTTTAGTAGTAATATAAATATCACAACTGGTAGTGCTTGTAATTTGAGTATAAAAGATGCTACAGTTACTGGTAATTTGAATGTAACAGGATTAATGAATATTGATGGTTCAAATTTAATGGTTTCTGGATGTAATTTTGCAAATTATATAAATAGTATAGCAAATCTATCATCATTTACTGCAAGTAATACAACCTTTACAGGTAATGTTGCTATAAGTTCAAATCTAGTTGTTAATAGTGTAATAGTTCAAAATTCATCTACATTTTCAAATTATGTTAGATTTGTGAATGAGAGTAATATTTATGTAGGTAATTGTAATCTTGCATACTATTTAGAAAAGGTAAACAATTTAAGTTCAGGAAGTAATAGTCTGAATGCTGCAAATATATCTTGTACATCTCTTAATACTACTACTTTAACGGCAACAAATATAACTTCTCAAACTGTTAATACTGTAAGTACAACATCACAAACAGGTGTATTTCAAACATTATCTGTTACAGGAACTGCAAACTTTGGATTAAGTAATATTTATTTAGGTGGTTGTAATCTTTCATATCTGTTAGCAAAAGTTCAAACAATGAATAATTTTGATGGAGCAAGTAATCTATTTATGGGAGATGTAACACTTAATAGTAATATCTATGTAAATGGGCAAATATATTGTGCTCAAGATATTAGTGCATCCAATGGATTAAATATAGGTGGTGATGGTCATATAGGAACAGATTTATATGTTTCTGGTACATCATTCCTAAACACTGATTTGAATGTTACAGGAGCAACCTATCTAAATGATTTAAATGTTAATGGAACAAGTACATTTAATAATCCTGCAAATTTTGCTAGTTCTGTTAATGTTGGTACAGATTCAATTGTTATAGGAAACTGTAATTTATCATATTATCTTGATGAAATACAGAGATTATCAACAAATGATCAAACTAATTTAAATGATTCTAATATTTGTGCCTTAAGTAATGAGATAATAAGTTCTATTAATACGAATTTAATTGATTCAGTAATGGTTGGTTCAAATTTAGTTGTAGGAGGAAATCTTATAGTAAAAGGAGGAACTTGTTTTCAGAATGTTACATTTGCATCTGTTACAACAAGTAGTACAGATACAACTGGACCAGTATTTATGCGTGATAATGCTACTGTTGAAGGTAATTTCACGGTTTTTGGTAATACTACGTTATGTAATAATTTAACTGTAAATGGTCCTGTTGTTACAACAAGTACAATTGTTTCTAATGGTAGTTTGACACAAAAAGGTATAGCATCTTTCTCAAATACAGTGAATATGTATGGTCCTATGAATATGTATAATAATTTCACTATAGGTAGTAATCTTAATATTTTAGCAAATACGACAGTAAAAAATACATTTACAGTAGGAGGTACAGCGACATTCTGTAATAATGTTGTGATGCAAAGTAATTTAGATGTTAGAAAAGTAATTACTTTGAATGATGTAATTATAAATGGAAATACAACGTTTAGTAATGTCAATAAGTCATTATATGTAAATGGTCCAGCAACATTTTGTAATAATCTTCGTATTCAAGGTACTACATCTTTAACAAACGAAGTTATATGTTATAATAAAATACGATTTGCTAATTGTAATTGTGATTGGTCAATTTTTACTCAATCTAACCAATATGGATTACATAATTCTGATTTAATATTACAATCAGCAAATAATACTAAAATAGCATTTACAGATGATTTCAATACTGGAACATTCAATTTCACAGGAAGTCATAGATGTTCTTGTGATCCACTTATAGTAGATAATAAAGCAAATAGAGATGAATTAATTGGTAAAATTGTTGTTTCAACTGGAACATATAATAATCTTAATAATAATAATCTTATAGAAATTGATGAAGCAGTTCCAGTAGTAGAACTTGCTAAAAATAAAAAAGATATTAGAGTGTTTGGGGTTATTGCTGGATTTGAGGAAGTTAATACAAATAATCGTTCTTTCAAATTAGGAAATCTAATATTTAATAAGAGTAAATCTATAGAAGATACAAAAATTATAGTAAATGCTGTTGGAGAAGGAGGAATATGGATATGTGATGCAAATGGTTCATTTAAAAATGGTGAATTAATAACAACAGGAGAGATTAATGGATATGGTATTAGACAGGATAGTGAATTAATAACTTCTTATACTGTTGCAAAAATAACTTGTGATTGTTCATTCGATTTAGAGAGTAAAATATATAGATGTGAAACATTTGAATTTGATGGAATCAAGTATAAAAAAGCATTTGTAGGATGTATTTATAAATGCTAAATTAATTTTAGTTGATGTATAGTATTAGTGCGTTTAAATTTATAATATTTTCTATAGTATATTTTTGATTTTAAATAAAATATATTAATACAAATTTATTTTCTTCTCTTAAATTAAAAAACCTATGGCCACGTACGATCATTATACAGGAGATTTAGCGTCTAACATCAAATATACATCTGGATCACCAACAGTTGAATATCCAGCAAAAGACATTGTTAATGTGTTTGGTCCTATCTACACTCCCAGAATTTACGGTAGTGAGCTAACAGCTCTAGAAATCGCCTCATCTGGAAATGTGACCATCGCTCTTAATGATGTTCATGCTATTGACTTATGGAATGCTGGAAATGTAACCTACCTACAATCTTTAAGTAATAATTCCCTTAAACTTGTTGCTGGTCCTTTAAGTAATGCCACTTTCGGTCTGAGTACATCCAATTATGATGTCTCAACTTACTCTGAGCATGATATTAATTTCAGTGCCCTCAATAATGTAGAATCTACAACATTCAAGACCACTAATTTTGTCGCTCACAATAACTTTGTTGCTACAGCTGATAGTAATGTAACTCTAAGAGCAACTGCAGAGAAATTAAGTCTTTATGCTCATAGTGATGCTGTATCTCTTGTATTTGATAATACTACTGATAATGCTACACTAACAGCCGCAAAGAATGTTGCTTTAGTTGCTGAGAATAACTTTACAACTGTAGCTCGCAGTAATGTAACTATTACAGCAACTCATCAATCATTAGATTTATCTGCACATAGTGGTGCTGTTACATTAAACTTTAATGATGTAACTGATAATGCTACTCTAACAGCAGTAAAGAATGTTGCTTTAGTAGCAGAAAACGACTTTACAACTGTAGCTCGCAGTAATGTAACTCTAACTGCAACTAACAAAAGTCTTGGTCTTCACGCACACTCTGATGCTATGTCTTTAGTATTCAATGATACTACTGATAATGCCACTCTAACAACTGCTAAAGACACTGTCCTAAGATCATACAACGATACAAGTGTTACAGCTCAAAGTAATGTTACTATTGAAGGTTTAGCAAAGAGTGTATTCCTTAAGGCACACAACCAAGCAGTCAAACTAACTCTTGATGACCCTACCGATAGTATTATTGGATTAGCAGTAGGAAATGTGACTTTCAATGCTGGTGATAAGGTAACAGCAGCAGCTTCTAATGCTGTAGCTGTTTCATCTGCCACAAGCACTGTTACAACCACAGCAGCTACTAATATTGTATCTGATGCTGGTGGAAGTATTCTTTCAGGAGCAAGCAACAATGTAACTGTTACAGCTGTAACAGGAACTCTTACTAACCAAGCAACTGGTGCTGGTGTTGTAGTAAGTGCTGGAACAACTGTTGGAACAACTGCTGGAACTGGTATTACAAGCACAGCTACTACTGGAAATATCACAAGCACAGCAGCAGTAGGAAACTACAATGTAAATGCTGGTGGTAATTTAGTAGAACATGTTAATGGCAGTGTAACAGTAGCATCAAGTAATAATATTGGATTAACAGCTGTAAATGGTACTGGTTCATTTGATGCCAAGACCGGTCTCAGTTTCTCTACTAGTAATTCTACCAATTATATGTTCATGAAGATGGACGATACAACTGGTGCTATTACTATCTCTGCTCCTAATGGTGTATCTATTGCTGGTGGTTCAGGAGAATCCGTTCAAAATACCCAAACTTCTTACAAATTCAATGTACAAGGAAATCAAATTGTGGGAATTGATAATAATGGTCTACAGGTGTCTGGTATTTTAGATACTATTAATATCCACGAAACTGAATTATGGGTACAAGATAAATTACTATACTTAGCTGTTGAATCAAATAACCAATGGGTACAAGATGGTCTTGCCAATAATGGTGGTGGTATTCGTATTAATGGTAATCCTTATGGTGCTGCAAGTAATGATAATTTACCATTCTTAAAATCTATCCTATGGAATCAATCTACTAATGGTGTGCTTGATCTTGGTAAATCTCATACTGCAGGTTTAGAATCATACTGGGAAATTAAAGGTGGTCATCTTCGTCTTACACATACCAAAAATGACTCGGGCAAATATATTTCATATTGTTGGAGAATTAATGATCTTGATGAACTTGAATTTGTCAAGATCAGTGCTACAACAGCAGCTGGAACTAAAACTATTAGAACCGTAGCTAAATTCGGCAACACAGGTTCAGTCATCTAAATAATCTAAAATTAATTATTTTAACTCTTTTATAGAGTACGCTAGATATCATAGATTTTATTTTTGAAACATTCAATTACTTTAGAATAAAAAAGTAATTATTATAAAAAAAATTTGAAGATTATATAAAGATTTGATTTACACATGCTTATAGAATGACACAAATTTATACAATTGATTTAATAAAAATGATATGTTCACGAGATAATTGTATTGTAGATTTTGATACTATTATAAAGTTTAGTGATAGAGCAAAATGTAAATTTATATGTTCTTGTGGTAATATTGGAGAAAAAGGAATGGTTTGTATGTATCTTCATGGTGGTGGATTTTGTAATGAATGTACAAAACAAAATAGAAAAGAAAAGGTAATTAAAACTAGTTTAGAAAGATATGGAGTAGTAAATCCAAGTCAATTACAAGATGTAAAAGATAAAGTTAAATCTACAAATTTAGAGAGACTTGTAGAAAATCCAAATTATTTACAAGAAATACAAGATAAAATGAAACAGACAAATTTAGAAAGATATGGAGTAGAAAATGTATACCAATCTGAAGAAATAAAAGATAAAATAAAATTAACAATGTTAGAGAAATATGGTGTGGAATTTGTAAGTCAATCACAAGAAGTAAAAGACAAAGTAAAATCTACTAATTTAGAAAGATTAGGAGTTCCATATCCAATGATGTCTGCAGAAATTAGAGAAAAATCAAAACAATCTGTTATTTTACGATTTGGTGTAACAAATCCCATGAAATCACCTGAAATAAGAGACAAAGCTAAACAAACAAATTTGGAAAAATATGGTATGGAGTTTCCAAGTCAAACACAAGAAGTAAAAGATAAAATGAAACAGACAAATTTAGAGAGATTAGGTGTAGAATTTCCATCTCAATCTCAAATAGTTAGAAGTAAAATAGATGCAATTAATATAGAAAGATATGGATATGCAAATCCAATGCAAAATGCAGACATAGCACATAAATCTTTTGGAAATTCATGTAAATTTAAAGAATTTACATATCCAAGTGGACAAATTGTTAAAGTACAAGGATATGAACCATTTGCGATTGAACTTCTTATAAAACAAGGGTATAAGTATGAAGATATTATAACTGATAGGAATAAAGTTCCAGAGATTTTATATAATACTGATGACGGAAAATTACATAGATATTTTTGTGATATATTCCTTGCAAGTTCTAATAGAATTATAGAAGTCAAAAGTGAATATACTTATAATATCAATACAGATATAATTGAATTAAAATCTAAAGCTTGTAAAGAAGCAGGTTTTATATTTGATTTATGGATTTTTACTTCAAATGGCGAATTAACTAAAAAGTAATTATTATAGAAAAATCATTTAAGAAATTTTTATCATCAATATAGTAAAGTAGTATTGGTCATGAAAAATTATATTGCAGATGTTCCAATAAAAGGGAGGGAAGTATTGGATTTTTGTAATGGCGTATATATACCATTTCATAAAAATGTATATTTTGTTGCATCTTATGGATGTTTTCAATTTACTTTATTAAATTCGAGAATTAGAAGTAATGACAATGGGAAACCATTTGTTCATGCCAAATTTCACGTTATTTTTCAGGACTGTCTGAACATTAAACAGAACTATTCTGATCTGTCTAAATTATTTGACATGAAACTCATTAATACAAAAAAAGACAAAATACTTGAAAAAGTTTTTTATATTAATGGATATTACGATAACGAATTAACTTATAAAGAAATGACAACTTTCATTGATTTAATATTTAGAATACATATTTGCAAATATTGCTCTAAATTATATATAACTATAGATGATCTCCTGTTAGCTTTATGCAAAAACTGTGAGACTTTAAATACAAATGCAATTAAAATACAAAATGCGTATAGATTAGCTCATGATAATCCTAATTACCATATGTGCAAGACACGTTTATTAAAAGAATTTGACGAATTAACAGCAGAAACTTACTAGATATGAATAAATGTTTTACGATGATATTTACTTAGACCATATTTTTTTATAGCCTCCATATGTTCACTTGTGAGATAACCTTTATTTTTATGCCAACAATATACTTGTAGTGTTTCGTCTGAATTATGTAAATCTATCATTAAATTATCTCTATAAACTTTTGCTAAAATTGATGCGGCAGCTATTCCTAAAACCCGATTATCACCATTTACTACACACGTATGAGGTATGAAATTTCCATCTTTATCCATATAAGTTTTAAATTTATTTCCATCTACTACTATTCTATCAAATTTAATAGTAAGTTTATCTAATGCACAATGCATAGCTTTAAAAGTTGCTTGTAATATATTAATTCTATCAATTTCTTCATTGTCTATACAATGAATAGAATACTCTATAGCATTTTCTTTTATAAATATAGCAAGTTTATCTCTATTTTTAGCACTAAGTTTTTTACTATCTTTAATCATATTTAATAATTTTTCATCTTCTTGTGTGGTAGGTTTATAATTATTATTCCAAATTACACATGCGGTTGTTACACAGGTTGCACCACTTCCACGACCCACTTCATCTATATATACACAAATGCCATCATCAGGAATATCTTCGATAGTTGTTGGCAACATTCTAGTATATGCAACTTAGAATATAATTTCAAATTTTATTTTTATTATAGAATAAAAAATTGAAAAGTATATAAGAAAATAATATATATAGTCATATAGATGTCTGAGAAACTATTTGTAGATACTGTTATAGATAGGTATTATATTAGATATAGAAGTGAATATGAACCATTTGCTTTAATTGATGTAATACATAAAGATATAAAGACAATTTTTACATTTCAAAACTTTACAGTAGACTATGTAAAAGACCGAATATTTAAAATATTATCATATCAAGAACAACTTAGAAAACTAATTTCACTTCCAAAATTAGAACAAAGAAGTCAAGCTTGGTATGATGTTAGAAAAAATCTAATAACTGCCAGTGATTTTGCCCAAGCGTTAGGAGATGGAAAATTTGGAACTCAAAAACAATTCTTTCAAAAGAAATGTGGTTATGAAAAAGATACATTTGATAATAGTATGCCAGCATTGAAGTGGGGTGTAAAATATGAACCTGTTGCAATTGATGCTTATGCTACTAAAAATAATTTAAAAATGTATGAATTTGGGTTGTTAATACATCCTAAAAGTAATATGAAATGGTTTGGTGCATCACCAGATTCTATAAGTGAATTAGGTATTATGGTAGAAATTAAATGTCCTTGGCGAAGAAAGATTACAGGTGAAGTTCCTAAACAATACTATTATCAAGTTCAAGGACAATTAGATGTATGTTCATTACAAGAATGTGATTTTCTTGAATGTGAATTTATTGAGTATGATAATGGAGAGGATTTTAAGAATTATTTTGATGATAATAAAAATGAACGAGGTATTATAATAGAGTTTCTTGATAATAAGAATCAGACAGATTATAAATATAGTTTATTTGAGGATTGTCATAACTATAATGAACTTGATAAATGGTATATGAATACTATTCAAGAACTAAATGAAAATAAATTAGTTATTTGTAAAACATATTATTGGCAATTAAATACATATAATGTTGTGCGTATCTATAAGGAAGATGAATTTCTAAAAGAAAAATTTACAGCACTAAAAGATGTTTGGGATAGAATTAATACCTATAAGGCAGATTATAGTTTATATAAAAAAGATATTATTGGACCAGATAAACCTAATACTATGAATATAGATTGTATAAATATTAATACTATTAAAAAGGATAAATCTCCACCTAGAACAAATAATAAAAATGGATTTTCGGATGTTAAATTGAATGGATGGGCATTTTTAAGTGATGGAGAAGAAGATTAAACACTTTTATACCATTCTAGAACATCCATCATACCATAAGATAATTCAATATTAGTTACTTTAAATGCATTAGGATCATAATTATTTTTCTTAACTTGATTATTTATGTATATCTTATCTAATCCACGAATTGAACCTAATATATCATTAACAGTTTGTCCATTATTATAACTATGAGCAAATGTTATATGCTTTTGCTCTGCTTTAGGATCATAAAATTTAGCAGTAATAACTTTCATAGTTGAACTTACTATATATGAAATATTAACATCTATACCTGTTGGAATCCATAATAAACCTCTATTTTCCCAACTACCACATCCATTTATTGAATTCCCAGATTTCTCTTGATTTGTGAAATCTAAAGCAGTATATGCTGGGTCGAGAGGAGATGCTTCAATATATGGTCCTGCACTACTTCTTGTACTATCTGGTCTTAATTCTACTAATAAAATACCACGATCTCCTAAATCACAATTAGTATTAGTATTTCCTGCTACACTAATCATCTTTGGCCATGCTTTTAACCACCATGCATTACCTCCTTGGTTTCCAACTCTTAATGTAAATGTTATACTAAATGTAGGATTTTGTAATTGTGCTGTTGTATAAGGACTTTTGGGTATTTTATATGTTTGTAATATTGTATTAATATAAGGATTATCTGTTATAGATGAACTAATCTTATCATTTGCAACAACTACTTTATTACCAAAGCTATCATCACGCTTTAGATAATACATAACTACATTTACTTCAATAAAAGTATTATTATCCACTTTGGTATTACCTTTAATAGATGATTGCATAGTATTAATACTATTAAGAGTAGTCTTCATATCGTTTGCTTGATTTGGGAAGAAATTAGATGTTGTAGGACTAACACTCTTAATAGGTAAACTATATACTATAGTATTATCATCACTATAACCTCTAACTTTTTTAATTGGTAATGTTGTGAATAACATTTTATTACCATTTCTTCCCCAATCAATATTGTATGGTTTACTGTTATTAATAGTAAATACGACTGGTCTTTGTAATAAGAATTCTCTAAATTTGTCATCAGGAACTAATTGTAAAATATCATCATTACTAGTATTATTACTATAACTATCAATAGTTTTTTTAACAAATACTTTTAATGTTGTGGTAGTAGCAAAGAAATTATATTTTTGTAAATCAATGTTTATACTACAATCATTCTTATTACTATTCATTGATGCCATTAAACTTGATGGTGCATCTTTAGATCCTACAGAACATGTTCTTGCAGAAAGCGATTGAGATTGTTTTGTATTTCCTGAATTCTTATTACTTACAGTAGATTTAAGATAATTACTATCAAATAGATCATCTAATGTTGGTACAATTTGAATAAAAGTTTTAGATACTGAACTTGGATTAGAACTAATAGCATTTAATCCCATTGTACCTAAATCATTTGAAATAGCATCAATACCAGTATCAACAAAACCTTCATCTAATCTTAACGAACTTGCAAAAGTCGAAATTAATATGATGACAAACAGAATGATAATGAGTTCTAACAATCTTGTCATTTTAATAAATAAATATATAAAAATTTACAATGATAGTATTAATTGAAGTATAAACTACATATTTTTGTAAATGTTTGCCTACAAATATAACATCGCTGTTTAATATCAACAATACACTTTGGACAATATGTATGTCCGCAAGGTATAAGAAAAGATTCAACTTGATTAGTCATACATATTGGACAAGCAAATGTAATATCTGAATTTTTTAATATTTTATAAACATCTTTTAGTTGTAATAATTTTTTAAAACTAATTGAATATTCTTCACGTAGTGTTTCACTTTGATTAGTTATATGTGTACATACCTTTTTATCAAACTGTTCTAAAGTTTTATGTATATTATCTATATCTTCTTTATAACCTATAATATCATTCATATTTAATTCTCTTAAAAGTAAAAGTGATTTCCTCATTAACATAATTTGATCATGAAAATTAGATTGTAAATTATTTGTATGTTCAAGATCATCCTTAAGAGCAGAGTATTTTAATAATTCGCTTTTTAACATAAGTTGTCCCTTTTTAACAGTATTACCTATATCTATAATTTCTTGATCAGTTGTTTCTATAAGATCTTCATGTTTATAAAAATCATCTTTGTTTTCATATAATTTTTTTCTAATACTATACTCTGAATTTATATCATTATCATCTTCTCTATTAAGTTCACCAACTATATTCATTGATAAATCTCCAGATACAACTGCATTTTGTATATTAGTTTCTATTACTGGAGAATATTGAGATAAACTACTAATATTCAAATCCATCATGTTTAAACTATTCAGCTCCATATTTAGATATTCTTAATATAAGAATTATAAGATATTTCCTAAATATCTAATGTACGTCGTTTAGGATTACCATTCTTCTTTTTACTCATTAACATCCCACTAATAGAAGCATCATCTCCTATATCAGTTATTTCTGATTCAGAAGCATTCGAAAACATCTCTAAACGTTCATTTTGATTGAAATTATCTCCTTTCAATTCATTTAATAAATCATCTACATTACTAGGTCCTTTCATATGTGGTCTATCCATACCTTGTTGTCCTACTGGCATAGGTTGTGAAGCGGCTTGTGTAGTACCACCTCCACCTCCACCGAAACCACCAAATAGACCCATTAAACCACTAAATGCACCTACACCACCACCTCCAGCACTCGGAGGTGGTGCTTGTTGTTGCATTGTACTCATAGTAGCTTCAGCAAATTGTCTACGTAAATCAGGATTTTGTTTAAATACTTGATCTAATCCAGGAAGATGAGATTTAAACATTGAATTAGATATATGGAACCATACAGCACTACCACCTACCATGAATAATAGTCGTAATTCAGGAGCAATCTTGGCTTTACCCTTATATTTATCATATAGTTCTTCAAAAATATCATCATAATCATTAATATTCTCTTGGGTACTTTCACTCCATCCATCAAGTTTGACATCAAATGGATCAAAACGAGTATTAAGGAATTCTACACCAGTTACACAAGCCATAAGCATTCGTCTTTGAAATCTAACTGATGTATCTACTTCTCTATCACGCTTTAGTCTATCATATTCCATTTTCATTTCATCTAAACTAGAAGATAGTGTAAATTTCTTTGGAACATGAACTCCACGTTTCTCTAATCTTGTGAATTGATATAATAACTCTCTCTTCATATTTAAAATATCTTCACCACTATATTGTGGTGCTTTAGGTTGCCATCCACTATCACTTTCATCTGATACTTCTGAAAATGTCTTTCTAACATTTGGAGAAGAGGGACCACCAAACATACCACCTCTTCCGGCATCTTCACTCTTATTACTCACAACTTCAATATCTGAAACTTCTTCATCATCGTCATCATCATCTTTTCCAATATTAATAACACGTGGAGAACTTCCTCTACTATTTCTATCTTCAAAATTCATGGATTTCATAGAGATATTATCGCCAGCTTTCTTTGTACCCATTTTCCTCTGATTAATAAGTAGATCAATTCCAAAATTAGAACCATCGTCTGAACCGCCATCTTGGTTTCTTATAAAGGATGACATATATATATTTAGTTATAATGTATATGTTTTTAAGTAAGTTTCAAACGATTAATAAAATTGCTTATATATTCTCAAAAAAATATATTGATTGTAAATATGCATCGGCAAGATCATCTGCTTTACTACAACTATTAAACCATTCAAGTTTCTCTGGACACATATCTACTAAATATTTTCTAGTTAATTCTATAGAAGTTTGTTTCCTTTCCTTATATGTATCTTTTTTAAGAATATAACCTAATTCTTTTCCCTTATTAACCTTTAATTTGTTACTGGCAGATATAAATCTTACTTGTTTAATATTATTATATTGAAGTTTTCTCATTTGAAAAAATGTATATATTATTACTGCTACAGTTTTCATATTACCATTCTTTAAACAAGGTTGATTCTCTATAATAACATAATCTATTGAATCAAATAATTCATCATCTATATTGAAATTATTATTAAGACAGGTTAATACATCACACGATAAATCATCTAATTTAATCTTCTTACAATTAGCATCAGTTACTTCAAGAATATTCCAATCATTAATTTTTATAGTCTTATTATCATCCATAGTCATTATACAATAACTCAAATTTTTAATACCTACATCAAAAGATAATACTTTCATTATATTATTATAATTTACTTATAGACCCTTGAAGATTTAAAATACCTTATTTTAAACCCTAAGGTTAGGTTTTTTCATACCTGTCATAATTTGGTTTGTAGCACCGATGCAGAACTACTGAATGATGTCTTTGCTTCTTATGAGATAATCTGGTCTTACTCTTTCTATTAGAGTGCTCTTGATTATTTCATAGATATTTAAAGAAGCATTTACATCTCTATTCCATATACTTGAACATGTTTGACACATGGTAAGTCCATGGCGTTTGATTGTAATATCTTGTTTCCAAGGTCTTGGATTCTGACAATACCTAAATGTATTGCATATACCTTCTTTACACTTGTAACATTTGCAACTGGTTTTATGTTCATCTACAAGGTAAATATTATAACCATGTTTTCTAAACATATCTCTAAATCCTTTTCCTTTTACTGGCTCTTTAAATTTACGATGTTTGTATTGTTCAAAGTCTCCAATACCTACTACGACTTCTTCTGGTTTTCCAAATTTCTTTCTAAATCTATTCATAAAATCGTCTTCTGTTCTCTTACGATTACTATAAGCATTAAGATTTAATTTACGGAATATATATGTCTCATAGAAAGCAAATAGTTTATGATTGATAAAGTTCTTTTGCTTTATATAGTCTTTGAATTTGTTGAAGTCAAGTGTCTTCTTATTGAAAGGACTTAATGTTGCTTCTAATTCCTTAATAGTCATCCCATCAATCAAATTCTCTTGTTTAAACTTATCAGTCATTTTCATGTATTTCTTCGACTTGGTTTCCTTTCTTCGTTGGTCTTGTGTATATCGTAGTTTCTCTGTATTATTCTCTTTATCAATAGAACTACAAAATAGAAGGTCGCTCATGTTAGGGTCTATTGAGACTATTTTTTTATCTTTCAAGGTCTTCACTTCTTTATTACCTAAATCACTAATATATGCTTCTTGTTGTTTAAATTTAGTTGCTCTTAACTTTTGTTTTCCAAACTTATCTTTTCTAATGAATTGAATTGATACACTTACACCATCAGTTTCTATCATATGATTGAAAACATAGTTTTTCTTTTGTTTAAAAACACGGTCTTTTGTTTTGAAAAACATACTCCATAACTGATTTTGATACTTCTTTAAGTTTCCTTCTGTCTTGTAGAATTCTTTTCCATGTTCTTGTATCTTACTATCTACAAATAGATATATTATGGTAGTAGTATCTATCTTTGTATGTTTAGGAACAATATTACTACGAAGAGGACAAATATTATATATTGTCTTGTATTTCTCTTCTACATTCTTCATAGAATAGAACATACAAGGATAGTAATCTTGGGGATGGACTTGAATATCATAGTATATACTATCTTTCTCAAAGTTTTCCTTTTGTGGTATTAGGAAACTCCTTTTATCTTTTATCCAATCGTGATATTTAGAAGGAGATTTTAGAATAGAATTCTCTACATTCAATAAGTCTTTTTTAACTTTCCTTAATTCACTAATAAACTTATTTTTCTCTTCTTTTGTATTATTTTCTTTCATGAAATCATCTTTGTTGAAAGAAGTATTAACATATCTTTCTATATACTCTACATAGTGCTGTTTAATATTATTTTCTATCATAGTGATAATAGAAACTGTTGTATATTCAAGGATATTGTTTAGATGGAGAGAAGACTGCTTCTCATCAGTCATCAAATCTTTATAGTGGTTTTCATAGAAAGTATCTAACTTATTTCTTAACTCAATAGTCTCTTGTTCTGGTGGTCGTCCTCCTCTTTCAATCTCTTTAACAGTTTGAGTTTTCATAACAGCACTAACGAATTTCTTGTCAATAATAGGTAGTGTTTTGGTCTCATCATAACACCATATCAAGTATAGTTTTATGAATTGATATGTATGAATAACAATCTTATTATTCCTAATAGTAATTTCATTTAATTTCTCTAATGTTGCTGGGTGCTTAATAATATTAGTAAGTTTAGTCTTGTAACATTTATAGAATGGAAGTTTATCCATTCATTTGTTTTGTTAATAAGTAAATAGATAGATGATAATTTCAATTTTTTTCTTAAAGTGAAAAACTTGATTGGATTAGTAATTTTATATTCTATCAATTCCAATTATATACAAAGAATATATTAATATTAATAGGATTATATAGTCTAATTAATTATTAATATAAAATAGCGTTTTAAATCTTCAACGGTCTAATGCTTTGTTTATGTACGCAACTACTTTCTTATTAAATGATTTTATGTTATGATTACGAAATATTCGTTCCATTATAAGCCAAAATTTATCTCCTTCTTTATTATTTTTATTTGAATGAGAAGAATGTGTTTTATATAATTCAGAAAGAGCAGCATAATAATAATAATAAAATTTTGATATATCTGTATATGCACTTATTTGTGAACTATGTAAAAATTTATACTTACCTAATATAGAAACTATTATAGATAAATTTTGTTTTATTTTATCATCTGGTATATTTTCAATAATATTACATACTACAAAATGTTCATACGATGGACATTTTATAAATCTATAACCATCTATAGAACGTATTACATTATTATTATCAATTAATACAATCTGTTTCTTCAAATCTTCAGATGATTCAAGATTATATTTCCTTTTTAATTTTTTATATACAGATGGTAAAACTTTATTAATACTTTTAATAGTTGTATTACTATCTACTACACAATATTCTCGTGAAAATATAGGACGATTAAATTTAATACCTAAATATTTTTCTATAAAAGAAATCATTACTGATGCCCATCTCTTTTCTGCAGCTGTATAAATAAAGATTTCTGAATTTGGATATTTTATAGTAATCATTTTAATAAATGATTCAAAATAAGGTCTTAGAAGACCATTTTCTAATTCTTCTTTAATAGATTTATAATCATATTTATAACCAAGTGATATTGCTAATTCATATCTACATAATTGTATTACACTGTCTCCTATAAGTGTACCATCCATATCTAGAAGAAACACAAGTGGTAGAGACATCAAATATTATTTCTTATTTAATTTTGGTGATATATTATTTTCAAGAACATTCTCCAGATTAGTTAGAGATATTGTCATTTCAGAATTTGTTAAAGGATGACTATTTTCATCAAACATATCAACTGATCCATATATATTATTACTTACTTCACCGTTAACTGCATTACTTATAGGAATTGATTTCTTTACCTTCTTAACAAACTCTTTTAGATTTTTCATACAGTTTTCAGAACGAATCTTTCTATAGCAAACAAAGAATGCATCTTGTGGTTTCCCATCTAACATATTAGAAGTATCAACTTTTGTAAGATCTTTCCAAAATTTAACAAAATCAGCATCCCATATTTGATTATTAACCATATCGTTAATTTTTCCCATATAATACTCTACTTTTTTCTGATTAATACGAATGGATTTATATGTTTTCACATAATCTGCAAATGTATAATTATCTATATAAGATTGGTATAAATAGTATATCATTTTTTCTCCCCATGGAATTTTTTCAATTACAAATACATGACCTGGGAAAAATCCTCTATTTCCATCAGGTTTAATAAAATAACCATCTGTAAGCATTATATAATAAACATATCTCTTATCTGTTGTTCGTAATATATCCTTTTTCATCTTAAAAGCAATAGTAGAACTATTATCAATATTATTTTGATGTCTTGATACTACATTACCAACATCACAATATACAGTATGTTTAAGAGCTCGCTTTCCAAATAATAAGAATACTATAGCAACTGCAGTATTTAAACATTTGGTTTCTATTAATCTCATATTATATTCTCTTACATGAACTGTTATAGCCTGTAATAAGGGTTTAAGAAAATCTTTAATAATATATCCTATATCACATCTTTTACATTTATCTTCAATACAATATTTCACCATTTTTATAACAATTAACTTTAAATTATCTTCAGGAAAAAATCAACATAAATTTATGTCATACAATAATAATATAGGAAGTAAATATGATATTGAACATCATCAATATATTTATATTAATATCAGTCTTAATATTCATTTTAATTAAATATGAATTCCCACCACATATATATATTATTATATGTATAATTCTAATAGGACAGTTATTCTTTGTATATACTAAATATATGTATAATACAGAATATTTTGTAGATACTAATACATCAGCAACAACCGGTAATGCAACTGGAACTGGAACTGGAAGTGCAAGTGCAGGAGGTGAAATACCTCCTGAATTGAAATGTTGTAATCCATTAGATACTTCGAAATTAGTAGGTTTAACAAAAGTACCAAATATTATTAAAAATAATGTTAATGAAGGAATTGAAGAATTAATTCAAACATCTAAAAATAAAGATGAATCATCCTTTTTAGTACCTCAAAATACTAAATATGTAGATGAAAATATTAGAAAACAATATAAACATATTGATTATTTACTTGAAAAAATTAGATTATTTGATCATGATATTTATAAAGTATTAGTTCCATCATATACTAAACAACAATTTGATGATATGAAAGAAGAAGATAATAATCTTATGACAGGTCCTGTACCAGAACCTTGTCCAGAAGCTGCATCTTGAAATTATCAGTTCAAAATAATTTCTTATGATAAAGAAAAGTAATGATGTCCAAAGGTAATGTTATTCTTACATTATTTGTATTACTTGTAATGATATACTTTGTATATATGCTTCAAAAGTTAGTAAAAGAATATAGTAGAAAAGAGAAATTTGAAGAAGAAGAAACCAAAAACGATGAAGTAAAAAAAGAAGAAACCAAAAAAGAAGAAAAGAAAAGTTTAGATGAAGAAAGTGATACAAAAATGACTGCCAAAAAAGAAACTTATGCTGATAAACAATTAGATAAAAACTTATTTATTATTAATACATTTGAAGACCTACATGATAGAAAAATTACAACTGATGAATTAAAACATTTCTCAGAGTTATTTTCAGATAATGATGTCTCTAAAAAAATAATGAAAGATAAAATAGAAAACTATAAAAATGAAAAATTCTCTTCAAATCAAGATAATTTCTCTGAATTATTAGAAGTATCTAAAAAACTAACATCTATTATCGAAAAAATGAAAACTGATGCTGATAATAATCCTGAGAAAACAGTAGAAAAATATGAGAATTTCAAAGGGATTATGCCGTTTTCAAATGAAAAGAAATATGTCATGATAAGATAATAGAATTTAGATATGATACTGTTATTACTTATTTGTTTAATTATAATTATAATAATTATTTATCTTAATAGGAAAAAAGAGAAATTTGAAGAAAAATCACCAATTACATCAACTGATCCAACAACCGGAACTGGAAGAGGAGGAGGAGCAGCATCAGCATCAGCATCAGCAGCGGCAGCAGCAAATGATAAATTATCATTAATTATAACTCCTATAGTTGCTACTGTAAATAATATAGTAGATAGTTTTAATGGTTTAACTAGCAAAGTATATGATAATTCTATTGCTATGTCACAAAAAATAGGTGGAAAAGTTAAAGAATATGCTGAAACAATGAAAACTTTTAATAGAAGTGCTGATGATTGTGAAGGTTTAAGAAATGTAGTAATAAATGAAGTTCATAAAAAATATATTGATGATTTAGTTAAAAATCATGACCCTTTATATGGTAAATTAGCATCACAAGCTGATAAATTTTATAAAGTTCCTTTTGAAGAACAAAATATAGAATTAATAAAAATTATAACTGATTTATCTAAATCAAATAATAGAATCACTCCATTATTAGAAAAGAAAATTCAAGAAATGCTTGCAGACTAAACTAACCTTCTAGATTATATTTATCCATACTACTATCATTTCTATTCTTAGGATCAACATTAGACATTTTTAGAAACTTAAATACATCATTTTCATTTAAGAAAGGTTCTTCTACAAATTTTCCTTTATTAGAACCTGACATATACTTTAATCCATATTCACTTAAACTATATCCCATACTTAATGCCCTATTTCTCATTAGGATATTAAAGTTTTGACTACCTGTAAAATATAATAGTGCAAATGGATATTGCTCTTTATTTGTATACATTAAATCTATCCTTCTATTTGTTCTATGTCTTTTTAGTTTACATACACCATTATATTTCTTATTCCCTTTAGCAAATGTATCTACTAGATATTTTTGCTTATATAATTCATCGATAATATTTGTAAATAATTGTTCAGCTGTTTCTATATCATCTGGATGTGTTAAAAGAACATCTATATCTCCAGATGTAGCAAGTCCCCTTCTATAACTTCCCATTATTTCAACAATAAATTTAGAATCAAATTTTAAAATTGTATTTTTAATAAGTTCAGCATGTTTATCCATTTCTTTTCTTGGTATTCTCTGTTCAAAATCTAAATAATATTTTAATCCCAACTTTTGTTTGTCATTTAGTAATTCTGGTTTCTCTTTTAGATCTTCTATACTTTTAATACCATTTTTCTCATAGAATTCTCGTGCTCTTACTGGACCAATTCCAAAGATTTTTGATAATTCCATTACTATAGCAACTTCCTCATCTACTTTATTTACTTGCTCAAGTTCACCTGTCTTTATAATCTCATCTATTTTAAGTCTTATTTTCTCTCCGACACCTTTCATACCATCGATATCTTCTATTTTTGTAACTGGTTCTGTTCGTGCTTTTAATTGCTTTATAACAGTATCATATGCACGTGCTTTCCATTTTTCATTCTTGGCAAAATCCCTTTCTTTAAGTTTCTGTAGTATTTCAATAATACGACTTTTGTGATCTGCCATGTTATTTATTATTTGTATTCATCTTATATAATTTTTCAAATTTTATTTTAGTAGTTGAAAATTATAATAAAAAATTTGAAACAAATCTAGAATATTTATCTATACTATAATATCAGCATGACCACCTTTAATCTACTATCTCTAGTAAATAATCTTGAAACTAATTGGAAAAATGATAAAGATTTCATGGATATTATACATAAGTATTCTACTAATATTGATAAAAATATGACCGATGAATATGTTAAATTTGAAGGAGCATTAGATATATATCCACCTCAAAATACTATTCTAAACGCTTTCAACCAATTTGATATAGAAGATCTTAAAGTAGTTTTGATAGGACAAGACCCATATATTCATAAAGATGAAGCACAAGGTTTATGTTTTAGTGTTCCAAGAGGAACAAAATGTCCTCCATCATTAAGAAATGTATTTAAGGAAATTGAAACAGAATATGGAACTTATAGAACTAATACAGATTTAACTGATTGGGCTAAACAAGGTATATTGATGTTAAATAGGAGTCTTACTGTTCGTGAAGGACAATCACTTTCACATATTAAAATTTGGAAACAATTTACTGAAGATATTCTAAAATATATTGCTACAAAACATAAAGATATTGTATATATTCTATGGGGAAAAACAGCACAAGAAATAGAAACATTTATATCTATAAATGAAAATCTAATACTAAAATGGACTCATCCAAGTCCTCTTAGTAGGAAATCATTTGTTGGTAATAATCACTTTAGATTAACCAATGAATATTTAGGAAAAAAAGGAAAAAATGAAATTAATTGGCTACCTAATATTAGCAATAGCAACCATGTCTAAGACTTTAAAGCGTGCTTTTAATGTATAAGATTCAAGTATATCTGTATGTGTTGTATAATATTTTTGAATATAAATCTTATATTTAATATCTGCTTTAATAAAATCAGTCATAATATCGAGTAGAAGTTCATGTCTTTCGAATCCATCTTTTTCATAAATTTTATCCATTTTAATTATTTCATTAAACATAATGTTAAAATATTCATCTATTAAATTCATATTATTATGTAATATCTTCAAAATTAATGCAATGATTGTTTTATGTTTTCCTATAATATCATTTTTATTAATCATATTTACACAAAATTCATCGTAATCAATACTATCTAAATGAAAAGTTCTAATAGCATCTCCCGATATAAAATCAGTAATATAATCAGATAGAGTAGTATAAATATGTTCTTTAGATTCTGATTCTGATTTCATATATATTTCATTTAGAATTCCTATATAAAGATCTAAAAATCCAGGTTGTTTATAACATTTTTTTAATAAAGTAGCTATTACTTCATTAATATTATCATGATTTGTCATTTTCATAATCTGCCTTGTTATATTATTATAATTCTGTTTACTAATTTTATTTAGTAATCCAGTGATCTCTCTTTGACATGCTGTTTGATCTTTATTTATTAGTTTAGGCCTTTGAACATTCGAATTATGATGAGAATTATGATGAGAATTGTGATGAGATGTATGTTTTTTTGCTTTACTATTATAACTATGAAATGCACTGTAATCATGGAAGCAACCAAATTTATCTAATAAGGTTTTGATTTTCTCAGAGAGAATGTTGTCCTCAGCAACATTTTTATATTTCAGGAAGGTATCTTGATCGATTTGAATAAAATCTATCATTGTAATATTATGATAAAATATTTTTAAGTAGTTTTTAATTTATAAGAGACTTAAGTAGTTTTTATGTTTATAACTAAATCATAAAGATTTAAATCTAAAATGGATTTAATTATAAAAGAGTGCTTAAGAATAAATGATGTTTTTGAAACTGAATATATCTATAAAAGTGTTGTAGTATGTAAAACTCCTAAATACTTTTATCATATTGAAAATATATTGAAAGATTTATTATTTCCAGTTGAAATACTTACACATATGAATTTTGGAAATATTATTTCAGAATTTCACAAAGGTAATATTCGTATGCTAATAATAAGTGAATTAATGCTTGATATTTTATTACAACATTTTACATTTGAATTTGAAGCTGTAAATATTATATTTTTAAGTGAAAATATAATACTTAAACAAAATTATACTGAATTTAGTAATAAGAAAATTTTTGACTTATCGTCTGTATAAATAACTTCTTATCCTACATATACCGATGATACTACTGATGTATAAGTCGTATTTGCAAGGGGAGTATTTACATTATCACTACGCATTATTACATTATTACCACTATCTTTGAGAGAGAAAATTAGACCTGCAGGATTATTATTAGGAGCATTATTATGTCCTACAAAATCAAATACATTTATTCCGGGTATAAGATTAACGGTAGTACTTACTCCATTCCAATTAGGAAATCCAGGTGTCCATACTAAAGTTCCATTTAAATATAAATTAAGAACATTATCACAACATGCCCATAATGTTGTTGTCATGCTTGAACCAGTTGTATTATTATAAGTAATTCTAAATGTAATATCATATCCTGGTGGTGCTGAGGCAGCAGCACCAGCTACATCCCATATCCATCGTGCACTTGTATCTGCAAAAACAGAATTCCAAGGTCCTATATTAGAAGCACCTAAATCTATTGCTAATACAGTTGCAATTATTACATATCCATTTCCTGAATTTGTTGTAGTATTTGTTCCAAGACTACCACCACCTCCACCACCACCGCCAGCACCAGTGCATCCACCACCACCACCTCCTCCACTATAACCACCTCCTCCTCCACAACCACCACCACCACCATTTCCAGATCCACCTCCGCCACCACCTCCAAATCCTCCATAAGAACCATTTATATTACCAGTACCTAATGCACCACCAATAAATGTGGATGATAGATTAGTTGCTATACTACCTCCACCTCCACCACCACCTTGTCCTACTGAACCACCATTACCACCAGTACCTGCACCACCAGATGAACCATAATATGACACAGAAGAAGCTAAACCACCACTTCCTACTCCTCCACTTGTACCCCCAGTGCCTCCACCATAAAATGTTCCATTACCACTTCCACCACTTGAACCACTTGTAGTTGTTGAACCAGCATTACCTGTAAAACCATGAGAAGAACCACCACCACCTCCACCCACCAATATATATGAAGAATTAGAATAACGATATACAAATGTACCTCCACCTCCCCCGGTTTGATAAGTATTACTAACACCTATTTGTCCAACAACTAATCCTATTATTTCATTTTTTGTTAATGAGAGAGAAGTGGTAACTACATTACCATTTCCACCTGCTACAGATGCTGCTGTATCACTTCCACCTCTTGCACCTGCAGCTGTAATTGTATAAGTAGTTGTATCTGGTACAGTCCATTTTTGTATTCCTTGTGTATTCATATTGAAATATAAAGTATTGGATGCCCAACTTGCCGAAGAATAAGCTGACACACATGCAGATAGAATTGGACCATTCCTTCCAGTAGCACCTGCATTAGTAAACGTGAATGTAGAGAATGTAAATAAAGGACCTATGAATTTAGATTTCCCTTGAAATTGCGAGTAACTAATAGAAACCCCTGTATTTGGTATTCCAGATATTCCACTACAATATCCTGCACCTGCATTTGCATAATATTCACTCATACTAATGGGATTAGCACCACCCATTTCTGTCTGTATTTGAGAAAATGAAATTGGATTTCCTGTTGCTGGTAGAACCATTATTATTATTATGTATTAAGATAATGAAAATAAAATTTTCTCTTTATGAAAATAAAGAAGTAGAAATATGGCACGAAAAATTATTCCTCAAGTAAGTTCGCCTTTTAAGAAACCAACAATATTTCATGTTGTTTCTGTAGGTGTTATATTAATAGTTGGTCTATGGATGTATTACAATCTATTTAATAAAAAACCTAAATCAGTTTATCACATGGAGAATTTCTTAGATAAAGAAACATTCCACTATGATGGTCTTAAAAATTGTGAAGGTACTGATAAACCATTTAAATTACTATTTTTCTTCATGGAAACTTGCCCTCATTGTGTAGACTTTAAACCAGTCTGGGCTAAATTCATGGAAGAGTCTAAAAATGAACCTTATGCTAAAAAATTATGTATAGCCGATATTTCTGCTGAAAATGATGATTTACTTACCAAATATGGTGTCAAATCATTCCCTACTGTATTACTTGTAAGATCTGATAAAACAGTTATATCTTTTGAAGAAAAGAGAACTGTTGACGATCTTAAGGCGTTTGTATCTGAAAATATTTCATAATTGTATCATATCCTATTTTAATATATTCATTAATTATTAATTCATCTAACTCAAATGATAATGTTTCAAAATTAAATGATGCAGTATCCATGTCATCAAATTCTATACGAATAATTCTTATTTTATCACTAACATTCTGATTAGTTACTAAATTAGCTTTCTCTACTATAGTACTAAATATTGATGTTATATAATCAAACATTGATTTAATATCTCGTTGTTTTTCTATAGGACATACTGTATATATTCCTAATGTATCTTTTAAATGATCCCTAAAAGTATTTATATATGATACTGGAAATGATTCATATATACCACCATCTACATAATAACAATCATTATAAACTATAGGTGTAAATATTATAGGAAGTGATATAGACATCCTCAAAGCAGTTATAACATTAGTATTAGGATATGTATCTACACTAAAATACTCTGAAATACTCTTTGTTATATTAGCAACACATACTACAAGGTTTTTACCTGTCATTTTAGCTAATTCTAAAAAGGTAATCTCTTTCTTATGAATTTTTAGAAATAGAGCATCTTCAAATAATTGAGCTACATTTGTACCGGAATCCATACCAAAAGAAGATAACATATTTAGATCTAATACTTCATCTAATGTTAAACTATAAAGATTACTCCCTAATAAATGATCTTTAACAAAATGAATTATTTCATCGATTGTATATCCAATAGATAAAAAGAAACATAATACAGAACCTGCTGATGTACCTATAAAAGTATCTATACTTGATAATAATTTTTCATTTTCGAGATATTTAAGGCAACCAATTACAGATATAGTCTTTATTGAACCACCTGAAATAATTAATTTTTTAATCATTATTACAATATTAATTCTTTATTATCTAAATATTTTTCCAAATGCTTATATAATAATGTTATCGGTTCATGAAATTAATCGCTTAATGGAAAATAAACGTCGTGAAAAATTGGCTACATATGAAAAGATATATGAAAAATGCCAAAAAAGAATATTAAAATATGCTACAAATGATAAATATAGATGTTTCTTTGAAGTACCTGAATTTATATTAGGATTACCTGTATTTAATATAAATTCAGTCACATTATATGTTATTGAAAAATTAACTAATTCTGGATTTATGGTTAAATATTATTTTCCAAAACATCTCTATATCTCTTGGGATCTTGATGAGATATCAGGTAAAAAACCACAATTTGGACGAATACAAAATGTTGCACCTAAAGTATTACAACCTCCGCCAAGATTATCTCTACTTAATAAACAACCCCTTTTCCCTCCTCCACCAATGACAACACGACTAATTAGTAAAAATAGTCCAGATAATACTAATAATAATATAATTATGCCTCATAATCCTACATTTGATTTACCTTTTCCTCAATCAACATATAATACCAATACTAATACAAATTCTAAATTTATTAAATCTATAGCTGATTATAAACCCTCTGGGAAAATATGTCTAAATATCTAATTATTTACTATATATTGATTACTTAGTACCTAAAGCAATACCAATTGATATAAATTGTTCTAATATAAAGATTAATGCAATCCCAGAGAAAATATACATCGATAAATCTAAATATTGTTTTTCTTTATTATTTATATTACTAATTGAATTATGATGCTGTAATAATTTATCCCTATTTTTTACAAGGAATTCATTAATAGACTCATAATTATTATAGAATTCTTTCGTTTTACCCTTAATATAAGAAGTAGGATCTTTGGAATCAACATTTACAACATGATCTTCTAATTCTCTATCCTCAGCATCAGTATCAACTAAATGTTTTTGTGTTCTACTGAATTTAGTCTTATTATATGGTTCGTTTTCATTATATGAATAAACATCCATAATATCATCAAATTGTGTAGGAGTTTTACTATAAGTATCACATGATGGTTCTCCAGTACGTTTTGATCGTTTTTTCTTCTTAGTAAAGTCTTGACCCCATACATCTTCTAAACTACTTCCAATTACTGGCGTAACGGTCATTGTTCAATTATAATATCATTTAGATTTTTTATATATCAATTAATTAATTATGGTTCATCAATTGCCATCCCAATTAGTATTTCTCTATGCCAATAAATTATATTTATTTATAACTTATTCTGTTATATTCTTTCTTACAAATTACGAACCTCGTATAGGACTTATATTAATGCTTATAGTATTATATGGACATGCTAATTTTTTAGTAGCTATTTCATAAAAACTTCTAAATCTATATTAATAGTATAGTACATTATGTTAGATTTTTCTTATATTAATGGTAATCCTTATTTTGCTGGCATTTCATTATTAATGCTAAATCTTGGTTCTCGTTATATTATGGGTGATATAGGAGAATTTTTAGAGAATATTTTGAAAAATGACTTTACTAAAAAATTAATTATTGTTGCATTGTTCTTTGTAGCAACAAGAGATATTGTTATATCATTAGTTCTTACGATTGTATTTACAATAGTAGTTTATGGTTTATTTAATGAAAAAAGTAGATATTCATTAGTTCCGAATGATACAAAAGTTAAAAATAAGCTCAAAGAATATTATAGTAATATACAAATTATCAATTCAAAAAAATAATAAATATTCATTAAGTAATAATAAAGGACTTAATGGATAAAAAACAAAATGGTATTAGATCATTCTTTTTTGGTAAAAAGAAAGTTGTTAAACATATTAAATCACCTTTTTCATATAAATTAACTCCTGAAATTCCAAAAGATAGTATAAAACAAACTATTGTTGCTTTTATTAAACATTGTGATTATGAAAATATATTTGATGAAGATATTTGGAAATGTATACCAAGAAAAAGTCCTAAAGGTAAAGATATAGCAAGACATCGTTTAGAAAAATATAAATCTTTACCATTACAAGGAGATGATATTCTTGGATTATGGCAATTTCAAAGTAATTGTTGGTTTAATTCTCTATTAATGTGTTTGTTTTTTAGTGATAAAATTAGAGATATAATGAATGAATTAAGAGTTAAATGGATTTCAACTACTGTTTCTGGTAATACACATAATGCTATATATAAAACAAAATTATTAAATATTTTCACATATCTTATGGAAATACCACATTATAATAAAGATATTATTAATACTATAGATTCTAATATGATTCTTACATTATTACATAAATATGATCCATTAATGTTTGAACATAAAGGTAATAGAGGAGGTAGTGGAATTTTATATTGTAAAAAGGTATTATCTTTTCTTGGTTTCAAAGAATATATGGAAATACGTCTTATTAATTTAGAAAAAGAAGGTAAAATTTATGTTGAAATTAATGATGAACCAATTGATAAAATTGACTCTGATATAAGTCATACAGATATTGTTAAATATATTATTTCTATTATTAAAGAATATCCAAAAATTAGATTACTTGCAATATATATTGATATTAAACCATATTTTGTTATACCATCTAAATTAGAAGATATGACATTAGAATCAATCTATGTATCTAATTATAAAAATACTAGAAATACTGATAAACATGCTATAGCTGGTATTGTTTGTTCAGGAATACCTTATGTATATGATGGAGAAAGGGCAGCACTAAATAGTACACTAAAAAAATATAATTGGTTATCTGATGATAAAAGAAGTTTCGCTATGACTTATGATCCTAAAAAGATTATGAAATATGATTTTACTAAAAGTAATAGAGTAGCTTTTTTTGTATCAACAAATAATATATAATGCATAAAGGGCTTTTAATAGGTATGAATTATTATGGTTCGCAATATGAATTACATGGATGTATTAATGATGTTCTAAATATGAAAAATATTCTTGTTAAACATTTTAATTTTCCTGAAGATTCATTAAAAATATTATGTGATGATGAAATATCAACGGATTTACCTACACGAGATACTATTATTTATTATATGAAAACACTTATAGAAAATGCTAAATCAGGAGATGTATTAGTATTTCATTATTCGGGTCATGGTGTACAAGTCAGAGATACTCATGGAGATGAACCAACCGGATTTGATGAAGCAATTGTTCCTATAGATTATCTTTATAATGGTATTATAAGTGATGATATTATATTTAATGATTTAATATCTCAAGTACCTGAAGATGTTAAATTAGTCGCTTTTTTTGATTGTTGTCATAGTGGAACAATTTGTGATCTCGAATATAATGTTAAATATTCAAGTCCTTTTAAAGCAACTACAGATATATCTCAATGGGGTAATGATTTCTTTTTTTGGGAAGAAAATCCAAAAGGTATTAAAGGTATAGTTAATATGTATTCAGGTTGCTATGATGAACAAACATCTGCAGATGCTACTATAGATATGACTAAACAAGGTGCTTTTACATTTGTATTATTAGATGTACTTAAGGAATTTAATTATAATATAACACATAAAGAATTATTAAAACATATTAATGCTCATCTTAGTTTAGATGGATATGATCAACGATCACAATTCTCATGTTCAAAACCTATTATATTTGAAGATAAATTTAGCTTTGAGATCTAATAGACTAAAGTATGATAAATATAATATAATTAATAATTAATGTAAATAATGTGGAAAGTTTTTCAATTACAAGGAAAAAGAGAATATATGGAAGATAAATATATAGCTTTAGAAGGGTTTTTTCAAGATTATGATTTATATGCTGTTTTTGATGGACATGGTGGAGATAGTGTTGCTGAATTTTGTCGTAAAAATTTTGCCTCTATGCTTTATATTGAACTATTAGAAAATAATAATATTGCTAAGGCTTTATTTTCAACATTCATGAAAGTCGATGAAGCATTAGAAATACCTGAAAGTTATATGACTGGAAGTACTTGTTTAGTAATTCTTAAGAACACTAATCATATGTGGGTTGCAAATTGTGGTGATTCAAGAGCTATTATGAATTCTAATAATAACCCTGTAGAACTTACAAAAGATCATAAACCATTTGGCGATGAACGTGCAAGAATATTAGCATTAGGAGGACATGTAGTACAAACAAGTGGAGGTGTATGGAGAGTTAATGGTGAATTAGCATTATCTCGTGCTTTAGGAGATAAAAGATTAAGACCTTATGTTATTCCTAATCCTGATATATTTAAAATAGATTTATCAGCTAGTAATAAATTTATAGTTATAGGAACAGATGGATTATGGGATATTCTTAACAATAACAAGGTTGTTGAAATAATCGCAAATGAGTATTATAATAATAATTTAAGTGATAAAGTTGTACTTATACATGCATCAAATAAATTATTATCATATATTTATGATAATATTGAAGATAATACAACTGTTATTTTAGTGCATATTAGAAGATAATTATATATAATTCTAAAGATATAGATTATTAAATTTTTCTCTGAAATTTTTTTGTCATTATAAAATATAATGTCTTCCACTACTATTTTATATCAATTTGAATTTACAAGTTCTTATAATGAAACCATCTTTATGGCTTCTCCCTATGCACGTGATACTCTGCGTCCTAAAGTACAAGCAGCAGTAGATAATGAAGCTCGTTTCCTTACTCGTTATCCTCGTGTAAATAAAATTGCACAACAGGTTGAAGATCAAGGTCAGTATTTTAAGGTTCTATTAGGTCGTTAGATTTTAACATAAACCCTAATTAAGTTCTTAGTTCTCCTATTTCTGACTCAAAAGAACCTGATTCGTACGACTGTCTAAGACTTGTACTATCTGCTATATCTAAAAATGGTGTTTCAAGTAATGTGCAACCTATAATTTTTTTCTTATTATCCAAAATTGGATATGTTGTTAATAGTATATGAATATTATTTAGAACTATATGGAGTTTTACAATACTTCTTTCTTGGAAAGTAGATAAAATTAAATTTTTATAAAAAGGTGCTACATCTGGATGAATTACATCTTGTAGTGATCTTCCTTTTATCTGCTTCGTAATAAAAATAGCTGGTAACAATACATTCGTATTTATATTTGGTGTATTTAAATAATTTATCTTATTATCTACAAGACTTACCCTTGTATTATCTTGAGATAATGCATATTGATAAGTACCTATCCTCTTATCAATTACAAGAGAAAACTTGCCTATTGGTGTATCTTTCTCTTTGTTTCTACTATAAAAACATTGAAATAGTGAATCTAAATTTAGAAAATTACCACATAACATAAACTGCATTTTTATAAAACTATACTATTACTTTATCATCTTAAATTATTATATGCATTTTATTTTTATGTGATTTTAGATTAATGTCTGTTATTAGAAAACCAAAGAGTATTTATAAACAAAAAAATAATATTCTTCAAATTGATCATCGTCTTAAAACATATGATTATGATTTTAAAATGGATGGTCTCTCTTATTATATTTTTGATATTGAATTTAATTGTATTTATGCAACTGATTTAGATTTACCTGTTAAAAGATCATATACAAATTTATTTCCTGAAGATATACACGATTTTTTTGATACTCTTTTTAGAAATACACTCGTTAAATCTCAAATGGTTCACGTTCAACTTAATGGTACTCATTTATTATACAATACTAACCCATTTATTGATCATATGAATAATATTATTGGTATTATGTTATATGAAATACCTTTTACACAAGTTCAATCTTTACAAATTGAAAAAAATTATGAATTCCTTCATTTACAAATACATTATATTGTGAATTTTAATGGAGATATATTTGCTATGGAAAAAATAAATTGGGATAAATTTTTAAGATCTCATGCATTGGATTTAGAAGAAAAAGATAGAGACGATTTTATTGAAAAATGGAAAAGTGATAATATACTTCATAAGAATGTATTTGATTATATGGAAGGTAATAGAATTAAATACATATATAAGAGACTTTATAAACATATGGTTAATGTTGAAAGTTCACCTATAAGATTCTGTATGTTTTGTACAAGTCCGAATTTTGAAAGGAAATTATTAACAACATTATCTAGATTTGTTGATAGTCAAGTATATATTTTGACAACGTATGAACGATTTGAAGAAATAGAAAGTGCACAAATTTGTGAATATTTAGCATTCCCACATATATCATCAGCAAGTAATAAAGATATTAACAAAATTAATGTTTATGAACTATGTTCTTTCTGTAAAAGAATTGAAGTCCCTACATCAGAAAAAGAAATTGACCCTTTTGCTAAACATGTTGTATATTATAATCGTAATATACCACCTGTATATGAAAATGAAATTAATCTACCATTCTTCGGAAAAAGAGGTTCTATGGGACAACAATCATTTAAAATTTTAACTACTAACAAAAATAAAAAAGGTAATAAAATTTTTTCAGTTTGGATGACTATGGAAGAATGGAAAAATTCTGAAGATAGAATTTTAGCAATAAAAAGTAAAATATATATTAAATATACTGTTTGTGATTTATGTTTAGATGAATGGGAACATTTTTTTAATAATTTTAATATTACTGAACTTACACAAGAAGAGAAAGATTCATCTCATTCTACAGATGTATCTAATTCATCAAAACATTCAGAACCATTGGAAACATTAATGTCGCAACAAACATCGCCGAAAACATTTTAACATCTCCTGCTGAATTTGTTGGGGGTGATGTAGGTGGAGTATTTGTTCCTGGAAGTTGAGATGTTGGTGGTAATGGTGATCCATTCGGATTTGATGGATTAGGACTACTTATAGGAACTGGTTCAGGAATTGGTGGTACTGGTGGAATTGGTAGAGTACCATTAATATTATTTGTTAATGTTACTCCTGTTAAAGGAGCAACTGAATATGTAGTATTTGTCATACAGTTATTATCTGTAATACTTGTTTCAGATGCATTGGCTGCTACAAAACATATATCAGTATAGGAAATTATATTATTTGAAACTGTTACATTTATAACATCATTCAAACAAACACCACCTTTATCTGAAATGTAAATTATATTATTTTTAACTATAACATCTCGTGTTCCATATTGAAGATTATTTTGTACCATTATACCACATCCTTGACCTGTACTATTATGATATGCAAAACCATTATTTGAAGCATAATTATTATCTACAATTACACTCTTTGATCCGGTCACGATATTGAAACCATGACGACCATTATTAGTAGCTGTATTACTTTGAACTAATACACCTATACTCTGATCAATTGTAAATCCATCCCAATCATTATTATCAGATATACAATTTGTAATCGTAAGATTTGTTGTATATGTCATAGTAGGTTTGAATCCATGAGGATCAAAACCATAACCTTGAAAGTTTTGGATCTTTACTCTATCATATATAATATCATTACAAGCCTCCATGAAAATACCATATCTTCCATATGCTTGTTGAATACCTGTAAGTTGATTTGCTTTATTACCATCAAGTGTAATATCAGAAACTTTAATATTATTAGCATTATCTGCACGTAGAAATCCTGCATTCTTTCCTGTTATTGACCACCAAGATACAGCATTTGGTTTTAAAATTAGAATTGTTTTATCGATCCCTGCACCTTGTAGATATACACTTGAATTCATCTCTAAATTGAAACTTAATGGATAAGTTCCTGCAGCAATATATACTGTCCCACCGCCTTGACTTGATATACTTGTTAATGCATCTTGAATTACAGAATAATAATCTGTTGTAGCAGGATTAGGTTGAATTGTTATAGTAGTTTGTCCAGAAACACTACTATATAATATACTTAATACTGATAAAATACCAAGTAATTTCATATTTGAATGATTTAATAGATAATTATGTTCTTAAATAACTTTTTCAAATTTTTTTATGATGAATAGTTCTTTAGGAAATTATCAAGACTTTCAGGATCACCTACACACCACATCTTTTTACACTCTACCGTCTTTATCTTTAGTCCATTTAGAACAGCCTCATTATAACAAGGTGCAAGATAAAACTCATTATTAGTTCTAATATCCTTCTTGATCATCTGTTCTGCAGATTCAACAAAGTCGCTACCACGACGGAACATATATACTCCTGTTGTCGCTGTATTAGAAATAACCTTCTTCTCTGCTACTTCTTCTACATATCCTGATTTATCCAATTTAGCATACGAAAATTTAGGATGTGTACTCTCAAAAACACTTATAGCACCATCTATACCATTTGAAAGACATACATATAAAAACTCATGTGGATTCCATTCTAAAAATTGATCAGAATTTGCTATAATTAAAGGATCATCATTATTTATTAACTCTTTTGCTAATAGAACTGATGCACAAGCTCCTTCGGTTATTCCATCAACTTGAATTATTTCACAATTAGGTGCTATAAGATTTAGCAGATATTTTAAGTTATACTTTTCATAATGATCCTTTTGAACAATAAATATATATCGTCCTTTTATAGCAATATTATCTACTACAAGTTGTACCATTGGTTTCCCATTTACTTCAATTAGAGGTTTAGGGAATGTATAATTTGCTTGTTGAAATCTTGTACCACCACCCGCCATAGGAATCACGATGTTAATTAATTTATCATTATGTTCCATTAAAACTTTATTATATTTATGATTATTATCATATTTGCTTATATACTTTAATATTTTATCTAAAGTTAAATCTTTAACATCTTCAATTGGACAAACATTTCCTCCAGATGAATATGCAGCAGCTCTTCCTACTGGACTATCCTCACATATTAGAGTTTCTAAAGGTGTTAAAAGACTTCTCTCAAAACATCTAAAATATATATCTGGACTTGGTTTTCCTTTACGAATTTCCTCATTTGAAATAAACCAATCTATATATGGTAAAAATCCTTTTGTTAATAATGCATTCTTTACTGTAATCCATATACTATTTGATGCACAATATATCTTATATCCTCGATCTTTTAAAGTCTCTAATATAGAAATAATACGCTCATCTGGTTTAAATTCATCAAGTATAACATCCTGTGTTAAATCCTGTTTTCTTCTCCATATTTGATCATATAATTGAGGAGATAATCCCTTCTCTTTTGTTAAAAGATTTAATTTATATGTTGTAGGATGTCCATCATATTTTGCCAAATGTTCGTCTTTACTTATAACATATTCTTTTCCTACTTCCTCTAGAGCTCTATTTAGTGCTATATAATGTATTTCTTTTGAATCTATTAGAACTCCATCTAAATCAAATATAACAAGTTTAATCTTTGGCATAGTTTAGATATAGACATATAAAAAGACTTACATATGACCGAATAAATAATTAGAATTACTTAAAGATTTACTAATATAGCATATATATAATATGAAAATTTCACGCTTTGTCTTTATTTGTCTTTCATTCCTTCCATTATTATCCTATGCTCAAGTAGCTACTCCAGAATGTGCCATATATCAATATTCTAATCCTACTGATAATATTTGTACTAATTTTACTTCACAAGAACAAAAAGTTGCTGGTAATATTGGTGCTCCTATTGATACTGGTGATACAGCGTGGATGCTAACAGCAACTGCATTTGTTATGATAATGTCTCCTGGATTAGCATTTTTCTATGGAGGATTATGTGGTGCTAGTAATGTTTCGAATACTATTATGATGTCTTTTGTTAGTATCGCTATTGTCACTCTACAATGGATTTTAGTAGGATATTCATTTGGATTTGGTCCAGGTAATGCCGGATTTGGTAGTTTCAAGTGGGGTGCTTTACAAAATGTTGGACAACTTCCATCAGGTGCATATGCTCCTACTGTTCCACATCTTCAATTCATGATGTTTCAAAATATGTTTGCTCAAATTACTCCTGCACTAATATCTGGAAGTCTCATTGGAAGAATGAAATTTCATTCCTATGTAATATTTATCCTTTTATGGAGTATTCTTGTTTATGATCCATTAGCTCATTGGGTATGGAGTTTAACTATTAATCAAGATTGGGCAGTTGTACCACTTGGTTTCCTTGGAAAATTACCTGCTTTAGATTTTGCTGGAGGCACTGTAATTCATATTTCAAGCGGATTTTCAGCTTTAGTTGCTGCTCTAATGCTAGGAAAAAGATATAATGCACATGAACCACTTAGAGCTCATAATGTTCCTATGGTTATGATTGGTGTTACTTTACTTATGTTTGGATGGTATGGTTTTAATGCTGGAAGTGCAGGAGCTGCTAATGGTATTGCTGTATTAGCTTTTGTAAATACACATATCGCTGCATGTACTGGACTTCTTATGTGGCTTATATTAGAAACTATATTTGAAGGACATCAAACTCCTATTGGTGCTGCAAATGGTATAGTTGCAGGATTAGTTGGGATTACACCAGCTTGTGGATTTATAAATCCCATGAGTAGTATCGCTTTTGGAATTATTCCAGCAATATTTTCATATGGAGCTATTATAATGAAAGATAAGTTAGGTTATGACGATACCCTTTCCTGTTTCGGATTGCACGGCGTGAGTGGTATTGTTGGTGCTATTATGACAGGACTTTTTGCTAATTCAGCAGTTAATCCTGCAATTCCAAATGGAGCATTCTTTGGTAATCCTAAACTCCTACTATTTCAATTAGCCGCAATTACTACTGCTGCGGCTATATCTACAATTGGAACTTTTGTTATTCTCTTGGTACTCAAATATACAATAGGTATTCGTGTATCAGCAGAAGAAGAAAAAATAGGATTAGATGAGTCTGCACATGGAGGAAGTTCTTATCATGGACACAATAACTTTTCCATTACACAAAGAGATCAACCAACTGTATAATAAACTATTTAAGGATTAGCATATTTATCATATATATAAATGAAAATTCTAGTTATTCTTGGTATGCTATTAGCATCAGCAACAGCTGATCAAACTATTCAGTGGACAATTCCACCCTCTACTTCCTTTGTTAGAGCTTCTCCACGAGAAAGTATTATATTCTCATTTAACCCCCCTCATAATCTCTATTTAATGGCAGATGAACAGCATTTTACATCTTGTGATTTCACTAATGCAGTTGCTTTAGGAACAGATGGACCCGTGACATTTACAGTACCAGTTGATGCTAATAATACTTCATATTACTTCGGTTGTTCTGTAGCAGGTCATTGTCAAGCAGGTATGAAAGCAGAAGTTACAACAAATCCTGCAGAAATGCCTCCTACTTCATCCGCATCTTCGACGGGAGTTTCAGTTCTATTAGGACTGCTACTTGCTCCCTTTGCTTTCCTTTTCTAGACTACACTTGTATTTGTCTTTGTCGAATTAATCCCATATATTTTTCTGTGACTTCCCAATAATATTTTGATATAGGAAATTGTATACTATACTTGTAATCGTGTGATATATACTCATATCCATTTGACATTTGTATTATTTTTACTAAAAATGGAAGATATACATATACTCCATTAATATTACAATCAACACTTACATGTGGACCACAACAACACACTCTATATGTTTCCTGCGAACATCTTGGTCTCATTTCTAATAAATCTCTACACTTATTATTGTATTCCTGATAGTCAGTGTGTAAAAAAACAGGTAGTTCATAATTAAAATCTGGTCTAAAACGCTCAGGTATTATAAATCTATCTTCTTCTGGATCAAAATTTACTAAACTTACTTCATATAATGCTCCAAATTTACTATTATTTTTCATTATTTTCATTTTTTTAGTTGGAGTTATATCCAAATCAACTTCAATTATATCCTGATATGATTTTAATTTTGGTATAGTATTAAACTTACTAATAAAAGTATCTTGAAAGTCCATAATACCATTAAATGCCTTCTCCATATTTAGTTTAGTAATTTGAGTATCTACAAATTCATATATTTTTTGCAGAGCTAAATCTGGCAACATATATTATCACATTAGAAATCTATAAGAATAAATACTTACCTAAAATATCTATAACTTCTATTTCCTAATATTCGTTTCATTTGATTCATTTGATTCATTTGATTCAGATTATTATTAACATATAATTCTTCTAGTTTGATATTAGTATTATTAATAATCATTTCACATTTCTTATTAACTGAAAGTATTATACCAACTATTCCATCTTTAGAATGCGTAATTATTGTATTTGATATTATAACTAATTTATTTGGTATAATCTCATAATTACCTATAATATTTGATATATTATTTGTAAATAATTTAATATCACCACTTATATCATCTGGAAATTTACAACATAATTCAATATTATATTTTCCACTCTCATGTAAAATAAAATCAATTTCAATATTTTCAGAATATAAAGTTATAAATATATTATTATCCAGTTTTATTAAATTATATTCTTTACCAAAATATGTCATATTAGAACAAATTTTATCCAAATATGGACTATTTGGATAAATAATTAGTTGTTCTTTATCAAAAATCCTATCTCTATTCATAAATCGTGGAAAGTCAACTGATAATTCTCCATTATTAATTTTTTTTCTTACTAGTAAATTTAAAATAGCTTGATCAAATGTATTATGTCTAAATAGTTTATCTTGTTCTAATCGTAATGTACCATCTATTAAATCATCATTCATACATAAATTTAACCATTCTCTTATTAATTTAATAGATTTTTTACTTTTCCTTAAAAGTATCATAGAAGCATTAAGTAATGGATAATTCTTATATTCTGTAGTGTCTAATTTAAAATAATCAAATACCTCTTGTTTTATATAATTATAATTCTTATATGTTTCATTTTCTATTGGAATATATATATCCTCATTTGTTTGTTGAAAAATAAAACCAATTGTTTCTTTAATACTATCTAATCCAATTAGATAGTTAGGATATTTTTTTATATTACAATCTCTATATAATATAATATCTCCATATCTTACTTTCTTTAATTCTTCAAGAATAATAAATGGTTTCCATCTAAAAAAACCTGTATATCCACTTCCCATATTAGCTTTACTGTCAATATCAAAATTCTTTATCATAATAGGATTTAACTTTTTAACATCATTATAGGAATAACTTTGATATGAATCTATATAATGTTCAATATTTTCTCTATAAATATTCTCACATTCAGTGAGATCTAATGATTCTACACCATCTATAGATAAACCTTGTGAATAGAATGTTATAACTTTGATATTATTCTCAATAATTTTATATTCAAACTTATAAATTATAACAGAACTATTTAATTCTATATTTAATAAATCAATATGAATATAAAATTTACCTTTTGAATTACATATAAAACTATATTCTTTTTGTGTTGGTACTATTTGACAAAATTGATCATTAAATCGTAAATAAGCATTACTACTTATACTAATATCTAAAATTATTTTCACTACATCTCCATATTTGACATAGTTACATAATAAAGATACATATTGAGGTTTAATTGCATTTTCTATTCGTTGAATATTATATTCTGAATTATTTCTTACAAGATTTATACCATTATATAAATATTTTATACCATTTACATAATATCTATCATTTAGAACAAATGGTGCATCTTCTCTATCTATTCCTCCTATATTTTCATTAAAAAACATTATTGGATCAATATTATTATTTTTGGCATAAAGAAGTACTTGAAATTCAGGTGTAAAATAAAAGTTAATATCATTTGTTTTTATAGGTATTTGTAAATATGTATTACAAATGTTTATATATTTCATCATTACATCTCTTAAACCATAGAAGAACCAATCATTATAAAAATATATTATATTTGATATATCTAAATTATTCTTACTTATTGTTTCATAATTAAGAAAATAACGACCACCAAAATTTAAATTACATAAATCATCATTATAAATTCTACCTGCATTTGGATTAATCTTTATATTTTTTACAAAATTTTTATATTCATCATTTGTTGTTAAATTGAATTCTTTCATAGATTTATATAGATTTTTTTGATATGTAATATTATTTCCTGTAAGAATATCAATATATGATGGATTTTTCATCGTAAAAATATTTAAATTAATATCATCAGGATAACAATAATCAAATCGTGTTTTAATTATTAAATTAAATTGATAATTTAGTGAATTTTCAATATATGGAACTATTTCTAATGCTTTTTTAAATTGAAACCATTGACTATACCAACAAAGAGGATTTTTTTGATCTTGTGATGGAACAGTATTATTTTTATGTAATTTATTGTAATAATTTTGATAAATATTTGATCTTTGTATTGAAAGACAAGATCTATTGTATTCTTTCATATGATGATTAAGATATATTATATGTCTAACTTTTGAATTATATTTCCAAAAAGATAAATCTATATGTAATTCTGATGTTGATACAATTATATCTATATTAAAACCTTGTTGTTCTAATTTAAATATAAAATCATTAAGATTAGATTGTCTCTTATTAAATATTCTCAATTGTCCAACAATAATTAATAACAAATTGGTCATTATAATACCAATATATTTTCAATTAGAAATGTATAAGAATAAAATCATATTTTTATTTACTCATTATTTATCAAAGAATTATTATGAAAATATCCATTTTTATTGTAACTTATAAAAATGATGAACTACTTAACAAGTGTCTTGAAAGTATATTTAATGTTATTGAAACTTATGATATAATTAAAGTAAATATCCTAAATAATTATTCAACTATTCAACTTGATCCACTGTTTAAAGATAAAGTTAAAATTATTCAAAATGATGGAATACCTTCATTTTCAACTGGACATCTGGCAAGAAGTTGGAATCAATGTATAATGCACGGCATAAAAGATATTAATAATCCTGATTGTGATACTCTTATTCTTGCACAAAATGATGTTGTATTTAAACATGATTTTATTAATAATATAAAAACTCATTTAGATACTTATTCATATATAACATTCGGAAAAGGAGATGAAGTACAAATAATAACACCAGAAGCAATCAAAACTATAGGTATGTTTGATGAACGTTTCTGTAATATTGGTTTTCAAGAAGCTGATTATTTTCTAAGAGCAATTATTCTAAATCCTAAAAATACTACTATTAATGATGAATTTCATAATAGACTACATAATCCTATTGAAAATGATATTATTGAAGATGTTCCAAATGGATTTAATCGTGAAGATGAAATAAATTTAGAAAGTCAAAAATATCATCATATTTCACGACAGTTATTTTCATATAAATGGAATATAATATTACCTATTAATGAAGACCCTGAGAACTGGGGTAATTACGTACAAAATATTAAAATATGCCCTCGTCAATATATGTTTTATCCATATTTTGAATCTAATTTACCAAATCTTGATGACAAATATATCGTATATTAGTCATCTATATTTGTGTAAATATATATTAATAGAGTTTTACAAATATCATAATGACGGATCAATATATTAATGTTTATGCACCAACAGAATTAGAATCATTCAACATATATTTAAGTCATAATTCACATATAAAAACCGTTAAAAATCCAATTGAAACGGATTACTTATTACAAGTTACTGGTAAAGATTTGACAACATTACCTAAAATCGGTATGGTTGTTAAAGGTAATTCAATTCCCTTAAGTCTTAAAGATTTTAAAATTGAATTAACTTATAAATATAATAATGATACTTACTTTTTTATTCGTAGGAAAGATATTGCACCTTTATATGATGATTTATCTATTGTAATACAAGGTATGCCTATTGATAGTACAATAGATTTATTATGTATATTATTTATGTATGGAAGATTGATTTTATCAACTTGGGATAAATATGATTTCCCTACAGTTAAAGCAAATGTAGAAGAACAAAAAATATTTAATAATCAAAATATTTATTATCAAGTATATACAACAATAAGAGGTCTATATGAAGTTAAAACAAAATATGTACTTAAAGTTAGATCAGATGAAATATATTCAGATTTAAAAGATTTAATAGATGAAATTTTTATAAATCCTGATAAAATCATAACTACAAATATATTTATTAGAAGAGTAAATCATTTTCCATATCATTGTTCAGATCATTTATTAGGTGGATTAACTAAAAATTTAATTAAAATGTTTAATGGTGCTGAATTACTCATAAATAATAATACTGTTAAAACTAAACCTTTCGAAAAAATAATATGGGTTCCTGAACAAGTTCTTACTTTTGGATATTTTATTAATTTATATCCCTTTAAAACTATTATCCCAGAAAGATGTCCATATTTAATGAATAAACATTTTAAAAGTGTACACTTACAAAAATTTAAAAAATTTAAAGTTATGTATTCACGGCATAGTTATAGAGGTTTTTGTAGAAAAATAGAAGTAAATAATCTGAATTTTCATGTTCATCGTAAAACAATTATAGATCTTGATAGCTTTGAAAATTTATATGATAAAGAACCCGAAATAATTAAAAATTGAAATCTATTTAGAGAATATGCTAATTAAACTAACTATAATGACTGAAACAAAACCTCAAAAATATATGAAACTTGCAAAATATAATGCAGAGTTATTCTCTAAAGATCCTCATACTAAAGTTGGTGCTATAATTTTAACTCCTGATTTCCTAAATATTTTAAGTTGTGGAATTAATGGATTTCCTAGTAAAGTCATTGATACTAATACAACAAGATGGGAAAGACCAACTAAATATGATTATGTAATTCATGCTGAAATTAATGCTGTATGTAATGCTGCAAAATCTGGTACTCCCTTAAATGGTTCGGTTGCTGTTGTAACATTATTCCCTTGTAAAGATTGTACAAAGGCATTAATTCAGGCAGGAATTAAAAAAGTATATGCTCCAAAACCGGATTTTAGTGATGAAAGATGGGGTAGAGATTTTGAAATATCTTGTGAAATGTTTAAAGAAGCTGGAATTCAAATAGAAGAAATTGACTTATAGGTTTTGTGATAATAGTATATAATGAAACAATTAGTTAAAAGAATTATGTTCATTGGTTTCCCAAGAAGTGGTCATCATATAACAGTTAAACTTATAAAAGAGATTGCTGAAAGAATGAATTTACCTTTTTCATATTGTGAATTTTATAGTCATAATACTCCTGAAGGTGTATTATCATATACACCACCTCAAGGATGTACGGATGAACCTTGTGAAGCTAATATTAGAGCACCACTTATTACAAAAAATCATGATTTTGCTTTAGATGTAAATTGTCCTACTCAAGAATGGAAAGAACCTATACCAATAGTATCATATCAAAAGTATATTGTAATTTATAGAGATGATCCATTAATACAAATGGAAGCATATTATAGATTTAGTAAAAAACTTAATTATCCTGATTATAATTACAAAGAAGATACTTATGAAGACTTTGCAAACTTCTATAAAATGAATATTGGTTACTATAAGAATTTTAGAGATAAATGGATAGATACAAAGTATTATAATGTTTTTCCTGTTAGATATGAAACTCTTATTAATAATCCTACTGAAACTCTATTATTAGTATTAAGAGTAGTTTATCCAAATACTTTTAATAGAACAGATGATACAAATATTAAAATTATAAATGAAGTTATTCAAGCAAATAATATCAAATATAAACATATTTTGACTAAATCTAAATATAATAAATTACGAAATATGATTATATAATTTAGTTTTACTAAATATATGGGCATGCCATACTCCTTTCACAGACCTATTTTCCATTCTATTTACCATCCATATAGAATCAACAAGATTATTATCCGATATTATTTTTTCTATTTCATTACTATTTAGTTCTTTAAGTGACCACAATAGATAATGATATATTCCATCTTTTACATTATATGGAAAGATATTAGGTGTAATTGCAAAGTCTCTCATTTCTGATGATTTATTGGCAATAATTTTACAATTTGTTGATGTTATTGGAGACCATTTAAGGAATGCTATTTTTACATAATCCTCATAAGTTTCATATAATTCTGAAATATACTTCTTCTTTGACTTATATTCTTCTTGATGAATAGGATCACGCTGAAAAGCACTACCATTATCTATCGTAATTTGTATATCTTTCCAATCGTATTCCATTATTAGATATTTGAGAATATTATTTATTGAATTTTTCAAATTTTTAAAAATTTGCTTTAGAAAAATAAAAAACTATATAAGACTTTAGCAAGATATATATTGAGACATATATACAATAATGTATGAACTTCCGCCAGCTATTTTCAAGATTAACTATTTATCATGTACCACAGATATGGAACACAATTATTTAGAATGGCTTATTTCTTCACAAAATGAATTAAATAAATTGGATACTATGGTAAAACATAATATTTGTAATTGTATAAGATCACAAGTTAAATTAATGATGTCATGGGAAATTGCTTTAGATGGACATTATAATGAATTCAAATCTTCATTGACTTTACCAGATGCTAAAATAGATATTATTGTTCAAATGTCAAGAGATAAAATTCTAACTAAATGATGGCAAACGATTTAACGTTTTACGAGGTAATAACGAATCCAAATCTCTTCTTATTTCTCTTCTTTCTACGGTAAAATAATCTTCTCTTCTATCCAAATTTCCTCTCTCTTCTTTCTTTTCAATATTTTCTCTATCTTCTCTTCTATCTCTATCATTTCTAATTTCTCTATTTTCATTCATTTCTCTTAATTCTCGACGATCTCTATCATCCCTAATTTCTTTTCTCTCTTTCATATCCCTTAAATTTCTCTTATCTCGAAGTTCCCTTTCTAATTTATTTTCTATATCTTCTTTATTACTTCTAAATATTCTATCTTGATCAACGCTATTTCTTTTTGTATTAGAGATTGGTTCATTATGTTCATTTTGCTCATTTTGCTCATTATGTTCATTCGGTTCATTATGTTCATTCGGTTCATTAGCATCTCTATAAATATCTTCTTCTGTATCTTCTTTTTTATCTTCTCTATCTGTTCTCTTTCTATTAATTTCTAAATCTTCAACTTCTTGTCTTTTTATATCTTGTTTTCTAAAGTCATTACTTTCTATATTATCTCTATCATATTGTTGTTTTAAATTTTCTTTATCTTCGTTTTCATATTGAATTCTTTGTTCTTCCATATCTTCCTTATATTCCCGATCTCGTCTTTTTTTTCTCCAATTCATAAATTGAAAGTCTTCTTTATCTTCTCTATCTTTTCTTTTTTCCCTTGTATCTCGTGTTTCAGCTATTCCTTCTCTCTTAAAATCTTCACGAGTTCTTTCTAATTTTCTTTCCTCTGTTCTCTTAAAATCTTCTAAATTTCCTCTTTCTTCCCTATTTTCCTTTCTTTCTAAATCTACAACTAATTGTTTATCTTCTCTATTTCTTTGAAATTCTTCATCTTCAATATTTTCTCTTTCATTTACATCAAATTTTCGTTGCGTATATTCTTGCTCTCCTCTGTTCTTTCTTTCTTTATTAATTTTTAAATTTTCCATATTTTCTCTAAAGCGTCTTTCATTTAAAAGTTCTTCATTCTTTTTTCTTCTTGCATATTCTTCAATCTGTTTAATATTAGTAGTAGGAGGTTCGTTTAAATAATCATTACTTTTAATCTCTTCTTTTGTTGAAAATTTAGGTAGTATTTCTATTGATCTCATAAACATAATTGCACCTATAGATCTATTTAGTCCATTCACTAAACGATATGTATTAATAAAATATGTAGCACCTGACCAAATAATAAAAAATTGTAAATCATGTCCTAGTAATGTTTTATCCCATACTGGATTAAAAAATTCATTTAATTCTTTCGTAAAAAAATCCTCACCTACTTGATCTAATAACTGTTTTGGATCTATCTTCAGATTTAAATCATTTATATTGGCAACAATATATTTCTTATTTTTACCAATTATAAATGTATTCCATAGTCCTACTTTATCTGTTATTGGATATAATTCATCTAATTCACTACCAATTAATACTGGTAATGTTGATATATTATATTGATCTCCAAGTTTTACTAACGCTTTATTTACTTCCGTCTTCTTCTCTAACTCCTTATCCTTTTTTGATAGAAAGCAATTGCATACTAAATTAAAAGTTTCAAATATACTTGCAAATCCCATATACTCAAGTAGTTGTTTAATTATTACATATATAATAATATTAATTTACAAATACTTATTGGTCTGCATTGTCTTTATTGTCTTTATCTTCTTTATACTCTCTATCATTTCTTGATTGATTAATATCAATATCTTCTTTATCTTGTCTATCTTTATCAGTTTTGATATATTTTTTATCTTCATCTGTTTCGTCAGATAATCTCGTTTTTTCCCATTGTTTATTTTCTCTGGTTTCTCTATCTATTTCCCATTTTTTATCTTCTACATTTTCCCTTATTTCCCTATCTGTTTTCCATTTTAGAGTTTCTCTATCTTCTCTGTTCTCACGATCTTCGCTCCATTTAATATTCTCTTTATCTTCTCTATCTTCTCTATTTTGCTTCCATTCTGGATCTATATTTTCCATTTTATCTTCTCTCATATCTCTATCTTCTCTATTTTCTTTAATAGCTTCATATTCTCTATCTTTTCTATCTTCTCTATCTTTTTTATATTCAATATTGTCTCTATCTTCACGATTTTCTCGTTTATAATCTTTATTTATATTTTCTAAATCCTCTCTCTTTTTTCTCTTGTCTTTTCTATCTAAATCCTCTATATTCTCTTTATTATCTCTAATTTCTATTCTGTCAATAGATTCACTATCTTCTCTTATTTTTCTCATATTTTTAATATTCTTATTCTCTGTATTTTCTCTCTTCCTTCTATATTGCTCTAGTGTTTTACTAATATTTTCACGATTTGAATTATCACTATGTTCAGGTTCCGGTTCATGTTCAGGTTCATGTTCAGGTTTTTTATTAAAACAAGGAAAAATCATATTACAAAATTTTTTCATACTTTATTTGTTATATACATAGTTCTTATATATATATTCATATTTAAGAATAATAATTATAATATACTTTATATGGAATTTAAAAATTTAATTAAAAAATTGCCAGACTTCCTTGTAGAGCAAGAAATTTATAAACGAGTTCATCAATTATATCTTAATGAAATATTTGAAGAACTCAAAGAGACTGTTAGAAATATAGCATGTGATAATAGAATTATTGAAGGACATATATTACAAGAACTATATCTTTCTAAAAATACTGATTTGTATTATAACACACGATATAACTTACTTTATTATGATTGTATTGAGACTAATAGTGGTTTTGAAGACCACGAATCATGTAAAAATTATGCTTTAAATTGGAATGAAGAATTAGATGATTATTTTAGTGTTTATGAAGATTTACCTATGCTTGAAAGTGATATAGAAGAACTTGATGATTACCAAGATCTTGACGAATTTGACTACTAATTATCTATTTGCCAATTGGACAACCTGTAGTTTGTAAAGCAGTACCACTGCCACAATAATTAACACCACTTAAAGTTCGTAATGCTCCATCTACAACTGGAATTGGAATAGACGCATCTACCTTCTTTGTTGCTTTGACATCTAAACAGGTACATGTTAAATTGGGTTTTCCACCTGTATAATTGATTTTGCAAGCACTACATTTTTCAATACCTTTACCACTCGTTCCTCCTGTAAACGCTAAACCATTAATATTAACTGATGTTGGTGTAGGTGTAGTTGCATAGAAATTCTCATGAACTCTAATCTCACGAACTCTAATCTCACGAATTCTAAAATAATATCCTAAACCGAAAGCAATCGCAATCACAATTACAACTAATATAAATAATTGCGTTAGTATACCCATTTTTTTATATTGTATAAAGATAATAAATTCTTGTAAACTATATAAGGATAATTTATTAGTATTATTTAGTTAATTTACAACACCATTTATTTTTATTTATTTATGCGTCTCGATAACTCAGTTGGATTAGAGTGTTTGCCTTCTAGACAGTATTTTCCAATTAAATTAAATTAAATGGAAATGTGTAGTGAGCAAAAAGTCGTGGGTTCAAGCCCCACTCGAGATGCAAAAATATATTATAATTCAGGCAACTCAAATAAATTAGGATTGAATATTGGATCTATCACATAAGAAGTAAATATGAATTCCTCTTCACTCTCCTCAAATACTTCATACGGCATTATTATTCCTAATCCTTTCGTAAATGGAAATCGTATAAATTCATCGAAATTAATAATTCCCATATGAAATCCTCCATCATTTAAAGGTTCATATATACTACCTTTACATTTTGGAATAAATAGACACGCTTCTGTATCTAATACAAATTCTAAATGATTTTTATCTGTCTTATTAGCATTATCTGATAATTCAAATTGTTTTCCTCTTATTAGACTGATCTCCGGTTCTGGTTGAATACTAAATTGAACTCTTCGTGCTACTAAAACACTCTTGAAACCTATTATATACTTACGTTCAATTGTATTATAACTAATACATTTATTTCCTCTCTGTATAGTGTATGCTTTCATTTTGGAATATATATAAGGACAAGGATATTCTTATATGAAATTTTTTTGTTAGTAAATTTAAAATGACCGCTAATAGTAAGAATACAATTTTACAATTAGCACAAAACCCTGCTCCTAAACGACACTGCATTCTTATAAGTCTTCATGGCCTTATAAGAAGCTATGATCTCGAACTTGGAAAGGATTCTGATACTGGAGGACAAGTTAAATATGTAGTAGAATTAGCAAATGCACTCTCAACACAGCCTTCTATAAGTCGTCTTGATCTACTTACAAGATATATTGCAGACCCAAATGTTCATGAATCATACTCAGTTCGTGAAGAACCACTATTTGGATGCAAAGGTAATGGTTTTATTACACGATTAGAATGTGGTCCATCAGAAAAGTACTTAAGAAAAGAATTATTATGGCCTTATATTCAAGAATTCACTGATAATGCTATAAAATTTATTAATAATCTTAAAGATACTCAACAATATGAATTATATATTGTTCATGGACACTATGCTGATGCAGGTGAAATTGCAGTTAATATTGGGAAAAAATTAGGTGTTGATATTATATTTACAGCACACTCTCTCGGTAGAAATAAACTTGCTTACCTTTTGAAACATCACGAAATGACTAAAGAAGAAATTGAAGAACATTATCATATTAGTAGGAGAATACAAGCTGAAGAAACTGTTTTAGATAATGCTTCTATTATAATATGTTCTACAGAAGAGGAAATTAAGAATCAATGGGGACTATATAATCGAGGGAGAACTAGGAATTCTCCTAAAATGATTACTTTAACACCTGGGATAGATTTAAGTAGAAATTATCCTAAAATGGTTGCTTTAACACCTGGAATAGATTTTAGTAAATGTAAATTATGTCTAACACAAGCTAAACTCGAAGAATGGTATAATATTACACATTTTTTAACATACCCTCATAAACCTATTATTTTGGTTATTTGTCGTCCTGATAAAAAGAAAAATATTGAAAAAATGGTCACTATTTATGGTGAAAATAAAGAATTACAAGATATTGCTAATATTGTTATGCTATTTGGTAATAGAGATGATATTGATAAAATGAGTACAGAAAACAAATATATTGTTCTAAGTGTACTTAAACTTATAGATAAATATAATTTATATGGAAAAATAGCTTATCCTAAAAAACATACACAACAAGATATTAGTGATTTATATTTACTTGCAAGTCATACTCGTGGAGTTTTCGTTAATATTGCATTACAAGAACCTTTCGGATTAACTATTATAGAAGCTGCTGCTCATGGAGTTCCTGTTGTTGCAACAAATAACGGTGGTCCTGTAGAAATTCTTAAAATAATTCAACACGGAATACTTGTTGATCCTACTGATGGTAATCAAATAAGAGATAGTATAATTAGAATAATTACAGACCCAGCATTATGGAGTAAATATTCTAATAATGCTAGACAAAATGTTAATGCTTATAGTTGGGAAACTCATCGTGATAAATATTTCCAAAATATTAAAGAAATGAAACAAGAAAAACTTATGCTAAATAATCAGCAAACTGATACACCTTAACGTTAGTTATATCATGACATATGAAGTTTGTATATATATCAAAATTTATATGTGAAAATCTTTCGTTCTGGAAAACAAGTGGTAAAGAATTCATTCTTCCTTGTATTCCATTAAACTCTTTCGGACGTGGCACTCTCCGTGTTGGATATTTTATATTCCATTCAAGTTGTAATGCCATTATTTTTGTGAAATTTGGATCTTTGGATGTTATTATTGCACCATACTTCCAATTTCTATTCTTATTTCGACCTGTTGCCTTTGCACCTCCTGACAATTCCTGATTATGTTGTCTTAATCGTCTCGTTGTATCTGTTGTATATCCATTATATGTTCGTGAATCATCTGGATTATACAATATATAACACTTTGATTTTTGATACTCTTCTTCTTCCATATAAAATACTACGAAATTAATTCTTATACCAATTATCAACGATCGGATAAGAACACCAATCTCCAATTCCAAGATTATATAAAGAATCCGTCGTTATATGGAAAAATCCATCCATTCCAAAATATACTCCCCAAGAATTTCGCACTATCCAATACTCTTTACCTTCTTCTTGACCCCATCCTATTATACTTACCACATGATTTGGTTTTATATTATCTTTATATTCGGAATATATACCTGATTGATAATTATCAAAATTGTCTGTAACTTCCATACTACAACTTATTGGACCTCTACGATATATCTCATATTTTATATTATCTTTACCCTTTATCATATCATAACTCTCTATGAAAAATCTATTATAATTTATTATAGGACTACAAGTACCATTATAATGACAAGTATAGCAATCCATTGATTTACGACATTCTTTACTTTCTGATGTCCAAACATTACAAGTTTCCGCTGGAACTCCATTCTTCATTACATAATTGTATACTTGTATATCATCTCCACCATCACAACTACCAGCATCAGAGCAATCCAATATATTTTGGACTGATAGAAAATTATCTAAAGAATTCTTCTTCATTTTTATATTCATCCTATCTGCCATTACAGATGTTGATGCCATTCCCCAACAAACACCACATAATATATGATGCTTTCCCAATGGTTGATGTTGATTTCTTAATGGAGATAAATAATTAATACCATTTACATCTCTCCAATCCCACTCAATTGGTAAAATAAATGGTAATAGTAAAAAGAGTTTATTCATTATTTTAGTATTTTAGTAAAATATAGGATAATCCTTATATGATTCATTATTATATTTTATTATAATAATAGTAATGGATCGATTTAATCCACCACAAGGACAAAGAATACCATCTATATGGGAACAACCAGCACCAGAACAACGACAAAGAGCACTTCCTGCTCCACCACCACTAACACAATCTATGCGTTCACCTGTTCCACAACAAAGATTAACTGAACTTCCACCACCTCCACCACCAAATACATCTTGGCTTTCTGCACCTGCACCTAGATCAGCTACACCATTCTCTTCTGATGTACCAGCGTCTTGGACAGCTTCACCACCACAACCTAGAAGAAGATCAAATGCACCTCGTTGGCGCCCAGCATCTTCTTCTTCTTCTCCTTCCACATCTTCTCCTACTCTACCACCAACATATTCATCTCCAACACTTCAATCTAGAAGAGTATCTTTTTCAGAAAGACAAATACCTCAAAGACCACCTCCTCCACCACGAGCACCAACATATTTAGAGCGTACAAGATCATTACCACAATCTCAAGGTTCTGTAAATGCTGTTGCTTCTGCTATGAGAGGATTAATTAGAAGAGCACCATCTCTTCCTTTAATAAGAGCTAATAAATATTTTGATAAATTTTATGATAATATAAGAAAAAGAACTACAAGAGTGACTTCTATTATTGATTATATAGTTATGTTAGGAGATGGAGCAGTTGTTAATCGGCAACCAAACTATAAATTAACTTATAAAAATACAAATATAGAATTTTATATATCATTAGCAAGTAGTAATAATTGGTTCTATGTGTATATACCAGATCAACCCAAAAAAAAAGGTATATATAATGCTGTATATGATAAATTAAGAGATGGAATTATTGGAACACATTATACTTTAGGTTTTAGTAGTGAGTGTAACAATTTATTTATGTTACATAAAACAGAATATACTATTAAAGAATTAGGTGAAAATAAAAACACTCTTCAGAAATCTGACATAATGTGCAATATGGAAATTAGCGATATACAACAAAATTTACAAGATCTATCAAGTGTTGAATGTAAATTATGTAGTCAACAAAGATCTATACGTAATAATCTAACTTTGAGAAATACATATAATGACCCTGATTTTGAATATATTAAATATATTATACAATTAGGTTTCACAGATTTACCTCCTGTTCCACAAACACAATCTGCAGTTCCTCCACCTCCACCTCCACCTCCTCAAAATACACCTCCTCCTCAAAATAAACGACAACAAGAACCTATTACTGTATCTGGTGCTATATTACATGAGGGACTTTATGGAGGAACATATAAGATCAAGAATAACAAAAAAGTATATATTAAGAAGAAACATAAATGCAGTAAAGAAACTCTCAAAAATATATACCATTTTATATATAACAAAAAACCTAAAACCGTTAAAACTGTTGAAGTTATAATCCATAATGACGGTCATATTGTTATACTTTATCACTACTCAAACAACAAAGTAACCTTCAAAACAACAACTTGTAAAACTATTCAAGAAGAAATGAAACATTAGAGACTTGCTTCGAAAGCATTTGCCATACTATCCATATCGTCAATCATACCCTGAAGAATATCTTCATTTAACTTACTATATTCTGTCATAGTTGTCTTATTCATATCTGTATCAGGTTTCTTATTATTTGAATACAAACTGAATATAATTGTTCGTATTGTTGGATTATAAGTATAATATTCGCACATCTTATTTACGGGTATATAATAATCAGGCGTCTCAATAATTTCATACTCAAAATCCGTTTGACACGCAATTGAAGGCATCTTTGGTTTCTTATATTTTAATAATAATAATATTTATAGTTCTTTCAAATTTTTATTTTTATAACGGTAATTACATAAAATTTTCTAATTAACTACTTTGTCTCTTCCTCTTCTTCATCTTCCGGTTCAGCTGCCTCGTCATCAGCAGGATGTTCATCATCTTCATCATCTACTTCCTTAACTTCTCCGTGAGCATGTTCACAACCTTCTCCACATTCATGTTCCTCATCTTCTTCTGGAACACGAGAAGTAATCTCTGGAATTTTCAACAAGACCATTCCTGTACTATCTGTCTTTGCCTTCTTGATTACCTCTTCCTCAGTTTCTCCATCATTTACAGCAATCGCTGACATATATGTACACTTATTTACAAAAGCATATGATACAATAATATTCATATCAAGAGCACTCAACTTGGGAACAACAATCAACAGGATCTTACCAACGGAAGTGTTGAGGATTTCCATATTATCCATTAGCGACATTGTTATGTTAGTTGTGTTTGAATTAGTGAATAAATCATAAATAATTTATTTCAATTTTTTTTTCATAACAGGCATGGTATATAATTTTTTTGTGTAAGATCTGGAAGTGTCTGTAATATCATACCTGTGCCATACATCTCTGCTTGTTCTAATATATCTTCCTCGATTTCATTATCTCGCAAGCAAATCACAGACATATATTTGCAATCTCGTAATTTGGCATAACGAACAATATTGTCTATTTGAAGTCTATACATTTTCGGTAAGATCATTAGAAGAACCTTGCCGTATGTCGAGTTGATCACATATAGGTGCTTCATGTCTTGTTCTTGTAATTGGAACATTACAAATTATATACTATTTGCTTTCAAATTTTTTTAATTCATGGCTCTAAAAATAAAAAAATTCTAATATTAATGAAAAAAAAGATCAGATTGATCTTTATAATTTTTAAATGATTTAACATCATTTTTAAGTGATTTAACATCATCTTTAAGTGATTTAACATCATCTTTAAGTGATTTAATATCATCTATAAGTGGTTGAAAAATTTCTTTAAACGTGTTTCTTATCCAATTTCTTAAATTATCACGATTTTCCAAATCATTTATCAAATCATCTATCAAATGATAATTTGTTGCATATTTCGTTAATTTTAAATAATTCAAACTCATTTACAATACAATAATAAAAATTCTTTAAATAAAAACTTTATTTTTTGTTAATTTTCTTTTTGCCACCATTTTGGTCGCTTTGTCGTGTTGTATTATTATTATTTTGTTGTATATTATTCTTGGGTTTTGCTTGTTGAACTTGACGATATTGCTGAGCTTGTTTAATAGGAACATTTCTATTATTCTGTTGAACTCCTCTCGAATTTTGTTGTACAGTCTGTTGAACTCCTCTTGAATTCTGTTGTACAGTCTGTTGAATACCTCTTGAATTCTGTTGTACATTCGGTTGTACTGTTTGTTGTCTTAATTGAGAATTATTTTGTTGTCTTATTTGTGAATTATTTTGTTGTCTTAATTGAGAATTATTTGTAATTTGAGAATTTACTGTGTTTAGTTCAGCAAATTTCTCACAATCCTCTCTGTCCATATCATTTCCAAATGTAAAGAACAAGAGAGACTTAAATGTAATGAACCAAAAGAAGGATATTGATGGAGTTAATTGTCCATAGAATTGGAAGAATATATACATAGGAGAACCTACTTCACACATAGTTTCTAAATTTACTAATGGTATATTTTGAAGAAGTATAGTTGATAGAGTATTATTTGTATTTGATGAAGAGGAATTAACAGAGTTATAAATATTTTCTAATTGTTCTTGTAAAGAACCTCCTGATTTAGGTTTTGAACATATAGTATTAATATGTGTTTTAACAACTAATCTTTTAAACTCTATAACATCTATATTTTCTCTAAAATCATCTAAATATTTACAGAATTCTTTTGCAGTTATATTATATTTTATAAGACCATCACTTATCTGTTTAGAACCAAAGTTTTGTTTTGGTTTATTATCTAAAATTGTTTTCTTTGATATACCATCTTTTATTATAGATTTAGCACCATCATTAATTTTGTCTTTTCTTTCCTTTTCTAATCGTTTAGTTTCTGTTTCTTCTATTTCTCTTAAGTCATCTATTACCTTCTTGGCATTTATTTTCTTTTTCTCTTTAGCAGTCTTTAGTTCCTCTTCTGCCTTCTGGATTCCTTTACAATAATTATATATTAATTTAATATTCTTATTTAATTTAGCAACAGTTCTCCTTGTAATAGGATTATATATCTTTTCTGTCTTATCATCATCATATAATTGTATAAATTCTATACATACTTCATTCGTTAAATTTGATAGTTGCTCATCAAAAGTCAATACTGATATTTCTTTTATTTCTTCAATTAGTTCAATTTCTCTTACATTATTAGCATTATTAGCATTATTAGCATTAATATTATTAGTCTTTTTAGCAATAGGAAGAAGTTCTTCAAATAGTGCTCTTGCTACTGCATCTTCTGGTGATGGTTCTGTAGAATTATTTGGTATTATTTGAGGAGAACTTTGTTTAACTTGAGAGGAACTTTGTTTAACTTGAGAAGAATTTTGTTTAATTTTTGGTTGTTCTATTGGTGGAGGATTATACATAATTATTTCTTGTTCGCCTTTATTTTCACCTTTTGCAGTTGGGATTGGTGGAGTTAATATACAAGGATTATTTAGCATTAATGAGTAATATATTGCAGATCTATCAGCAGATACAAATACATATTTTTTTCTTTTATAATTTATATTTGTTTCTAATTTAGTTTCTTCTATAATATTAGCAGATTGACATGCTTTAACATATAAATAATCCATTGAACGCTTAAAATCAAATAAAGCAAGAATAAAGTCAACAGGATCTAAACAAGCATATTCTTTTTTATATTCTTTACTAGTACGAACATTTTCAGCTGCTTCTAATATTGTTAATGATATTTTATATGTATCTTTGAGAGCTTCCAATCCTAATGATTTAATTCCTTGTTCTAAACCACTTCTATTTACTGTCCCTCTATTAATCTCTTTATAACCCAGTGTTTTCTTGTTTATTTCATTGAATAATAGTATAAATAAAGACAATCCTCTTCGTTCTTTTACTTTAGAATTATTAATAATAGTTTTAGTTTCATTTCCAGTTTTAATGGCATAGCTTTTAATATATTCCGTTATACCATATTTAAATTGTGTTTTATGATTAACTATATATAAGTCAGTTCCACTTCGTTTTCTAACAAAAATTTGTTCTAATCTAATAAGTTCATTATTAGTTTTATCTAAACTATAAGGTTGAAATTCATATAATTCACATTTTGTTTCAACACGTGGTATTGGAAGATCATTATTGTTAGAATTATTATTGTTAGTATTGTTAGTACCTCCTTTTTTCCCTCTCTTAAAACTATCATATTCAGCAAATATTCCAGTGTAATGCGTTTCATCTATTCCATCTACACAAAACCAATTTTTATTAAGTTTATTAGCATCTGTAGCATAAGCAACATCATTACCGTAAAAATCTTTAATTTTGTTATATAATTTTTTACTTTGAGTTTTTTCGTCTTCTTCATCAAAAATTCCAGAAGGGTCTTTTTCATCAACTTCTTTGTTTCCGATGTTTCCTAACTTTAATCTTACACAATTACCTTTCTTAGTCCAATCAATATCAGTACTATTCCAATATAATACATTACTTTCATCATAAATTATCTTAATTCCTTTAAGATAATCAAATAATATATCTTTTGAAATTTCTTCTGGATTTGGAGAGCGAAACATAATTGAATCGGAATATGTAGGATAGTAAAATTGTTTGCAAATATGTTTTGCTATATTACTATTTTTAACAAATTTATTTTTTGAACAATTTTCTATGCTTCTAATATAATTTTGATTATTATCCAGACCAATAAGTTTTTGAAATCTATTATGAATATATCCAAGCATGAGAAAATCTATTATAAAAGCTGGGTTAAACTCTGTTGATGTCTTTTTATTTTTACTTTTATCTGGTGTAATTACAGCAGATACTCTTGAAGTATTACCAAAATCATGAATTGTATCAAGTAAAGTCAAAAATAATTGAATATCTTCTTTTTTTACAATATTAGTGCTCATTTTAATTATATCATATAATTATAATAAAAATGAATATTACTTCTAAACAATGTCAGGAATTTAAATCAAATCCTAATATAAATCCGTTGACTGGAAGACATATTGCTATTGGTAAAATCACACATAGTAGACTAACAGAAGCTTGCTCGCCTAAAACAGTTAAAAAGAGTAAATCATATGAATATGAAGTTCCTCCAATGGGTCCTATGATACACTGGGAATTAAAAGCACGAAGTGATAGAGAAGAAATGAATAATATGATTGATTTCCTAAATCATATAAATAGAAGATTAAAGAAAATAGGAAAAAGAGATACAAATGAAAGTAAAATGGAATTTGAAGAATTTAATGATATTTTAGAATTAGTTAAAGATAAATTTAGTGATAAACCAAATGAATTAGAAATAATCAAAGGGTTAATAAAAAAAGCAAATGAACTCAAGAAAACTAAAACTTTAGTTGATGATATTCCTAAAAAATTTAGCATTTCGGAATTGCATGTTAGTCCACATAGAGTTGGTACACGGAAAAGTGTATTTTATGCTTTATATTCTGTTAATAGTATGATTGCTTCATTTGATGAAGCAATTGAAGCAAACAGAATATTTGATACTGTTCCATATGGAGAATTTGTAAGAACAAGTAATTATAAAAAATTCCTTGACCATTTAATCAGTCATAAAATATTTACTCATGAAGATATTTATAAAAACACATTTAAGAGTGATAAAATATTTGATGAGTTAAAAGAAAAAAATAAGAAATATAGAGTTATATATAAGACATACTACAAAGAGTAAAAGTATAATGTTAATTGACTGGCAATTCAATACAGAAACACCTGACGACGAAGAAGATAATTTGATAGAGTTATATAATGACATATATGGGATTGTTGAGAATAAAGAGAAGCAAGAATTTACTAAAATGGAAATAGATGATTATATTGATATTATAAGTATTGGTAAGCAACATTTTAAGAATGAAAAAGAATATTTTGAAGCATTTAGTGAATTATTAGAAAAACTAAATAAAATAAAGAAAAATGATAAATTAATAGATGATACTCCAAAACCAGCAACAATAGCACACATGGAAGTAAGACCAAGTAAGAAATATATTCGTGGTAGAGTATTGAGATGCTTTCAATTATGGAAGTCTGCTTCAGATTCAATAAATGGAGCACTTCTTACCAAGAGAATATCTACTCATATTGGCAAATTACAAATAAAGAATATTTTGGAACAAAAGAAATACCTTGACTACCTAATAAGTAAAAAAATATTCACACATGACGATATATATAAGAACACATTTCCTAATGATAAAGTTTATAGTGAACTCAAAGATAAATATGAGGAATATGCTGTTTTATATAAGAAATTGAAAGGAAAAAGTCCATAGTTTATTTGAAAGCTTTTGAAGAACCGGCTTCCTTGCGTCTCAAACTATTTCTTTAGTAAATTTCCATATGAAGCCACCTGCAGAATTTCTGTCTCCTTTACAAACTGAACTAATATTTCCATTACTAATCTTTAATGTTCTACTGGCATCTGAACCTGAAACCCATTCTTTTATAAAGATATTATCCATTGAATATTGATACACAGTTTTAGACATTTTTAGAACTTGTTCTTCACTTAAAGTTTTTCCTTTCTGTGCTTCACTTATCTTACGCCTTGTTTCCTCTGTAGGAGGTTCTTTCTTCTGTCCCTTTTTTGCTAAGCTCATTTTTTTCTTTGTTTCTTCACTAAAAACAATACCTTTTCGTGCTTCACTGATTTTTTTCTTTGTTTCTTCACTGAAAACAATATTTTTTCGTGCCTCACTCATCTTCTGTCTCGTTTCCATAGTAAGTGGTTTTCTAGGCATAGTTGCTTTCTTAACATAATTAATTAGTCCATTTCTTTCAAATTTCCAGATAAAACCGCCAGCGAGTCTTCTTATACCTCTACATACACTGCTCACATTTCCTTTACTTATATTTAGTGCTTCACAAGCATCTTGAGCACATCTCCATTCTTTAATAAATACATTATCTTTTGTATATTGATATACTTTTTTACCAAGTTTTAATTTAAGTTTCTTTTCTAAACTGAGTTTAATACCTTTATTGTGAGCTCTACATCCTTTCTTAGCTAAACTCATCTTTAGTCTGGTAGAAATACCATATATTTTACCTTTATTACTGGGTGTTTTACCTTTTTTGGCATTACTCATTAGAATTTTAGATTGCATTGTATGAACTTTCCCATAGAATATATTTTTAATACCAATATGCTTTCCTAATTGTGAATTACGTAATCTCTGACGAACTTCTGCACATGGTCTTCCATTAGCACCACCAGTCTTTAAATTATAACCATTTGGTGCTAGGGAATTGAAATGTTCAATGTAATGTATTTCAAGGTTATTCAACGCATCTTGGTCTTCATAACAAAGTTCAATTATAGATATATCGAAATTATCGATTCCATATTTATTTATTGCATTTTTAAGACCTGTGCACTTGTTCTTTTTGCTTTTATGTTGCCTCCATCTCTTTTCAAAATTAGTTCCTATATGTTGTCCAATATATCTTTTATCATTTATAATGTTTCTAAAGCAATAAATGCCTCCATAAACTGATTTTTCCATTATCAGTATATATTATAAAATGTGTATTGTCTTTAAGTATCTTTTCAGATTAACTTATTTAACTCAGATTTTTCATAAATCATTTCATATTTTTATTTTTAGCTTGGTTTATTTGAAAGCTTTTGAAGAACCGGCTTCCTTGCGTCGTTCTCGTTTTGCATCGGATTTCGCCTTGTTTTCTGCTGCAAGTGCAGGATTTGATTTTTGCAGATTTTGTTGGTGTTTAAGTTTTTTTGCTGCAGCCTTCTCTCCACTGGTGAGTTGAGGTGCGCTCTTATCAATTGCCATTTAATTATAAGATAAGATAATTCTTATATACTTTTTGTTTAAGAATTAAAGAATTTTTATATAAGAAAATTATTCAATTATATTAAAGAATTTATAATTTGGACCGTATAATTCAAGGGCTTGTTTATCATATGCCATTGCAGCTTCTAATTCAGTATCATATGTTCCTAATCGAAATTTCTCTCCTTTCTTACTAATTGATGCTGCCCATTTTTTAGCTCCTTTTGATTTTGATACTCCTTTATATTTACTTGTTAAATTTTCTTTATTTAATATTTTAAGAACTTTGTCATAATAAAGTTCCATATTTTCGCTTGAAATAGTATTAGGACCAATTTCAGTTTCACATAATTCTATATATTTAATATTGTATGCAATTGCCGCTTCTATTTCAGTTTTGTAACTTCCTAAACTATATGTTTTTTCATTTCGTCTAATTTTTGCATCCCATTTTTGTCTTCTATTTGTAACTCCTATATATGCACTTTTTGTATTTGGTAGTTTATTATATTTTCTACCAGTCTTTCGTTTATGAGTTTGATAAGTAAATATGAATTCTTCATATGCAGGATAACTCATGCTTACCATATATCCTAGTTCTTTATAAATATCTTCACGTTTATCCCATATTTTAATCAAAGTTCCTGTATGTGTTTTTTGAAGCAACTCACGTTCTTGATAACAATCTTTTTTATAATAATCACTTCTTTCTGTTAGTGGTATTATTCGATAATAATCATTTGATTCATCATATATAGTTGCTCTTTCCCAAATGAAACCACCAGATGTTAATGTTTTACCTTCTAATGTTGTTTGTATACAATTTCTAGATAAATTAACTTCTGCTTCTGCAATTTGACAATTAGGATGTTTCTTTATACGAATACCTTCATAAGATATTTGCCATATTGGAAATGTTTTAATAATTAAATTGCCATCTACATCAATATTTTTTCTTAGTATATCAATATCTAAAATTTTTGATTTATCAATTTCACCAAATACATCAATTATATTCTTTGGAATAATCTTTTCATATATTTTTTCTGGATATGCTATATCATCATATGTAGCTAGCATCCATCCCCATCCGCCACAATATGAACATTCATTATGTTTTGCTTGAATATTAGAAACTAAAATACCTAGTTCTTTTGCTGCTTCTGATTGTGAATTCCAGAGTTTTATTCTAGTACCATCTAATTCTATTTGCCATACAGGTTTTTCTTTATTTGTTACAAATTGTCTTATTATATCATAGTTAATATTTTTCTTAAATTTTACTTCTGGAAAAATATTTAGTAATGATTTGTTCGGATAATTTTTACAATAATCTTCTATAAAACACCATCCATATCCACCACATGTATTTGAAGGTCTAGTTTTTTCAATTCCTAAATAAGTATTGCATGTCAACCATATTGAACCATAATTGTTATCATTATCAATATAAACATTTTTCTCTATGGCTTCCGCAATTGAATCATATTCTGCTAAAATACTTCCATCTAATTCTAATTTATATACTTTTCTACCAACTTTTTCACGAAGACCACTTCTATCAATTAAACCATTAATATTTGCATGTAACATATTTTCTGATTGTGTATTCCATTCAAGATTTTCAAGTCGATTATTATATGTATTTCCATCTATATGATTAACATTTGGTTTATTTAAAGGATTTTCTATAAAAGTACAAGCAACAATTCTATGTATAGCAAATGTATTTATTCCTTTATTTTTAAATCTCATATACCTTCCATCATCACTCCCTTTAATAATTTCATTAGTATTTTTATTTCTTAATACTCCTAAACTAGAAATTTCATAATCTTTAAGTTGATCTGTAAACGTTATATCTTTCCATATTTCTTTTCTTAGACTATCCATATCAATAATTTCATTATTAGATTGTAAATTAGTACTTAGACAATTTGTATTATAGCTATGAATAATATTTTCGGAATGTGTACACCACTCTAAGTTTTCAATATTATTATCCTTTGTATTTCTATTTTTATGATTAACATACAATTTTTTATCTGGATTAGGTATAAAAATCTCTGCAACAAGTCTATGAATAGCAAATGTTTTTATTTTCCCATTTACCAATAAACTCACACGTATATATTTTTGTACTTTAACATCTGGATTCATTATTCTTTCCTTCTTATTATTTTTAATTCTTCCTTTTGTGGAAATAGCATAATCAGGATTATAATGTATATTTTGCCATACTTCTGCCATTAACTCTACTTATCGTTTTATCTTTAAGTAATCTTTCATAAAATAGAAAATCATATAAAGCTTACGACATATTTATTTATAATGGTGAGAGTTCAGTTTAATCTTGACTTGCTCAAGACTATTATTGAACGAGATGGTTGTAAGATTGATTTAGAATATCTTAAAGATATTAAAATAACTGGTGAAATAAGAATAGATTTTATATGTAATTGTGGTGAAAAGGGTAATAAGATTTTTAGACAGATGTATAAAAGTGGAATATTTTGTAAAAATTGTGCAAATAAAATTAAACAAAATAAAATAAAAGAAACATGTTTAGAAAAATATGGAGTTGAAAATCCAAGTCAATCAGATGAAATTAAAGAAAAAATGAAAGAAACATTTTTAGAAAGATTTGGGGTTGAAAATCCTTCTCAATCTAAAGAAGTTAAAAATAAAAAAAAGGAAACATGTATGAAAAATTATGGAGTTGAATATGCTTTACAATCTAAAAATATTAGAGAACACATGAAAGAAACTATGTTAGAAAGACATGGAGTTGAATATTATAGTCAGTCTAACGAATTTAAAGAAAAATTCAAGGAAACATGTTTAGAAAAATTTGGAGTTGAATGTCCTTTTCAATCAGATGAAATTAAAGATAAAATAAAAGAGACATGTTTAAGAGTTTATGGTGTTGAACACCCTGTCAAATCATACGAAGTTAAAGAAAAAACGAAAGAAACTAATTTAGAAAGATATGGAGTTGAATATACATTTCAATCAGAAGAAGTTAAAGATAAAATTAAAGAAACATGTTTAGAAAGATATAACTTTAAATATGCTTGTCAATCAGAAGAAGTTAAAGAAAAAATAAAGGAAACCAATTTAGAAAGATATGGAGTTGAAAATTCATCTCAATCTGAAGAAGTTAAAGAAAAACGGAAGAAAACATGTTTAGAAAGATATGGAGTTGAATATTCCTTACAATCAATTGAAATCAGAGAAAAATCAAAAGAAACATGTTTAGATAGATATGGAGTTGAATATGCAAGTCAATCTGATGAATTTAGACATAAATTTAAAGAAACATGTTTAGAAAAATATGGAGTTGAATATCCAAGTCAATCAGAAGAAGTTAAAGATAAAATAAAAGAAACATGTTTAAGAATATATGGAGTTGAAAATCCTTTTCAATCTGACGAAGTTAAAGAGAAAATAAAAGAAACATGTTTAAGAATTTATGGAGTTGAATATCCAATGCAAAATCCAGATTTTGCAGAACGAGTAAGTAGGAATGCATATAAATCCAAAGATTATACTTATCCTTGTGGAACAATTATTAGAATTCAGGGATACGAAGATTTAACTTTAGATAAACTTGTATCAGAAGGTAATACTTCTGAAGATATTATAACTGAAAGAAACAAAGTTCCTGAAATCTGGTATGAAAGAGATGGACAAAAACATAGATACTATTGTGATGCGTATATGCCACAAACTAATAGGATTATTGAAACAAAGAGCACTTGGACTTATGAAAAAGATATTGAAGACTTGCCATTGAAAGGACAAGCCTGTATTGATGCAGGATACTCATTTGAAATATGGGTATTTGATAATAAGAAAACTTTAGAAATAAAAACAATCTAAATAAAAAATTTGAAAAAGATATTTGAGATATAAACAAAATTATAATGGCACGAGTTCAGTATAATCTTGACTTGCTTAAGACTATTATTGAAAGAGATGGTTGTAAGATTGATTTAGAATCTATTAAAGATATTAAAATAAATCCGAATATACAAATAGATTTTATATGTAAATGTGGTGAAAACAGTAATAAGACTTTTAGACAAATATATAAAACTAGTGCAATATGTGAAACTTGCATGAATAAAAATAAACAAGATAAAATTAAAGAAAAATGTTTACAAAAATATATAAACCTAGTGCAAAATGCGAGACTTGCATGAATAAAAATAATCTAACTACCCAGAGACAATTTCCAAATATTATCACTAATTCTTTCAATTCCTTCAAAAAAGCTACAATCACTCATTAATTCTGCATAGCAAACATCTTTACCTTTTTCTACATTTTTAAGAAAGTGTTTTTTGTAATCATATGAATCATCTTCATAAAATTCTCTAACATCCTCAATCTGTTCTTTTGTTAGTGATTTTTTATAAAATTCATATATAGTATTTGTAAGTATTCTATAACTAACTTTACGACCTATTTGTAAGATATATGTATTTTGCCTAAAACTATCTGTCGGTATTGAAAGATATTGAATGCTTTTTGAATTAATTACATATCTATCCCATTCTTCTTCAGTTGGACTACGAGATTTTACAGATTCATAATCAGTTAATTTATCTGTTTCATCGTCATAAATATATATCTCTGTTTTATTAGGATCTTCTTTAATACCCCAAGAATAATGTCTAAATATATGTGGTTCTTTTATTTCACAAAATGGTACTATTGTTTTATTGTATGGTAAATGTTTAATAATATTACAAATATCTGGTGTATCTAATGATAATTCTTTTAATCTTTTTAGAAATTTACTTTTATTATTTTTGAGACTACTATTTTGAAGCATTTCGAGAATAGTATCTATATTGTTTTGTTTATCTTGTTTTTGCATATATTCTTTATCGGAATCTATATTTGTAAAACGGAGAACATGATATTGCATATGTAGATAATGATATAATTCACTCCACCAACTATATTCTTCTTCTGATGAAGACATATTGTTTAGTTAAAAATACTTGTATTATCTTTTTCAAATTTTTTTAGTAAAATAAAAATTTGAAAAAGATATTTGAGATATAAACAAAAACATAATGGTAAAGGCTAAATATACTTTTAATACGATTAAGACTATTATTGAAAGGGATGAATGTATTATTGATATTGAATCTCTTAAAGATAGTGTGATAAATGGAAGATTAAGAATAGATTTCATATGTAAGTGTGGTGAAAAAGGAAATAAGGCTTTTATAAAAATGCATGCAACTGGTGCATTTTGTCAAAGTTGTATAAATGGAAATAAACAAAATAAAAGAATAGAAACATGTATGGAAACTTATGGAGTTGTAAATATTTCACAATTACAAGTAGTAAAAGATAAGAAAAAAGAAACATGTATCCAAAATTATGGAGTAGAGTTTCCTTCACAATCTAATGAAATCCTAGAGAAAATGAAAGGAACATGTTTAGAAAGATTTGGAGTTGAAAATCCAGCTCAACACGACGAAATCAAAGAGAAAATGAAAGAAAGTAATTTAGAAAGATTTGGAGTTGAGTATGCTTCTCAAGCTGATGAAATCAAAGAAAAAATGAAAGAAACAAATTTAGAAAGATATGGTGTAGAATACTCCTTACAATCAATTGAAGTCAGAGAAAAATCGAAGAAAACTAATTTAGAAAGATATGGAGTTGAGTATCCTTCTCAGTCTAATGTAATAAAAGATAAGAAAATTGAAACATGTATGAGTCATTTTGGAGTTCCATATTCTTTACAATCAAATGAAGTTATAGAAAAAGGAAAACTAACAAATTTAGAAAGATATGGAGTAGAGCACGCTTCTCAATCAAATGAAATTAAAGAAAAAATGAAAGAAACATGTTTAGAAAGATTCGGAGTTGAATATTCCTTACAATCAATTGAAGTAAGAGAGAAATCAAAAAAAACATGTTTAGATAGATATGGAGTTGAACATCCTATGCAAGATGCAGATATTGCTAATAAATATCAGAGTAGTTGTTATAATCTTAAAATATTTACTTTTCCATGTGGCACAGATATTAAAGTTCAAGGATATGAACCATTTGCACTTAAAGTGCTTGTCCAAGAAGGATATAAAAATGAAGATATTATCACACATAGAACAAAAGTTCCAGAGATTTGGTATGAAAGAGATGGAAAAAAACATAGATATTATTGTGATATTCATATTCCCAAAGTAAATAAAATTATCGAAGTTAAATCTAATTGGACTTATCTACTTGGTAAAGATAATGATATTCCATTGAAAGGACAAGCATGTATAAATGCAGGATACTTATTCGAAATATGGATATTTGACAATAAGGAAAACTTAGAAATAATTAATATTTAATTTTTACTTTTTATACTTCTTAAAGTATCTAAAGAATCAAAATAACTTAAATAACTTAAAAAATCCCCAATACAAAAACAAATAGATTGAAAACAATCTAATTGGAGTCTCTCTACCTTCAAGTTTTCTCGAAGGGATGGACTATATCTTAAGCATTTACTTATATCAGTAAATACCCATTTCCATTTAGTCTCTGAACCTTCTGGAGTATTCCAGATTGGCTGCGGATTATCCAAATTCACTTTTATTAGTGAATACCTAAGGATGTCCCCGCATTTTGAAAATGTCGCAGTTGTTACTTTACAACCACTAATTACTATTAATAATAATTTTTCTGCTCCTCTTTTTGAAGCAAGACCACCCATACCTGACATAATTCTGAGGACATTGTAATTTCGACTTTATGACTAAATTCATTAGTCTGTCGGACTGTATCTTAAGCATTTTTATAAATGCCCATTTCCATTCAGTCTCTGAGCCTTCCTTTTGACGCTTGGTCATCGGATTGGTTGCTGATTTTCCAAATTCACACAATTTAACACTAGGGTTTGGTGAATACATAAGGAAGTTCCAGCAGTTTGAAAATGTTGCAGGTTTAAACCTACTAGCTCTTTTTAAAGAACTTTTAGCAGCCATTTTTTTTATAATAAAAAAAACTGCGAACACACGCACCTTGGCTGAGCGAGATGCAACAGTCTTGGCGGTTAAAGTTAAGTTCGTTTATACTTGAAATCTCTTTCAAGACTAGACTATATCTTAAGCATGGGGTTTCCTCCCCATACGAGGAAGAGTTCCCATACCCACTAACATTTAGTCGTTGAACACCTTCTTAATTTAGAAAGTTGCTGCAGATTGTCCAAATTCACATAATTTTACTTTTAGTGAATTTCTAAGGAGTTCCCTGCAATTTGAAAGTGTTGCTAATGATAAATATATATTTGGGGAGGAGGTCAAATGTATACTTATCACTAACTAGTAACAATATATTGATAAGTTGTTACTATTTCTCTCATTAAATCTAAGAGTTGCAGTATCGATACGAGACATGTTGCAAGTTCCGGATGGTTGATGTTCCTCGGGCTTGAGGCCAAAGGAGTACACGTTAATACCACGGGATGGCACATTTTCGTGATGTTGGAAAGGTTGGACGAGATTGAAGTAGCGTCCATCCATCTCGGCAAAACGGTCATGGCCATTGAGCTGGATCTTGGCAGTTGATACGGGATTATCACCACCCTCGAAGGAAGTGGGGATGAATACACGATTAGCACCACCGGGGGCTACACCGGGCATACCACCTGCAAGGTTGTCGTAATCTGCAGCACCAGTATGGGGTGATACTACACCACCAACACTGCCGTATGCATCCTCGAGACCGTAGGCACCGCTGACGAAAGTGGGATCGACATCATCAGTGTAGTTGAACCATTGCTTACCGTATGCAGGCACATCAGTAACAAGGTCATCAGGCTGGACAACCCAAATCAGCTCTTTTGTGGGATGATTGAAATTGAGCTTGACCTTGGTGTTGGTGCTTCCAGTTGACTCATCACCAGTGAACTGTAATTGTTCAATCGTTTATACTTGAAATCTCTTTCAAGACTAGACTATATCTTAAGCATTGTTTATTAACAATACCCACTAACATTTAGTCGTTGGACACCTTCGTTTTACTTTCAAGATATTCTAGTGCTAGTTTGAGTTTCTCTTCATCAGTGAATTTTGTAGATGCAAATACTTTTTCTCTATCATTAGGTGGTCTAATTTTATAACCATTTCTTATCTTATAAACATACATTGGCAAATCACATTTTACCTTTCGACTTTTATTAGACATATGTTGTCTAAATTCGTCTGTTCTAGATTTTCCAGAGTTTGATTGAGAAATCTTTGCTCTGGTTTCTTCTGTGACAATGCGTCCTATATGTGATTCTGATAATCGTTGTTTATGATGGTCTGATAATGGAACACCTATATGAGATTTTGACATCTTCTCTCTTGAATAAGTTGAATGCTTTCTTCCTGAGCCACCACCAGTTGATAGATTATATCCTGATGGATTCAGAGTATTAAGCATTTCAATGAATTTGATCTCATACATATCGAGAAGTTCATTGTTTATTTCAAGTAGAGTTTCTACTTTATATGAAGAGTACTTCTTAAAAGCACGACATATTAATTGGGAATTCTTACTTCTTTTATGTTGTCCTATTCTTACTTCTATTGATTGTGTAGTTTGACCTACATATCGTTTTCCAGAAGGGAATGTCACACAGTAAATAAAACCCATTTCTATATCATTATCGTGAATTATCTTTAAGTAATTTAGAAAGTTGCTGCAGATTGTCCAAATTCACATAATTTTACTTTTAGTGAATTTCTAAGGACTTCCCTGCAATTTGAAAGTGTTGCTAATGATAAGTATATATTTGGGGAGGAGGTCAAATGTATACTTATCACTAACTAGTAACAATATACAGCAACGAATTGCTGTGCAGAATACTTACACATGTTCATATCAATAGTGTCTGCATATTGATAAGTGGTTACTGTTTTCCTCTTGTTTAACAAAAGGTATTCATGTGAAACCTGTGCGAAGCGGCGACGCTCATCAGTATCAAGGTAGATGTAATCTACGAAGAGAGATGCTGATACAAGGTCGCTGGGCACAACAGCAGATTGGTCATTTACCCATGAACCTGTGGCGTGGGTTGCAGACCAGTAGCAATTCTTGAGGTCATTGAGCTCAAGGTTGAGCTTGACTTCGTGGTATTGCAATGCGATCAGTGGGAGAGCGAGACCCGCTTATTCTTCATTCTTATCGTATGAAGGCAGACTATATCTTAATCAGGATTTTCCTGACCAATATCATTTAGTCGTTGAACAACTTCCTAAGAAAGAAAGTTGATGCTGATTATCCAAATCTACATATTTTACATTAGTTTTGTAGATTCCTAAGGGTTTTCCAGCAATTTGATATTGTTGCAGTTGTTTTAAACAACCACTAGCTTTTACACTTTTAATCCCAATATATCTAGGATTGCGGTTGAACCAGAACTGTAGGGGAATGTATAGGATCTGTCCCTTAACAGTCTTGGATGCACCGGAAAGATTCTCGAGGGGGTTTACTAGGGAAGGAACATTACCGACCATGTTGGCGTAACCAAGTTGGTGACCAGCGGTCTGGGTAAGCTCGTTCCAGATATGGAGCCAATCTGAGTAATGTTTATCACTTTTATACTTGAAATTTATTTCAAGAATAGACTATATCTTAAGTAATAATAAATTATTACCTACTACCATTTAGTCGTTGAGCGTAATCCAATTGGATTTTCGCTGCAGATTATCCAAATCTACATATTTTTACTTTTGTATAGTAGATTTCTAAGGATTTTCCTGCAATTTGATAGTATTGCTAATATATCAAATATGTTTAATATGACTTGGGAGGAGGTCTAAACATATTTGATATACTAACTAGCATCTATTGACACTTTATCGCACTGTTATTAATGCGTTGACCTCCGATTTCTACTTCTACGGTCTTGATTAGGATATGACCGAGCCAGTTGAGCCATCTGAAAGCCTTGGCGTCAGGCACGGTGACATCGGGTAATTGTACACGAAGGTACACACGATGGATTAGATCGCCATTACGGGACACAGTGCAGGTAACCTTTTTGCCAAAAGAGGCTTGTCCGTTGATAGGACTATTTCTTCTTTACAGAAGATTTAATAGTACTGGACTATATCTTGAGTGAACTATTATATTCACCCGCTACTATTTAGTCTCTGAGCCTTTATCTCAAGTTGTTTTTCTAAAAATTGTTTAGCGTTTTCAAGGTTCTGTTTCATATCAGAATTTGTAAAAGATTTGCTATGAAAACCTAATTGATATCCATTTACGGCATACCCAATTATCTCTTTAGTTATATCGTTCTTTACTTGAACTATGTATTTAGGAAGGTCTTTCGTAGTTTCTTGTCGTTTTCGTCCTGGTGAATTAGGGACGACATGAATAGGACCAGAAAGAGATTCTAAATAGTTGTAGTATTCCATAGCTCGTGTGTAAGCTGATTCTACATCAGTTTTACATTGGAACTTTCGCACATTAGGAGAGTTAGGGTGTCCATGAACTTTATAACCGACAAGTGTCTTATCATTATCTGTTATTTCTATTACATACATAGGCAAACTTTGATTAACTTTCTGTTTTGAAGCCATCGTACGCATATGTTCGAGGTAAGTAGGAGAACTTTCAATTAGTTTTTTCCTGCTCTCGCTCATTTTCTTACGACTTTCTTCTGAGTAATGATTGCTAGCTCCTCCTTCCTTTAGATTGTATCCAAAAGGAGAAAGAGTATTGTAAGCTTTAATAAACTTTGTCTCGTATTCATTAAGAAACTCGTTGTTGATTTCAATGAGAATTTCCTCAATGAAATTGTCTATGCCATACTTGCGAATAGCAGCATGGAAACAAGTACTACAAGTTCTATCAGTTGGAGGGTTCATAGCTTCGCTTACATGTTTAGACTTACGAAGTTTGAAAGAGTTAATAGTTTGTCCTATGTATTTTTTTCCAGATGGTGATGTGAACATATAGATAATGCCCATTTGATAAGTAAATCTTATTAAAAGATAATTAGTAATATCTTTAGGTTATTTCAATTTTTTTTATTTTTAAACAACTTGGATAAGGTTGCTGATTGCCCATTATAAATCCTTTGAATTTTCACCATACCCAATTATTATCTTGGCCAGTTGCACATTTTAGTACAACCTTGGTATCAAAGGCATTAGGGGTTTCCAGCAATTTAGTAGCGTTGCAGGAATTTTCATTTCCCACTAGCCAATGCAATTTATTGACTTTTAAACCCTCAAACGAAGGTTTGTTCAATTGATTCAGTAGCGTAGTTAGTATGTCTGCGGTAGACAACCTTGAAGACATCAAAGAAAATAATTCTCTTTGACCGACTATATCTTAAATCTGATTAATCAGATCCATCCACATTTAGTCTGTGAACTGCACTTGTTTGTAAATATTCTAAAGCAAGTCTATATTTCTCTGCATCGGTAAGTTTTTTACTTGTGAAGTACTTATTAGGAAGAGTTGGATGATTAGTAATAGCATATCCTCCAGCTGAATAAGTGGATAATCTCGGGAGACACTTTGTTAAATAAAGAGGTAAGTCTTCATTATGTTTTCTATGCGACTTTGCAAGTTTAATCTTATGTTCTTCTGTAAATGTCTTATTGAAGAAATGATGATTTTCACCTGCTTTAGCAATAGATATGTTTTTCTTTGCTTCGTCTGTACGAGGTTTTCCAAAGTTATGATTTTTGTCTCCTTTCTTACTTTCACTCATTCTCTTTTTACTATCTTCACAATGAAAACCATTACTTCCACCACTTCTTATGTTATATCCATTTGGACACATTGTGTTAAGAGTATGAATATAATGTTTTTCACGATTATCAAGTTCTTCATTAGGACATTGTTCTAGAGTTTCTATAGCAAAATTTTCAATACCATATTTAACAATAGCTGCATATAGAGATTTACAGTCATTATATTTAATATGTTCTTTTAGTCTTGCTTCTAGAGTTCTAGTTGTTTGTCCTACATATTTTTTACCAGATGGAGAAGTTAAGCAATAAATAATACCCATTTCGTAATGATACTTATAAATGCTTATATAGATTTTCAATTTTTTTTATAAACAAGTTTGGTTGCAGATTGTTCTATTTGAATAGGTTTTTACCATACCAGAGTTCTTATCTCTGCCAATAACCTTTCACAAGATTATCTTGGTACTATTCAATTTACGAAGTTCTCCGCAGTTTGAGGATGTCGCCATTTAATAATGACTAGTAGTATAATAGATTTCTCTAACTACTTTTTTACACTCTTACTTGAATGTAATTTGAGGATTACCTGTTCTCTTATTCTTGTAATATTATATACAAGGAGGACTATATCTTATGCTTTTTAGCTTTTATAGCTTTAAAAACCGAGAACTTTTTAGTCTCTGGACTGATACTTGTATCAGCTGCGGATTGTCAAGACACCAAAAGATTTTTACACTTTGGTACTTTTGGTCATAATTGAGTTCCCCGTCAATTTAGTTCTCTTGCAGTTCTTTTAAGAACCACTAGCAGTTACGGAGTTATAGGAATACCGTTTAAGGGAGTAATGATGCACATATAAATTCCTTTATGCATCCCCCACTGCTTTTCAACCCAACATATTTAGGTAAATATCCTGAGCTCCGTAAGCGACGAGTTGCATTAGACCTCCTCCCATTTTGTTTTTATAATATATGTTAAGAAAAAAAATTAGTTATATACAAGGCAAACACAACAAATTAATGTTTTTTAATTTTTACATAAATTAGATTTTTAAATTTAACACTCATTTATATGTTGAAAAGTTTTAACACTTTTTAACACTTTTTTCTATAAATATTTCATTTTCTATTAAAAACCCTTAAGCAATATTTTAATTTCGTTAAAATGCGATTTTAACTTAAGAAAAAAAATTCCTTACATGTTATAGATGAATGTTAAAGCGAAATATCAGCAAAACCCTCGACACCCAACACAACTCAAAAGTCAAAGACTTCTGTTGTGAACAAAATAGACTGGAAGATAAGCAGAAGGAGTTGAGCGTTATTACTAATAAACTCGCTGAAATTTCTAAATGTTCTCTCTCAAATTTATCCGAAAAAGAATTCCAAAATTACATTGACTTAACTGACAAAAAACAAGTCGTCGAAAACGAAATTACTAATATTAAAAAAAGTACTTTTGAAGTCGATTACTACATTAATACTGCCGATCTCATTTTCAAATACTACGATATTGTTGAAAATGGTAATATACTAGAAAATGAAACTAATGCAACTATAACTGAAAACAGTATCCTCAAATTCTTTAAAACAAATAATGATGAACCAGAAGAAGACACTATCAAAGATGACGATCGTGCATCACTATTAGACAAATATATGCAATTTACGGACTATAATTATTTTAAACTTAATCCCAATGAGGAAAGTGATACTTGTCCTGTTTGCGATTCAAAAACCCGTACGCTTTTGGTTAATGATGGACTCATGTATTGCAACGATTGCCACACAATAGAAACTATTATCATTGACCACGAAAAACCTTCCTATAAAGATCCACCAAAAGAGATTAGAAGTGTATGGTCTCAAAAGCTAACGCTAGTAGTTTAAAATAACTGCAACTTTCTTAAATTGCGGGGACATCCTTAGAAATCTACTATACAAAAGTAAAAATATGTAGATTTGGATAATCCGCAGGGAAATTCTTTATTCTTATAAAGAAAACCTTCAACGACTAAATAGGAAAGGGTAGGTTAATACCTGCTTAAGATATAGTCTAGTCTTCAAGTACAACTTGAAAGATATAACGAGTTACTTCTCGTATAAGCGTTGGACATGGTTTAGACGCTTAAAGTATGTAATCATACTAGTATAGATTCATCACCTATGCGACATTTCCAAATTGCAGGAAAATCTCTATAAAGAATTCACTACTAATGAATATCTTGAGACAATCTGCAGCCAAGTCCCTTTCAAAGGGAAAGGTTCAGAGACTAAATGGAAGTGGGTAGTCTTTAAGACTGCTTAAGATATAGTCCATTCTTCTGTCATTAGATAGAAGTATAAAAGTAAATCATTTAAATGAGTATTGTGATCTGCTCATAATAGTAGTAAAGTACTACTAGTGGAATTTTATTATTCTGCAACACTTTCAAATTGCAGGGAACTCTCTAGAAGAATTTATTACTAATAAATATCTTGAGACAATCTGCAGCCAAGTCCCTTTAAAAGGGAAAGGTTCAGAGACTAAATGAAAGTGGGTATGGGAATATTCTTCATCGTATGGGGAGGAAACCCCATGCTTAAGTTATAGTCCGTCATCTTTAGCAATCAAGATGATGAGACGGGATAAGTCAAATCCAAGGAAAAGAATCTACAGATATTCCGGAAGAAGTCTATGACAGAATTCTTCTAGAAATTAGAAAACAAAGAATTACTAATATGGCTGAAATTACGCCTGTTAAAGTAAAAGCTATACTGAAAGCACTGAAACTTAATAAATTCTACGAACATGTTCCTCATATAATTAATCGTCTATCAGGAGCACCTACACCAAACTTTACACCCGAAATTGAAGAAAAACTACGACAAATGTTTAAAATGATACAAATCCCTTTCTTCAATCATGCACCTAAAACAAGAAAGAACTTCTTATCATACTCATATACTATACATAAATGTTTGCAACTTCTTGAATTAGATGAATACTTACGATTCTTTCCTCTTCTAAGAAGTAGAGAAAAAACATTCCAAATGGATCAAACATGGAAACTTATTTGTAAAGACTTAGGTTGGAGCTTCTATGCTTCTCTATAAGAATTACAAAAATTATCCACAACACCATTTACATAATAACTCATATTCATCAAAATCTTTATCTGGATCTCTATGAGAAAGACAAATTGGTTGATAAGTATCTAATAAAGATAAAGGATTTTTAATTAATTTTTTCCAAGTACAAAATAGTCTCTTTAATGTATGACACTTTCTACAATAATTACTTTCAGGACATAAAACTATATCTTTATTACAAGCATTACATAATCTATAGTTCTTCATCTTACTAACAAAATTTAACATATGTTTCATAGTATGCTTATAATAAGTATTATAACACTTTATACCTCTCTTAAATGTATCTACTCTATACCTTTTCATATTTGTCTGATCTGATACATGTTTGAATAAAGTTTCATTATTAAGTATATCCCATACTATCATTATCATACGCTTTCCATCTGGATTTATATCTTCTATAATAGTTATTTTTCCTATAGTTGTCTCTATATATCCCAAAACTCTAAAAGTACTTTTAATCAACTTTGCCTTAAAATGTAATATGTAAATATCTAAAGTATCATCTACTTTTGGTAGTTCTCCCCTTAATCCTAAAATGTCATTACACTCATGTATATCATCCCCTTCACAACTATAACATACCCACTTACTACATATACTACAAACTGAAATCCTCTGTAAATGCTTATATTGAAGACATAAACTACATTGATGCTCTCTATTTAAATCTGATCTACTACATATTGGACAATAAGTTTTACATTTATCATACCAACAAGAAATACACAGTTTTATCTTGCATTTACTACAAGTAGCACGAACATCTACCCCATCTTTCTCTTCGCTTTGATAGCAAATAGAACAGATATTCTCATCCATTTTAGATATTAATTAGCTTAATAGTAAAATAAAGATTATCCTTATGTATCTAAATAGCAACTTTATTTATTTCTAATTATTTGTATTTTCTGATTTTGGTGTAGTATCGGGAACTGTAAAAGCAGGTTGATAAGGTGCTACATATGGAGGTCTATTAGGATCACGCTTCTTACCATTCTTCTTCTTCTTAATAATCTGGACTGGTACTGTAGGTGCTACTTGAAGAACTTCTGGCATTGGAACTTGTTGTACTCTTGGAGGATTATATTGAAGCGGTGGAGGAGGTGCTGGTGGATAAAATACACGTTGATTATAAGGTTGTCCAATCGGAACACTATTCGCACCTGACAAGAACCTTGGAGGACGATCTACTTGTGGTCTATTTGGTCTATATGGAGGTCGTGAAGTATACTCCCTATCTGCCGGTGGAGGTGGTGGATTAAATGGTTGATGTCTTGCTTGATTAGGTGCTTGTTGTGCTTGATTAGTTTGCATATAACGCCTTGGTGGTGGAGGCGGAGGCGGAGGTGGTGGTAGAGCATGTTGAAGACTAAAAGGTGGCATATAAGGACCTTGTCGTTCAAGTGGCGGAGGTGGATAAGGAATTGACCTTGGAATACTCTGTGGAATATTAACATGACTTGAATTGGTAATCGGTTGCTGAATTGGTTGTGAACTATAGGGAATTGATTGGGGAACACCTTCAGGAATATTAACATGATTGGAATTAGTAATTGGAATATTAACATCTTGTGATTGTCCTGCTTTTTGTTGTTTTAGTAGTTTGTTCCTCTCTTTGTTCTTATCATACTTAGCCTTATTCTTATTAGTTCCATACTTACTCTGTTTAGGCATCTTGACATAATTAGGATCTTTCGGTCTTACAAAATCAGGAATATATGTCTTGAACTTTACCCTATAACCCTGAATAGCAACCATAGGAAGAGGATAGGCTAGATCGGGGTAGTTAATACATTTCTCCCACCAACAAATCAAATCTAATACTGGAACATCAGCAATCTCGGGAACCCACTTCTTTACAAACTCACACTGCTCATCATATTTACCCGTCTGCTTATAAGGATTAAACTTCCTTCTAAACGATAGTACCCAACACCAACCTTGACTATTACTAGGTGGATCATAATCTACAAGTTTCTGTGCAAAATATTGCTCCCCTACACGCCAATCAATATCCAAATCCCTTACTAGAAACATCGCTGCCATCATACGAAGACGATTATGAAGCCAACCGGTCTTATTGAGACAACGCATCGCTGCATCTACAATAGGATAACCTGTTTGACCTGTCTTCCATTTCTCCAATTTATCTTCATCAATACACCAAGTACTCTTCTCATATCGCCCATGTAGTGGAGTACTTTTCTCTTCTCCTAGTTGTCCTTTCAAAATCTCTGGGAAATTATAAGCAAGATTATAATAGAACTCACGAGAATATAAAGACATTACCAACTGTGATTCTTTACCATAAGCTTCCTTTGAAATCTTGAATGTCTCTCTGATACTAAGACATCCAAACTTCAAATGAGCACTCATTTTTGTTGTTCCATCTTTAATAGGATAATCTTTATCTTTTTTGTATTTTTTAAATCCACCCTTTCGCATATTCTCTAGGATTTCAAGACCAGTCTCACGACCACCCTTTTGCTCTACAAACTCATTAAAAGTATAATACTTATCTAGATCACTATCTTGGTTTTCTAATTCAATATCTATGAAACTTGTAGTAATCTCTGGAATACTATGAGGTTCTGGTACTGGAATACGAATAGCACGCCTATAAAATGGTGTATAAATTTCAAATGGTTTTGCCTGATTAGTTCTTACTAATTCAACTGGATACATAGTATAATCTTCTTTGGATACAAATGGAATACCTTTCCTATCACACCAATATTGAACACCTTCATCTCTCTTAATAGCAAACTGTGTAATATCTTTATTTGACGCAATTGCTTTAATATTCACTTCAGTAGATAGTTTATCAAAGATTTCACTATCAGTACCGTGGAAATAATAGAGTTTTCCACCTTCTTTTTTAATTTGTTCATCTAGGTCTCTAAGAGATTGAATCATAAACTGCACACAATTACTACTAAAATATTTGTTTTTTGTTGGATCAATCTGTTGAGGATTGAAAATGAAGATTGGAAGCATTTTCCATTTGTTCTCATTCGCCATCTTAACAGTCTCAATGAAGGTTGTATTGTCGTGGATACGAAGATCTCTACGGAAAACAAAGATAATAGTATCTTCCATTGTAGTGCTCATAATAGTGATATATATAAATAAAACTTCTTTATATCTTTTTCAATTTTTTTTGATATAAAGATAAAACAATAATTAAAATATAAAATGGCTATGTATATGACAACAAAGATCCATTTTACTCCTATCAAAGACACTAGAGTTGATCTTAAAAAATGTATAAATTGTGTAAACTTCAAATATTCTAATTATCTAAAAACAAATCCAACACATGCAGATTATCACCATAATGGTCAATGTGTTATATTTGGACATGTTGATCCTGTATCTGGTGAAGAAACATTTTTGCATGCTAAAGTTGCACGAGGAGAAAAAGCCTATTGTACTTTAGATGGAATATATTACAAACAAAATATAAATAATATAAAACCAAAAGAGAAGACTGAGAGTGATGCTTACTTCACTGATGAACTAACCGATCCAGATAATCCTACCCAATCATGGTCGCTATAAACTATAACAATGAATTACGATTCATTGTCAAAAACATAATCGTCAAAAGGTAATATGCGTTTAGCATCATTAAAATTCATATGATCATACCACGAAGTGTAGTAAGAATCATTATAAGGGTTATAAAAATCTTGAAACTGTTGTGTAGTATATTTATCTATATTATCAACTTTGTCTTGTACAGATGTTACTACTACTTTGCAACTGGGATAGTAATTGCAAAAATTTCTCTTTATCACACTACTGAAAACGCTGTTAATAACACTGGGCACTCTATTCATGAGATAATGTAGCATATACAAATATCTTTATATACTTTTACAAAAAAAATTTTTAGAAATTCTACCTGAAATAAAAAAAAATTGAAAGGAATAAATAATCTATCTTCATCAATCAGTAAGAAACACTCATTCACACTCAACTACCTACAATGGTCACTACCACCGAGAACGAGAGTATGCAAATGCTCGCTATGAAGGAACAGATGGAGAAGATGAGGGCAGAAATGGAGAATGTCAAGAAGGAAAACGAGGCTCTCAAGAGCAAGGTTAAACCTATTACTTTCAAAGTATCCGAGAAGGGTGCTATGTCTGTATATGGTTTGAACGCTCGTTTCCCTGTGACTTTGTATGGACAGCAATGGGTTCGTCTCCTTGACAAGAAGGAAGAGATGCTCCAGTTCATTAAGGACAACAATGAGTTGCTCGCTACAAAGTAGATTGTGTGTTTAGTTGGTAGGTTATGTAGAGTTGTGTTTTAGGGTTTAGTTTTTGTTAGTCTTATTTAATTGTCTCATAAACCGTTCCTTTTTTATATTTATGTGATTTTCCATTTATATATGTATCATCACTAAACCATTCTCCTAATAAATCTTTCCCATCTGCCAAAAATATATGAGTTCTTGTATCAAATGGAACTCCTTTACCATATATAATTACTTGATAGTGTTTTGTATCAGTTATATCTATCCATATACTTGTCCTATGTTTCATAGTTTCAGAGAAACCTATCTTTGTGATTTTAGGAAATACAAACGGTTCTGGAAGTATTGTTGGAAATGCTTTATGCATCTTTAATTGAGTAATAGTATCGGCTTTATTATAGATTTCCCATAGTATATCTTTGGGTAATTCAGTCATTATATTATGTATATTGAATTATACTTAAATGAATTTATCTAATCTAAAGTGTGATATATACTAATAATGATGGTTTAAGTTCGTCATAAACAGTTCCTTTTTTGTATTTATGGAATTTTCCGTTTATATATGTATCATCACTAAACCATATTCCCAGTACATCATTTCCATCTTCTAAAATTATATGAGTTCTTGTATCAAATGGCATTCCTGTGCCATATATAAATACTTTATAGTGTTTGGTGGGTGTTATATCTATCCATATATTTGTCATATGTTTCACAGTTTCAGAGAAACCTACCTTTATATTTTTTGGAAATATAAATGGTTCTGGAAGTATAGTTGGAAATGCTCTATGCATCTTTAATTTAGTAATAGCATCAGTTTTACTATATATTTCCCATAGTATATCGTTGGGTAATTTAATCATTATATTATGTATATTGAATTATACTTAAATAATATATGAAGTTGAAGCATCACTTTTACATAAAACCTTTTTTGTTGTATTATCTATTACGGAATACAGTAATCCTGCTGGACCTCCAGCATTTACCGCTTTGATTATCAGAATATTATCTCCTTTTATGAGTGTTAAAGGAAGTTTTGTATAATTTACATTTTTCCATCCTACATCCTCTATACTTCCTATTGATTTACCATTAACACTAAGATAACCTGTATTATCAGTTATTATATGAACTGTGACTGCTTTTGGATCTCCTGTATTTTTTAATACTTTCTTAAATTTAACGGGTGTTAAGGGAGCACCTGATACTGCTGTTGAAGTATTCCATATCCATTGAGCAGACTTATCAACAAAATTACTTGTTGTTCCCCATGGTTTTATACCATATAATCCTAATACTGATACTGGACGACCTATGGCATGAAGGGGTGCAACTTCTCGTAATGCATCTTTGATACGAGCAACGGCAGGTAATTCTTCTATATCATTACCCCAAGGTACAGCACAGTATTTACGATCTACATTATAACATGGGTGAATCCAACTATATTTACCTGCAAATTGCCAAAGCGTCACATTATTACATATATCGGGTCTTGATAAGGCAGTTTTGTATAATGTATAATATGCTTCTGCTTGTTTTTGTAGTCTTTCTTCCATAGTAAAACTGTCAAGACCAAAATCAATTCTTAAATCTACTTCTGAAAAATTAAGGCGAACTCCTATATCCTTCCATGCCTGCATATTTTTTGCAATATTTATTCCTATTGAGGGATTAAGGAAACTCTTAACAGCTTCATGACATTGTGATCCTACTTCATGTATTGGTGCACCTGCTGCTTTAAGTCTCTGGACAAAAGCTCTAATAGCTTGAGATCTATAATTATCTGTCGTAATCCCGTAATCATTATATACTAGAATAGCTTGTGGATTTGCTTCGGCTGCCCATTTAAAACAATTGACAATAAAAGGTTCTCCACCTACTTCTACGAAAAAAGGTCTTAAAAGTAAATCATTACCTATAGCCTCATTCACAACATCGATTTTATAAAATAGTCCTGCACTGGCTTTTGCTAATGTCTTGACATGGTATTCTAATGCGGCTGCTTTCTGTGAGACTGGTAATTTATCGTACCACCATGCTGTCTGTTGGTTCCATGCTAATGGAGTGAGTTTCAGTAATTTTCCTGATGCTTGTGCGTCACTGATCATCTGCTTTGCTTCTGTATTAAATCCTACTTGTCCTTGTACTTTTTCAGAGTAACAGAATTTACAAGAATTTTCTGCTACATACATATTGAAATTGTTTTCACGAACAGACTTATACAAGGGATCTGTAACAGATACACCTGAGGTCGCTGTTCCTAATTCTATCGTCGTATTTTTTATGATTTCTAAACAACTCATGGATTATGGATTGTTATAATTTCTATTCACATTATTTTTTGATTGTGTAAGTTTAATCATAAAATTTAAGTTTAAAGTCATTTATTTTCATTCCATCAAATAGTAATGTATCTAAAAAATTAGGGTCTCTATATTCACAAGTTTTAAGAATATCTATTATTGGAAAAAATATTATATTACTATATGAAAGATAATCTACTGTATTACATCCTCTTTCATAATAAGTTTTCCATTTTTTCCATTTTTTTCGTTTTTTAATAATATTAATGTCATTTAGTTTTAAATATACAAACACATGGAGTTTATTATATATTTCATAATGATCAATTATCTCTTCATATTCTTTTAATATATCTGGTCTATGATTTATAAAATCTGTTTGACAACTTATTTCGGGCATTTTAATATGATTATTTATATATGGATTATAAATTGAACTTAAATAGTTTTATTGATAAATGTAATATTTCAAATATTAAATTTATGTATTTCTATACTGAAAATATTAATGAACCAATTATATGTAATTCGTTTAAACAATTAACTTATGACACTAATAAAATAGCATATATTAGAGATGGAACTACAGAATCATTTATTTATATTTATAGTAAATCATCTCTTAAATATATTGTTAGTTCTCCATTAAAACCTATTGAAGGAAAACATCAGTTTCAAGCAACCATTAAAAGTAAATCCAAAAAAGGTGATGTTTATCTAGGTAATCATCTTACTTTTGGATTTATAAAAAGTAAAAATGAAAATAAATATCGTATTACATCTCATAAAACTATATATAAAGAACAAAAGGACTTAAAATTTAAGAAAGAGATTAAAAAATATATGTGCAATTTTTATAATATAAATTCAAATTTGACTAATTATAGAAAATTTTTAGATAATGAATGCTATGCAAATTTAGCTGATTATGATAATAATAAGAACTCTGGTACTATTGGTACAAATTATAATGACGACGATGATAAGAAAATAATATATAAACTATGCAATGTACTTGAAGGTAATATCTATGTAGGTGGAGTTCCTAAAGAATATATTAAAATAAATAAGAAGAAATTTTTAGTTAAAACTGGTAAATTAGGTGGTAAATATATTATGAAAAATAATAAGAAACAATATATACTTAAAGGTGGTAATAATATCAATTATAAAGGAATAACATTTATTACACCTACTTTTAGCGAATATATAAAGCAAAAAATAATAATTCCCGTAAAAAATAGAAGACAAGACTTAGAAATAGTTGAAATTATATTTGATGAAATGAATGAATTAGTAGAAGATGCCAACATGTATATTAATTTCTTGTATGACTTTACGGATAATACGAGGAATGTATTTTCTATAGAAACACAAACATTATTAATTAGTTGCTATGCATCAGACCAAATATATACCAAAAATATACCCAAAGAAGAATTAGAACTAAATGAATTAGTTACTCTAACTAAATTTGAAGATTTTATAAAAGCAATACTATCTCAAATAGCAGCATATTAATTTATTATTTTATATTTCCACCATAAACAAATTCTCTATAAGGTATATTTTCTTATGTAATACTAATACTTAAATGGATAAGAAGTTTATAAATATTTGTAATTCGTTAGAAAATAAGAAATTTACAAGTTCCGATGATGCTCTTAAGCATTCAAAAGATACAAATATAGATACTGCTTTTATGATACTTGGAATAGCACAAGGATTAAGAGCTATGGGTTTTATTAATGCTCCACTTAATTGGACAACTGAACCTAATATGGGTGTTATAAGTACTCGTTCATCTTTATTGGGAATGAAGGATGCAATTCTAATTGTAAATCCAAAAATTATATCAGAAGCCAAAATGAATTCTATTATAAAGAAATACGATGATACACGAGGGAAACCTCAATTAGAATTCGAAGAAGAAATGGGTAAACTGTTAGGTTATTTTCAGCCAGTCACTCGTGAAAACTATAATTTAATGAATAATAAGATATCAGGTTCTCATAAGATGATATTGGAATTAGTAGATAAATCTGGAGGGACTATTCGTAGTATTATAAGTGAATTTGGTCCTCAAACGATGTCATTGAATAAAAAACTAGTTGATCCAATTATATCAAGTTTTCAACAATGGAATACTTTGGCACAAAAAGTAAATAAACGGTTCTTTGTATCTGTAAATATTAGTATCGATAGTATCAATAGGGTTAGATATGAAAGGGAAGCATATCGAAATAGAAACAAAAATTAGACTACATATATTATCTTTTTTCGCTTATGTAATAAAAAATTTGAAAGTTTATATTTGAAAATTTGTATAGATTACATAATGATTTCATATGAGGAGATTGTTCAAAGATTTGCTCTATTCAATTGTAAATTACTTACTACAAAGGAGGAGTTTAATGAAGGGGGGATGAACGGGAACTCCAAATACAATATTATATTTAAGTGTGGTCATCAAGACTTTAGTTTTGTAAGAAATATTGCTATTAGTAATATTTGTACCAGTTGTACTGCTATTAGAGGTACAATTCTTCCTTATGAAGATATGCTTAAGAAAATAGAAGGAACTAAATGTGAATTATTAACTACAAAAGACGAATATGAAACGAGAAAAATGAATACTGATAGTGAGTATAGATTTATGATGAGTTGTGGTCATGAGAAACTTACACGCATCGCTAATGTTACTAATAATAATCTATGTTTCGCTTGTACAAATCTCAAATACAAAACTGTATCTCATGAGGATATAGCTCAACGATTTGCAGATTTACATTGCAAGTTATTGACAACAAAAGAAGAGTTTGAAGAAAATAACATGAATTCTAAAAGTATTTTCAAATATACGGCTATGTGTGGTCATGAGAACTCATCACGCTTTAAATCAGTTAAAGAACAACCTATTAAAAATTGTAAAAAGTGTATTCGTGAAAAGAACCAAAATATTGTTTATGAAAGGATTAAAGAAAGATTTAGAGAAATAGGACTTCCTGTGCTTACGACTGTTGAACAGTTTGTTGAAAATAACATGAATATTATGAGTGATTTCAAAGTAATATGTCTTTGTGGTCATGAAAGAACAACTGCTTTCTATTCTATGGATGAAAGTGATTATAGATTATGTAAAGAATGTACTCTTACTCTTCAAGGAGAGAATAAGAGACTTAATTATGATGAAGTTGAAAGGAGATTTATTGAGAATGGATTAGAATTGATTACAACCCAAGAACAATATGATAGTGAATATATCCAAACATCAAGTCCTATTAAATATAAAGCGAAATGCGGTCATGAAAGAACAACTAAATTAGGTAGTGTATTAAGATGTGAAATATTTAATTGTTTAAGTTGTACTTTTGATGCAATGGTTATTAAACTAAAAGAAAAATCAAAAACCGAAGAAGGAATATCTTCGGGAAATATGTTAGAATACAAAGCATTATGCTTATTAAGAGATAATATCAAGGATAAAATGGAATTACGTAAGTTAGGAGAAGGTACTTTGGCAGATTGTCTTGTTAGACCTATTGGTTGTAAAGAAGATATATGGTTGCAAATACAACTTAAAAGCACAAAAGAGAAAACTAGATTTAATGAATATAGATTTGATATGAAAAAGAAAGATTATTCAGGAATGATTGTTATATGTACATGTGTAGATGACGAAAGGTTCTTCTTCTATGACGGTGTAGATATTAAAGATACTTCTACTTTACATATTTCACTTCGTAAAGAAAATAAAATAGAAAGCGAAATACCAAAAATAAATTTAACTGAAACATTAATACATCGTTATAATAATTTTGAATTATTTGATTATGAGTTAATGAGTTTTGGAGATGCAGATGTACCATTATTTATTATGCATAAACGAGAAAGAGAATTTATAGTAAATAGAGAAACTAAATTACCATTTATTAAGTTTGAATACCAAGAGATAGATAATATGGTGTATGACTTTATTATAAATGGTTTCAAAATACAAGAAAAAGTATGTCAAATTGATATGATAGATAAAACTATAATTAAATGTACTATTTGTAAAAATAAATACAGAAATGGAAAGAAATCAATACGAGGACCTTATTGCAAGGGAGACAATAATTTCTATTGGTTTCATCATCCTAATAAAGAATTATTCTATGTAATTCCAGAAGAAGTAATGTTAAAATGGGATAAACTTGAAACTGATACAAATGACGGTAGACGTTCAATTAGATTATATCCATATCATAGTATTGATGATTTAGAGAACAAAATGACAAAAGAAGCAAATGATTACCTATTCTTCTATGATAATTTAGATATTAGTAAGTTGAAATTGTTATTCAACATTAATTAGTTTGTATTTAATTTTATTATTTAAGTAATTTAAATACGGATGGGGGCGTTGAAGCCACCAACGAGGTTCGCACCTACGGCTAATCCGCTTCCAGCTCTGGCCGAGCCGGCGAATGCTGGTGCGAATAGGTCAAGAATGGAGAAGGTTGCGGCTCCGATTAAAGATATTGTTAAAATCTCAACAGCCTGTAATTTCTTACCGGGAATTAGGTATGCAGCTGTTGCTACGACAAGGCCTTCGAAAATATACTTAAAGATGCGAACTAGAATTTCTTTTACGTCAAATCCAAAATCGCCGTGCATTTTTTATATAATATGAGAAAAGAAAAAAATAATTTAGCATATAAATTGATTTAAGAAAGAAACTATTATTAATTTATATAATGACGCAAAATTTAGTATCTACTAAAACTGAAGATTACCTCGACCAAGATCCTCCTATTAGAGGACAACATTATTGTTGTTTATCTTTTATTTCCCCAGAAGAAGTTATTAAAAATAAAGAAGTCTATTTTGTTGAAAAATTCCTTAAGTCATATTCTACCGAAATGAATAGTATGTTTGATAATATGCTAGAAATGTTTAAAGATAATAATGATGTCGCCGATTCTTTAAGAGGTATTAAAGAACGATACACTTATGTATTTGATGTTCAAAAACTTAATGAAGAATTTGAATTCTATAAAGCTGTTAATAGTACCGCTCTAGAAAGCGATTATTTAGAAAAAAATGATTTCCAAACAACTATTCGTGGTCTAAAAGTAAGAGGATCTTATGAGTCTCTAAAAGAAGCTCAAATTAGGGCACAAGTCCTAAAACGAATGGATGACAAATTTAATGTTTTCGTCGCAGAAGTTGGTTGTTGGTGTCCATGGTCTCCTAATCCTGAAGAATTACAAGACCAAGAATACGCTGAAACTCATCTAAATACTCTCGTTAAACAATATACTGATAATCAAAAAGAAAAAGATGTGTTCTTCCTAGAAAGAAAAGAGAAACTTAAAGCACTTGCTATGGATGATAATGAAAAAAATAATAAAAAATATAAAAAACCCTTTGTTGAAGTTATTGAAGAAGGTCTAGAAGTAGTTGCTGATAAAATTGTTGAAACTACCGAAACAGTTGAAGAACTTGTTGCAGAACTTGTTAATGAAGTTATTGAAAATATTACTAAACCTGAAATTCATACACCCGAAGAAGACCAACTTCTTGGAACACCTTTAGATAGTACTACTGAACTTGTACGAGATCCAAGTGTAACTCTTGAACAAGTATCCGAAGAACTTACAAAAACACAAAATGATACTCCTATGAGTTTTAAAGAAGTTGAAGATAAATTAGATACAGATGATCCATGGCTTCAGCGTAAAAAAGAACTTGCTGAAAATGTATCTACTAATAATAATACAGATGGCTCAAATACCGACCCTTAATGAATTAAATTATCAACAACGACAATTAATTAATGATAGTACTAATCATGAAGCACTTATTGCAAATCTTACACACCGATTAGATGCTATGACAAATACTCTCCTAATAAGAAGAACTTATCTTAAACAATTACTAATATATAAGGCTGAACAAAAATTCCCTACAGATGTAAATGATTATATATCGATGTTATGCGCCATCTATAAGAAACATCCTGAAATTCCGGATATGAATATTGATGTAACTCCAGGATGGTTAATTGCTGATGCTGTTATAACAGAACTTAATGATAAAGATCGTCTTGCATTTACTGATATTTTTAGATATGCGTATGGCTTTCATCCTCAAATATATTTTCAGTAATTCCTAACTTTGAAAAACATATAAAGATTATTTTTTTACTATATATAATGATGTTCATGGATGAACTTATGCGGACTTATTCGTTAATAACATTACATGGTTCAAAATATCAAATATTATTAAATATTGCTTTACCATTTATTATAATGTTTATTTCAAGTTACTGGAAAGTTTGTCTTAAATATATAATAGAATTAGTAAAATTAGGTTTAAAAACTTATAATATTATTGAATTATCTGGTTCAGTCATAGAAGATAAACATGGTGTTAGTACAAAATTTTCTAATAAGTTAAAAGCATTAATATTCTATATAAATCAACATTGCATGGATGATTTACTACTTAGAAAATTAACAGAAATATCATTTAGTAATTTTAATACTATGTATCATAGTAATCCTGCATTTGAAACAGAGTACCTTGTAGATCAAGATATTCCGTTAAAATTAACTGAAAATATATTTTGTAAAATTCGTATTGTAAAAGAAAATGTTGTACAAGACAAAAAAACAGTAAGAATGAAAGATATTGTTGTTAAAATATATTCGGAATTCGTAAGTGTTAAACAGATACAAACTTTTCTAAAACTTGTAGAAAAAGAATACGAAGATTTTGTAGAAATGAAAATGCATAATAATACATTTTGTTTTCTATACCTAAGAGACGACGAATCAGGACAACCAGTTTTTAATATTAGTAATTTCTCTAGTACTAAAACATTTGATAATTTAGTCTTTAGAAATAAAGAAGCTTTGAAAAAAAGATTAGATTTTTTCCTAAATAATAAGAATTTCTATAATAAACTTGGTATTCCCTATACACTAGGATTATTATTATATGGTTCTCCCGGATGTGGTAAAACATCAACGGTTAAAGCTATCGCTAATTATGCTGATAGACATCTAATAATTATCCCTATGAATAAGATTAATAAATTAACAAGTTTAAGACAAATTATACTTAATAATGAAATTGCTGAATATAAAATACCTCATAATAAAAGACTCTATATATTTGAAGAAATAGATTGTAATGGTATGGAAAAAATTATTGCTAAAAGAAATATTAGCGATGAGAAAAAAGAAATTATTTCGGATGAAGAAAAAGAGAATTTCTATAAGGAATTGATGTCTAATTATTCTAAAAGTAAAGGGGATTTTAGTATGTTACACGGTCCAGAACATAAAAATAATATTATTGATGATAAAATAACACTAGGATCTCTATTAGAATTACTTGATGGTATTAATGAAGCACCTGGAAGAATTCTTATAATGACTACTAATAATAATCCATCTAATTTTGATGATGCACTTTTACGACCTGGAAGAATAGATATTAAAATGGAATTTTCTAGATGTAATAGAGATGAAATTAATCAATTATATAATATGTGGTTTAATAAAAGTATTCCTATAAATTTCCTTAAAAATGTTAAAGAAAATATATATTCACCAGCAGATCTAGGAGAACTATTTATTAATAATATTTCAGATCCAGATAATATTCTTAAACTTATTACACAATAGTAATTGTAGCATTACCTTCTGAAATAAAACCAAATGTAAATTGTGCATTTGGAAGTAATCCGGCAGACAACCAACTTGGTAATGTGAAATTAGATTGTGCTATGTTTCCTTCTAAATTCCATATTTGACGAATTTTAGGACTAACAATTTTAATAGTAGCATTTTTAATAGTATTACTAGAAGTATTTTTAGCAATTATATCATATTGTATAAGTGTCTTTCCACTATCCTGCCATGTATTTGTTATTTTAGTTGTTAATGAGATATTACCTACTGGAGTAGGTGATGGTTTTGGTGGAGGAAGAGGTGGTTTAGGAGTTGGTACAGGTGCAGGTGTAGGTGGTTTAGGAGTTGGTACAGGTGCAGGTGTTGGTGGTTTTGGTGTTGGAACAGGAGCAGGTGTAGGTGGTCTTGGTGCAGGTGGTTTGGGTGCTGGTACTGGTGCAGGTGTAGGTGGTTTTGGTACTGGAATGGGTTTATGTAATCCTACTACTTCTCTTAATGCATCTTTTATTCTATTAACTGCTGGAAGTTCCTCTAGATTATTTCCCCATGGTACAGGACAATATTGATGATCACATTTAGCTGCTTTATATATCCATGTCTTTTTACCTGTAAATTGCCATAAAGTTATTTCATTACATATATCGGGATATGATAATGCTGTCTTATAAAGTTTATAATATACTTCTCCTGCTTTTTGGAATCTTTGTGCTAAAGTAAGACTATCTAGTTTGTAATCAATTCGTAGATCAACTTCGCTGAAATTTACTCTTACTCCTATATCTTTGAACTTTTTCATATTTACTACTATTGATTTGAAATATGCATCATCCATATAATCAACTCTCTCATGACACTGAATTCCTACTTCATGTATAGGAACACCACTCGCTTTTAATCTTTTAACCATCGCTCTAATAGCATCTGACTTTGGACAATCTTTTGTATTGCCATAATCATTATATACTAATATAGCTTTTGGATTTTCTTCATGTGCCCATCTGAAACAATTAGCAACCATCGCTTCTCCACCAATTTCTTTCCAAAATGGTCTTGGACTAAAGTTTGCATCATTATCAAAAAATTCATTTACTACATCCCATTTATAACAAGTTCCTACTGTTAATTTAGCAAGTCCTCTAACGTGATGTTCTATAGCAAGTTTCTTGTCAGCAATAGATAATTTATTATACCAATAAGGTACTTGCATATGCCATGCAAAATTATGACCTTTTATAAGTTTTCCAGATGACTGTGCATCTTTAATCATTTGTGCAGCATCACCACGAAATGCAATAGTACCTCTTACTACTTCAGTCTGATCAAATTTACAATTATTTTCTCCGACATACATATTAAAATTATCATGTCGTATCTTATTATATGTAGGGTCATTTACCGTTCCAGTAGCAGTTCCAAGACGAATACTTGAATTGGCTATTATATCTAAAAAAGATGGCATAATACTTAATATATCAAAATTTAATTAATTCTATAACGCCAGAAAAAAAAAATTTGAAATTGAATATATCCTTAAATTATATTCAATAAAACACTATTTAAGTGTTAAATAAGCTATACTATAAAATGTCATCAACTGGAGGACCTGTAAATGACCATCGATGTTGGTTCAGTATTATTAATGGAGGACTATGTTATACAGCACCTATTATATTCCCACTATATGTTGGATTATATAGATGGTCCGTATTTCTTATCCTTCGTGTAATCCCTTCGTTATTCTATAGACAAATTAAACCCAAAAAAGAAGGAGATAAAAATGTTGAAGAAGGAGAATATATATACACTAAACATGATGTAACGTGTATTATTCCTGTTTATGAACCACCTCCTTCGTTTATTACAACTATTCAACATCTATTAAAAAATGATCCTGCTAAAATTATTGTTGTAGCAGATATTACTTGTGAAACACAAATTAGAGAAATGTGTGCTCCATATCCTACTGTAGAAGTTATAGCAGAATCTAAACCTGGAAAACGACCTGCTCTATTAACTGGACTTAAGGCAACTAGGACAAAACTCATTGCATTTGTTGATGACGATGTGCAATGGGTTGATACTTTCCTTGAATTTCTTGTAGCACCATTTCAAAATCCTAGAATTGGTGGAGTAGGTGTTAAACAAGTTGCTCGTGTTAAAGGGATATTTGATTTTATCCAAATTCTTGCTGATATGCGACTGGCTGTCCGTTATTTGGAACTTCGTGCTTCAACTGCTATGGATAAAGGTTGTAGTTGTATTAGTGGGAGAACTGGATGTTATAGGACTGATATTCTCCAAACAGAAGATTTCTATGACTATTTCATAAATGAGAAATTCTGTGGTATGCAATTACAATCTGGAGACGATAAATGTGTTACACGATATATGTATAAGACAGGACATAAAACATATCATCAATTCGGTGAAAATTGTAAATTGAGTACTAGTTTCGAGACTGGTATGAAATTCCTAAAGCAAAATCTACGATGGAGTAGAAATACTTGGCGTTCAGATATTAAGTGTATCTTTGTAGAAAGATATATTTGGAAAATCTGTCCTATCACGGCATTTATGCTTCTTGATAAGATGATTACTCCATTCACTATGATGTTTGGACTTATTTACATTCCTGTGCTCACTATTATGGGTGGAAACTATTGGCTCATTATTGCTTGGTGTGTTTGGTTGGTCGTAAGCAGATCTATTAAACTATGTTATTATATCTGGGATCATCCTCTACATATCATTTATATCCCACTATTCATTCCATTCTCATATATCCTTGCTATGGTTAGAATCTATACCCTACTAACTCTAAATGATCGTGCTTGGGGGACAAGAAGTATAAATGTTATTAACAACGAAGTAGTTCGTGTTGGCGATAAAGCAGATACATCGGCACATATAAAGACATCACAATCAGCTCCAAATTTAAATGAAATTGAAATAACACCAGTTGTACCAGTAATAGTATCACAATCAGTTCCAAATTTAAATGCGATTGAAGAAGCACCAGTAGCACCTAAACCGACAATTACAGAAGATGTTTATGAATAAAAATAATAAGAAGAAGATCCTATACTATAATCATATCTTCTAGACGATAATATTCTTTTTCTCCATTAGGTAAAGTTCTACATATCATAAATGGAAGCTTAAGAGTTCGTAGTTCTCTAACTGCTATTTCATATGGATCAAATGAGTTTTTATCACTTACTTCTACATATGGTTCAGCATTCCTAGCTAATTGTTCCATACGAAATCCTATAATCTTTGTTTTTTCATATTTAGATAGTATGTTCTTTGATTTATTTTTTGTAGGATTATAATTAGCTATAATATCTTTATAATCTTCTATAACTTTACTCATTATATTACTATATCTTATAGTTTATTTTTTTAAATAGTTTTCATATTTTTTTATATTTATTCAGATTTCCAAAAATGATCACAAAAAGTACAATAGTACATATATTTCATCTTCTGGAAATCATATTTTACAAATATTACATCCTCATCTTTATCTTTTGGTTTAATACAATCTTTATTAGGACATTTAATATTTGTAATATGTGGTAAAGTTTGATCATATTTCAAATACTTACTAATATATTGTTTATAATTTGTATCATCATCTATATAATTATTATCTGTTATACATATACTACCTGTCTCATTGCTAGGTACTGTATTATTACAATTTTTACAATGATAATGTAATTTGTTCTCATCGTCTAGTTTTATATATAAGAAATTTTCGCAATAATTACAGAAATGCATCTTTAATACTGATTAATATAATATAATAAATATTTAAGTACTTTTCAATTTTTTTATTATATTATTTTTCTTATCGTTCAATTCATAATAATTAATTATTATTATAATTCATACTAATAGAGAACATGAGTGAGACTAAAACAATTAATTTGAATATTTATGTAATCCATGTAGAACAATTCAAATTTAGAAAAGCAACATGTGAAAAACTTAAAGACATTCTTGAAGCTGATGAACGATACAAATTAAATTTTAAATATATTACTGAATATGACCCTCAAAATATTACCCAAGATGAAATTCGACAATTTGTTAATTATGAACAAATCAAAGATGAAGGTCTCGCACCATTTAATGTATTTATTAAAAATATTCATATCAATCAATTATCTAATGCTCTTAAACATATGAAAGCATTACAATATATTAATGAAGATGATGAGGTTGATTATTATATTATATTAGAAGATGATATTGTATTTAATGATAATGTTGCTGATATTCTATATGATTGCCTTTCAAAAACTCCAGAAGATTATGATCTCTTATTCTTAGGATTACCATCATCTAAAGATGTTAAAGGAGATAATTATCAAAGTGTATCTGATGTATTTAAAGTATTACCTTGCTGTGACTCATATCTTATTACTAAAACAGCTGCTACTTCTATATTTGAATCATTCGTACCTGTTAAATTCTCTAATAATATTCAATTAAGTTATATTATAGCAAAAAATAGTCTTAAATCATATTTATCTGTACCTAATGTATTTATTGATGGAAGTAAACTAGGACTATACTTTAGCAGTATTGAAACTAATAATAGACTCATATTTAATCAAGATTATGTGTCTTTAGCAAAATTGATTGGAGAAAAAGATACTTTTGATGAAGAAGAAATGAAAGTTATTGATGAAGCTTTCATGCAAGTAAAACTAAAGACTAATCCTGAAATGTATTACTTAAAAGGACTGTATGAAATCAAGAGACAAAATTATGAATTTGCTAAAGCTATTTATGAATATACTTATGATCTTTATAATGCAAATGGTGCTGTATTAAATAATCAATCAACTTTCCTAAGAGATTATATGAAGGTATTTAAATATTTACAAGAAGATATTCCTGCTGTTTAGAATTCTATCCAATTAATAATTAGTGGTTGAATTATTTCTATAGTTTCAAATAATTCGTTTATTTGCATCTTTAGAAATATTGTATCTACTGTATCATTTTCTATATCAAGTACCAAGTATTTAGGATTACTTTTGTTCTTAAAATTAATACATATATACAATTTTTTAGTAGTATCTTCTTTATGATGTAATAAGATGACTTTAAATAGTATAGTAGTAGGATAGTTTATAAATGTCCAAATAATAATATTTATAATATCTTTCCAAAATAATGGAAATCTATTATCTTTAATATCTTTTATTTCGTCTGGTTTACAGAAACAGCATTTATGGACATTAGGATCCATATAATATGATACTAAAAGTTCTCTTAATATTGGTTCACTTCTATCATCAGATATAAAAAGGTGATTAATATGTTTTGTAATTCTTTTATTAATCCATTTTTCAAAGCTTATTGAATAATCAGTTTGTGTAGTTTTATTATTTATTATTTCATTTTGATTTAGAATAGAATAACAATTAACTATATAAAAATAAGAATCTGTTTCTTTTATATAATCCCATTTTAATTCTAAATAAGTTTTATTTTCTTCTTCAGATGATTCAATCGGGCGTTCTATATATTCATTTGTTGTTTGTGTACTTATTGATTTAAACATTTATATCTGAATATTATAAATAGTCTTATATGAATATTAATAAATTTAAAAATAATTTGCTAGATAATTCTACTCTTACTAGTACTGGAATAAAATTTATATATCTCAATAGGAAAAAAGAAGAAGATTTTACTGAATCGGAATTTTATGTTACTAAGACACCTGTAGGAGAAGAACTATTTATTGCTGATACAATCTAA